AATTATATTAAATATTATTAAATATATTATATATTATATAAATTATTTTAAAATAAATATTATATATAATATTACGAAGTAATATTATTAAATATTGTTCAACTTTTATGAAATAAAAGTTAGTCAAGAACTTTGAATTTTAAAAAAAACAAAAAATTGAGAAAAACTAAATTAAAAATCATAAGCTTGAACAAGTTCAAGTGTGAAATAAATTAAAAATTTAATAAAATTTATATAACAAAAACTTTGAATACAAAAAATAAAAATATTTTGAAATTTAATTAAATTACCAAGTAAATAATTTAATATTCTTAAATTTAGTTTCAAGATGTAAAAACTAAACTAATACTGGATAAAATACTAGGAATTTAACTTGTGTTTTAGTGTGTAATTAAATAATTTCAAAATAATATTCAAAATAATTAATTTAGTTTTCATAATCATTTTTATCAATAAATCAATCTTTTTGGTATCTTAAAGAAATTTGAATTTCATAGTTAGTTATACTTGTTTATGTGTATAAATCAAGTTTTATTTATTAATAAAAATATTAGCTAATTTATAATTTTCTCAAAGTTAATTTTATCTTTAAAACCATCAAAAAGAGTAAAAGAATGTAATTTATAATGAATATAATAATACGATGTTGAATAAGTGTTATTATATTCAATTGCATTTTTTTACGTCAAATACAACAGGAGTAATATCATTCGATATTACGATTCATGGAATGTATTTCATACAATGCTGTCGCGTCCGCGGCGGTGATTCTTTACTAAATTAGTCAGGAATTAAATTATAATATATTCATAATATGTGTTATATGTGTGATTGCGTTTAAACGCATTGTGATGATGTTATTTGATGTTTTAATATAATTATGATATAAATTATACATAAAATAAATAAAACGTTAAATAATGGCGTATAAACGCTTTTAAATTGATGTTGTAATTGTGTATTATATAATATAAATGGAGATTTCTGTATTTCACAATATAAATATGTGTATATATAACAACATAAGGAGAAATGAACATTATGAATAACTTTATATTAAATATTAAAAGATTGTGGTTTGTATTCAAGACATATGTCTTTTTACAAATAGCTAAAATATCGATAGATGTAGATGAAGAAAAGAAAAAGGAGGATTTTAATAATGGGAATAGTAAATCATAGACCGATGGATCATAGTAAGCCAGAATGGCGTAATGCTATGGATAGAGGAGAGAATCTGAGTGAAAGTGCTAAAAAGGATATGCTTTTTGATTTGGAAGCTAATAGAAAAGAAACGGGTAAAATAATAGATGAAATCGGTACAGGTATTAATCAAGGCTGGAAAGATATACAGGTAGAGACTGGAAACGTTATAACGGACGTTAAAGGCTCTATAAAGGCCGAAAAAGAGGCTCTTGAGAAGGCAGCTATAGATTCATACGAAAACTATAAGAAGCAGTTTAATGATGGTGTAAAGAACTTAAAAGACGAGGCTGAGAGAATAAAAGATAACTGGAAGAAAGAGGCAGAGAATGCTAAAGATAGCTTGATGAAGGTTAAAAAGGACTTGGAAAGCTTGGATTGGAAAAAGCTTGGAGAGAATGTTCAGAATGGATTTGTAAAGTTTGTAAAGACGAATCTTAAGGATACTCTTGATATAGACGTGGATAACACGGGCGTTCCGCTTGTGCGTCAAATATATAATGCAGCTGGTAAGGCTATTATAAATGCTATAAATAAGAACTTTCCTGCACCGCCTGCTAAGCATTGGGCTTGTCCTGCACATGGTTTATTTGCTCAAATTGGAGATGTGAATATGTATGATAAGACTGGGTGTGTATTGGAATATACGGAAATATGTGATTATATTAATAATATGTTTCCTGTTCGTATGCTGGTAGTAGAGGCTCCGATAAACGTAGTACAGAAGATCTTATCAAGTAAAAAGAAAGAAATAAATGGACAGAAGTACGCATATGATATGTTATTATCATGCAGACCATTGACGGATGACGTATTTCCACAAATACCGATATTCTGCGGGAACTTTGTAGCTATACTGAAGGATAATGATAATATCGTAAATATCAGTGAAGTTATATCAAAGAATACGAATCTACAGCAAAATGACTTAATATCTGCTCAAAAAGTAAAGCTAACTTTCTATATAACTACTGAAAAAGAGATAGAATTCCAAGCAAGTCCGATGATAAACTATGTATTAGATAATCCGAAACCTATGGAAATCATCAGTAGAAGCTACGAGCTTGCTAATCCTAAGGGTAAAATACTGATAAGCCAGCTTGAAAATGATGTAGATATGGGTAAAATCGTAATACCGCATATGTCTTTCTTAGATCTGGTAAAGTTTATAGATAAAGAAGTCGGACTTTATAATACGAAATATATGGAGTTTTATGAAAATGGGCTGTATTATTTACTGAATACTAATAATATAAGCAAGATTGGAGTATCGTGTCCTCCTAAAGAAAGCAAGATAGAGCTATTTATTAATAGGCATAAAGATGGTAGATCTTATCCTAAGTTTATACAATACCGTAAGGCCGATAATAATACATATCAAGTATCGGTAGATGTATCGGAAGTTTCTGTAGAAATACAAAATGATTCTGTATGGAATGATAATACTTTATTTATAAAGCCTCAAGGGTATAGAAACTACTATAATAATCCTATGAGTCACCATACACATACTATCAGAAAGATAACAGGAGCTGCTCCACTTAAGAAAGATAATACAAAAGCAGTAGAACTTATAACCTTTGATATGATAGGTTTTCCTATAAATAACGTAAGTCCTCTTACTCGTGTGTTTACTCTGGATAGCTCTGATAAGGCCAGAATATACCGTGTTTGCTATAAAGAAATCGTTATTTCTAGCCACACTTCTACAAAAACACGTATAAAAGCGTTCAGAAGACAAGAAAACTAGAACAAAATTATCGTATGAGAATACTTAGATACCTTTTTAAATTCTTTGCATAATTTTTTATATGAAAAATTTTACATGTTTTAAAGAGAATAATTATCTATTTCGTTCTTGATCATTTTATCTTGCTTTAATACATTCTTGGTATTGAGAGCATTTTAAATTCCTTTTAAGTTATTAATAGCTGGATTAGTTTCCAGCAACTTATCAATCCAAAGTGTGTATATTCCCAAGATTTGAACTCAGCATTTCTTGGGAGTATACCAAACCATATAATATAATTAAAACAGCGAATACAGAAAAGATTCCTTAAATAAATTCAACTAATTCTTTTTTTAAGATATTTAGAAGTCTAGTCATAAAAAGTAATAGAATATTGAAGTTCATTAGAAAACTCCGTTATGAAGCTTAGAAATTATGTATCTCAAATAATAATACAATACTAACAGGGTAATATAAGATATTTTTTTTATAGAATTTATTCGTATCTTATATATCCATGTATTCGCTGTAGTAACTATATTATATGAAGTAAACGCTGAAAATATTTATAAAACCAATAATTATATATCTTAACAGTGTTTCATAGATGTAGACGTCTAATATCAAACAAAAAAAATTAAAAAAAGAAGGAGGAATGATTTGATATGGAAAATTACGGAAACTTAAACTTTATGGAAATTATGAAGGAAGCTGAAGAGTATGCACCACAATACTCTTTAGAAAAAACTGTCATAGTTGACCAAAATAAGCAAGTGGGGTTGACATTTGCTAACGTTAAAGACAGTAAAGTAGAAAAAGTTGAAGCTAAAGTGGGAGATGAAAATGCTGAGAACTATTTTGCTATTACTGCACACTTGAATAAAGTATATATGGTAGATCCAATTACAAAGCAAAAAAGAGAAAGTGAATACTTACAGCTAGACACAATTAACATGGCTAATGCTCTTGAAGCTTTTGCTGCTAGCTTAAGAATTGCTAATGCTGCTCTTACTACTATGTACACTGCAGCTATGGTATCACCTGAGATAATAGCTCATAAAGATAAGCTAATATATACTGGTGACTTCTTAGCAGCCATATTACTATCTAAAGACAATGGTTTAGATATTAATACTTACAATGAAATCATGAATGGTCTTAAAACAGGACTTAATAATGATAGCCTAAGAAGTATTGGTTTAGCAAATGATGGAATCGCTAAATTCAATGCTCAAAGACAAGTATGTAGATTCTTTGACTCTATCAGAAATAGAATACTTAAGAATGGACATGATTGGGCTAAATTTGCTGCAAAAACTCTTAGAGAAGATGCATCAGCAGTGGACGTTTCTACAGTAAGAATACAACCTACTGGAGCTGCACCTTTAATAAAGAAGAATGCAGACGTAACTCCAAAATCTTTAAATACACAAGATGTAGGAGCTATAAAGATTCAACCAATTCAATAATAGTTTCAAATAAAAAGTTTGGTGGGGATTCATTTCCTCACCTTTCTTTTTTTTTTACGTCATTTTGCATAGAAACAAATACGTGTTTTAAACAAACTTTATTATTAAGGAGGTGTTAATGACGATGGATGAAAAACAAGAAAAAGCTAAAAAGTCTTATTTGAAGAAAATGGGGACTGCTGTACGTGGACACGTTACTGAAGTATTTACAGACATAATAAAGAAAGGCGTTGATAATGCTGAAGAACTTCACGGAGTTAAAGTAAATACTCAACAAAAGTTGGACGATATTATGAAGGCTGTATATGCTCGTGCAAAGAAAGATAGTGGTAAGCTAGGTATATTTGCTAAAGACGTAAAGGAAACGTGTAAAGAAGCTTATAGACAGGCTATATCAGTTGCTCTAAGAGAAGCTGAAGATAAGAAAGGTGAAGGAGAGTATTCTGAAATAGGAGATGATTTCGATCTTGATAGTGATGACTTTTTAAAAGAATTCGATATCGACTTCAACGATGATGATATGGACGACGATGATTACGACGAAGAAGAAGATGGGAATGAATCTTATATTGGAAAGCTTATGAAAATGAAGCCTAAAGACGTTTCTATAGCAAATGAATCTGTAGATTTTGTATGGAGTCTTGAAAGCTTTGATAAGTCTACTTTAGCTGGAAGTGTAATATTATTCATAAATAAATGTATCTTATATTACAAAACTCATACAGACGAAATAAACCTATCTGAAAAGAATCTGAGTGTATTATCTTGGTTAGAATCTAAAATAAGCTCAGAGGAAGGTAGAGCCTCTTTAATAGGCCTACTATCGACTGTAGATCATGGTATAAACGTACCAGACGCTACTGTAGAAACTACTGAAATGGTGCAAAATGTTTTATCTGAAACTATACCACCTGCTTATATTAAGAGAGTAGGTATGGAAGATGAAACTAATGAAGAGAAAAGATTTGATATATCTACTGCAGATGAAGAAGTATTGAGAGAATTAGTACAACTTGGAGCAGTAGCACAAGGCATCCTAGATAAGTTTAATCAACCATATCAAGATGACGAGGCTATAAACGCTTCTACTATGATACATTCTTTATTTAATGACTTAAGTAAAATGTATAATATATCTATGAATGAAGGATCTACTGATGAAAATGTAGTAGTAGATACTCTTACTACTATGACTAAAATGCCTTGGAATTATTTAGAAAAGGCTATACTTATAGATTTATCATTAGTAGATGAAGAGCTTATTGATACCGCTAGACAAGCCATAGTGCTTTTTAGTAATATATTAAATAAATAACAAAGGAGGATATCTAAATGGAAGATATTGAAAACATAATAGATGATTTCGATGATGTTTTAGAAGTCGATGATGAATCTACTGCTGTAGAAGATATGGAAGACTTTATAAACTCTGATAGCGATGCCGCAGAGGCTGCTATATTCGATACATCTGAAATGCCTGATGAATTGAGATCTGAAATTGAAGAAATCGAAGGTAGCATGGCTACATTTGAAACTGAATTCGAAGTAGCAGATGCTGAAGGAAATCCTAACGCTGTAATAGATCCTACTGCTGATTATATACCTGAAGACTTTGATAAGATCGAAGAAAGAATGGGAGTAGACCAATCTGTAATAGAACACGAAGAAGTTCTAGATGCTACTACTAATCTAAATGAAAACCTATCTCCAAGAGAAATAACTGGAGAACCTACACCTACGCCTGAAGCTGAAAATGACTTAGAAGGAAATACTCCTGAACCTGAGCCAGTTGAAGCTGAAGCAGAATGCTATGGATGTGGAGAAGAAGTTGGAACTGTAAGTGGTGAAGTTGCTGCTACAGAATCTGACGAAGTTGAAGAAGAATACCCAAGTGAAGATAAGGAGGAAAAAGACGTGGAAGAAATAAAAGATGAAGAAGTTTTAGAAGAAACTGTTGATGAAGCTCCAGTTGAAGAAGTAGAAGAAACTGAAGAAGTGGAAGTAGAAGATGAAGTTGAGGAATCTCCAGAAGCTGCTGAAGATATCAATACTGAATCTGAATCTGCAATACTTGTAGAAATGCAAGATAACTTTATGTTAGATGGAGACGATTTAGAAACTGCACAAGCTGCTGCTGAAGAACAAGTTTCAGAAGACTCTGTTGACGAAGGAACTGAACAAGAAGAAGATGCATTTGCTAATGTATCTGAAATGGCTGATGTAAACGTTGGAGATTCTGAAGAAGAACCTACATTCGTACATGAAGGAGAAGAAGTAAGACCTGGTGTTACATCTGAAACTCCTGAAGAACCTGAAGCTGTTTCTAATGAATCAGTTGACTTCGATAGATTTATAAAAATCGCTTTTAACAGAAAATAATTAGCTAACAGATAAATATATATATTTAACTGTATTAACGATTTAAAAGTTAACTAATAAATGTACATACCCTGATACTCAGAAATGATTATTGGGGTATCTGCATTTATTTACGACTATTGTATCCCAGCGGTACAGATTCGGACTAGTGTAATATAAACGATATACTGATCCAGCTTTGTGATAAAGACATCGCCCATCAATGTTTGTAGAAAAGCTAACGATGAGAGTCTGCTTGGGGAGCTGTCTAATTTTAACTTATTTATGAGAGAGTAATTGATAGCATGAATTAATACATATAATAAAATAAGAAAGGAGGTGTTATTAATGAAAGTAGTAAATATAAAATCGATGATACATGATCTATGTGTTGAAAATATTCCACATAAAGATGCCCGAGGAGTTGGACAGCTCCCTGTAGATTCTCTCTACGGGCTGGGCATGCATAATATCAGGAGATATTTTACACAATATGGTTATGTAGTTAGACCGGTGTAATTAAGGCGGGAGCCTTAATGCATGCCCCGTTATCTGTTTAGATAATGTAAAGGCCCGTAGAGAGAATTTTTTATAAAGGAGAATATTATGACTGATAAAGAATATAAAGAATACATATCGTATAAAACAGCAGAAGGTATAAAGAATACAGAAGCTACATTCGATTATTTATCACGTAATGTAGAAATAAGTAATCAGATGATTAAAGAAAAAGAAAAGTTTATAGCTTCTTTTCTAGAAAAATTATCTAAAGAACCAGTTCAGTTACATTTATTTACCCCAGAAGATGAAGAAGTGATTACTGTACTTGAATCTTTTCGTTCTTATGTGCTTAGAGGTCCTGCTGGTATAACTAAAGTGCGTATATATTAATACAATAAATAATTAGTTGAATAAGTAAAGTATAATTTAAAAGGAGATAAAATGGATAAAAGAGTCAAAGACATAATTTATGAATTTACTATCGGAGGGGTTTATTTAGAAGTGTCGATATATGAGCACGATATGAGTGTTAATATATTAGATATCACAGCCAAATATATTGATAGATATGATGATAATAATAAATACGAAACATTATTAGATACTCTACGCACATTCAATAATACAAAGCTTGCTAGTATACTAGATTCAAATAATATAGATATAGTAGGGATTCGTAACAGAATTGCATCTAGCGAGTGGTGTAGTTTAGAATTTTATGTAGACCGTATAGATAATATAGCTGCTTTTAAAGTACTTTTTAAAGAAGCTCAATCAAATGCTATAGCAAACGGTTTAATACCATTTGGTAGTGAGTTCAGTAGTGTTACAGTATTAGAATATCAAGCATCTATAGACGCTCTTAATAGTATCGTAGCAAGAATGTTATCAAGAGGTTATGAACTTACTATTCAAGATAGTAATGAATTATTAAATATAGGTTATAATGATTTATGTGATGATTATAAGGAGGAATTTAAGAATGAAAAAGGGTAAGTATATTGATGAAGATTTTATAAGCCATGGTGATTTTACTGTAAACCTAGGTATTATTACAAATAATAAAGTTATTTTAAATAGTGAAGTTCGTGATGCTGAATTTGATTACGACAGATGTATGGATGATTTAAAAAAGGTTGTAACTGAAACATTGAGTATACCAAGTATATTTAAAAAGGGGAGATAAATATGGGAATGTTTTTTAATAGTTGGAAAGATGACGACGCTTCGTATTATTATGAAAGTCTTGACGCATCTGATCATTACAACAGAGGATATTATGATGGACGTGATGATGGTAGAAAAGAAAATGAAGGAAATTTAGATAAAGCTTATAGAAAAGGATTTGAAGCTGGACGTAAAAAGGCTATAGAAGACTTAATGGAAAAGCTATTTGACTTATTTGGTAAAGATACAGATTTACCTCATTTAGTCTTACAAAAAGCATTAGAATCTAAAATAGAGAAGTTGAGTAAAGACGATGGTACATGTTTAAAACCGTCATTATCAGAAGAAACTACGAGTGAATCTATAGATGAACCTATTGATGCAGACAGTTTAGATGACGCAATATCAGAGATGGAATGTAATGATGATAACATAAGTCAGCTTAATATGGAACCAGATAACCCAATAAAATAATTAGGAGGATAATGATTATGGAAAGAAATGGATTAAAAGAAATTGTAGAAATGGATATGGATCGTATAATGAGTACTGATTTTAAAGAACTTACTTCTGAAGAAGCTAAGGACTTTTGGAATAGACATAATGATACTATAAGACGTTATATGTCTACATATGATGAAGAAGAGTTAAGAAAAGAAATAGTGGCTGAACGTGGTAAAGACTTTGAAATAGAGTTTAATAAAAAGCTTAATGAAGTTATCGCTGCTATAATGAATGTTTAAAGGAGGAAATTTAAGAATGCTTATAAAAATGATAGAAACTGAGAATTATACTACTATAGTTGATAATAGGCATGAGCGTACATACGTATATGAAATATATAAAGACAATATCAAAATAGTAAGAATTACAGAGAAGTATAAGGATTTTAAAGATCCTATACTATATAATAATTTCTATAATATTGATATATTAGTAGAAGATGAAGAATCTGTAAAGAACCTATTGAGAGATATAAGAGTTATGAAAGAAATTATACACTTTAGTAGTAGTATAATAAAATCGTATGAGGTTGAAATCGTTGATGATTCTTCTGAAGCTATTGAAAATATAATGGAAGATATGTATCGTAGAGATGTGTTTAGTAATAGATATCTATGTGGAGAAGTACTTGATGATTAAAGGATAGGAGTGATATTATGCCAGATATTGATTTCGGTATGAATGAGTTTATAACTGTGTTTGCTATAGCAGCAGTTATAATATTTCTTATAGCTAATATAATAGATATACGTAAGAAGAGAAAAAATGAAAAGACTAGAACGTCTGACTTTATAGAAACTTGTAAGCTTATGGAAGCGGTTATTAGAAGAACTTCTGATAACCCTAATTTTGATAGCTTTAAGCTTAGTGAAAAAGAAAGGCAAAAGTATGATAAGCTAGCATTAGATAAAACAGCAGAAGATATAGTAAAGTCATTTAATAATAAACATAATAAATAAGGGAGAACTTTATGGATGAAAATATAAAGTACGTGATGTTATTTCATAAGTGGGTTTATATAGTCGTACCTATAATTATAATCCTATTTGTGTATTATATAATAAGAAATATGAAATGAAAGGGAGAATGATTAAGATGAAAGACTTTGATGTAGAAATGTTGACTGCTGTCGATACTATTAAGTGTAGTATAAGTGGGTATGAAGTGCCTGTTACTTGGACTGAATATATCGTTTTAGCTGATAAGGTTATGTATAGATTCGCTCCGTTAGCAAATTATATAAATGATGATGAGATGATTCTATATAGAAAAGGTGAAATACCTGTACTGGATTTAGATAAAAATCTTATAACTGCTGATGCTCTATATTCTGTAGTGTTAAATGTAGAAGGAGAGAACACTGTAATATTATTATACAGATTTAATTTCGTTACAGACAAGCCTATCAGCGAAAAAGCTGTAGAAGTTATAGCTGATGAATTGGTTGAACATATAAAAAATAATGAAGATATTACAATTATGAATTGGTTTAATATTGGTGATAAGCCTAAAAATAAAAAAGTTGTTATGACTGATGGGTATCTAGAAGTAGCTGCAGAATATGATATTACAAAGTCTGTAATATAAAGGGAGATGACAAATGACTATGGAAATAAATAAAAGAAAGGAAAAAAGTTATATGAATTTAAATATTGAAATTGATAAGGAAACTCTACTAAAATTGGTAGAGATTTGTGATGAAAAGAATGTTGGGATAGTAGAGTTTATAGAAAATACTATAAAAGATCTAGTTAGTCCTAAAGAAGAAGAATGTAAAGATGGGGTTTGTGATATACCTGTAAAAGTAGATCTAATGGAACATGTAAACTACCATCATTCTTTTAGTATAGTTAGTGGGTTTAATATAAAAGATGCATACAAGAAAGTCTCATATACTGTTTATGATATAATAGGAGAAGGAGCTACTAAAGAGCATAAGTATAAAGTTATACCACATGAAATGCACGATCCTGGAGAAAAATTCCCATCTTGGGTAACTGCTATGTATTGGAATTCAGATGAATCTGAAACATATTATGAAATGAGATTTAAGATGAATCCGAATCAATTGGGATTATTAGCAGATCCTGGATTCGTTGCAGAGATTAAAAATATATCTGATAAAATAGTTGCTACTAGTGAATGTGAGCTAGCTCTATCTAAAAAGCCTATAAAGTCATCAGTTCGTGTAGCACCGGATATGATAGAAATTATATATGAAGCAGATGTTGAAGAAGATAACGAAGAATATTATAAATAAAATATTATAAAAAGTTATCAAAATAGCATAACAAACGTAAATGTTTAAATATAATTGATAACATATATTTAACTTCTATTTTTGATTTCGGTATAATAAGTTAAGTCACTGCCATAACTTAAACTTTTACCACTAGGGGAGATTAGATTCTCCCCATTATTTTTTTTACACTAAAAAAAAACAAGTAGTAAATGTAACACGATGATATATGGATGAATATTATAAGTTAACTATATGTGATCAGTATCAGTTACTTTCATTATATAATATCACATCCTTTATATTATTAATACGTAAACCAGCAAGAATAATATCATGGAAAGAATACATCGTGTTACATTTTAATAATATTCAGCTATCCTACTATCAATTAAGGTGGTAGGTTTACATTTAATTACGCCATTTTACTCCAGACAATTTCTATATGTAAATTAATTTAATAAGAGAGGAGATGAATATTTCATGAATAAAACCCTTATAGCTGATATCTATAATAGAAAGTCAACTAAGGATACTGATATATTAGTCCAAGAAGCTATTAATGTTTATATAAATAAGAATATAGCAATACTTACAGACGGTCTTATAAAGCATACTCCAATTATTTCTAATAATACTTCCATAGCAATAGGAAAATATTACAACATTACAGAAGACGATTGGAAGGAAATACAGAAGTCGAAGGAGTTCTTTAAAGTAAAGAAGCTTTCATCTGATATAAAGTTTGGTCTTATTATGAGTTACGCTAGAACTAAGAAGCCTATATTTATAAACTTCTTATTCCTGATATTCTATACAGTAAGTCTTAAGACATTCTTTCCTAATGGAAGATTTGATAAGAATATAATGAAATACACTGTAGATCAGGCAGATGGACGTACAGACTTTAAGAAGTTTAACTATAATCTGTTACTAGTACTTAATAAAAAGGCTGAGACATATATAAATAGCGATCTTAAAAAGATGCCTAAAGTCCCTACTGATGCTCAGCTTATAGCTTGTATGCAGGCTTGTAGAACGCGTGTGTACGATATGATGCGTATTATTGCTAATAAATACTATGAAAACTTTAACGATCCAGATCTAAAGATACAGCTTCGTTATAGTACAAACTTAGATGGTACTGATAATCTTGATATAGGAACAGGAATATTTGAAAATATAAGATCTAAATCTGTAGATAACTTGGCTTATATTTCTGATAAGTACTTACAGGCTATAAATCTATCGTCTAATAATGTGCAAAAGCTTCGTTATAGACTAGTATTTATATCGCAATGGGAAAATATGTTTGGTTCTATTTCTAAAGTAAGTAATATGATGCTTAACGAATGGATGAATCGTAATAGAGATAATATGACGCTTAAGAACTTTAGAATGAACTTTGTAAAGCAATTTACAGCTCCACGTGGAATAGATCAGATACGTGATGAGATTGATGTAATTGTGTTTGAAATGCTTAAAGATAAGACAGATGATGAAAAGAAAACATTTAATAAAATAGAAATGGCTAAATATCTATATAAATATATCTTATTAAATTTACATTATACTGCGCTTATGATTAAATAGGAGGTGAATATAGATATGCTAAGATACGATAAAGCTACAAATAAAATATATTATAATGATGTAGAATATAAATTACAAGGCAGAATAATATCAGTTGCTGATAAAGGAGATTATCTTGTGGTAGTTGTAAATGAATTTGGACATGTAAATATGTACCAATTATCAGAAGAAAATGGTTCTGTTAAATGTGTTGGGATAGGAGTGAGTTAAAAATGGCTGAAATAAATGACGAAAAGCTACAGAAAGCTATAAAGAATACACTAGATATATTCGAACAGCTTGATCCTGCAAATGCAGATAGAATAAGAAATGAAATGGAAAGTATGACTAGGCAGGAACTAGTAGAATATTTGATAAATCCTATGCAAATATACTTTGATCCTGGGAAAGAACCTAAGCCTACAATACTAGATAGAATTATAGCAAAAGAAAAGATTATACTTACAGAGCAAGTAGAAATGCCTCATATCTATAGAAATAAAGATGGTAGAGGAGTTCTTACTAGAAAGAAACTTACTATACTTCCACTATATGCCAGAGCAAATCAACAAATAGCGATGAAGGAAGGTAAAGCAGCATCAGAAAACGTTACACGTAATATAGCAGGACAAGTTACAGGAAAAGCGGCTAAGTCTGGACAATTCTCAGACTCTGAGCTTACAGTTACTATAGGACATGATATGAATAACGTTATGCGTGAGCTTATGGGTCCTGCATCACACGACTTAGTAAGTAAGAAAGAAATGAAGCAATCTATAATAAAGACTGGAGAAGTGTCGCTTAAAGATCTTACCGATAATAGTACTAATAAGAAGTCTCTTAGATATTTCTCTGAAATACTTAAGTCTATGGATATAGATACAGATCTTATAGATGCTCCAGAAAGATGGTAGGAAAACAAAACAAGTGTAGATCAATGCGTAGACATCAACCCACTGTTCTAATTGATCGACATGCTAATCATTCTTTGAAAATATGAGTAATTTAAATTCTTTTTACTTATTCATTTTTTCAGCCTTCTTTTTTTATTTGATACTCAGATAAAGATTAGATTCTTTCTGGGTATCATATACATTTATTTACGAAAAAAAAATATACAATATATAAATGTAGTAGTAAGAATTCGTATACAGATTATTTAATTATATGCTTTTAACTTTACATATACCCATTATGATTTTAAATAAATCTGGATATAAGCTTTTAAAGCTATTGATATAACTAAAGTTAACGACATTATAACCAAGTTCATCTTTAGTACTATGACTAGCAATGAATTCGTCTAGTATCGGCTTATACTCGATACCAGCTATCTTAAGTATAGTGTTATAATTTATAACTAACGACGTATTCAGATCGTCAGTATTAATCATATATATCATATTATCACTCTCCTTTTGGTTGCAATAAATGTCTAAAATTAAAATATAAAGGAGTGAATAACTTTCTTACTACTACGTTATGATAATATATAGTTATGATAATACTAATTCTAGTATCTATATTTATTTATAAAAAAGTACACAATACATAAATGTAGTAATAAGAAGAATACATATGGATTTTATTTAATTATTTTCTAATAACTTTACATACAGTCATAATAATATCAAATAATATTGGATATAACCTTTTAAAGTTATTAATATATACTGTATCAACGACGTCATAACCAAAATCATCTTTATAACTATGATTGATTATGAAATCGTTTAGTACTTCTTTATAATTATAACCAGCCGCGTTTAAAATTTGGTTATAATTTATAACTAATGATGCACTAAGATCACTAGTGTTAATTAAATAAATCATAACATCATCTCCTTTTATATTTAGTAGATCGTAAAATCAGCAAGAATAATATAAGAAAGTGAATATATAAGGAGTTCTTATTACTACAACGTAATAATATATAATTATCCCAATACTAAAGATATTGGGAAATACATTTATTTACGTCATTTTATCTTTACAAATTATGTGTGATCTAATACAAATAATGGAGGTGAACTTGTATGTTTGCTACTGGAATAATAATAGACTTAAAGAATATTAAAGAAGAAAATAGAAAAGAATTCTTTATACTGGATAAAGCAGTAAGATCTTATTCTCTTGGCAATAATAGTGATTTTAATAAGCTTGATATAAAAGGAAGATATTGGACTTTTACTGTAAATCCTAGTAAAGATGTATTAAAACTTCTCTATAGACATTATAAGAACTACTGTAAACAAGAGAAGACTAGTATAATCGTATATGAATATGCTATAGAGAATGATGAGATTAACTATAAGAATATGGGACATCCTGAATACGACATATCCGCAGAGTTCAGAATTAATATACATAAGATAGATATAAGAGAAAACGAAATGATTGATTACGGAATAGACTCTTATGATTTCCAAAAGGATATACTTAAAGAGGAAGATCCTTTTGTAACTATACTGATCATCAATGATTACGATAGAATGGATGGAATTGTAAAAGAATTTATACTTAATGATTATAATAAAATTAAAAAGGAGAATTATAATGGTAAAGATACACAAGAAAGCTGATAATGATAAAGAAGTCTTTTCTATAGACGTATTTAGAAATAATAAATGGGCTTATACTATTACGGAAGAAGAATTTAAGGAGATATTAGTAAAGCTGGCTGAAGATGAACATGGCGTTCCGACTATAGCTAAGTTAAAAGAAATCGTTAGCATAAATGCTGTTCCAAAAGAATTTAAATGGATTTTTAATAATAATAAGGAGGATAAATAATGAAAGATTTTGTAAAAAGAATGATAAAAGAAAGAGATGAACTATATATTAAAATGGAAAAACTAAGAACATTTTATGCAGAAGAAGAAGAAAATCCTGCATTAGAAATGAAACCTATAGAATTAAAAATGTTATGGGATCAACTACAAGCGATGGAGACTTATTATAGAATACTTAATTCAAGAATAGGTATCCACATAGAAATAGAAGAATAAGGAGTGATGATTAATTATGGCAGTAATTAAAAATGCAAAAGACTTGTACAGATTTATACCGACAGGATTTACAACATTGGATATAATGTTTGGAGAAAATATTAGAGATCCACAAACATTTAAACTTACATCGATCAATAGAGGATTTGAACTTGGGACGCAAGGTCTTATAGCTGGAGAGCAAGGAACAGGTAAGTCTACACTAGCACTTGATGCAGCTACGTTTGCTATTAATATGGGATTTCCATGTCATAAAGTAATAGTAATAGATGCAGATGGTACTGTATATAAAGAAAACCGTATACGTAATCTATCGTCTATAGAAAATCCAGATGAAAAAATAGCAGTATATTCTCCACTTGATGTCGTAGAAGATATGTGGGACGTACTTGTAAAAGAAGATGAAGAATACAAAGCTCAAAACTATAAGCCTGTAGAGTTCTTTAATCCCTTAATAAATAGAAAAGTAAAGATGATGCCTTATACAGTAGTAATAATAGATACTGTAACGTCCCTTAGAGCATCTCTTTATAGTGGAGATAAGACTATTAAAGGAGCAAAAGATATATTTGCAAATGAAGGCTCTCTACAAGATAATAAGCAAATGGCCAGACTTTGTAAATCTCTATCTGGACTTTTTGATGGAAACGTAGCTTATATTTGGGTAGCTCACTTAAAACCAAATGTTTCTATAGATGGAAATCCTCCATCAAGAGACTTTAAATCTGCTCCAATAGATAAAAAGATATCTGCTCCAAAAGTACTAAAGCAAAAAGTATCTTGGGCTCTTGTACTTTATAAGACTATAGATACGACAGATAGAGAAAAGCATGCTCAAAAAGATAACGTTATAACTAAGCTTAATCTAGATCCATCGCTTGCACCATTTTCTGTACTCGCAAGGTTCTGGAAATCTAGAACAGGAACAGAAGCACAAACTATTACAGAACTTCCTAACGTAGCGACTAAGTTTGACAGACTTTATAACTTGATTATAGATTGTGATAACTTAGGAGTATTTAAGAAAGGAACTGGAATGTATCCATCTGCTGATATGCCTCATATCTTTAAAGATAGAGATGAAGCCTCATCTAAAGCTATGAGTACGTTTAAGCGTGAAGCTAGAGTTATGGATAACTATGACAGACCATTTAACTTAATGGAAGCTAGAATACTTATGGATTATACTGGTAATGATGAAGAATTAATAAAGAGAAAAATCAAATTCTTATCTGCTTGTATGCAAAACTTAGAAGCTAGACTTAGTTATGAACTTGAAGTAAATAATAAGACTGCTGATGAACTTGAAGATAACGTAAGCAAACTTAAGAATATGTTTAGTCTATTAGGACAAATAGAAAGAGTAGATATACTAGATCCTAGTAAAGTTAATATGCAATCTACAGCAGAATTAGTAGATAAGGATATAGCTAATGAAGGAAGTAACGATAACTACAGCGTAGAATCTAATAATAGTGATGATGATTTTGATGAGTAATGAAAGGAGATATAGATGACTGATAAAGAAATATATAAATCATTAAAAAGAGATTTTTTTGTTAAAGAACTTGAAGCCAAAGGGATAGACTGTAGTGGTCTATCTCTTGAAGATGTTTTAATATTGGCTGAAGAAAATAATGTAACTGGCATAAATGATATAAATCCAGAACCACTTGAAAAACCTATTGAAAGAATGCAGGTTACTCAACATGAAGAGCTTCTTAAAGATACAAATGTATTTGAACCTATGCCTGAAGCTAAAGTAATGGAAGACGTTCCTGAATTAAAGAAAGAAGACTTTATGGAAGAGTTTGCTAAAGAAATGGATGATGAAATATCTAAAGGTAGAGAAGAAATAGAGAAGTCTAAAGCATATTTAGAAAATCTATTAAAGTCTAATGGTATAGATACTAAGGACTTAACTTATACTTATATGCTAGATCTAGCTGCAAAATTACAAAAGGATTTAGAACCTAAAGAACCTGAAGAAACTAAAGTAAATGAAGAAACAACTGAAGAAAAACATATATGGGATGATTCTGAAATATCTAAAGATTATAAAGAAGAACCTAGTGAACCTCTTATGATTAAAGTTCCTGAGAAAGAAGAAAAAAACGAGTACACTTGTAGAGAATGTAATTGTGACAAGTCAAAAGAAGAGCAGCTTACAAGAAGACAAAAGTTACTTAAAGGATTCTTAGTAAAAGAACTTTCTCTAATAGAGTCAGTTGATAAAGAATGGCTTAAGAATGCTCCATATGAAGACATTATTAATAAGGCAAATGAGTTTCCTCATATAATAGATGTATTTGGAGCAAGTCCTGAATTTGAAGAGTATAAGAAAGTTACAGAAGAAGCTATAAATAAAGTTATAGATTTCGTAGCAGGTCGTCAAGAAGAGATGCTTAGTGATATAACTGAAACTAAAATAAATGAAAACTTATGGAGTAATCATTTTCCTGGAGCTATAAATGAGTCTAAAGTACACGAAGTTAATAAATGGCTTCAAGAAGATAAGAAAACTAAGGAAGAAAAACATAATAGTCATCCTAATGTTTTATTACTTAATAAGAGCTTTATGCAAGGATTCTTGTATAGTAAGACAGATATAGGCGTACTTAGACTTTCTGGTATGAGCTATAGTGAATTACTTGATGAATGTAAGAAGTTTGTAGGATTTAAGAATAGTTTAGAAACTAGATTCGATTTTATTGAAGATCCTGAATGGACTAGAACTATGAGTGATATAGCTAAAAATACTTGTGATTGTGCTGAAGAATATACTTCTAATGACGATATATTTACTATAATAGTACCTAAAAATGAAGACATCTTATGCTCAGCTATAAGAAATATATGTGAGGATTATATGTGTGGATTATTCCCTAAATCTTTTGAAACTATAGCTAAATCTGTAGAATGTACTAGATTGCAATTAACAAAAGAAGAAAAGTCATCTAATTCTAATAATACTTTATCTTCCATTAGTACAAAAGAACTTCAAGAAGAACTTATAAAACGTGAAGGTGTAGAATCTTATTGGCTAAGTCCAGACTCATCTTATACTCTAGATATAGGAAAACCTGCTAACTCATGTCATAGTGCAGTGTATGTAAATGGTGGCGGTCCTTTATGGATTATATTTAACAAAGATTAAAGGAGATTGATAATAAATGAATTTAAGACTAGCAAATGAAATAGCTTCTAATGTATTACAATCAGTACAACCATACGGAAGCTACTTAACTGAAAATCCAATTAAATATATTAAGATAGTTCCTATTATAATAGAAGGTTTAGATTGCGTGGGTAAAAACACGCTTTCTAACTCTATCTTAAGTAAGATTAAAGAAGAGACTGATGATGTAATCATGCTTAGTTTCCCAGACTACACATCAGAATCAGGAAACGAAATATTACAAATACTTCATATGGAAGGAACTAGATCAGCTCTTCTTGAGCAAAAGCTTTGGACTCTTATGATAAGAAATCGTATGGAAGCTCTTGCTAAACTACGTGATACTTATGATGTAGAGAAAGACTCTGGTAGAAAATACTACCTAATACTTGATAGATTCTTCCTATCTAATCTAGCATATGGAGTAGAACCTCAAGATAAATCAGAACTACTTGAGCTTATAAACGATAGTCCTGTTTATAAATTAGCTGAATTTGAAAGCGATACGTATTTTAAATTCTTTAATAATAATGGAGAGGGAGTATCTATTATACTTTCTTATAATGAAAACGATCCAGATAAAGCATATATACCTGGATTAGAAGAACTTATAAAGAAGTCTATAGCTATACACAAAGAATTCCTAGATAAAAAAGAAAATAAAGATAGTAATGAAAATATGAAAAAACAAGCTATCGTATCTTCTATATATGATCTAGAAGGAATAGACAGAAAGTTCCATAAAGTAAAGACTTTCTTAAGATATAGACCAAATGAAAGTCTGTCTGATGATGCAGAAGCTAGAATAATACCACAAATAATGGAGGTAATAAAATGATACATAACGTATTTACATTGTGCACTAAAGTGTGTGCTAGAATATTATTTGACAATTCACCGAATAGAAAAGTTCTTGATGAATATACTAGAGAAGAACTGTCTTTAATAATAGAAAGAATTAAAGTTATTAGATACATACTTAAGGTTAAAAGATTCAATAGAACTAATATAGCATTATTTAAAGTGCAAGAAATGATTCATAAAGTACTTTGGACTTTAGGCGTATATGATCTAGAAGTTGTAGCATATGAATTAGAAAAATATATAATGAGTAATGCTTTATATAATGATGTAAAAGAAGCAGCATCTTTAGATATTAAATATGCTTATTCTAAAATAAGAGACTCTGACGCATTAGATACAATGTATAGTTTATTTGATAGTTCAGTGGATCCTAAATATATAGATAGCGTACTAGAGCTAGGAGAACATATACTTACAGAATACAATGAATATTTATCTGAAGATATAATTGACATAATGAATGATAATGATGCTGTAAAATATATAGCAAAACTTGTATATATTGATGATATCGTTCTAGATCATATTAAAGAACGTTTGAAATAAAAAAAAATAATACAATCTATTAATGTAGAAATAGTATAATAGATCTAGATTATTACTTAGTTGTGTATTAAAAGTAATTAAACAGAGTATCCTACATCATGAAAAGCATTTTCATGAATATATGAATACCATAAACCTATAACCCAGTTTTCGTGATTAGCTGGATTATTGATTATATCTTCAGCAAAGTCTCTGCTTTCATCAGAGAACCATGATCTGATAAATGATTTAAAGTTATCATTCATAATCATAATAGGTCACCTCGATTCTCTAGATATAAATTTACTATACTATTTCTACTTAATTATATATAGTTTATGATGATATAAAAATACTAGAGTGATCTAGTATTAATATAAATATTAAATAAATAAAGGAGGATGAATTAATATGGAGAAAAAGACATATGTATCTGTAATTGATAAAATTATTAATGTCTTAGATAATGATATTGATTTATTTTTGGAAGATCTTAAAAAAGATAGTAAAAAATACTATTATTACGTAGGTGAAAGAGCAGAGTATTACAACTTACTAAACTATCATCTTATACCTATAGAATTACTCTGTCGTGTATTTAGATGGAATAATACATTTCTGTATTTAGACGATAAGTTTGCTAAGTTTGTAGTTGAGTTCTTAAATGATTATGTTACTCTTAAGAATGATAACTATTACGAATTATCTGAAAGTTCTAGATCTGCACTAATAAGAAGAAGATATCAACTTAGAGAATACCTAAGATTTGAATTTATAGATGGACTTCTAAAGCATCTTAATGAAGACGCTGGTAAATCTAATATGTATGGAGAGAAGCAACTTACGTTTAAAGGACTTAAAAAGCCTGAACGCGCATATAGATCTATGTTTGTGTCTGATATAGAAAAACTTCTACAACTTAAAGAAATACCAGAGTCTCTGTATAAGCAATCTCTTACAGTATTAAATAAGTATTTAGTTGGCACTTCTCCACTTAGTGATAAAGTACCTTTACATGATGTAGTAATGAATATAAAGACACACTTAAGTGATCATAATTGTACAGATCCTAATATACTTAAATATCTGTTAGTTGCTCTATTATTCGTAGATGAAAATGAGTTTAAACTTAGAGACTATGAAACAGCTCCTGGCGAATCTTTAAAGTCTATAAAATAACGTTAATAAATGCATTCCCCCTCTTCGTTGAGGGGGTTTACATTTAATTACGCCTACTCAGAAATCAACTTTCCATATTCGTACTTTATTAGTTTTCCTATTTTCTTTTTAACGTTTTCTGTATTAAGTAAATATAAAACTAACTTTTTAAATCTTAATTTAAATGTAGGATCTTCGATTTTTTTAGTAGTCATTGCTACTATTCTTTCTACAAGCTTATCAAGTTTTTCTTCGCTAGATAAGTCTTCTTCTCCTACTTTATAGTTTTGCCAAGATTTTTGAACTTGAGCAGAAACTATTTTCTTAAGATCTTTACTTGGTTTGTAAAACAAGAAGTACCATGCTGCTATTACTAAAACTACTAGTAATACATATACACCATAAGTAGTGAAACCAGCTACTAATGCTGCATAACCGTCTTCTCCTAGGACGTTTTTAAATCCATCAAGAATTGCTTCATACATGTTTATACACCTCCTTCTTTGTAGGTTTACAAAAAACTTGTTTCTACAGACAAATATATCATGGTTGTATCGAAACAACCTACTATGTGATATTAACTAATTTTTATAGAAAGGATGTGAATTAAATTGATTTTAGATAAACTTAATACATACGAAGCGAGGTTTATAGACGAAAATGCAGAAGCAGTTGCTATAGTAAGATCTATATTCGACGGAGTTCTACACGACTTTGAAGTAATAACTGAAGCTGCTTATGACTATAAGAAAAACGCTACTAAACCATTTGAAGATTTCATTATGGAACTTAAAGATGATGCGTCTCCTAATATACTTAAAGAATTTCTATCTATGGATATATATCAAGTATGTCATATATTAAGTGCTATACATAGTAGATTGCGTGAAGCGTCTAGATATGTAAATGTATACGGAACTCCTAAATATGGAGATCTAGGAAGAGACAAAGACGACATATTAAATTCTCTTCAACATTCTCTAGTATATGGAGATGAAAACGAAGTAGGATTTAACATAGAATCTAACTTAGCTGTATTTATATACGACAGAGATATCGAAATATTTCCTAAAGAAGAAATGAAAGTATATGATGTAGAAAACACTTGTATAGTAGCTCTAGATGTAAACGCAGCGTTTATAAGACTTCTAGCTTCTAAAGATAAGTTTGGTATAGAATTCGAAGCTCTTAAGAAAGATATAAGAATGGCTATATTCTCTAAGATTATTGCATATGGATTTAGTATGAGAGCTATCGTACATATGCTTAAAGACAAGTTTAAAGAAGGAGGATATTTCAGTGATATGAATATTTATAGACTTCTTGAGCTTACTTTTGCTAGATGGGCTTATAGTACTGTAAATAACTTGACTGCTTATCAAGAATACGGAGTATCACTAGACAGTCTTATAGACTATGTAAAAGCACAAGCAGAAGTAGATATTCCAGTTAAAGGAGTAATGAATGTAGTAAATCTTGGTATGGATAAACTTAGAGGTAAGGAATACCTTATGAGAAGATCTATAGATAAATATATAGAATACTGTAAAGAAAAGTATTCAAATGATTATGTAACTATTACACAAAATCCATATGCATCTAATATGCCTATGAGAACACATAGAAGAATAAAGCTATATAAAAACAGTGAACATAACCATGGTGAATCTTTCCCAGAAAGACTTGTAGCTGCATATGAAAGCTGGAATTACCAAGGAGACAAAGCTGCTGCTTTTAATTTCTTTGGAATAGAAGCTCTACTTAAACCTACAGATCCTAAGTTTGCAGAATTTAGACGTAAAGAAAGACAAGAAATAATGGCTAAACTTACGTTTACAGAAAGAAAACGTTATACAGATCTTGAAAATGATTTTATTATGCTTAAGGCTGCTGTCACAAATGCAAGTACACAAGATAGTCAACATGTACTTCTTAAAAGATGCGGAATGTTGCGTGATGTAATAAATCTAGAACTTGAACGTACTAATAATGAATATCTAGCTACGCTTTTCTACGGACTCGATAGTGATATATTCAGTCTACAATCAGATCTTTCTGATAGAAATATATTTAAAGAACGTAATACTAGATTATATGGACAGCTTAAGACTACTAATAAATGGGATTATTAGGAGGTAAGCTATGTTTGCTACTGCTACTCCTATAAAGAGTAATCTACTTTCTACTCTTAATACAGATCAAACTGTAGCCTTTTTAAGACATATGCGGGATGTAGGTATAGATCTAGATCAGATAGAGCTTATAGATAAGTTTACGTATAAGTCATATATAGAGCACCAGCAAGCAGTTATACTAGATGCCAAAAAGAACCACGAGTATGAAGCAGATATGAATAGTCTCGTAGATATATCTGAAGAAGAATTTAATAGCTATAAGGAAATGTTTAATGAAGTCTTTACTTCTTTTTTTGCCGAAGGTGGAGATATTGAAGAAGATAAAGGCTTCAAATTCCCTTATAAAGAAATCTTCAATGGAAACTTTGCTACATTAGATAAAACAAAGCTTACAGATATGCAAAAGCAGCTATTTAATGTACAAGGTCTATTACCAGAATGTTATGATATATACTATGATGCAGAAACGCAACAGACTATTCCTATATTCTATGACTATAGTACTGTAAATGAAAGCTTTGTAAGATTTGCTATGTCTTTAGAAGATCTTAGAGATAGAACTGGGATAAATCTTAATCCTAATCTTCCTCTAATACTATTTAATAGAAATCTTATGGGACAAGATATGCACAGTCCTAATCTAGCTCCAGAACTACAAGTGGCTGCTGCAACTGAAATGCAACAGAATATGGTATTTTACATGCGTGAATGCGCTCGTATAACAGATGGTGCTGGTAACCAAGTACCTTATGAAATGACTATAGGAACTTGGACTATATTGTGGCTTTATTGCCAATGCTTTAATACTTATAGATGTGCTCCTCGGCAAGTAGGTAAAACTACAGATATAAACTGTATCAGTGGTGGAGAATTTGCAGCAGGATCAGAAGGCACTAAAATACTAGTGGCTCACTTTAAGGCAGAAGACGCTGGTAAGAATAGAAAGATGATGATAGACTTTGCTAATATGATGCCTCCGTACTTGAAGTTTCATAATATAGTAAAGAAAGTACAAAAAAATAAAGAGATGTGGGAAGTAGGTCCAGATATGACACCTTCTCCTAAGTCTAAATATATAAATAATGTATACAAAAATAATCAGATTATGATTGCATCTGCTGGTACGACTGAAACTACTGCAGAACGTGTTGGACGGGGAGAAACTTTTGAATTCGGTATAAATGACGAAATCAACTTCGTTCCACATGCAATTACAATGACTACTGCAATGCAACTTGCTAATTCTACTGCCAGAATGCGTGCAGAGAAAGCAAATAAAAGATATGGACTTCATTACATGTCTACTGCTGGTAAGCTTAATACTAAGCATGGACGTGAAATGTATAACTTTATCTTTAATAAAATGTGTAGATTCGATATTAAACTATTTGAATATAACTATAAAGATCTTAAGAAATATCTAGATACAAATGGAGAAAAGAACTTCTTTAACGTTCAATACGGATATAAAGAAATGGGATTCAGCGAAGAATGGCTATCAGCTCGTATAGCACAAACTGAAAACCGTGAAGCATTTAAGACAGAAATACTTATGGAATGGTTAGATGTTGATAGTGCTGCTCTTCTTAACCAAAAGCAAATGGGACGTATATCTCAACTTACTAAGACTCAGGCTACAGATACATATATATTTGATAAGTATTTTAATATATTATTCTTTCCACAAATGGCTGGAGACTCGTTTAAATCTTTATTAAATAGATATAATACTATTAATATTGGAGTCGACTTAGCACACGGAACTGGGAACGACAGTACTGTATTCTTTGCTATAGATATGGAGACTGGAGAAAAACTATTTATGTTTAAGTCTAATACTATGACTTCTACAGAAGCTACTATGTTTACTAAGAGATTTATGAGACATCTTAAAGAGATAAATCCTGATCTTAATATAATACTTACTATAGAAGTAGAAGGTCCAGGACAATCTGTAATACCAGATCTAGCTAAAGACGAAGTAGTAGAACCTATGATGTTTGGTATAAAGAAGCTATTTGATGGTCATGCTGCAGACGTTCTTGTAAAGAGTACTACTAAAAAGCTTGATTATAAGTCTTATATAGAATATGGTGTAAGAGAACGTACTTATAGAGACTATATGTACGATAAGCTTTTATTTGAACTTGTAGATAAATATCCATATGCATTTTCACACGAAGAAGCTCTTGTGCAACTTTCTACTCTTTACAGAAAGAATAGCGGTCGTATAGATCATAAGCCTGGAGCTCATGATGACATACTTATAGCTACATTACTTGCATACAGTCTTATATTTAATACAGACTTCAGAAAACAAGTAGGAGATCAATTCAAATTCTATGTAGATATGAGTAAAATTAAGATAGTATCTGTAATGCAAACTGTAAATATGTTTACAAATGAAGAATCTCTGTTTACAAAAGACGAAGGAGAAGTATCTTATAACTTAGTTCCTATGGTAATAAATGGGAAACAGTTTACAAATGTAGAGATATTTAAAGTTAAGAATGGACGTAAAGTAAAGCTATATGGAGATGAATATACTTATGAACTCTATTATGGAGCTCTTAAAGATGATCCAAGAATACAGAATAGACCAATGCCCACATACGCAGACTATCTGCAAGAAGAACAAAAGAGAGCCAAAGGAACAGTTTCTAATGGATATGGTACTAAACAGAATAAATCTAAATGGTTTGATATGAATACTAAAATGTTTTAAAAAAAATATACAATACAAAATGTGAGAATATATTATATATTACGATATCTAATACAATGATAAGATAGGCAATAAGAATCATAAATACGATTATCTATGATAATATAATATTAAATTAATTCAATAACTTAGATATAAAATCATAAGAAGATTTATCTTTTTTACTTAATTCATTTAAATAATGTTTATTTAAATACGGATCAAGTAGGTTAGATGCATCTACTTTGTTACGAATATAATCTTGTGCTACTAATAGTTCCCTGGAAGGTTTTATATTATTAGCATTATTATACTCAACAATGTTATTAAATCTAGTAATGAGATTTAAATAACGATCAGTATTATCTATCATAAGGATCACCTCAATTCTAGATATAAATTATAAATATAATATATTCTCACACTAATAATATATAGTTATCGCTGGAGTAAAATCTGGCGATATGCATTTTATTACGTCATTTACAAAAAAAAGTAGAGCTCACAAGAACCCTACTTTTCCATAACTACTACCGCAGAATACACTACGGTATCGTTGTAATTAACCACAGCACAAGTACTATAGTTAACTGTGCTTAAAGTGTACCCTTCAGCAGACCCTTCATTTAGAGCCTTCTGAACTAGATCTTCTAAATTATCATTAGATCTGCTATCTGTAACAAGGTGGTAAGTCTTGTATAACTTCATATAGAACACCCCCTTTCTTTTTATTACTTATATTCTATATACTTTATTATATATAGCTATCTTTACACTATTTCTAACCCCATATCCCCCATCCAAACAACTTTTTATGTAACAAAATTAACACAGTAAAGGAGGTAAATGATGTATAATGTATCTGAATATATACTAGCAAAACGTTCTGCGTATATTACAGAGAAAGCTCTTGAGAAGTCTCTTACCTACAGATCTTTTAACGAAGGAGAGAATAAGCCTATATTATACGAAAGATTTAAACCCGATGACTTCTATAAAGTACAGAAGAACTTCGAGTTTTTAATAGAAACTATCTTTCCTGGAAGTATAGTAAAGAAATTCGTTTCTATTAATACTAATATTTCTCTTAAAGCTATACCGCTTTTTATCGTAGAAATATTTGATCCATACTTTATTCGTATACCATTTATAATAACACAAGATTCAGTGCTAGCTATATCTGCATTCGGAAACTCTAATACAGAAGAAATATATAAGAATAAGTGGTTTGGTGAAATAATACCTACTCATATTCTAGCAGAAATAACTCAACCAGAAATAGTAGATCTAGTTCAACGTCCTGTATATGTAAACGAAACTATGACTATGACTATAGAAGAGATAATAAAACTTATAGTAGAGTCATATGCAATCGGTACTACGGATGCTGATCAAGTACTTTCAAACAACTTCGACTCTATATCTGCACTAGATATAATGGAACTTTCTGTAGAATCTTCTGTATTTAAGCATATAGATAAGACATTTGGAACAGAATCTATACTACAACTCGATAAGGCATCTGCAGAAGATATAATAAGTCCTACTGATTTCTTACCTATACAAGTAGAACATGGTGATACTAATGCCTTTGTATATGTAACTTCTAACGATAAAGGAAGACTTAAAGTATCTACTTCGTCTGAAGAAGCAGAGCAAACTACTGTAAAAGTACCTAAGTCTGCAGTCAATACTATATTAGTAGAGCTTGATAGTCTTACTTATTTTATATTTGATGATAAAATACTTATAGAACAAAAAGACGGACAGCCTATAGAATGGAGTCTTTTTGATATAACTGCTCTAAATGAAGAAGTAAACGATGCTCTTAATACTGTAGGAACAGAAGGTTTTATCGGAACTATGCGTGATGTATACCAAGCTATAAAGATATTTGGTCTTAGAAAAGGAAGTCTTATGTATCAAGTATTTATGAATATTACAAAACTTCCTCGTAAATTAGCTGCTTGGGTATGGTCTGCTCTTAAACGTGCAATGAAAACACGTAATCAACGTGAAAAAGAAGATATGCTTGAATTCCAAGAAAAGCTTCTTAATGATGAGTTTGATATTATACTTGAACGTATTAAGATGATGAGTGAAAACTCTATTAGATCTTGGGTATGGACTATAATACTTGGTCCTATATACTTCTTACCATTTATGTATATATTACAACGTAATGCAAATCGTACTAATAAGCTTCGTGCTATCGAAAGACTAGAGTTTAAAATAGACGGTCTATTAGAAAGACACGAGCAAAAGCTTGAATATGCAAAGCAAGAAGGAAATCCTGAAGAAGTTGACAAATTATTAGCTGAAAAACATAATATGGAATTCGCTAGAATGAAGCTTATAGAATTTAAGCGTGATCTAGTTCAAAAGGACAGAATTCGTTATATGACATTTAATAAGGATCTATCTATGAATGGACGTCAACGTATAGATGCTCTAATGCAAAGTGGCTCTTACTTTAACGTAGGAATGAGCAATGGACAAGGATATACAGTTGAAACTAGATTAGGTGGACTAGACTAGGAGGGAGGAGGACTGATGTCTTATGACATTTATAAAAAACTTATGGCTTGCTCTAATAGCTCTAATTGGAGTATGGGTAATCAAAATTCAATCAAGAAGACTAACTTATATGCTGATAAAATTGGAGAAGAAAGTCAAGGCGCGTTTGAAGGAAGATACAGAGACTACAGATATATAGATGATACGCTTGAGGCTCTTTCTCTAAACTATCCTATCTGGACTATATCTTTAGAAGAAGATAACCCATTTGATGGAATTGGTGAAGATTCTGACTTTGGTGGGGATGAAGATTCTGGTGCTGATACTGGCGGAGCAGATGACAATCCTTTCGGAGGAGATGACAGTGGTTCTGATGATGGTGGAGGTTTCGGTGGAGATGATAATCCATTTGGCGGAGATGCTGGTGGCGGAGACGACGGTGGTAATCCATTCGGTGGTGGAGGAGATGATGATTTCTTTGGTGGTGGCGATGATGATAGTAATGACTTCTTCGGAGGCGGAGATGATTCTGACGACGGAGATGGAAAACAAAAGAAAAAAGAAATCAAACTCAACAGAAAAGAGATTATCGAACAGGAATACGACGTAAATAAACAAGTTCGTTCTATTTTCCCAAAGAGATTCCTAGAACTTCAAGATGTAATAAAGGCAAATATATCTATGTGTGAAAAAGTCGTAATACAAGATGCTTCTCATATAGAAATATTTGATAAACTTATAGCCGAATATAATAGATTAGCTAAGATAGTAGACGATTATCTTGCGGTTATAATAGAAAAACCACATGATGATATATTTTCTACTTACTTTACTATATTTACAAACTTATCTAAGCTGAAAGACATTTACAACGATTTATTGAACAATGATGAAAAATTGGGCAAATAACAATGTGTGTGTTAAACCAGAAAGAACAAGGAGGTGATAATATATCATGGAAAGAATATATATGGATGAATTCCATTACGAATCATACGATAACTACAAAGAAGCTTTAGAAGCCTGGAGTGAAAGAGCCGCGCATACACAATGGGAGCTAAATGCAGCACTTGACTACGATATTGGAGTAGAAATGAATGGACTTTCTGATATTTTGTTATTTGATGAAAAGAAACTAGAAGAATATATAGGTACTGAAGGTATAAAAGATAAAGTTAAAAATATGGCTTCTAGAGTAAAGTCAAATCTTACAATATGGATTAAAAAGTTTATAAACTTCTTCTTTGCTTGGATAGTTAATTTCTTTAAAGGAGTTGTAAATATTCGTAAATCACTGAAAGCTGGTTTCGATAAAGCAAAAGCATACGTAAAGAAAATGAACGAAATGAGTGGAAAACTAGGTAGTAATGATAAAGATAGCGAAGGTGAAAACAAGACTGTTAAAGTAACAGATGCTAGTCCTTTATTAATCAAGTGTTTATCTACTGTATTAATATCTTCGTATTTACTAGGAAAACTAGGACCATTGCTAAATACTGTAAAATCAGACGTACAAAACGCTGATAAAGTAGATAGTGAAAGTGGACAAGGTAAAACAATAGATAAAAAAACAATAGAAGACATAATCGATAAACTTTCAGTAGGAGTAATTGCTCTTGGTGGAGGAGTTTCTGCTTGTGATCCTAGAGATGGTGATTATTTTACTGTCCTTAAAAATGCTAAATTTAGTATTGAGACTGTTGCTAATGATGTAGATTCTCTTAAACCTGCATTGAATAAGAAATATAAGGATGAGCAAAGAGTAGGATTTATAGCTAAGAAATGGAAAGAAATAACTGGAAAATCAAACGAAAAAATCGATACTTCTGAAGCTAAAGATTACAAAGAAACAATCGGAGCTATCAAAAACGTTCTTACTGAAAATGCAAAAGATATGGACGACTTAGAACCTGAAGAAATGGAATATACTAAGGCATTTGCTATAATAAAAGAAAGTCTGAATGCTTTTATTAATATAGCTGGTGCTAATAAATCTCTATGGAACTTCGAAAAAGTTGCAGAAGGATTTGAAAAAGTGCGTAGAAGACTTCTACCACTTATAGATAAGTATAATCCAGAAGATGATAAAGAGTCTAACGAATTATTCAATAAGATAGCTAGTATAGGAAACCTTATGAGTTCAGTTAGTAGTAATGCTAACAAGTGTATGCAAAACGTTAATAAGTATCTAGACACTGTTATAACTGATGCTTCTAGACTTGGAGCTGCTATGACAAGTGCTACTGGTAAAAATTAAAAAAGTTAAATAAACAAAAATATACCTAAGGAGGATATAAATAATGAATATAAATCAATTATTGAACATTGGTAATGAATCAGCTGGATATGAAGGTCCAAAATCATTACTTGATGAAATGATGGAAGAAATCGGATTTGAATCTGATATCGATAATACTATTTATGAAGCTGACGCTGCAGCTGTAACTTCTGCTGCTTCTATCGTAGAAAATGTTTATGCTGTTATGGCTGAAAGAGAAGCTGGAATAGAAGGAGCAAACCCATTAGAAGCTTATAAAGGATTTGGATTAGAAGGAGCTTTAGTAAACTATGTAGGACAAGAAGCAATAACTGACGTAGTTGCTAGAAGAGCTTATTCTGGAATAGCTCAATTAAAGTCTTTAATCAATACTTTAATTGCTTGGGTTTCTAAAATATTAGGATTATCTGCTAATACAAAGAAAATATTCAAATCTTTAGCAGAAAAAGCTAAAAAAGTTAGAAAAGATTTATCAAAAGCTAGAGCTAACTTTGCTGCTAAGGCTTATAAAAATGGAGAAGACAAAGAGTTTACTAGAGAAATTCCTGATTATTTAGGTGAATCTGATCCAGATGGAACTAAATATGGAATAAAAACAGTTATTAAAATATACGAAGATGTTAAAAGTGGATTAGAAGTACTTATGAAAGATTCAAACTTTACAAATGGATCTTTAGTGATAAACGTAAATAGAAGCACTAAGGGAATATATTCTTCAGTTGATAACAAAGAGCAAGTAAGTGAAAAAATTAAAACTTGGAAAGAAGATTCTAAGAATGAAGAATCTAATGATACTCTATTCTCTAAAATAACTGGAGGATTAGACGCTGTAGTGGCTGCAAAAACTGATAAAATTGATATCCAAAAACAAGCAGATAAAGTTAAAAAACATTTAGAAAAACTAAGAAAAGACATGGAATCTGCGAATAAAACTCAAAATAAGGATATATCTAAAGACCATGAAACTATAAACGAATGGATTAAATGGACTACTTTGGATGCAACATATATGAATATATTTGCTAAATTCTATGTAAGAGTCGCAGATGAATTATTTACTGATGCTAAATGGTTAATAATGAAATCTATGTAATTAATATAAATAAATACTAAGGAGGATTATTTAAGATGATGAATAATTTTATTGCTAATATAAAAGCACAATTAGGAACTGAATCTAGCATGGATGATTTCGGTGTAGAAAAATATGCTGGATCTGAAGTTGCTGAAGAATTATTAGCTTTAGATGATATGGAAAACATATCTGTAGGTGTAGAATCTACACTTGAAGCTATCGTAGGTCTTGGTTTAGTTGATCAAGAAACTGCACTAGAATCTCAAGGATTAGGAATTAATGAGTTTGCTAGATTTGAAGGAACTTTAGGAAACGAATCTTTAACTAATATGGTTAAAAGAGGAGGATATAACGTAGTTATAGCTATAAAGAAATTAATTTCTAAAATCTGGAAATTTGTTATATCTATAGTAGACTTCTTCACTATATGTGATGGAAGATGGAAATCTTATTCTAAACTTGCTAAAAAATACAGAGGAAAAGTTAATTCTTTAAAAATCCATACTGGAGAAAAAGAAGAAGATAAAACTTATAGCATTAGAAAAGTAGAAGAAGCAGCTAAATCTGTTAAAGATGCGGTAGCTTTAATTGATAATGTAAAGAGAACTCAACCGTCTGGAGCTACTGCTACTGAATGGGCTACATCAGTTAAAACAGCTGTTACTGACATGTTTAAAGCAATCGCAAAATTTTCTAACGGTTCAGTTACTGGAGATAATGCTAAAGAAAGATATGCAGAAGTTAAAGAAACTGTTGATGAAGCTAATAAAGAGATAAGAGAATCAGAAGATCTTCCTGTAGATGAAGCTAAAAAAGCAATACATTCTGCTCTTTACACTATAGAAACAGTTTGTAAAAAAGATATTAAATGGTTCAAAGAATACAAAAGAATATCTAAAGATGTTGAAAAAGCTATAGAAAAGCTTGGTAAAGAAGACGCTAGTGCATCTAATGATGCTCTACTTAAAGATTTAGGAGAAATGTTACAAATATTAGTAGAGTTTAAAAAAGCAGTAAACTACACTATGAAATCAGTTAACTCAAATATCCAAATGGTTCTTGCTGATGCTGCTAAACTTATCTCTGGTGAAACTAGAATAGGTGACTAATCATCATATTTTAAATACAAATACATAGGAATTCGTTTCTTATGTATTTGTATTCTTATCATATATTTTAAAATAATAACATTAAGGAGGATTATCCAATATGGCAATTCATGGAAATAATTACATTTCTGACGTGTTGGCTAACGATATAGCTGGATTAGAATCACTTAGAGGTTTTATGGCATCTAACACTTCTGACCATAATGCTATAATCAAAAAAGCTTTTGGACAATACGGAGCAGAATCAAACATAAAATTAACATCTTTACTAAAGAAATACATACCTACAGTAAGTCAATCTGACTGGTTAGATAGAGATCAAAAAATCACTATATACCAAACAGATATTACTAAAGGTATAGAAGCAGCTGCTAAAGAATACGCAATGAGTACTGATAAATTCAACTCATTACCTACAGAAATCCAAGCTTCTTTACAACATATAAGAAGACAAAAAGTAGCTTTAGAAAACGATATAGCAAAAGGTATTTACAATACTCCAGCTTTAAAAATGGCTGCTAAATGGAAAATGGAACATACTACTGAAGCTTTAGAATCAGCTTTATTCTCAATATTTAGTGGAGTTAAAGAAGCTCAAATAGGTAAATTACAACCTGGAAACGCTCCTGCAATGGAAAGCTATTCTTACCAAGCAGCAATCGTTTATCCAAAATTAGAAACTCAAATACAATGGATAGCAGCTTGTGCTACTATGTATAACAAAGTTTTAAAAATAAAACAACTTTACAATAAATTTACATCTATTCCAGTACATACTCAAATTCCTATGTACCAAGTAGTAGATCCTGATGATCATACAATCAAACATGAATTTAGAAGAGAAGATGTACTTGCTTTCATAGATCCTAGATCTCAAGATAAAGTTGGATCTAAACTAGAAGGAATCTCTAAGTTATTTAAAACATTAACTAAAAAGATCTCTATAAAGAAAGCAAACTTCAGACAACTTATCAAATTAAGAAGCGACTTAGTATTTGCTCCAGGTGCAAACGGAATACTTGAATCTCAAGCTACATCTGTTGCTCCAAACGTATCTGCTATTACTGCTGATGAATTAGTAAGATCTGACTTCTATGTAGAAAGTTTAGAAATCAATGGACAAAAATTAGGTCCTGTATATGACGTAAACGCTGGATTAATGTTATCTGAAACTAATAATGAACAAGACTACAAAGGTAAAGTATTATTAGTAACTCCAGATAAAAATAAACCAAATGAAACATACTACTTAACTGTTCAATTCAATGGACAAGATCAAACTATAATGGTAGCATGTGACAAAGCACATGGTTCAGCAGCAGCTCATGATGTAGATGCTATTGATATCGAATTCAAAATCTTAGATCCATTCAACATGTGGAAATCTACTCCTGAATACATCTTAAAAGAAGAAAGAGGATATTTAAACGCTGGTCCAGAAATCAAAGAATGGATCCCTGTATTAAATGATCAACTTGAAGTCTTAGATGAAAGATTAGGAGGATCATACTTCGCAAGAATTATGAACATGGCTACTGAATTCATTGGACAAAGAAAAGAAATCGTATTCTTCGAAGGATACAAGAAAATGAAAAAATCAGTTATTGAAGAATATACTGGTGCTGATGAACTTGCTAAAAAGAAAACTCTTTATGCAACTCAAACAGTTGACTTACAAATAGCTACATCTGTAAGAAAGATTGAAACTATGAACGTACAACTTGGACCTGCATTCTATGCATTAAGCCAAAAATATAGAATAGCTTCTCAATCTCAAAAAGATGCTCAAATCAACATGTTTGCTTCATCTTACCACTTAGGTGTATTTGCTGGTAAAATGACTACTGTAGTAGGAGAAGTTACAGAAGCTTCTGATGACAAATTCTTAGGAGTAAATCAAGAATCTACTGTAAATATCTTAACTATAGGAGACGACGTAAAAGCTCCTATATCAGCTATCGTAGTAGGAACTGACAAAGGTGGATTAGAAGCTAAGACTACTGATAGTACTGGAAACCCATTATCTCCAGACCAAATTAAGTATGACTTCCATATCATACCTTACTTTGCAGAAGCTAATATTCAAACTATATTAGGTACTGAAACTCCTATCAGAGTTACTAATGACAATGCTCAAAGAAACCCTAAACATCCAAACGTTCCTGGATTATGTATGGATTGTACATTCAACTTCAATACATTAAGAGGAGCTGCAGGAGACTTTGCAGTATATGGATATAATACATCACTTATACCATAAGATATAATATAAAAAGAACGGAGGACTTCACTAACACTGGAGTTCTCCAATCTTTTTTTGTTTGAATTTTTTATAAAGGAGGAAATATGAAATACGATGAAAAAATCATAATGGAAGATCGTATAGCTCCTATGGGACAAAAGATACTAAGCGTAAAGGCAGATAGAATAGGTAGTGGTGTAGGTATAGAGTCTGAAGGATATACTGGAACTAACCATAGTACTGCGATAGAATATATGCTTAAAGGTTTGACTCCTGATCTAGTAAGAAGTATTAGAAACGGAGAGTCGTACTTAGTATTTGAAATAGAAGCAATAGATCATAGTAAGCCTACAAGTAATAATAAGCTTTATCCAGCTGATGTATTCTTAAGAGGAATGGCTAACTATGGTTTCCAAAATCAATTGAGACTTTCTGGTGTACCTGGTAAGGATTGCCCTTTCTTACAGTAATGTGAGATCGAAAGTGTGTTAAAAGCTGGAAGTTCCTAAGAGCCTATCAGCCTATAAGGTAGCGAAAGCAGAAACAAGTGATAGGATGAATATAAGGTTAAATCCTAAGTATTCGTAAACAATGGATAATCAGCTCTACAAATATGTAGATCAACGACTATCTCTTAATGAGAGTAAAGCCTCAAGCGAGGAAGAAAAGCACACACCCTAATAGGGATTGATTTAGTCTGAACGATATTAATAATGTTCTGTATTAATATCCTTTCATCATAAGATGATCGTCTAGTGAAAGCTAGAGAATGAAGTTGAAATACTTCTGTAACTAGAGTAGCGACTAGTTATTAACAAATATTGGAGGCAGAACACCCAGATCTTATAATTGATAATAAAGACCCAGAAGGAGCTTTCCAAGCTACTATGCAAAGACTACATAAAACTCCAAAAGAGAATGTAACTCATAGAATAATAGCTTACAGACAAGCAAATGATAAAACATACTTTACTATAAAGACTTCTACAGTAAACCCTACTATAGCATTAGAAATGCTTGCTGGAATAGCACCTGCATTCTCTATACGTACAGTAGGAAACTTTGATAATAGCCAGTCTCCTATAGTAGCTAGAGAAATAGAAGTTATAGGAATAGATTATGTAGCTAACCCTGCGAACTGGGGATCAGCATTTACTGGAGGACAAGTACAAGTATACGATACTGTTAATATGAAAGTTATTAATCTAGAGCTTGTACAACGTACTGCTGGAATGTTTGGAACAGAATCTTCTGGTTCTATACTTAATAAATTTATAGGAAACGAATCTACTGTACTTATAGATCCGTCTAATCCATCTGTAATAGCAGTAAGAAATCCTATTAAAGAAAAGAAAGAAGTATCTTTTGAAGATGCTATGAACTTGACAAAACTTAGTATATTTAAAGAATTCTAGGGAGGTGTATTTCTCTATATGAATATAAATGTACTTATAGATAAGATAAAAAAAGACGTAGGTCTAAATGGAATACTAGGAGCCTCTTATAATGATACTATTATACGTGATAGTATTATTAATAATAGTCTTAAGACATTTAATAGAGTGTCTGGTTTCCATATAGTACTGAATGTCGATAGTATAGTAACGTTCTGGAGTAAGCAAGTTATGGGAGGCGTATACTCTTATAATGACGTTGCTTATAGAATTCCAGACTTAATAATGGATAGATTTAGAGAGCTCGGTGTAGAGATTAAAAGAGCTTTCTTACAAGATACGCGTAGATACGGACTTATGAATGGATGGAGTACAAGTATAAAGAATGACTTGCCATCGTGGACTGCTAAGTCTATAACTAAGCAAAATATAGAAAAGCCTCAAATAAGCTTCAGACCTCCTGCTTCTTTAGTAATGAAGAATATGGGTCAATATAATACTCCGATGTATGGAGGATATTATAAAGTAGTAATAGAGTGTACACATCCTAAAAACTTGAGTACTATTACTATAGGTCTTGAGCAATGGTTCGAACAGTTGTGTAAATATGATATAATGGTAAACTTATATAATAATGACTTGAAGAACTTAAAGATAGAGCTTGGAAGTGGAAGTGTAGATTTACAGCTAGATAACTTTGCTAATGCTGAAGGAGATAGAACAAACTTACTTGAGCAAATAAGACAAAAGGCTGCTATAGATCAAATAATACTAACTTATTCATAACAAGTAAAGATGTAAACTTTTTTGTTATGTTAAGATTATTATAGGGGGATTAGATTCCCCCAACCCATTTTATTACGCCAAATACAAAAAAAAAGAAGACTTGTTAGTTGACTTTTATTTTACGCCGTGTCTAATCACTAACAGTTTCTTCCCAGCATGACGAGCTACTCTGATCGATCCCTACATCCTCATTCGATCAGCATCTATCACTCCCACCTCCAACCAATCATGCCTAGGCGTCGTATACGCCCACCACTAATAGCACACGGCAACGTCATTTGACGTTGTGCTTATCACCTATCACCTTACTCAGTGATAAGCTCCTCCTTACAGTATATGGTGATCAACTGTAAAGTTTGTTACTATAACATATACATATTATAATAACACTATATGATATATAGCTAATTTTTTACTAAAAAAAGAACATCATAGACGCACAATATCTACAATATTCTTTCTTTTTATATGTAAAGGAAATTAAGAAATGACTTCTTTATTAAACACACTAAGCTCTCTTATGCATTCTTGAATATTATCTGCTGTTTGATAACCTAACACATCGCCTTCTACGAATTCTGGTTCGTAATTCACACTATATCCTCCGTCTTCATCCTTTTTAAGTACAGCAACTTCATAAGTACCATCGCCAGAATAAAGCCAAGATCCAGCAACTATGCTTAAAGCGTATCCGTTATCAAATTTAATAACGTAATGTTCCGTTCTTCCTCCACCAGCACCTAAATCTTCAAAAGTACCACCACATAAATCAAACATTTTTTCATTCAACATAAATATCATCCTCCTCATTGGATAAATAAAAATAAAAATATAAATATATAAACGTATTAACCATTAATACACCTAAATATATATAATTATCGGTTTGCTAAAAATTCTCGTAAATAAATGCATTTGGGAGTATTTCTACTCCCATCATTTTTGTGATTGTTCGTCTAAAACAGACTCTTTATTTTTACTTAGTTTAACTATCTCATCACTCTTTATCAGAGTATCACTATCATCTACATATTCAAATCTTACAATAGATCTTATTATATCTCTTCCTATCTTTTCATTCACTCTTGTAGAAAGAATAGCTACTCTTTTTATAACCTTACCTTCAGCATGCTTTATATGATATATCTTAAAGTTGCATTTTGTAAATAACTTATCAACATCCAAATTCCTGTCTATAGTCTTCCTAAAAGATAGAACTTCGTTATAAAATATATTAAGCATATCCAAGCAGTCGTCAAGATTAAGTTTGTTATAACTCTTATATTGATTTACTATATTATCCCATATATTAATAATTCTCTTATCTGGTACAGATCCATCATACGTATATATGACTACAGAATTATCTTTATCTACAGAAGCCTTAAGTTTGTTAAGTTTAAACATTAGTATCATCCTTTCCTTGTACATTCTTAATATATTGATTTACTTTCTCTTTGATCTCATTTACTTCTTCTAAAGTCATATTTGTATAATCAAGTTCGCTTACTTTCTTACTCGCAGTCTTAAGAGCATTGATTAAACTATTCATATTCTCTATACTCTTTATATTAACGTCTCCTATAGTAATATTTATTATAGTATCTATATAGTTATTTACTCCGTTAGTTCCGTCTTTAGTTTCTGTCCTATGAGTCTCTGTCTTTATCTCTACATTTTTAACATTTATCTCAGGTTCTGGTGCATTTTCTTTAACAGTATCCTGTATATTGTTGTTAGTAGTTTTTATATTCTTAAAGCTATCTTCAACTATATCTTTGGCTGCTTTAAAGCTAGCCTCTCTTTCTTCAGCTTCCTTATTGACTTTCTTAAACCAGTCTAAAGTTTGATCTGGTATAACTGATTTAAGCTTATCGCTATGACGCATAACACCAGTAAGGATGCTGTTGAATATATTGAAAATTAATTCAAATAACATAGTAAAAACAGTGTAGAACATATGAGCTGATAGTTCTAAGGTGATCTTAAAAGATTCTAATTTTGACTCTTTACGCGCCATTGTATCACGTCTCCCCTTTGTTGAATTTTAACATGCCATTGTTTTGTCCTAAACATAATTGTTTAACTAATAACTATATATTCTACCACGTTTAAAATGTTTTGTAAAGGAGATTTTTATGCGTAAGATATTAATAACATCAGATTTACATTTTGAAAGAATAGAGGAAAGTTTAATTCTTAAAATAAAAGATTATATAAAGGCTACTATTGAAAAGCACAGGCCGAATATATTCTGTATAGCAGGAGATACTGTAGACGATGCAAACCTGCGTGCAGAGACATCGGAATTTGCTCAATTAGTAAGCTTTATAGATGATATAGCAAAGTTCTGTAAAGAGAAGAATACTTTATTTATAGTACTTAGAGGAACTCCAAGTCACGATGGAAAGGTTATGGAGAATGTTTCTAAGATATTAAATAACTTTGTATATGTAGATGAAATGCAGAATGCTAATATACAAGGTATAAGTATGCTCTTAGTTCCAGAGCTATATTATAGTAAATATGAATTATTTAAAGCAGATCTGGATAAGTTTCATAAATCAGACGTAGTAATATTCCACGGTATGATGGATTTTGCTATACCTGCTTTAAATCAAATAGATAGTAAGTTTAATATGGGACGTTCTATAGTAGTAAATAGTAAGGACTTTATGGACAAAGCTAGATATTGTGTAGTCGGAGGTCATGTACATAGTGATCTTTCGTTTAAAAATATATATTATACTAATCGTATAATAAATGAAAGAGGACATAGTGCTGAGAATAAAGGATATGGACTGAAGCTTATAACTCTATATGAATATGATTATAAGTATGAGTATATAGAAAATCCGTTTATAATAAAGCACGAGTATATAAATCTAGACTTCGTTAATAGTACTATAGACGTAATACTAGCAAATAGTAGAAGAGACTCGTATGATAATATTATATTTAATGTATCTCTAGATAATAGCGAGAGTACAAAGTATAAATACAATATATGGAGAACTACTATACCAGCAAAATATATAAAGAAAACTAGTGTAAAGAATACAGAAGATAGAATTTATACTATGACTAAAACTATATTAAAGTCTCAAGACGCACTTCATATACTTACAGATATCTATAAGGAAAGATACGGTAAAGAAATTCCACAACATATTATAGATGAAATAATAGGAAGTGATATTGAATGAGAAAAGAATTAATTATAAATATAATAAACTGTATACTTCAGGATATTAAAGATAGAGCATTTATATCTGCTTCTAATCGTTGTATTAATAATATGAATGAAGAATATAAGCAAGATAAAGACGTAAAACTCTTACAAGAACTCCTTACTACTATATTAGATGAAGGAGTATGTGAAGAGAAAGAAGCTCTTTATATAGTAACTCAGACAGAGTTTTCAGACGAGATAAAAGTAAGTATAGATGATCATGCTTCATATAGTAAGCGTTATAGAAATGATCTACTTGATACTGTAAATGCTATAAGTATAAAGTCTAAGGTAGAAGATACTGTAGATGTATTGACTGAAAGCTTGTCTACTATAGAATACGCAAATAGTAGTAAGAAAAGAGTAGAGGCTCTTAGACAGTTTATGAATACTACAGACGAGCTTTATAAGAAAGTTAATATGATTAAAATAGGTTCTGCGTCTTCTAATATAATGATAATGGATCCGGACGACGATACTACACATGGAACACTAGCTCCTGTATTAGTAGATATGAGACAGGCTGTAACTAATAGAATAAAGACTATCCCAGCTATAGATATGCTTTCAGGTGGAGGCTTTACAGGAAAAACATGTATATTATTTGGAGCGTATACTGGTTCTGGTAAGTCTATGATATTACAGAATATAGCATTATACGTAAGTAAGTCTAATGAATGTACTATGATAAATAATGAATATAAGCCATGCGTACTTTATATAAGTCTAGAGCTTACAAGAAAACAGCTTATGGTTAGACATTTACAATGGTGTGGAGTTTCTATAAATGAAGAAGAAATGAAAAAGATGACTGATGAAGATATAGAAAGACTTGTACTTGAGACTAATAAAAAGAGTGGACTTAGAATACCAGTAGTATATATAGAAAGACTTACAGGAGATTATCATACTACTATTAATGAAGTAGAAGACGAGTATAATAACTGTGTAAATATAGGATTCCAGCCTATAATAGTACTTATAGACTATGTAGATAGACTAGACGTATATAGTGTAAAGCATCAGCAACTTGGAAGTACAGGTGGAGAAGGTGCAGCTTTACTTAGACAGAAAGTAAAGGAATGTAGAGATATGGCTGTACATAAGAATATTCCAGTAATAACAGCAGCTCAGCTTTCTGGAGAAGTAGGAAATCTTATAGGAGAATGTAATAAATATAGTAGACAAGTCGATCCAGTTCTTAACTTCGGAGCAGGTCTTTTAGCAGGATCTAAGTTACTTTCTACAGAACTAGAGCTTATGATATTCTGTCATAAAACTTCTATAGAAGAACGTAATGAAGAGACTAACCAAATTACATATCAAAACTTTATGTCTATGGGAGTTAAGAAAGATAGAGACGGTATTTCAAGATATATATTATCTCCACGTGATATAGAGAATGAAACTATGTATGTTCATTATACAAAAGGACTTCGTAATGCAGGTCCTGTAAGGCCTCTTATACCTAATAGTAGTGAAATACATGTAGTAATGCCACTTAATAAGTTTAGAATAGCTGAGGATGATTATGGACGTAGTATAAGAATGTTCTATTTATCTGATGATAGTACTATGAGTTATGAGCCATTTAACTTAGAAAATAATATAACTCTAGACGAATGTATAATAGACGAAGAGTTTGAGAATAAGAAAATGGAAGATGAATTAAGAAATATGTAGAGATTATTTACAAAAATGATAAATATATATATTTAGATGTACTTAAACTAATTTTTAAAATAAATAACTTAAAGGAGGAATTTAGAATGATGAATGCCAATCAAGCGCAAATCACAGATTTTAGAGATAATATCTCTAATTATTTAAAGAATGTTTTACCACTAGGAGACGGATTATATGGAAGTAGAACTACTCCGTTTTCTGAATTTGTAGGTAAATTTTATAACCCAGCTAATTTTGCCAATATGTATGATTATTCATATAATATGGTAAGTGATCTAGGAAAGCCTATAAGTATCAGACCTTATAAAATGATAGGTGCTGATAATATAGGTAACTCTGCAAATGTATTAGATGATTTAGTTAATGAAGTATTTAACTATACTGTAACTGATGATACTACTGCTCTTATAAGAAATCTTATTAGAAGTAATTATGTAGCAGCTTTTCCTAGAAACGATGCTGGAACTTATTGCGAAAGCGATATAAACTCGTTTAATACTAATAATGATCCTAAAACAGTATTGAGTTTGCTTTCTAGAATGGCTCCAATAGCTATGGTTTCTGCAGAAAAAGATACTGTAGCAGGGATGCTTAATAATGGATTATTCGATATGTTAAACATACTTAAAGTAAGTGGTAATATGAATGCGTATAAACTAGCTTTAAAATTATGTAACATATCAGAATCATATTTTGCACTAGCGTCTGCTGTAAATAATATGGTAAATGCTTCGCTACAAATAGTTCCACAAGTAGCAATGAATTCAGTGCAACCTGGAAGAAGTGTAAACATAGGAGCGGTTGACATGATGGCTCCAGTCGTTGATCAAAACATGACATTGAGTCTTCAACAAATGGTTCAACGTTATGTAAATGATATTAACTCAGTAGCACAATATTTAAATAATTCTCCACAAGGTGTAAACTTATATAATAATTTAGTTACAATTGGAAGCAACTTACCAGAGCCTGTATTAAATAATATACATGCTATAGTAAGTGGAGGATTAATAGATCCAAACTTAGCATATACTCTTAATGTAGATGAAGCTCTAACTGTAGCAGTAAATGCTCAATCTAATCTATATCCACATATAGTAACTATATTACTAGCATACATCTTATTAACTGTGCAAGGACAAAATGCTAGTGCATATTTATCTGGAATAGGAATACAAGTATACTTTAGTGTAATTCCTGATATATTAACTAGTATGTCTGAAGATATTAAGTTTGGAGAAATAGTAAGAACGGTTCTATGCGCTAGAAATCCATCTAATGGAAATCTAGGAAAGATACTAGATCACTATATCAAGACTAGTCTAGCAAATAGAAAACCTGTAAGATTGCAAGATGTATTGCAATATACAAAGGCTACAACAGGTAATACAACTAACAGCGTAACTGTTAGAGACGTAGCAAATTATTTACAAGCTATGGAACCACAATTCTACGGAATAGCTAATCCTGAATCTCTAATGATGTTTGCTGATATATTATATAATTTAAAACTGTAGGAGGGAATGATGGCTAAAAAGAAAAATCCTAAAGTGGATAAAGTTGAAGTAAAGACTAAAGAAGTAGCATCTGGTACTGTAAAAGGTACTGGGCCTATTTTCGAATACACTGACGAGGATTTTAAGCAATGGTGTACAAACATATTCTTGAAAAATAAAGGGGATACAAAAGAAATAGACGATGAGTTTGCTAAGATGAAGAATCTTACAGATGAGGATATGGATAAGCTCCTTGAAAGACAGGATATGTATAATGAAGCCATTGATAATCTTATGTTGTTTTTGGCTAATGAAGAAAAGTCAAAGCATCCTGAGATATTTGTAGATCCTGAGAAAGTGGGTGCTGTACTAGAAGATATAGAAGTTCCATATGGAAAGAAGATAACAGAGCTTGATCCAGAGACTCTTGACGAGTTTCTGAGTTATGCAATAGCTTCTGGACGTATGATGGAAGTAGAAGACTGTCTATATCGTGAAGATCAAAACTATGAAACTGCTACATATGGAGCAACGATGAGCGATGCTCGTAAAGTGTATGGAAAATATCTAGAGAAACTTGAAATGTATGGATTGATGTCTGACGTCGATAGAGAACTCTGGGAAGCAGAAGTAATTGAAAATCATACAAGATTATTCCAAAGTGGAAAGCTTAATGATTTATTAGAAGTAGACGATGGTGTGTTTGTTCCAAAACCAAATAATCATCCGCTTAAAGACTGGGGATTCACTAATGAAGAACCTGAACTAACTATGCCTGACGAGGATAATGTTATAAAGGATCTTGAACCTAGAGAAGAGACGATTGAATTGACTCCAAGCGCGCGTGAGTCATACATGAAGCAAACTCTAAATGAATTCGCAGAAATAAAGTCGGATAGATTTGGTGTAGATGGACACACTATTGATAAGGATTATGATTATGTTCTTAAAGCAGCTGCTAGAGTACAAGCAGATAATACAATTACTCCAGTAGCTAAAGAAAGAATAGAAGAAATGTTTAGAAGAATATCGAATGATGATGAATCATTCACACATCTTACTGATGAACAGCTTAAGGCATTATTCTATGTTCCAAAGCATGCAAGATGGTATCATAGAAATATTGGTAATGGTCTTTATAAAAGAGATATGTTAGCAGATGGATATACGGATGAAGATGGACTAGTAGAAAGAAAAGATAATGAAAGTATAAAGATATCCGAGTTAAAGAAAATTCGTGACGAAAATTATACATATATTTTGAACTCATTGAGCATGGCTGTCGACACACTCCATCCAAAGCTAATAGAGTTTTCAAAAACATTATCACCTGAAGAAATGTCTATGCTTTCTGTAATATTCAAATCAGCTAATATAGATTTTGAAGACTTACATATAAATCATACAGGTTTTGCACCAGCAACATCAGAGCTTCTTATAAATGAATTATATGAAATACTTGAGGCTATTGATGAAACTCTTATACCTGGTGTAAGGACTGCAAAAGATGTAGTATTCTATCTAGATAAAATAATAAATAGTAAAGAAACTAAGATCAATATAACTGAGTATGTATACAAAACACTTATTGACTTAGCTTATGTAGGATTTATTAATCCTAATATGACAGAGTATATCTACACAGCCACAGCACTATCTATGGCAATAGAATACTTTACTGCACATCCTTTATACAAATATTCAGATCATGTCTCTGGCCAAGAAATAGTTGTGAATATGTTAGATAGGATAAATGCAAAACACGGAGATAGGGTAGATCCGATGGGACACAAAGATATAATGTTTCTTGAGGATCAAATAGTAAGAGATAATAATTTAGGAGGAATAGAAATGGTTAGATTAGAAAACAATGCTGCTGCAATAGAAGCTACGGCAGGATTGAAGCAAAATGTGGGAATAAACCCTGATCAGTCTGGAGCATTTTTACAAGCTTCTGGTTCTGTTTGGGGAGACGCAAGTACAAATACAGTTACGTTTCCAGCTACACAAAGCAAAGTGAAACCATCTGTAGTGCATAGAGACGGAACACCTGGTACAAATCTGTTTCCAAAAGCAGATGATAGTGGGTATAAAAAGCTTTTAGCTGGAGACAGAAGTGGAATTCCATCAGTAGTAGGAATGCCACAATACTCGAATAACTTCTCTACAACTGGATTAGTAGGAGTTCCATCAACTCCACCAGTAGCAGTGTATAATGATCCTATGATAGATAGAGATATAAGTATTGGTAGTGGACACTTATGTGGACTTCCAAACTTTGCTTGTACAGAAGAGTTCTATTATATAAACTCTAATGAGATAGCAATAAAATACGCAGATGGAAGAGTTTACATAGTACAAGGTAGATTTATACCTTTGATACAAGAAATCTACTCAATGCGTAGAAAAGAAATAGAAGATAGTATAAAATCTAGAGGAGGATTTATGCAACCTTCTGTATACGGAACGTCTGATAGAATTGACTTTGGAATGTGGAACGGTTTTCCAGCACATGTAAGATACAAAGTATCTTCTGAGCATGATAATGTGTGGAGAGCTGAATTGGTAAATAATAATAGTTTAATTAATAATAATAACTTAGGAGGAATTGAAATGGGAAAAACTTTACAAGGAATGGAAGGATTTGGAATCGGAGCGCAAGGAATGAATAATGGAATGATGAATAACGGTATGACGTCTGCAGGTATGGCTATGGCTGGAATACCAACAGCAATGAGCAATGGTATGACTCAACCAGTTAACAACATGTCACCAGCTGCACAAATGGCTAATGTATACTCTGCACAAATGAATGGACAAGGATTTAATAATATGGGTGTAAATAATATGATGAATAATGTAAATAATAATAGTAATGCTGTAATTCAAGCTTTACAAGCTCAAATAGCTATGATGCAACAACAAATACAAGCATTACAAGCTCAAGTAGCAGCTATGAGTGCAAAATTACAAGCTACACCTGCTGTAAATAATGGATTTAATAATGGTTACAATAACTACAACACAATGGCTACACCTGCTATTAACAACTTTGGAAATAATGGTATTAGTATGTATACTGCTAATAATCAAGTACAACCTATGATTAATAATGGATATAATACTCAAGTACCAGCTATAAATAACTTCGGTAATAATGGAATGTATAATGGATATCAAGCACCAGCAATGAACACAGTTCAACCTGGATTTAATAATGGATTTGCTAATCCTAATGCTTATAATCCAATGATGCCTGCTGTAAATAATGGATACAATATGAACCAAGGTTATAATGGATTTAATGTAAATCAACCTGTTACTATGCCAGTACAACAACCAGCACAACCTATATACAATGGAACACCTAACTACAGTATGCAAGCACCTATATACAATGGGCAACCAACAAATATAAATGCTTTTAATACATCTGTCGCTCCAATAGTAAATGGAGGTCCTCAAAATAATGGTTTGGTTCCAAATGGATATGGTGTTACAACTGGTGGATATAATTATACTCAAGGATTAACTCAAAATCCATATGCTATGCAAGCACAAAGTGTTAATCCACAACTAGCTTCTTGGTTAACACCTCAAATGCAAAATGATCCATATAGAGGACTTACACCAGAACAAGCTAGATTAATGCAAGCAGCAACTATTCCAGCTAAAAACCAAGGTGGTCAAGCTAAAGGAAGAATAATCTATTCTTAATAAAGTAAAGATAGAGGAGGATTAATATGTACATAAGTATAACAGAACTACATAATGTTAATGTAGTAGGAAATAGTTTTAGAATAACTGAGTATTACCCTGTTGTTAGCAATGGTGTAATTACTGTTCCTGTAGAGCAAGATAGAATACATCCGTGCTTTATAGAAGTATATAATAGAAATGCTCAGTTAGTACAATTAGGACACATGGTTCCTATGCCAGGTAAAATAGATGCTTCTTTAAGTCTAGAAGAATATAGAGCTGGTTTAGAAGAACTACTTAATAATATCGTATATCTATATCCAGATATGAATATCTATGTGGATAATATTGAAAAGATGTATAGTATGTGGATACAATCAGGTATGACTTATTGTATAAGCGGAATATTGAATGTAACTACACATGCTGGGGATATATATATGAGTAACTTTAAAGAATTCTGGATACCTGAATTCGATATTGGTACTAGAATATCAAAGCAACAATTCTTAAACTCTGTAAAGAGATTCATACCAGAAATCACATCAAGTGTACTAATGAGTGATGCTCTTTATAAATTTGCAACTGAATATATAATGAATGACGACGCTTCTATAATATTCAATGCAAACTATTCTACAGAAGAAATGACTAATTTCATTACAGGACTATTACCTAATATGACTGCAGAGAAATTACTTAATATCATTAATTCTAGAATAGATGTAAACTTATTATATGACTATTATGATCATATGGGAAGACTTAACTTTGCACCAGCAGTAGCAAAAGCATTATTATATTATCATGCTAATGTTATAAATGCTACTCGTACAAAAGTAAGAACTTCATTTGGTTTACCAGAAAATAATATAGATATGGTACTTACATTACCAGCTGATGCTTATCTAAACGTACATGCGTCAAAGGATAATGCAGTTATTAGTATAATGTAGACTATCGAATCTTATATGGTTATCAGTTATTTTAGTAAAACGATAACCATATATCTTTGGATAGTTTACACTATTATAAAATATTAATTAACTTAAGGAGGAATTTAAAGATGAACATTAAGAAAATGTTAAAGTGCTTTGAAGCTGAGCTTAGCACAATGATCAATTACCAAACAAGAGAGAAGTTAGCAAACTTCTTGATTCAACAAGGACTTTCTGTATATGGAGGTCAAAAGAGACTTGTTGTCATGGAACCTACAGGAAGATACGTGTATAAAATTGCATGTGATCTAAACGGTATACAAGATAACATAAATGAAGTTGCTTGTAGTGAAAAACTTAAGGAACTTTCAGAAAAAGGTCTTATCAACAGAACAGATCTTACACTTTTTGCATTAGCAGAAGTTGAAGATGGAGATCCATTTGTTATAAGACAAGAACTTGGAAAACATTATGAAGATGACGCTAAATTTAGAGATTTCTATAATAGAGAAAGACAAGTAAGAGGAGATAAATCTTCTGCAGACATATTTCCTATTTATGTAAATAATAATGAAATCTATGCGTCTCAATACAACAGAATAATATCTATATTATCAAAGTATTTTGTAGCTTCAGACGTATCTATTACTAGAGAACCAAGAAACTACGGATTCAATACTAATGCAGATAGCTTGATATTATTTGATATGGGATCTGTAATACCAGTATTTACTAATAACTACGGGCAATTAGATTATCCAGAATGTCCACATTGTCATCAACATAGCCTAGTATATGTTCCATTTATACTTGGTAAAAACGTATCTTCTGATACATTAATGGACATTGGTGGTCAATATGGATGTACTAATCCAAATTGTGATTTAGCTATAGGATCAGAAGTAAATGTAACTGTAGCTATTCCTACTGAAGTAGCAGATCAAAATGTGTTTAATAAATACTTTAGAGAACATATGCCTGAAGTAAATATTATGAACTTAATACATGGATTTAGCTGGCTTCCACTTAATCCACTAAACGTTAATAGTATAGTGGAACTTAAGAATGATATCTATAATGCTACTAGAGGAGCTATTAACGTAACTCATGAAGCAGATATGATAGCTATTTGGAATAACTATATGACTAGAAGTGCTAGTATTATTATATCTGCTATACCTGAATTACTTGATATGCCTGTAGTAATGCAAGGTGGATTCAAGTCATACAGTCAATTCTATCAAGAAATGATGAACTTTATATTATCAAGAGCTCCACAAACTTTTGATAACGTAATAATAAGACACTTGGTATCAATGTTATATCTAAGAGCTCTTACATTACAAACTAATAGACTTGATATGTATGCTGAATTAGTAGAAGCGAATAACTTGATCTTCTTTAGACAAGTTATGGAAAGATACATCCAAATGCCAGATCAAGAAGTGGCAATGTTATTTAATGCACTTAAGGGAATATAAGGAGGAATATAAATATGAAATTTCAATCAAGAAGTAATAACGCAGGAGTGGTAAATGGATATAATACTACTCCATCATATAACCAACCAGTAGTTCAACCACTAGTAACTACAACAAACTATGGATATAATAATCCAGTAGAAGTCCCATCACTAATGGGAATTTCTATCAATAGTAACTTTGCAAAATCTGCAAACACAGTTACAACTGCTAAATTAGGAAGTATGTTTAATGAAATATTAAACTTATTACCAGATTCAACTTCTACAGATGCAGCTATAAATCACTTAAAGTCTTTAGTACAAAACAGAAAGCTTTCTGTTGATAAGGATATGAATCCTGTAACTAAAGTGTTTGCTGAAAAGATTAATACTGGACTTAAAGATCTATTAGCTAAAGATTATGTAACTTTTGATAAAGTTATAGATGAAATCATAGCAAAAGATACTCCAGAAGTAGCACCAGTAGCAACTACACAAAAATCTAGATATGCTGCTGGAAAAGAAAATCATCTTTATGATTTCTTTAGAGCTGTAGTTAACTATATGAATAAAGAAGGAATTAAGAATGTAAATAATTCTGGAAAGTTCAATAAAATAGTTACAGATATGATATCAGATACTAAAGCAAAGAAATTCTCTGATATCATTAATAAGTTCAATATATTAGAACTTCATGAAGACTTTAAAGCATTTTTAAGAGGAGGTATTTAAGAATGAATGATTTAGAATTAGTAATTTGCCTATATAGAGGGCTTGCAGAATATGCGAGAATGAATGACGTTGACAGCTGGAACCAAAAGAGATTGATAGTTTATACTCCAGTAAAACAACACGGAGACTACTGCTTCACTTGTATCGTAATTAAGGATCTTAACTTAATTACTACTATTCCACAACTAGTAACAGGAACTTATGATGAAGTTCATGCTGTTATAAATGAGTACAGAAATACTCCAGGAGTAAAGGTTATGGAAATAGAAAATGAGACATTAAAGACTAGGTTCAGCAGCAACTATAGCATAATGCATCCAGGTTCTAATATATTGGCTATAAGTGGTAAGGATCCGCTTGATATAATAGCTTCTGCTATTGATAAAGCATTTGAAGATTATATTACAGCTATGGAAGAGTTCGTAAGAACTTATCCAGGAAATAATGCATATAACTTAACTATGTTACTTCCAAGCTGGACTTATAGAACTAATACTATGTACAAGCCATTTGGATTCAATCTATTTACTTCTACATCAGGTATAGATGTAGTTCATAGAGGAATAGAAGTAAGTCCTAATGGAGCATTACAATACGTAGGTAATACACAACTTTCTGGTGAAGTTGTAAGATCAGTTAAACACGATAATATTAAATAGAGTAGGTTGACAACTCCCCACTTTAGAGACAGAGTAAAATCGGTTTCTATTGTGGGGTAACTTTTTTATAACGAAAATACCAGGAGGAATAAAATGAAAGAGTTTAAAATGGTAGTAGAAGACGAGAATAATCCAAAAGAGATTAAAAGTATGTTTGATCTGTATGTCGTATGTAGGCATTCATATGAAAACTGGCTAATGAAATCAATTCCGAATACTGCAGATATATTTGCACTTAAGAAAGAGTTTGAAGCTCTTAAAATAAGTAATATGTCTGAAGAAGAATGTTATGATCTATTGGATAAAGTAGACAAGACTAAACTTATAAGTGATTATTCTTTATACGAGTTAGTATGTATTCATAATGCATGTACTAGTCTACTTGTATTATTATGCAAAGATCTAGATAAAGACAGTGATCTTTATAATAGTATAGAAGCTGTAGAAACTATATTAGCTCAATTATATAATAGATATATAGGATTACCGAAATCTCATATAATTATTACATATATATGGAAGATGGGATTTCATTTACCATCAGGACACGAGTATATAGATGTAGTAGATGAAATGTATAAATATGATTATACATTTGGTAATGAAAAAGTGGTTAAGTATGCACATGAACTATTTGATGATGTAGCTAAGATATACGGAGGTAAATAATAATATGTTTGACTTATTAAGATCAATAGGAGACAAAGTATTTAATAATGGGGTGAATAATGACATGAATAACCTGCAAAAGACACAAGATCAAGTGATGATTGAATTACGTAAGATGCGTGCTGTCGATAAAACACTTAAAATGCTTTCTGGAAAAGATTATGATGAGGATCCAATAACAAGAGCTAAAAATACAATAAACGGAAAGTATGATAAGTATGTAGGTGATTGGGATTTATTTATAGTGTATAAAGATTTATGTAAAATATTAGTAGCTAAATTTGGATTATAAAAAGGAGGTTATATGGATATAAATACAGAGATAACTCTAAACAGGATTGAAAATCAGATAGCTCATTTACAAAGTTGTATTGATGCTATTATGAATGAAATGGGAATATGTGTAGACGATGGTTGTGCAGAAGAAGATTATGATCCAAGATACGATGATTAATTAATAAAAGGAGAAGTGATATAATATGGTTATTACAAGAAAAGAAAAAGCAGGATTTGGAAAAGATAAGGAAAAGACATTAGAACTTATAGCAAAGCTACCTAAGGACATAAAGGACGCAGCTTTAGAATACTTAAAAGGATATTCTTCGAATAGTCCAGTTATGAATGAGCTTATAGACTCAGCGGTAGAAGCAGTGGCTTCAGGAGCAACACCTATCAATACAATAGATTTACCAAAAGGAGTTACACCAGTATCATCTAAAGAATCTACTGATAAAAAGATAGGTACTAATCTAGCTTCTAAATTTGGTAAGTCTTCATTTGGAGAAGCTATCAATACTTTAGCAACAACTTCTACAATAGCTCAACTTGAAGATGGCGTTGATGGAAGCTCTAAATATGTTAATGCTAAAGAAGAACCTGTATCAGCTGCAGCTGCTGTAGTAGGAAATCATATAAGTAACCTATTAAGAATTGCTGGGTTCTAATCCATATCTAAAATAAAGAGTTGAAATATACTCTTTATTTTTTTTATTTATTGTTTAACAATGCTAATTTTATGTAACAAGCATTCTGTCTTTGTTTATTTTATAAAACAGATAAACATATATATTAAGATGTTTTTAATGATATATAATTTAAAAGGAGGATTTTAAGAAATGATTAAGTTTAAAAGGAAAACAGACGAGGTAGAGAAACTATACTCTAAATGGTTTAATAGCTTCCAATTTACTGGGTTTTTAAATGAGAAGTTATTGAATTCGCCAGACAGAGACTTCTGGCAAGCAATGTTTAATGATGTATTTACAGATTGTTATACATCATCTATATATGAAGGAGTGCTCGTAGCATACAAGGAAATACCTTATAGTGAAGCAGTATTGCAGAATACTATCCTTCTTACTAATAACGACGAAGATATATACAAACCTACAGAAGACGTATATGCATCTTTATATCCAAGTAATGTAAAGATCTATCGTTGTATGTTTGCTATATCGCCAGTAAACAGCCCGTCGGCAAAAGTAGGAGCACAGCTTTATAATACATTAGAAAAGCTTAAAAGAGATGATAATGGAAACTTTATTGGAGAATTCGCAGGATGGACTCCTGTTCCAAATGTATTAAACTTCTTTGAAACTCAGCTTTCTATTAACGAGTTCAATGTGGATAAGTTTAAGAATGACGAAACATTATTAGCTCAGCAACCAGTTACCATTATAGTACCTATACAAGAGCGTACAGGATATTATAATATAAACGGACAAGATAGAAGACCTCTACTTGGAGAAACTTTCTATTATAATAAGACTATATATGGACAACTAAAGTTTTTATTTAAGACTAGAAGTAAGCGTAATTTTAAGATATATGACGCATACTTCTCTGTAGGTATTTATACAAAGAATAACTACAATAAAGAAATATTTTATATAAAGTTCTTTAAAGAACAATTCGTCAATCCATTATTGGTTTTTGAAGACTATGAGACAGAAGAGCTTATGAAACACTTGCTAAAATCTGATCTTTCGCCTAAAACTCGTGAGATACTTCTTAATACTTATGAGTGCTATTTACTTGAAGTAGACCAAGTTCGTACTAAATACAAGAATAAGATACCTACTTTAGTAAAGTATATTCAAAAGCCGGATGACGAAGGTTTTGAAAAGAAAAAGCAACAGCTTCTAGATGAAAGACGTAATAATATAGATTATGAATATGTAGAAGATGTTGACGATATACTTATGGATGAAGATCTAGAAGAAGTAGATGGAACTAATAGCATAAAGACCGATCAACCATTTACGGTTAATAGAAATACTATAACACTTAATCTGTTATATAAGCTTATAATGGGATATGATGGGAAAACTTGTTATTCTTTCTATAGTCATCTTGGAACAGAACTTCTTAAGATTACAGATATGAGTAAATCTGGATATAGAGGAGGAAGTAAGGCAGAAACTTCTGTACATCCAAGAGGAATGCAAATATTTAAAACTATGGCATCTAATAGTGATATTATGATGACTAATGATAACTGTAATCCAATAGATATATTCAGAATGGTAGCTTATAAGAAAAAAATACTTGAAATGGGTACAAACTCAAGTAAAGGTGGAGGTAAATCAGCCTCTCTTCCAGATCACGAAAGATATAGATATTTTGGAGTTAATTATGGTATAATAGATAGCCATACTGTAAAGAGTCCGAAGACATCTGGAATACAAGGTAATGCTAATATATTACAATTCTGGGCTGATAGATTCATATATAGAGATGAATATGAAGTAAAGTTAGATAAATAAAGGAGTGAAATGATTATGAATGGAATGGATAATGAAGCATTTCGTAATGATATAATGAAATTTATTAAGTATCTTAATAAATGGAGAGAGTTTACAGGTGACTACGAAAGAGAGCCTTTAATAAGCTATAGATATCCTATGACTATTAGTGTATACATACGCACTGATATACTGTATCATCACGTAAACATGTATAAACAAACACGCAATAGTAAGTGGATATCTAAATATTGTGATTTAGTTATGGGTATAAAAGAGACCGAAATACCTCATGTTTATGAATGTGTTAGAGCGTATAATAATAAGATGTCTAAATTAATAACAAGAAAAAGAGGAATGATAAGATAATTTAAGAGGAGGAATATAAAATGAGTATACTAAAGAATGAAAAGGATGAATTAATTGATATTTTAGAAAACATAAAAGGTGATCCATGTGAAAATGCTTTTGATGATCTGATTTTTATGTTCTATAAGATAGATGTAGTGCACCGTAAAATGGATAAGGCATTAGAAAAGCTTAAGAAAGTATATAGTTCTAATACTAGTACTGTTTTAAGAAGAAAAGTGCTAAAAGAATTTAAAGAGTTACTATCATACGTAAGTTTATACAAACCATGGGTATATAGTAGTTATTATGTAAAACTTAGTAAAGATCTAGCTAAACAGATCACACGTAAAAGAGGGAGAATATGAGAATAATATCACTTGAATTTGTGAATCATGTTAAACTTGGTACATTTAAAATGAAGTGGGATAATTCTATTATATCTATAGTAGGAGCAAATGGAAGTGGGAAATCATTCCTGCTTTCATCTGTACATCCATATGGAAGCTCTGATAGATATAATAAGGCTTATCCTGTAATTCCAGAGAAACCTGGATATAAGAAAATAGTCTACGATGTAGACGGAGTTTTATACGAAACTATACACGAATACGTTCCACATAAAAATACTCATAAGTGTAAGTCATATCTTAATAGAATAGTAAATAATAATACTGAAGAACTTAACCCTACTGGGAACGTAGAGATATATAAGGACTTAGTATATAAGCATCTAAAATTCAATTCAGATATATTTGATATAGGCTTTATATCATTTAAAGCGAATGGTATAACTGGTACTCCTACTAATAGAAGAAATGTATTAGAATCTACTGTAGACATGAGTCTTCTTAATAAAATGAAGTACAATGTAGCAACTCTAGCTTCTTCTCAAGGAGCTCTAGTAACTATATCAAAGAAGAAACAACAAGAATTACTAGAGTATGGAACTGTAGAATCTATAAAAGAACGTATAGATAAGTATAGAGCAGATAAGGTTATATTTGAGAAAAAGATACAAGAGATAGACTCAAACATAAATGCCACTAGAAGCTCTCTAGAGGGCCTAGAACAGCTTGATGAAGCTATCCTACCTAGTATAAGTCTATTGATAGAAACGCTGTCTAAAACGTCTCTAAACGATTATAATGAGCTTTTAAACGCCTATAATGAGGCAAGAGCTAAATTAGACAGTATTTCTAAGAGAAGTGATGATTTATCTAGAATAAGAAATGAAATAAATGATAATATGCTTATGCAAAAGAATAAGGTAGAATTAGAAGAAGCTCTTAAAAAGAAGAATGAGTTCTCTAAAAGTTTATTCGATAAGCTTAATAAATACATAACAAATCCAGATCTATTTGGAGTACAGAATGCTGAGAAAGTTATGTCTGATTTTATAAAGATACTTGGATATGTAGAAAAGCTATCTACGCCTATAAGAGTAGCTGATATAAATGAGCTTATAAAGAATAAGAATACTGAAATAGAAGAGATGCAAAGTCTTATAAATAAATTCGAGAGAGCTCTAGATCTATCAGATGGAAAGAGCTATACTGTTCCTTATGCTGATAACTGTAATACCTGTGAACTTTATCGTAAGTTTATAAAGACAGGAGAATTCATAAAGAATAATCAAAGAGCTTATGATAGTAATAAAGATATTATAAAGACTATAAAGTATGATACTGTATTGCTAGATAATATAAAGGCGGTAGGAAGTTCTGTATGGAGTAATGATATGAGCATAATATTTACTCCAGAAGTTATAAATAGATACGGACTTAAGGATATAAATGACTTTCTATCTAAGAATAACTCTCCAGATGTACTTCAAAGCTTTATAAATGCTATCAAAGATACATATTATGACTACTTAAGATCTAAAGAAGAAGCTTCTCAATTAGGCTTTAATATATCAGAAACAGTTTCTCGTATAAGAAACATAGCCTTTGATTTAGAAGAAGTAGAAAAAGAATTAGAACTTCTTAAGACTGATTTGGCTAAATATAAGTCTATAGCAGAATCTAGAGTATCTGATATAAGTATACCAGATAAATATAAATACTTTAGAGTACACGATCTTATAAAGCTTTCTAATGATATAAATACTTCTAGAGCTAAGATAAAAGAGCATACTGTAAGATATAATGAGCTATTATCTGAAAGAAAAGAGATAGAAGCTAAGATAGAAACTAATACTAGAGAAAGAATAACTCTAGAGCTGAAGCTTTCTGAGCTTGAAAGTATATCTAAAGAGCTTAATAAGTTCTTAGAAGATAAAGAGATTATATCTAGATGTAGAGAAATTATAGATAAAAATATACCTATAATGCTTCTAGAGAATAATCTGAAGTTCTTACAAGATATGACGAATGAGATCCTGGCAGAGAATAACATTCCTATTCAAATAGAAATAGATATAAATAATAACGTTATAGTTATTCCTTGTACTATAGAAGAATCTCTTGTACCAGATGCTTCTATGCTTTCTGCTGGAGAAACTTGTCTTGTAAGTCTTATACTAAATGCGTGTATACTGCATCTACTTGGATATAATATAATGTGTCTAGATGAAATAGATGCAAATCTAGATGTAGAAAGACGTAAGCAATTTAATAATATAGTAGTAACTATTATGGCTAAACTAGATATAGATCAAATATGCTGTATCAGCCATAATATAAGTAGTACCATAGATTCTGCTACAATAGTACAAATAGGAGAATCTCAATACGAGGTTTTATCAAAAGATATAATAAAAATTTAAAAGGAGTGAATGGCAGTGGAAGATAACTATGTAAGCGAAATCATAAGAAAATATCAATTTTTGAGAGTGGGAAGAGGAATTTCATTTAACTCCAACGGACAAGTCGGTACGCTATTCTCAAATTCTCAACTAAAACCAGATACACTTGCAAAGATGGCAGAAGGACTGAATCACTTCTTAGAATACTTTTATCATACAGATATAAATAAGTATGAGCATATAGGTAGATGGATGTTTATGAAAATACTTTATATAACACAAGATATAAAGGAAGTTCTTAGACCAGATCTTAATAACTATGACTTTAATAGAGATCTACTTATACGCCAGTATATTCTGCCAGATTCGTTTATACTAGAATATATATGTGAATATGTGAAAAATTGTTCCAAAGTCGATGTAGACGAGAATGAAGCTACAACAGAAGTAACTCTTCGTAATGTAGACTGTGCTGTATTACACGCTCTTACTGTAGTAATAAAGTTTACTTATATACTTACTACAGAAATAAGAGGAGACAAGCGTTACGAAGAAATCCTATCAGAGTATATAGATACTATACTGCATGATATAATAAAGACATCTGAAAAGTATTTTGATTATAATAATGACTTTGATCTAGACGAAGAACACAATCACATAGTAAACTTTATGTTTAAACTTTATGAAAGAGAATGGACAAAGCAAAATACTTCATTCCAGCTTAAGTTTGAAGAAATAGGACGTGACGTAGTAAAGCTTTCACTTACATCTATGACAAAGATATTCACGTCTTTCAGAAAGTATGTTCCATCTCTAATAGATGTAAATAATCCCAAATACTTACCAGAAGATAATCAAAAAGTAGCTCCAGTATATTGGACTATAGATAAAGACTGGACTGAATTTGCTCTTGTAAATAAGAATATAATAGGATATGTTCGTAATACTACGAATAAGATTATAAAGAAACAAGATAGTAAATCAGTAATACCAAACGTTAATATCCCAGACTTTATGCAAGATGTATCTTCAGACGAGTCATATGTACATAAAGAACATGCACTTTATTATGATAAGAAGAAGTTTATGTATGAAAGATCTAAGAAAACTACACTTAAAATATTTACAGATGCTATAAAGACTCTAGATGAACTTGATAAAGATAACTCTGTAAATACAGATTTACTTAATAGTATGAGTATAGCAAAAACACACGTACTTAATAGATATATACTAAATAAAATACTACTTGCACTTACTGGAGACTGTAGAATATATGTAGATCAACTTGGAGCCTTTTCTAAATTCTTATTACTATTATTCTATGAAAGGGTAAAAAGACATCCAGAACTTCAATTCTTACAAACTATAATAAAATGCATGACTATGATGCCTACTCATAGTTGCCTATATTCTTTAGAAGATATAGGAGAAAGCTTGAAGAAGTTTGGAATACACGATGTAGCACCACAAGTATTTGCAAAGCTTATTCCTGTTTATGTTAGAAATGACTATTCTGATTCTCCAGACTTGAATGATATGCTAGATTTTTATGTATTTATGTCTAATCCATCTAGAATAAGAGCTCTTATTTATCCTGATAGATATGAAGAAGTAGATATTAATCCTAAATATGAAAGAGATAGAGTAGCAAATGAATATGAAGCTCCTATCTTAAATGAAGTTATGGAGGCGATAGCTAATGGATTTAGGGCAATCGCATAAGCTCTTCTTAGACTTTGTAAGAACAGAGCTTAATGGAAAGGGAGGACATTATACAGGATGGATAAAGATAGATGGATCTCGTATATGCAATGAATGTAGTAGACATAAGCGTAAGACTCTGTATGTAATGCTTAAGGAAGGGTTCAGGCCTTTCCTTAAGTGCTTCAGAGCGTCGTGTGATATAAAGCGTTATATAACTAGAGCAGACTTCCAAGCATTTGGCTTCAATAATAAAGAAGCTATAAGGTCTCTATTAGACGATACTATATCTTATAATAGTAAGTCTGAAAGAGATGCTTCAACTGGAGTTCCTCTAGTAATAACAGACGATGTCTTCGATAGAGTACAGCAAGATTACTTTGAAGCAAGAACTAATGTAATACTTGATGAGAATGCGGGTATTATATTTAGAGTAATACCTAACTTAGCAGAAGCTATAGCAGAAACATATGAAGATAATCCCGAAGTAGTGGCAAAGTTTGGAGAGACTAAGATAAAGTCTAATAAGCATAATATAACCTTTGCTACTGAGAATTATAATATGTTTTTCTATAGAGATATATTTGCTAAAGATATAAAGCTTAAATTCTCTACAGGTACTACAGAACCTTATAGACTTTATACATCAGATAAGCCAGAATACCTTATAGTAGCAGAAGGAGTATTCGATATAATAAACGTCTATACTAAATATGCAGTAGTAGACGATGGAGTCTATATAGCAACAGGCGGAGCTCAGGCTATATTTAATGAGATATGTAATACTTATACTCAGCATATAGAAACAGTAAAGAATCTTGTAATATTTGCAGATAGTGATATAAAGCTTGGAGAGAATAAGTATACATATGATAAGAAGTTCTATAATAGTCTATTTAGAAGACTGAAAGAAACACTGGGAGAAAATGCATTCCAGTCTATATATCTTGTATATAATAAGAAGTCTAAAGACTTTGGAGATATGCGTGAAGAAATACTTCCAGATAAAATAACGATAAAAGGAGAATGATTATGGATCCAGTAATAGCAAAAGTAGTAGCAACAGGACTTATAACAGAAGGTAAAAAGATATTAGCTCATAAGAAAGAGGCTAAAAGAAAGCTTCCATCTGAATACGTAAGGGTGATATCTTGTACTAAAACAGTAGAAGATAATATATATCCTATCGAAATGCAGATAGAAGAAGCGTTAAATGATGTCATAGCTCAAGAAGCAGATAGAGGAAAACTTAAGAATATTACTAGAGTATTCATGAATTATAGAGCCGATATAGGGGATACTATAGTAACAGCTATACTTATATTTGATTATTTGGATAATCCTGGCGAAGAAGAAGTGGTTTATCCAAGAGATATGGAGGATTAATATGAGCTATGTACGTATAGTAGATATAGAATTAGTTGGTGGTGAGCGTTTTAATGATACTTTGGAACTTAGAATAAATGAAGCTATTTATAAAGAACATCCTATTACTCCAGTAAATATAACAGTTATGGATGTTGAAAAGATACCAGAACTTGATGTAGTGAGGTATAAAGTGCTTATATTATTTAAAGGAAGAGGTGAGTGATCATGCATAAAATATATCCATTTCAAAGTAACGCATCTTCTACAGAGTATGATAAGAGATATAAGCCAGATCCTGATAAAGCTACAGAATGGCTTAAACTTATATTAGAATCTAAAGAAAAGAAGGAGAAATCATGAAGCAAGAGATTATAACTGTATTTGGAAAAAAGTATAAAGCTGTGGCTAAATTCTCTAATAATGAAGCAGATATGATAGAAATAGAGCCTTTAATAGAAGTAGATGAACTTAAAGATAAAATAGAGTATTTAGAAAATAAGATACAGTCATTGGAGACTACAATAGTATCGCTTGTGGATAGCTTAAATAATGAAAGAGAGCGTAATAAATTATACAATCCTAAAAATGATATTAATAAAGAAATAGAAGATCTTTATTATGCTGGAAAGGATGTTTTAAATAAATAGGAGGAATATATGGAATATAATGAATACCAATATTGGGATAATGCATACGAAGAACTTGTAGAGACTATTTATAATGATGGAGTATGGACTGATAGTAATGTAAGAACTAAATATGCAGATGGAACTCCCGCTACTTATAAAGCAGTAGCAGGGATATCATTTAGACTAGATAATAGTAAAAATAATGCTTTCTTACTTACTACTAAGCATGTATTGTGGAAGTCTGCTATAAAAGAATTATATTGGATTTATATTATGCAATCTAATAATGTAACTGAGTTAGAGAATTTAGGTACGAATATATGGACGCCATGGGGTATGCCAGAAACGAATAGAAATAAATTAGAATACGTTAGACCAAGAATAAAAGAAATGTATACAGAACTTCCAAAAGTAAAGGTTGCTGATATTATTAATCCTAACCCTGAAAAAATATATAAATCTAATTATGGTGACTTTTATATAGTAGAACGTATAAAGAATGATAATGGGGTACATGATGAGCATCCAAAGTTTAAGATACAATTTCTAGAAACCGGATACATAAAAATAGTGAGTGGTTCATCTATACGTGATGTACCAAGTGTTATGGATCCATATCACAGGTCAGTTATGGGTATTGGTTATATGGGTGACTGTAGAGCTAAAGATATATCAGATTATTTTGGTGTTTATTTAGAAAGGTGGATAGAAATATGGAGAGGTATTATAAAAAGATGCTGTAGTACAGATCCTAAAAGACTTAAGTACTACAAAGATATATTCGTTAGTCCAGAATTCCATTCATGTGAATACTTTTTAAGATGGGTTATGATTAGTAACAGATTTGGAAATAGACATTTGGATAAACTATATGTAGATAAGGATTACTACAATAGTAACTACTATGGTGAGGATAGCTGTGTGCTAGTTACGCCTAAGGAAAATAGTCAACTGGCATCTGAAAAATATTTTAGATTTGATAATCAATTTTTCTTCTCTATTAGAGACTTGTATAAATATATAAACGAGAAGTATAAGCTAAGGATCCATACCGATAAAACGTATCATAATACGTTGATCACTAAGATCATTAATAGTTTGCTATCTCCTGAGCATTTATCAGACGATGATATCTGCATAATCCCAAATAAAGAAACACATGGAGCGTTTCCTAGATTTTCTTTAGAACCTTATGAAACGATCGGACCTGCTTATGGAGCTGCTCTAAATATTCCTACATTTGGATACAAGAATCAACTTGAATATGTAGTAGAAACTCTTAAGAAGGATCCTAACAGTCGTAGAGTTATGATAGACTTATGGGATGTAGAAAAACTTCATGAGATGGCTCTTACTCCATGTTGCTATAACATATTATTCAATATACTAGATGGAAAATTATACATGCAACTTAATATCAGAAGCTCTGATATTGCACTTGGACTTCCATTTAATATATTCCAATTCCAAGTATTACATAAACTTATAGCTCACGAAGTAGGCGTAGAACCAGCAGATATGATAGTAATGATATCTAATCTTCATTATTATGATAGACATGAAGAAAAGCTACTTAAGCAATTAGATTCACCTATTGTATATGGTGATGCTAAACTTAGAATAGAGTATCCAGATTCTATATGGGATTTTAAACCAGATATGGTTCATGTAGATGGATATAATCATGGTCCTAAAATAGACTTTGAAATAGCAATATAAGGAGGAATTATGAATTATAGACTTAGTATAAATATACAAGCACCACATGATGATGCTGATATAAGAGGTCTTATGGCTCATTGTATGGAGATGATATTTGGACTTTATATATTATCTCATACTGGAGAGAAAGAGTCGATAAAGACTTATGTAAAGTATATTGATAAGAGCGAAGGTGAAGCAGATCTTATAGTAGAGTTTGATAACATAGTTAAAGACGATAAGTCTGATATGTATAAGCTTGCCACTGGAGTTCTTATCAGAGAAGAAATAGAAAGCAATAAAAGCCTTTATGATTACATAGAAAGTATTGAAATGGAGGATTTGAGTACTTATGATAAAAGCATTATACTCTAGCATATGTCAACTAATTAGAACTAACTTTGACAGACCGCAACCTCTTAGAGTAAAACATCGGGTAGAATTTACTGTATATTTACGTGATTACTCTAGTGTTCCTGATGCTGATGATAATATTCCATATAAAAATACGTTAGCACATATTGGAATGTTAATAAAAGAGACAGCCGGGCCTAATGTATCTGAAAGAACTATAATGGACTCTATGAATGTATTTATAAAATATAGATATCCTGAATTAAATGATGTGGTAGAATCTATAAGATTTATTATAAATGTTGAAGATTCTAAGCAATTTAGAGACAGATTATACAATTGTATATACAACCATAGATTAGAGCCTAATGGATGGTATGTTAAAAGTTATGAATTAGATATTCTATCATAAAGATTGGGAGATTAATTTCTCCCTTTCTTTTTTTTATTCCTAGTTCCATTCCAGACAATATATAGTATGCAAATTAACAAATGAAAGGAGTAATCATGGCTAAGAAAAACAAGAAAAAAAGATCGCAGAATGAAGATCTTGCAACGAATAGTTCTCTTAATGCTTCTCAAGTAGGACCTGTTAAAGTACCTGATCCTATTCCTAAAGAAGAGCTTATAGGAGTTTCTAAGCAAATAAATCCTTCTGCTTCAGATAAACCTGCACCTAAATCAGCTGCTGATAAAGCTTTAAAAGAACTTCAAGAAGTAAGCGAAGTTAATAGAAAACTAGAAAGAGAAAACCTTAAGCTTTCTGGAATACTTGTAGACGGACTAGCTCCATCAGAAGTAACTCTAGATAACGTTACAGCTATAAAGAGTAATCCAGATAGTAGTATATTTAATCTAGTTGGTAAAACAGCTAAAAGACAGAATATGTCTGAAATTATCAGTAGTTCTTTAGAAGAAAGACTTCGTAGTATAGTATCTTCTATGCCTACTGGATTATATGGAAAAATACTTCAAGCTAAATATAATAACTATTTAGAAGAAAATCTTCCAGTACTTAAGCAATCTGCTACTATATTTATAGATGATGTGTGTAATGGATCTTATAGAGGATCTGAAAATGGAAATGTAAAGCGTTTTAGATTCTATAGAGAAGGGGTAGAAATTACTGATGAAAAACAAGTAGCTAGAATGGAGGCTATACTTAATCCTACAGAATACGATAGAATAGCTACTAATAGAATACCTTTTAATGATATAGACTGGCAAACAGATTATTCGAGTTGGAAGGACGGCTATAGTCTAGTAAGACTTATACCTAATAAAAAGATAGCAAAGGAACTTTATCTTAAATATGTAATACGTAATGTAAAGCTTAAGAAAACTAAAAAGAATATAGAAAACGATATGAAAGAAAGAAACTTTACTCCTCCTGGTGTATATGATATTACTGCTAATACTAATATAAAAGAAAACCTGGATGAGGCAAGTTTAAAGATACTTAGTGCTAATGAAGCAGCTTCTGCTATGGGATCTTTCCTAAATGCTAAAGAAGCTTTCAGAAGACATTTTGATGGAAATCTATTTGAATATAATGAGTTTATGTACCATAGAGACGAATCTATAGATAAGTTCTTGACTAGATCTGTAGAAAGTGCTGTATATCCTATATATAATACTGCTAAATATAATATAAACGAATCTGCAGATATACTAGCAGATGATAACATCTATAAAGGATGTTATTTTACATACGAACCTTATAACTATACTATACCTACTTTATTAGAAGTTACAGAACAAATGCGTACTGCACTATCAAATGTACAAGATAATGGTATAGAATCATTTACAGAAGCTTTTGATAGTATGAATCTTGATAATATGACTGTCAACGATATCTATATGAATAGATGGGAATATAACGACGAAGAAGAAGAAAATATAGGAATGGAAGCTTCTGGCATAGATCTTATAGATAATCCTGGTAGTATGAACTCTGGAAGCTTTAACGAAGCCACTGGTGTAAGAAAGAATGTAGAGAATAAGATAGCAGAAAGAAGTGTAAGCTCTGCTCGTATAGAAAAGATGTTTGAGACTATTACTGGAGAATCTATAGAATATCTAGATAATACTCGTACTATTCCTATACTTGTAGGAAATAAGCTTATAGGAGCCTTTTATATAGAATACACACACCAAGATGTAGAACACTATATGGGACTTAGACAGCTTATGAATAGTAATATGGTATCGTCTTCTGATACAACTGCCTTTGGTATAAGAACTGAAGAACAAGAAGAAACTATTGGTAGACTTGTATTTGGAGATATTATAAAGCCTCTGGTAGAAAAGAATATGGATACTAAATTCCTAAAGAATAACCCAGATGCTCTTAAAACTATACAAACACTACTTAAAGAAAACGAAGTATCTGAAACAGCTACTGCAAGTACTGTAGATAGACAGAATGGATTCAATTTGTCTCGTATTATATTTATTCCTGCAGAAGAACTTATATTTAAAAGAAATGGTAAAACAGGACTTGGAGAATCTAGATTCAATCTTGCTCTAGTACCTGCTAATGCTGCTATATTAGGAAATGAATCTTACTTAGCATACTTACTTATAGATAGTAAAGGAATGAGCTTTATTAGTATTCCACAAGGACTTTCAGAAGTACAAGGAGAAGAAGGTACAAATCCTCTTATGGATCAATTTAATGATATGCGTATTACTCGTACAAGACTTAGAGATCTTACGCTTAATAACTATGATCTTGGACATAAGATGATATTTCAACAAAAGCCAGATTCTGGACAAGATGTAAGTATCAATACTATACAAATACCTGCTCCAGAACTAGACGATAATCGTATTCAGCAATGGATACAACAAGCTACAGATATCGTAGGATATAACTCTGCATTATTCAATTCTGTAGATGGAAGCGTAGAATTTGCAAGAAATCTATTTGAAATGAATGAAATGAAGATGCTTCAATTGCTTACATGTCGTTCTAATAAGATAAGACCTTCTTCTGAGCTAGCTACAAGACTACTTAGACTTAGAGATCCTTCTTATGAAGATATTACTGTAGAATGGGTAGCTCCTCCTATAAACAGATCTAATACTCAAAAGCGTTCTGAACAAGCTAAAGAGATATTCGATCTATATGAAAGCTATAGTGGAGTTATGGATAATCTTTATGCTGATAACGAAGATTATGCTCTAGTAGTAGAAGAAGCTAAAAAGCTACTGCTTCAACGTATAGCTGGAGACGATCAAATCATAATGGATATGATAGATAATATCATTAAGCAAGCTAAAGAAAAGAAAAACGTTGCACTTGCATCAGAACTTGACGAAGAAGATGGAACAAAAGGTAAGAAGAAAAAAGAAGAATCCGAAGATGAAGAAGAAGAAGAACAGCAAGAAGAATAATATGATTAAGATCTGGAAAGTTATTATATGGCTTACATTTGTATCGTTTATGATTCGTTATTACGATTATAATTCGTTTGAACCCGTCGTAAAATCAAGATACAAACCTTCTTTTTCTCAACAACCGTCTCTGTAATCCAAGTTATGAAATCTTTGTAAGTATTATTCGGAATATAATACTTCTGTGTAATACTGTATAATATAATTAAAGTAATGCCTTACTTTAGTAGACGCACATAAATAATATAATTCAGGGAGCGTTAAACGTCAATATCTTAGAAAAAATATAAAATAAATAGTATAAATAATATTCAACAATTTCAACATAAAGGCTTAAATCGTATGTTAAGTCTTTTATTTATCTAAATGTTCAACAGAGAAATACATCAGGCTAAGAGACGTATCTAAATAAAGTATGAAACGATTATAATATATAGTGTAATACGATACTTGTATTCCGAATACATATTTATAAAGTTCATATATAAAAAGCATTAATATATTCTTACTGTATAATTATGAAAATATTATAAAGAAAACTATTCCTGTTTGTGTGAAATATATAGTGTTATCAACCATGTAAAAACTAATATTCATAATTATACACTAAATGAACCAATAAAATATTTAAAGTGCATATCTAGCTCCGAACCTCTAGAATGCACGACTCAGGAAATCTCACCTGTGATGACAATTTGTCGTCTGGAAGCTACTAGTAATACCAATCTTATAAATATCGTATATTTAATCCTAACTAAAAACTAAATTTGTATAATGATTTTATATTTTATAATTCCAACTCAAATATACTATATTATAATATAAGATTGGTATGAAAGTGCTCCTATGCATTTTTTTACGTCATTTTATTTGAGCAATAACTATATATACTAGACAGATTTAATAAATTTAAAAGGAGGAATTTAAGAATGATTTATAAAATTTATACAGAAGATGGATTAAGATCCGCACTAGAAGAATGCTTATCGTCTGAACCCAGACCTAATGAAAAGATGGAGCTAGTTCTTCTAAAGCAAGCATTGCAGAGATTTCACGATCATGGAATGACAGGTGATGACTTTGATAATGAAAGATTACACGACTGTATTATAGATATAGTTAAAGATAATTACGATAATATACCTAAGCTTATAAATGAGTTTAATGGACTAGTAATAAGCTATGTAAATCTATTTCATTTCAGACAACAAATAAACTCAAAGAATATTAATGAAATGTTAGATGAAGCGTTAGATAGATTAAAGGAGATAGCAGATGAGTAAATTTATAGTATTTTGTGGAGGAATACCTATAGTATCGAATAAATCAGATAATACAGATACTCATAGTTCAGGAAAACACAAACTAAAATATGACCCTAAAAAAGTTCCTATTCCGATCATAATTGAAGCACATATTAAAAAGGAGACGAAAGATGAGTAAGTATCTGAATAAGTTTAAAACAGACTGGACTAATACAGTATCACAACAGCTTGGAATAAAGATAGCAGATGCAGAAAATATATTCGATAAGTACTGCAAAGATACAGAACTTGATATTTATAACTCTGTAAACTTTCAGACTACAAATATGTTCTCAGCAGACTTCTTTTATATAAGCCAACTCAACTTTATTCTTCAAGAGAATGGCGTTCTATTCTGGAAGTATAATAAGAAAGAATCCGTTATAGGTAAAGAGATAGTTAATAAGATGGCTATCAGACAAGAGTTTAAACGTCTTAAGAACCACTATACAGATCTTGGGGATAAGATACAGGCATCTATATATAAAGGTATGGAACAACGTACTAAGATATTTATAAACTCTTTATATGGATTATTCGGATATATAGCAAGCTTTCTATATAATATAGACGTGGCAGATTCTGTAACTACAGCAGGACGTAATGTAATCGGAGTATCATCTTGTATTACAGAACTTTATGGTGGAGACTTTAAGTTCTACATCGTAAATGCCCATTTAAAGCTCTTAGAGCACGTTTTAAGCGAAGATTGTGATAAACTGAACCAATTATATACCCTAGAGCCTAAAACGACGGAAATGTGCCTTAGAAGCCTTCTAGGAGCACATTACGATAATTACTATGCTATGAATCTATTGAGACAAAGAATAGATAGCATGACTCAAAATCAACGTAACGTACTATATTATAAGAATAATCTATTAGAAAGTCTACAAATACCAGAGCTACGTTCTGTATTAAAAGAGATAATAGAAATAGCACTTAATAATAATAGTCTTATACTAGATGTAGATGGAGGACATTTGTGTAATCCTAGTAAGCATCCACTTACTAAAGAGCTAGTAAAGAAGCTTAATAATATGCTTATAGATATATGTTATGGATTCTATTATTATGACGGAGACTATATAGATGGCGTATATCAAGAAAATATGGAATATGTTGTACGTAATATACAACGTAAGAAGATTGCTCTGATGGATACAGATAGTAACGTTACTGTACTTTCGCATGAAAAAGATTATTTACTTAAAGAGTTTGCAGATATAATAGGAGATAAAAAGAATGATAAGAACTTTAGAGAAATACTTCTTCCTATATTGGCTGCAACTTGGTATATAAGTGCAACGCAACATGGATTTAAGCTTTATAGTCGTAATGTAGGAGTAGATGAAAAGTTTATTCCTATGATAGACTTAGAGTGCGAGCTTATGATGGAAGATTGCCAACTTACTATATTTAAGAAGAACTACATATTTACTAGTATACTACATGACTTCCTACTTAGAAATGAAATGGAAACTCGTGGAGTTAAGTATAAGAAATCAGATTCTAATAGATATATGGCTGGTAAAGTAGCAGATATAGTAGAGAATAAGATAGTGGTTCCGTATGCAAAGCTCGATTATAAAGATCTATTTAATATAATGAAGACAGACGTAGAAGATCTTAAACAGTATATAACGTCTCTAGACTTTATAAAGAACAGTAAATCTCTAGTAAAGATCAAGGATCCTTCTACTCTTGCATATGGAGAAGCCAGACTTAAGGCTATGAGATTGTGGAAATCTCTTTATCCAGATGTAGATATAGAAGTACCTGGTGTATTTGGAGTAGTAAAAGTAGAGCTTACTGATGAGCTATTAGATAATATACAGAACGATCATAAGGATATATATGATGTATTCTATAATACGGCACAAGATCTACACGTATATGCCTTTGCTAATAAGTGCAAGTCTGTAGAAGAAAGATCTAAAAAAGGAGAAAGTAAGATAGATTTCACTACTCTTTCACCAGAAGTAAGATCTTATATGCAAGATATACTCAACTCTGTAGCAAAGTATACAGATAAAATAAACTTTTTGGAAGTTAAAAATGATGTACTTAAGATGTATAATAAGTTCTATTATAGTAACGATCCTCTTAATAAAGAAATAAAGAAGATCTTTAACTTTAATACAGAGTTTGAAAAGAATGTTTATAAGTATACAAAAGAATATATAGGAAGACTAGGAATACCTACAGAACTTGATAAAATGCCTGAAATCTTGAGTATTTATGATGGAGCTATAATAAGTAACGATATAGTATCTGAATATGAACAGTTATTGAGTCCTTTAGTACAAACACTAGGGCTTATAGTACTTAAGAATAAGAAAGGTAATAAAATAACTACAAACGTACTACATACGTTTTAATATAATAAAGGAGGAATAGAATATGATTAAAGAAAAAGAGGTTAAGTACAGACTTATATGTATGGATTGGATTGCTGGTGAATTAAAGTTAGCTAGGAATGAAGTGATTGACTACGTCATAGAAGCTCAATCTACAAGTGGAGAAATTATACATCAAGATCTTTATTGTGAGGAATTAGTAAAAAGATATAAAAACGATGTAGTTATAGTGTTAGATATGGAAGGAACTATAGTATCTCCAAAGAATATTCCATATGCAGCGTATATATTTGAAAAGTTCTATAATTTTACTGAACTTCCCTTCCCTATAATTCAAGTATTGAAGGATGAACCTATGGATGACCTAGCTAGAAAGTCATATAATAGTATATGCGAATTATGTAAAATGAATATGAAGAAAAGATTAGACGTATTGAATCACGATCTAAAGAGACATAAAGACCAGTTAAAGACTCTAGAAGAAGCTATAGAAAACGCTCAAACTGAATATGATATATTATTTGGAGAGTAAAGGAGTACGTTATGATAGATAATATGAAAGAATGCCTAGATAAGTATAATGATATCTTGTATAGATACAATAGTAAAATTATACTGGATAAACCGAAATATGTTGATAGTATATGGACTGACTTTATAAATGATCTGTGTTTACTAGGTATGAGCGAGTCTACTGTAAAGCTACTTCCTAAATTTCTAGATAATAATGGAATTAATGGAGGTATTGGAGAATATATTGCTAATTATGATAACTTAGATAAGATATACAATGAGTTTATAACTACATCTATGACATTACACTATGCAAGAGACTATGTATGGAGAGCCCTTAATGCTATATACGAATCTAATGATATAAATGATATATCTGTAGCAATAAACACTATGATCGTATATAATGAATTAACTAATATGAAAGAAGTCTCTGAACTAGTTAATTATCTTACAGATATATGTACTAAGCATAAATTAGGAATGTTTAAATACGATTCCATATAAATATAAGATACGAGAGGACTAATAATCTTCTCGTATTCTTTTTTTTTTACGACGTAATAAAATGGAAACTCCCCAATATTTCTATCAGGGAGTGTCCATCCTATTTATTATAAACTAGTTAAGTTTCCTAACATGTTTACTTTTCTTAATGATTCTACTGAATCTAGTACAGTATTAGCACTTATACCAAATAATGCAGTATCTTCACATATAAATGCTTTGTATTTTCTAAGCATTTCTTCTCCAAGTTCTTTAACTCTGATATTTCTATCGTCTATTACAGAAGCGTGGAATGTAAAGTTCATTTCTATAATTTGAGGTGATGTAGCGTCAGCATTGAAGTTTGATAATTGTGCTGTTTTTGGCACCATTAAGAACCATAATGCAACGTAGTCACACTTAGTAAGAGTTTTGTTAGGTTTAATATATAACATACCAGCACTGTGAGACCAGTTGTTGAAGTCTTCTTTAAGTCCGTTATATGTAGCGACTCTTGTTTGTTCGTCTGATATAGCGTTCATCCAGTGTCTAGTTTGTTTAGTTAAGAAATATCCAGAAAGTTCTGCAGGTACTCTTAAACTAATTTCATTAGTAGGTTGTTCTATTGTAGTAAATAGAGGTGTACTAAAGAATTGAGTCTTATAAGTAGCATTTTGGATATTGAAGTTTATATCTTGTATTCCATCTACAGATGTAGCAGTTTGACAGATATAGTTCCAGTATCCCTTAAACGCCTTATTAAGCATAGCTCCATTAGGAACGTCTGTATATATTTCTGGATAGTAAGTAGGAAGTAAAATAAACATTGATTTATCTACTTGAGTAAGACCTATCAAGTTATCTTTTGAGTGATCTAGGAACTCACAAGAGATCAATGATTTTCTTCCATTAGCACTAGGTTTAAGCCAGCTTTGGACATAGAGACTGTCGTTAGCTATGACTTCTTGCGCTAGTACTCCTGATTGTAAGTTAGCAGGTGTTGCCATATTTCATTCATCTCCTTTCTATTCTTCAGACTTCACATCAGAAGAGTTCATGATGTGTTCTACTCTGTTATTTCTACTATATGTATGGCCAGTTGTAGATATTCTGAATAATACTACTTGATGTTCTTGTTCAACGTCCAATGTACTTATTTCGGCTGTAGTTATTACTCTTCCTCCGAAATGTCTTGATGGAACTATGATAAGTTTATCAAGTTCTTTCTTCATCTTATCTAAGTTTTCTCTTGTAGGATTAGATATTTGTCTATCTCTAGCAAAGTTTATAGCTATATTAGATATTCTGTTGAAGTGAATACAGCTTCCTACGTTTTTCATATTAGATAAGAATTTAGGTAAGTAAGCTAAATCTTCACCAAGAGCATAATATCCAGTACTTCTTAGAGTATAGTACATTATACATTGCTCAGCAAGCTTAGTTTTGATATTATCGTCTTCAGGAATACAGAAACCTGTACCAGCAGATGCATTAAGCATTAAGCTGTAATCCTTAGAAGAGAAGCTATCTTCAGTTTGGCTTGTTAAGTATGCATATAAACTTCCACCTTTACCTAAGTATTCATACCAAGAGTTGAATCTTGATTGTCCTCCAGTAGTTTGGTCGTTAAACATCCAAGAACCGATACATGGGTGCATGTTGTAGTTCTTTAAATCCTTTTCAAAATAAGAAGCCCATTCGTTTAAAGCTTCAGAAGCAGTTCTTATTCTGTTTTGTGGAGTTCTGATGAAAGTCCAGTCTGGTCTAGTCTTTTCGTGATGTATAGCAGTTTCGTTATATCTAACAAGTTCAGCTATAATATTTTGAAGTTCATTACTGTAGTCGTCACCGAATACAATACAGTCTTTAATAAGAGCAGCATCATATATAGCAGTATCAACTCTTCCTTCAAATACATCTTTAAGCATTTCATCCCAAACTCTATAGTTTTTAAGAGTATCAGTTGTACCTAGAACTTTGTAATTGATTACTTCATCCATATCAAAGTCACCATCATCAAGAACTTCTTGAAGTTGTCCAAAACTTCCTCCGAAGAATTGAAGCTTTTCAGGACAAGATAATACGCTTAATCCAGGAACTGGTCTAGATGTAATTACCCATTCTCCAGTAACTGTATTTCTAACTTTATCTACTAGTCTAGTAATATTCCAGTTAGATAAAGGAGTTTCATCTACGTTTGGATTAGTTACTACAGGTCTGCTGAATTTAGCAGCTAGATCGTCATATCCTTTAAAGAATAATTCGAAGTTAGCCTTAGATAGAGCAACAGCTCCAGCTCCTTCAACATCTGCAAGTAATCCTCCGTCTACAGCAGTCATAGCGTCTTTTACTTTCTTCTTAAGAATAGTCATAATCTTTGCTACAACACCTTCAAGTTCATTTGACACTTTTCTACTTAATAAATAAGCTTCGAAAGTTTGAACTTCGTTTGTAATAGTAAATGGAACTTTACATGTAGCTATAGCTCTATCTCTAAAGTTATAGTTAAATGTCTTTCCTATACTATAATAGAATGGAGTAAAGTCGAAACTATGTTCTTCACTTACATCATTTTCTCTTATAGTACATGTATAATATGGATATCTATTAGATAATCTATCTGATTTAGCATAGATATTTGCATAGAATCTATTTCCATATGTTCCTGTACCTCTATAGCAAAGTCCAAATATAGGATATTGGATAGACTTCACATCTGTAAGTCCTTCTAATACAGCTTTATAAGCCTTTTTCTTAGTATCATCAGGATGAGTGTTTAAGTGAGTTTCTATTTCATTAGCAGTTACAAGAGGTTTCTTAACTCCTGCTACGTTTTTACCTCCGTATAAGTTTTGCTTTTGTCCGTCATCTTCTTTTTCAAGTTCTCCTTCAAAACTTCCGTCTAAAGTAAGTCCTTTTAAATGACATGCGTCAAATCCAAACTCATATAAAGGAATTTCTGCTTCTTTAATATCACTATCAACTACAGCTATAGGCTTAAGTTGATCTTCGATTTCTTTTTTATCGAAACCAAAGTAATATCCTTGTTTGCTTGGTTCAGAAGCATCGGTATTTTTATACCAGTATATTTTTTGCTTTTTAGGACTAGATAAATCGTCTTCGTCACTATTAGCTTTCTTATTGTAAACTGGATCTAGTACTAGAGCTACATAAGCATTTGGATAAGTACTATCAGAAGTTCTCATGTTTACATATCCTAAGTTAAATCCACTTTGAACTGCAGCTAGTGCCCAAGTTCCCATAGGACCATATTTAAGAGTATTCATTTTACCGTTAAGTTTTATGAACTTATTAAGGATATCATTTCCTTCAACATAGATCGCTTCACCAGTTATACCTTTAGGTGAGAAGAAAGGTTGAAACACACCATAATTCCCTGCATCTATTTCTTCTTCTCTTTTAAGAGAGTTATCTATAAAAGTATAGACTGTAGACGCAAATGGAAGTGTATTTTGAGGACCTGTTCTCATTACTTGAGGTATTTTACTAGAACGCATTCCTCTAATTGACATATGCAATTCCTCCTTTGTCGTTAAATTTCATTACAATTGCCGATAATATTTTTAATTAAAAATAGTATCATAAATATAAGCTAAGAATTTTGGCAAAAAATAAATGCATACTCTAGTATACTATAACCGCGCAATATACTAGGAAGTATGTTGAAATATTATTTGTCTAAAAAATCTTAACAACATCATGACAGAACCATTGTTTTTAAGCGAAAATTATGACAAGGAATGATGTCATTTATTTTAATTTTTAAGGAGGAATGTATAAGCATGTTTAATAAAGTAACAAAACAGTACATCGAGAAGCTTAAATCTGAAGGCGGACGCGGAGTAGACTTATTCTCTAACTTTGCTCATTTAGAAAATCATACTAAAATATTAGTATTAGATAGTATAATAGATCACGCTAAAGATGTATTTGGACCATATAGCGGAGTCTACGGAGAAGTAATACTTGATTATAATAACGTAGCAGAAGGAGAATTCGTAGCAGATAACTGTCAATACGTAAAGACATCGGACGGTGCATCGTTCTTTAGTAGAATAAACTTTGGTAATAGATACGGAGTTACTATACTTAAGAGTATACAGCAACAAACAAAATACCTAGCTGGATTTAACGATAACACATCTAGAGATGGTACTACATCGCTTGCTATGCTTGGTGCCTTGACTGCCAAAAACTTTTTAATGTATAATGAACTTAATAAAACAGAAATACCTAAAAATATAAGAACTCTTATTAAAGACGTAATCGGATTTAGTGCTACATCTCTTATGAAAGATGACGCTATAAAGATATACGATGCAGATAAAAAGCAATATCTTAAATCAGAACACTTTGACGGATTTAACTGGGCACTTAATGCAGTAAATACTACAGTAGGAAATACACCAGGATTTAGAGAAGCTTTTGAAAGAGTTATGAAAGAATCTCTTGAAAGTGGATTTGATATTACATCTACATATATGCTTAAGCCAGAAAAGCGTGTAGGAAACTATAAAATAGATATAGAAATAGAAGCAGGTATTAAAATGAAGACTTCTGCCCTATCTCAAACTAAAGTAGAAGCGTTTAAAGATAATATAGCACATACATTTATACTTGGTGGATATATAGCTCCACACAATAGTAAGATATTCGAAGCTATATTTAAAGAATGGTTAAAGCAAATATGCTTGACTAAAGATGAAAATGGACTACTTATCTATAGTAAATATAACAGAAACTTTAAAGGACTTCCTCTTATTCTAGTTACAAGAATGACTTCAGAACAAGAAGACTTCTATAAAAAGCTTACTACAGAAGGTTTCTCATTTAATATGAATGTAAATGGACAGCCTGTAAAAGAAACTATAAGACCTATTATAATGCTTGCACACGATTTAGATAATAAAGTACACTATCAAGATGCTGTAGATGTTTATAATGAAATACTTATAGATCTTAATGCTGTTAATAATAAGCTTAATAGCTTGAGAATAGCTCCGCTTGAATATGGTGAAAAGGGTATTATACCTCCTACTGTATTATCTAAGGCAGAAGATATGGAAGCCGTAGCTAAAATGCTACCTATTATAGAAGCTGGTAAAGTAAAAGTAGATAGATGCGAGTGTGAATGGGATGACGACGGACTTAGTAAAGATCTTGGAGATCCTGTATTATTTACATACGATGACTCTAAATTCGTACTTAGAACTTCATTTGACGGATATACTTTCTTAATGAGCTCTGAAGACGAAGAAATAATAGAAAGAATGAAGCTTAAAAGAGAAAGTCTATTTAATATGAAGAATAACTTCAGTGATACAGCAAATGCAGATATGAATATAGATGCTAGAATAAACTATATGAGTGGAATATCACTAAAGCCTGTTATATATGTAAGAACAGATGATGATTTCCATAATTTCGTAAATCTACTTGATGATGCTTTAGGAGTATTCCAATCTGTACACGTTCATGGAATTATGCCTGGATCGAATAGCTGGGTATTAAAGCGTATAAATGCTCTAAGAGAAAAAGTATTTAAAGAATCTAATAGAGTTATAAGTAAAGTAGTACAAAATAAAGATCTATTAGAAAAGTATGTTCAATATGCAGTAACTTGTACTGATCTTATATACGAAGCTTATAAAGAAGCATATAGATATATAGATAGAGAGAATCCAGAAAAGAGAATCGATGAATACTTAAATGAAAAGTCTTTTAATGAAGTATATAACGTTATTACTGGTATATATGATGATTCTATACTAGAAGCAGCTAGAACTACTTCTGATGTATTTATTGGAAGCTTGTACGTAGGATTTGATTTGTTAGATCTTACTAGAGTAAGAGTTACAAACTATAACGAATGGATGGAAGTACACAACAGAAATAAAGAATTTAATTACCATAAATCAAATGAAAAAGGAGATACAGATGGAAAATAATAAGAGACCAAATATGTACGTATGTAATAGAAGAAACCAATTTATTGCTAACTTGGCTACATTTGTAAGTGCTAGATTCAATGTAGATCAACTTGCAACAGAACTTGATAAAAGCCAAGAAAAGCTTAATGAGGCTATAGAAAGAATTCAAGCTAGTGGAAATGATAACTTGAGAGTACTTGATCTTACTAAAGTAGGAAATATAGCTGATAACGAGTTATTCTCTGAAGATTATGATGAACTTATAAACTTTATTAATATAAGTAAAGAAAACGTTAAGACTCTTGAAGCATTAGATTTCGATGTTAATGATATGAGTTTTAAAGACGTAGCTCTTACATGCTATCAAGTAAGTAAAATACCAGCAATAGTAGCTACTACTCTTATGAATACATTCTTAAATGAGAATGCAGAAGAAGAAGTTACAGACTTATATGTAAATGCTATTGCTAATATCTGTAGTGAAAGAATGAATAGAGAAAGATTCTTAACTGAAAATGGACTTATACCTGAAGGAAAGACTTGGCAAGATGTTACAGAAGCATATACAGAAGCATATACTAACTGGGTATTAGAAGAAGCAGTAAGAATTATTATGAGACTTAAGGCATTTCCTATGTCTTCTGTAGCTATTTATCCAGAAGGTGTAGCAGAATGTAAAGAAAATATAAAGAATATTCTTCCTATTGATATAGATACAAGCTTCCTAGATGATTATGGGTATGAAGATTTGAGTGGAGACGTATTTATGAAGAAGCTTCAAGAAGTTATATCTGATATTCCTGGACTGGATGTAGCTGGAAGAAGAGATATGTTTATGAAAGTATATCAAGAAATAGTAAATATGAATGATAAAAACTCTGTAGGAACTATAGCTACTGGGCAAGAGGCTAATAATCCTCTAGCAAATGGTAATATAGTTACTGCTGTAAACTTACCAGAAGCTACTGCTCATATCTTTTTCTTAGCTTCAAATGATTTATATGATGAAAATGGAGTAATAGAACCTGCTACAGAATATCTGATGGACATAATTGGAGCTGTATTTGATAAGCTTGAAGTTCCATATGGTAAATATACTGCTGCTAGAATACTATCTACATTTATACTTGCAGTACCGTATGTAATTGCATCTTCTATGTTACTTAAAGCTAGAGATAGAAACTTTATGCAAATAGGTAATAACTTAGGAGAATTATTAATGAATACTCTTGCAGAAAGAGAACAACTTGCAAAAGAAGCGAAAGAAAAGGGTGATACTGATGGAAACATCTAAAGACGACGTATTATACACAGAAGCAGACATAATTGAACCAAATAAAGAAGAAGATAAAGAATTAGTAAAAGTTCCAGAATTCGATGAACTTGGTACAGCTGGAGAAAATGCTCCTACTTTTGATGAACTACAAGAAAAAGGATTCTTTCAAAACCCTGAGCATCCTAAAGAAGAATTAGTAGCTGTAGATACTAGCAAACCAGTTGACGATGTATCAAATGATTTTATTACAGCTCCATTAATAGTAAATCAACCAGAAACTAAAGAAGCTATAGAAAAATTTGGAAAAGAAACTCCAGAAGGTATGGTTTCTGTTGTATTAGGGCCGCATTCTGCATCTGTAGAAAAAGTTGACATGATCAACTTAGATGAACTTATGGTAGGAGTTACTAAAGATTATAATCTAGATAGTCTTAAATATCCTGAAATAAAGAAGAATATCCTTAGAGCCTTTGGTACTCTTAAGAATATCCTTATAGATAATAATGATAATATAGAAATGACTAGAGACGACTGGGATAGATTCCATAATAACGTAAGTAAACACGTATTAGTTCTTAAAGATAGAATGGAAGAAGTAGACAAAATACTTAAGATTAAGACTAATGAGTTTAATGCTTCTAAAGCAAGACTTATGGGAAAACACGAAGATATTAAAGATGTAGAAGACATCTTAGGTCCTATACAAATAGAGCTTACTAACTTAGAAACTAGAAGAGCTAATATTCAAAAAGAATATCAAGTTATGAAAGCTATTAAGACTCAAATCTTTGCTAAAGAAAAGAAATATATCAGAATGTTCCAACACGTACAACTTATGATAGCATTATGTGTAATGTTAAAACAAAAGATAGCTGGAACTACAGAACTTCTTGATGAATTCTGTGCTAATCACGACGAGACTACTAAGCAAAAGCTACACTCTTATATAGAATCTATAGTTACTGATGAATGGTTAGATAAACCTATAGATGAAAATACATATACAGATGAATTAGCAGAACTTACTGAAAATAGTCTAGATGAACAGAAAGAACAAGCAGAATACTTTAAGAACCTTGCAATAGGAACTATGTATAAAGTAGCTGAAATGTTTGGATGGGATATCCCGATTAAACCTAACGATGATGCTCCTGAAGCAGATAACTTAGTAGTAAGTCAAATATCTAAGAAACTTATGAACGTAGTAAATGGAACTGCTCCAGAATCATCTAGATTTACAGCAGAAGATAAGCAACAACTATTCGATCTTATAAAGTTTACAGATATCTTTATAGGACAAGGATTAGAAAAGATGCTTGAAAATACAACTGGTATAGCAGATGACTTTAAGAAGAATGCTCTTAAATTCAGACAAAAGCAAATGGCCGTACTAGGTAAACATATGTTTAAAGATCTAGATTGTACAGAAGATAAGAAGAACAGACTTATATCTGCAGTACTATTATCTACATGTAAACTAGATACACTATCAATAGTATTCTATTTAGTGTAATTTTTTATCACAATAAATGATGTCTAGGATATAGACATTCCATTAATCATACCTCGGTTCTCTTTACTTATATATGATTATATCCTTTCCTGCACGTTTCGATATAATTACTTTATAATATTAAGAGGATCGAGGAACTCATTTAATGACGATTTTTTTAATAAAGCAATAAATATATATATTTAGATGTATCTTTATAATACATTATTTTAAAATATTAAAAGGAGGAATTTAGAAATGAAGAAAAAGTATTTAATTAGCATGTTACAAAACTCTTACTCTCTAACTGTTATGATGGGGGCTCTTGTGAGCAGCGTCGATTGGTTAGATAGGAAGACGCTATTACTTGAGGATGGTGAATTAAAAGAAGACTGTCTTACAGTAGTAGCAAACGCAAAGGATACGGCAGATACTAGTTTAGTATTTACTGTAAAAAATGTAATGAATATCTATGATAAAGTCTTTGGAAATGATAAGCTAGTAGAAGACTATATCTATGATAAAGAAGGACTGAACTTTTTAAAGAAGCTTAAAGAAGACTTTGATAAGGGAATGGATTCATCTAATCTAACACTAGATGATAAAATGAAGGTATACTTTGCTGCAACAGATATATTTCAAGCGTTTAAAGCTAGAAAGATAGATTCATTAGACCTTACTAATAATGAATTTATAGATAATTATGACTTTAATGCACTAGACGATTATTTATACTGTGCTAGAGTCGATCTTGAAGTTATATCAACTATAGCATTTAATAGACTTACAGATTTCATAATAAAAGACTTTGGATCTGATATAGTAGATATAAGTGCTACGTGTGTAGATATACCTTTATCTGAAATAATGGATAAGATGAAATATTTCGCAGATACTGTAGAACCTTTTATATCTAGTAATGATGTAGACACTGCAAAAGCTATATATTTGATTAAAGAGCAAATAGAACGTCAAATAATACCTATACCAGCACATACATTATCAGGTATATTATCTTATATGGACGAAGAAACTATGAATGATTTTATGAACTCGTTCGATAAACCAGAAGTTACAGATGAAGATAAGGATAACTACATGAAGTTCATGAGAGATGCTCTAGATAAAAATGGATGGAATACTAGAATGATTATAGTTCCTGTATCTATGGATAAGTCTGGAGAACACTGTGGACTAGTATCTTTAACTGTAACATACGGACATTATAACATAGTTACTAGTAAGGCTTACGACTACGCAGTGAATACATTATCTTCAACTGTAGATGAAGATCTTAGAGATTCTATATTTGCATCGTACTTTATCTCAAACTTATTAAAATCTGTATTAGATGAAAATAAAGATGAAATAGTAGAAAAGATTAAAAAGGTAAAGTATTCAAATATCTATAACTTAGCTAAATCTCATACACAATCTAAGTTAATATCACTGGATTCTTTATTAGAAAGAGAGGATCTTCCTGATGAACTTAGAGTAGAAATAGAAAAAGTCATAGAAGATAGTAAATCTGGGAAAGCAAATATTCCAAGTGAAATAATGGAATCTATACTTGAATACGTATCAAAGACATTTGAACTTGGAAAAGAATCAGATGAAGATACAAAAGAAGAAGAAGAAATTTTATATAATTAAGAAGGAGGAACTTAAAATGGAACAAAAGATAATTGATTGGATAGTAGACATAAATAAAGTGGATTGGAAGTTGCATATAGATAATACATATACAGATGGATGCATAGCTTTGACTATGCGTTATCTGGCTTTTAACTTATTATTAGATATTAATGATAAATTAAAGAATAAATTTACAGATAGACAGATAGCTACTCTTGTAAATACTGTCTATAAAAATGCTCGTAACATAGCAAGACTTGGTATAAATGGTGGATATTGGAAGTTTGATGAAGAGTTTGATGAAACATTATCTGCTATGAAAACACTAATTGATTTTTATAAAGAAAATAAAGGAGTAGTTAATCCTAATATATACTACGATAGTCTATCTAAATTCTTAGAAGAAAACATAGCTAGAGAACTTGTATCGGCTTTTAGTATGTATCTTAAGGCTATAACTGATGTAAAGTGCGTAGTAAGAGATGCTTCTGTATTAGATGAAGAAAGACATAATAAGCTAATCTCTTTATTTACAGGAATAATAGGAGGATTAGTAAGTCCTGAAAGCTTTGTGTATTCATATATGGATGAAACTAATGAGCTTGAAGATACTATGGAAGCTTTCGATTCTGCGTGTGCTATAGTAAGTGGAGAAGAAGTTACTTATGACAGTGTGACTCTAGATCTAGTAAGACGCAGAACACCTGAGCTTATACACTTTGTAAAGAACAGAACAAATCCTGCAAAGGTCGATCCTAAGATGATAAAAGAACTTAGAATCGCTTATAGAACTAAAAATAACTAGGAGGAATAAATATGAAAGATTTGAGTAATGAATTAAAGTACAGAATGAAGTACAGCCTAGAAACACATAATCACTTATTGGGAATAAAAGAATTTTTAACACAAGTTTTAAAAGAAACTAAAAATAAGGAAGATAGAGCGCATATAGAAAACTTTACTAAAATGTGTGAACTTCAAATAAGTTACAGCTTATCTAATATAATGTCTGCTGTAAATAGAATAACACATTTAGTTAAAGATGAAAATATTAAAAAAGAAATAGCAGAGTGGGAATTATATAATAAAGTAGTAGATGTTGTAAATAGCGGAGATATAGATGTACCTATGTCTGAGTTCGTCACTTATAAATATATGATAAATACAGACTTAGAAAATATACAGTACAGATTTGATAGAATGTTAGATAGTATTAATAAGAAATCTTGTCCTGCATATAAAGATACAAGATCATCTCTTATAAGATCAAATGCCTTTATAGGACAATTCTTCCAAGAATACAGACGTCTATCATCACACGTATCTACAATAAGAGAAGCTATAGTTCCTATGTATGAAAAATATGGATTGAAAGTAGAAAGAGAAGAATTTGGATCGTCTATGGATTTAGAAAGCTATGTATATATGTATAAGCTATTCTTGATAGCTATGTATAAAAGTGAAGAAGCAGAATTAAAGGATGCTAGTATGTTATCAAATCTATTAGCTGATAGTATGGCTAAGGTTATAAATAATGCTATGATAATGTTAGATTCATATGACTTAATAGATGCTTCTAAATTCAATGATATGCCTATATCAGCGGCTATACAAGAGCTATCAGAAGAATACTCTGCTGAAATACAAGATATGAGTCTGACTCATATAGAATATGTAGCAAACTATAATATGGAGAATAAAGTTCCTAATGCAGTACAAATAACTCTATTAAATGAAATGGAAGGAAAAGAAGTTACACGTAGTACTGCTGTATTATATTCACAAGTGGACGTTATGCTTCCTTTATTATGGTACGACGTAATAAAATGGATGGTTGCTAATATAAATGACGATGATAGTGATGATCCAGAAGTTGCTATTAATATGATAGTAGATAATATCAAGTTCTTATTAGATAATAATAAGTATGTAAATAAGATGATCGCAGTTCATTCTGCAGTTAATGAGATAGGAGAAATATTAAATTCTGAAGAAGAGGACCCAAAACACTGGAATTAGTGTGTTATAACCAAACGGGAGTGTGTAACAGCACTCCCAATATACTAAAAAGAAGGAGAATGATGATAAATGAATGGAGAAATGAAGATAAATGTAAACGGAGTAGATATAATACTTGAGTTTGAAGCAAATGAATTTGGATTACTAAATGAAATTATAAATAAACTTAATGAGGAATTTAAAGAAGAAGGAGCTGATAAGAATGCTAGCAAAAATTAAATTTAATTCAATATTAACAGAAATAAACATAGATAAAGATAATACAAGTGATTTTATTGCCTATATAAAGAAGATAGGAAATAAACCACAAGTACAAGTAAAAGAATTACTAAATGATCCAAATCCTATTATGTGTTATATAGGAGATCAAAGAGTTATACCTGGGACAGAAACACCACTAAACGTCGTAACATATACACTAGATGAATTACAAACTAAAGATCCATCTGCTATTATGGTAGAATATGATCTAGAAGGAAAGAGATTTATAAACTGTACGCCACATGATGTGGTTTTCCATTATAATAAAACAGGAGAAGTTATAGTAATGAAACCTTCTTCTAATCCTATAAGAGTGTATACAGAGCTAGAAAGAGATGCTGATGATGATAATATTTATAATAAACAGAAAAAAGTTAGAGTAGAACTTCCTGCTCCAGTAGATAATGTAGTCTATGTAGTATCTCAAGTAGTATTTGGTATGCTTCCAGAAAGATCTGATATAGTATATCCTAATACTATACATGCAGTTAGAGATGATAATGGCAGAGTAATAGGAGTTCATAGCTTTATACAAAGATAGGAGGATTTATATATGACTACAACAGTAATTCGTAAACATGGTAACATAAGATATATTAATGATGATAATACATTAAGAAAGCTTGTATTTACAGATAGACTTCTTATTCAACTTTTAGTAAATGACTACTTTAAATATATGGGGAGATTTAGATCTGATATAGTAAGCAATTATAGTAAGCTTAATGAAGATCTATCTAATACAGATATAGATGCTCTAGTAGAAGAATATTCTACTAAAGCAGATGAAACTACTAGTAAATTCTTTGAAAAGTTAGCTGTTGCTATACGTGTAACATCAATGCCTCTTTTAAGCGATTATAACGCCTCTTTAAGCGCTTTGACTTATTTTGAGGCTAAATATCAAGCAAGAGACAGAAACGCGTTAAACAGTGGTATAACGCCCTTAGAATTGAATTATAGGTTTACTAGAGAAATTCTTAAGGCTATTTCATGTATTTTATATGAAAATGGATTTGAAGAACTTCCTATTAATCTAGGAGACTTCGTAAACATTATAAATAGTATACAAAAGCTAGGAAATAAAACACTTACATTTCCTAGTAATAATAAAAAGACTGGGTATGAAACTGAGATATTACTACAGTCTGTATTATTACCAACATATTTAGATAGAATAAGTGATTACATAATTATAAAAGGAGATGATAGAAATGCTAACTAAAACAGAAGTAGCTTCAACTAGAGCAAAACTTATGGATGAATACAATGAAATCATGGCTCAATATATTAATGATAATAATATTGATGATATAAAAGCTGAGAAAATCCATGATGATAATGTAGTAAGATCTAAAACTATGATAAGTAATAAAATGCTTCTTATATCTAATGACGAGAAGCATATAAGAAAACTTCTTGAAATGAGAAAAGATCTAAAGAATGATGATGATAAAGACATTCTTAGATACTGTTCGTTCTTACTTTATATAATTGGAGAAATAGATACAATATTAGATAGAACAGATACAGAAGTAATTGAAAATGCTATAGGAATAGTAATGTGTTAAAAGGAGAATATATTAATGGAAAATAAAGAATATATGAATTTATTGGCTGAAAATGCTGATATATACAAAGCTAACTGGGATAGCATAACTATGCTTATATTTGATAAGCTTCGTAGAGCTAATCCTATGACTAAATTATCTGATATTATGGATCATATAAATGATTCTTATAGTAAATATCTAGATGAACATGGATATGATGCTCCTGACTCTGTAGATGAAGCATTAGAGTTGTATGACTCATTATCAGAAGAATTTGACAATGCTGATCCTTATAACTATACAGATCAAGGAGTATTGTGCTATCGTATATTGGACATACTTGGCTATATTATAGAAGAGACAGATAAAAACGTTTGTAAAAAGGAAGGAGATGAAAATGAAATGCATGATGAAGATTTAGAAGAAGAAGGATTTACACCAGATGATTTCAGTGATCCATCTGAATATGAAGAACTTACTGGAGAAGAATGGTATTAATAAGGAGGAGTGTGCTATGATAGATTTAAATGAAATTAAGAAAACTTTAGACGACGACTTAGAGTTATTTCGTAGAATTTATATGGATACTCATGGTTTGGTGGTGTATGCTATGTCTAAAGAAGTATCAGAAAAGTATAAAGGATGCACTATAGAAGAAGTGTTTAATTTATATAATAATATAGTTCCTGATGACTATGACTCTGAACTACTTAAGATGGCAATGTATGATCATTTAGATAATATGTATAATAGAATTATAAGGAGGACTACAAATGATGAGAATAGGAATAGCAAATAGAGTAAATATGTACAGTGATGTACAAGAAGAAATTAGAGATTGGAGTAAAGAATTAGGAAGCGTTATAGTTAATACTATATTTGATACAGAAAAGACTAAAGAGGAAATAGAAAAAGAATGTCATGATCGTAGCATAGCGAATTATGAGCTTTTCAATTTAAATTTAGGATATGTAGAAGGTGCTGAAACTAGCTTAGATTCATTATGCGAATATATGGATAAATTAACTGATTACTATAATAACACACCAGATACTAACTATACAGAAAAGGCTACTATCATTCATAGAGCAATGGATGTTCTAGATACAATTGGTGAGCTTGTAGAAGAAAAGGAACTAGAAGCTATAAATAAAGGTATGGAAGAAGCTTAAGGAGGAATATAATATGGAAAACAAGGAATTTAAAGTAGACACAAATTTAGTAAGAGAAGTTTCAAAGGAAGTATTTGAAGCAGCAAATGATTTATTAGAAAAATTGAATAATATGTATCCTACAATCGATGATAAGATTACATATGCAAGAAATATGAAGGATGCTGTATTAAAAGTATTAGCAAGTAAAACACCATACGGTACAGATTCATATGTGAATAGTCCTAAAGTACGTATAGCGTATAAAGAAATGAATGGTTTAATAGAAGGAGATTATTTAAAATATGACTATAGCAAAACTGCTGAGGAAAACTTCTTAGAGTTCTTTAATAAAACTCTAGTATACGCATTATGTATACCTAAACTAACTCTAAGGTCTCCAGCAGCTAAAACACATAAGACGTCTATGATATTATATGCAAATGAACTTGCATGTATAGTAGAAGAATCTAGAAATAATCCAATGCTTTACAACCCTATTAAATTAATGACATTGAATGAAGCTGAAGCCGCCATAGAATCAGTAGAAAGAAATTTTGAAGAAATAGTAACATGTATTGCAGACGCAAGTCATCAAAGCAAAGAAATCGTGTTAGATCAACTTGATGATGCATACAACGAGTTCAAATTTACCAATATGTGTGAAACAGAAATCGATATGGAAGGATCTCTTGCTTTGTATGCACGTCTTCAACATGAATATATACATGTAAATCATTATGACTACGCTAAGCGTGCAGCATATATTCAAGCTATACTTGACTTACTTTATTACTTTAAGGAAGAACTTGAAGAAAAAGAGGATAAAGATGGAAAAGACTCTGATATTAAGAAAGAATCTAATAGTGCTATTCCAAACTTTATAGACATTGTGATAGACGGTTTAGACGATGACGATGACTTTTAGGAGGTAGATTGTATATGAATGTACTAGATGAAATAGAAGAAAGAAATAATCTATTAGCAGCTCAACTTCAAATAGATGAATTAAAAGAATTTCAAGAGGCTCAAGCTCAGTTTGAAGACTGGGAACAGTATAAAGCAGATGAACTAGCTAAAGAGAAGTATATGGAGGACTAATATGTTAGAACATGTAACTAAAGAAAAAGTAATAGAGCTTTCAGATAAATATAGAAAAGAGTATAAGAAAAATCTAGCTATACTTGTAGCACCTCTTTCGTTAAATCCAGCTCCGATAAATGATAACTACTATAAACTGATGAATTTCTATAAGAGTGTAGATATGTTCGATGTCAATGACAGAGATAAGGTAGATGCTGTTAATAAGCTTATGGATGATTTAGATGTTAAGAAAACGGCAGGTATACATACAGGATACACCATGCCCCATATTCTATACATCATAGAGCTGTTAAATGAAATATATGAAGATTTAATTAAAATAGATGCTATGCTTGATTGCGAATAGTCGTCAATAAATGCATTCCCCTCCATTATAGGAGGGGTTTGTATTTTATTACGTCATAATCAACTCGAAAGGAGGTGATTATTATGACATTGAACGAAGTATATAATATACTTCTATCGAAATATAATAGCTTAATGAATAATAGATACACTATTATATTTCAAAGAGCGTCAGATCAAAAGTTCCTAGGAACTGATATGACTCTTAAAGGATTTTTAGATAGTCCAGACTCATACAATACAGAAGACAACCCTCTTCTTAACGAAATAGTCATAGGCTTATTTAAAAATCGATACAATATTATCTTAGATTCTACTAATGCAGTAGTTTCTATAGGATAATACCACAAGTGTATCCCCCTTCATCTAAGAAGGGGTTTACACCATGAACATAAGCGACATACATAATATATTACGATTGTTTAAAAGAAATATCTTATGAATGATTTAGCATAAATAAATGCAGTCCTCCTCAACTAAGAGGAGGATTCACATTTATTTTTTTTTCATACTGATTCTTTTCGGAGGTGATCGAGCATGACCTTTAGCGTGAAATCTAAGGTATTCCACATATACCAAGACTAATAAGCGTAGAGGTTCGTCAAATACGCTTTAGATATAATTAAATATATCAGTCTGGTATACATATATATTTTGTTTAGTCTTGCAAAACATCTGATACATATCTGTAGCTTGTTTAGATACATCTATAGTTTCAAGCGTCTCTATAAATGCATAGCTATCATCTACTGTAGCATATTTAGCATTCTCATATGTACATACTGGGAATGGAACTAATTGACATAAGCTAGCGTCCCAAGTATTTTCTTCATTTAGAGCATAATTTACAAGACTCATATTGATTAGATCTGGATCTATAATATGTTTATCTGGGTTAAAGTTCCATATATAAGTATTAAAGTCTACTATTATATTATATAGATTAACTCCAGCAAACTTTCCACTAGCTACATTTATATCGCAACATACTACCATTTTATGTCCTACATTGCTAGTATAGTGTATATTAGTAACTGTAATACAAGTCATACTATCCAGATATACATAAGTAGGTAAGTTCTTATCATTATTATTAATATATAAATAAGGCATCTTTAGATAATAATTTCTGAATATTCTAAAGAAGATGTCGTCATTATTATAAAGTCTATTATACATATCACTTACTATATCGTGATAAAGACTCTTTGGTACTATTATCTGATATGATTCTCCCAGCTGTTTACTCATATAAATATTTATTATATCGCTACTACTTATAACATTATTAATACTTAAATGTATAGCTGTACTTGCAATACTACTCATATCTACAGTTTTACGCATTCTAGCTATAGCTCCATTAAGCTTTTTACTAGGAGCAAGTCTTCCATCTGCATACTCAAGCTTAAGCGTCAAGTTATTATTACTTAGATAAGCACGATGGAAATTCTTATTTTCTATACTATCTATAAGCTCATCTCCAAATATTACTACTACGCTACTAGTTCCTCTAAGTAAATATAGTATATTATTAAAAGCATTTATACTTATATTATTAATAAATCCTACTACTATTACCTTATATTTAGTTCTTATATCGTTTATTAATCCAGGTATTTTATCCATAGTATTAAATACATGAGCATTTACATTATTAACTACAAGCGGATAATTAAAATAAGTACATTCATTCCATCCTGGAACTCCGTCAAAATTATCAGGCATTAATACTGTATTATTAGCATCATCATCAGATATAAATAATATATCGTCTGTATAACACTTTCCATATAATAAAGCTTCGTTTCTAAATAACCATGCTATTATTTCTGCGTAAACTGTTTCTTTTTTAATATTGATGTCTGCACACATTGATATTAAACTTCTGTTAAGATAAATCTTATTATTTTCTTGGATCATGGTAACTGTCCTCCTTCTAATAATGTGTATTTCACACCACGCTTGTCCATAAAAAGTTCAAAACAATCGCCTGTCAATTATAACAATATAAGGAGGTTAATGATGGCTATAGATGATCTACAGCACAGGCTCAATCAAGCAGGAGCAATAGAAGTATGCTACCTAGTAGAAGAGTCGGCAAGAATAACAAATCATACATTTAAAGTGTGGGTTCCATCTGTCATGGGAGGAGTAGATAACTCTAAACAAGAATTCTCTTCTAAAATAAATACTAAGCAAAACATAGCAGAAGGAGCTGTAAAACCAAGTCAATTACAAGAGAAAGGTTATATAGTAGCTCTTAACGAATGTCCATATGCATATAGATACGATGGATATATTCCACATTTTAAAGCAAGTAAAATACATATAGCAAAAGGAGAATGGACTTCTGGTAATGCAGACTTATCTGGTCCTACTACCCCAGCAGGTTGTGGTCCACATACTCACGAGACTACTGGTACACACCAAGCTAATAATGTAGAGTTTACAGACGCTACTTTAGAGGGAATAGATATATGGAATTCTACAGAAGTAGACTTACAGAACATAAATAATAAAATCATAAGAAAAGGACATAGAATGTATGGTTCATTTGTAAACGGAGGAGAACCTGGAGAATTCGTAGTATTTGCAATATCGAACGTTACGCCTAAATTCGACGCAACAGAAATATCACCTAATGCAGATAGACCAGATACTACAATAGACGGAAAGACTAATCCGAATAACGCAGAAATGCCATAAAGGAGCGTGATTTAACATGGCAGATAAGGCCTTTTTAGGAGTTAGACCATATATAGAACAGCCTCTACTTACATCAGAAGAAGCCACAAGTCTTAATATAGCTAACACCCTGAAAGAATATATATTTAGTCAAGCATCAGATAATAACTTGCAAGACTACAGTATGTATAAATTTGACACTAGAGATAATATAAGTCCACATGGAAATATCTTTAGTGATTTCGTTTCTTGGAAGTATGCTCATCCAGAATTCTTTAAGATATTTAAGATGGGTAAACACCAAGCAGCTATGATGGAGTATAAGCCTAAGCTAATAGCTCAAAGCTTATATGGAGATAACTCTTTATTCTATACTATTATGATATTCAATGATATATATCACGAAGCAGAACTTACAAAAGAAAGACTAGAACATCAAGGAATAACTGTACTTAGTGAAAAAGGCATAGAGGCATTGAAAGAAATAATGACGTTTAAAACTAAGTACGAGTATAATGAGGACGATCCCTTTGCTCCATCAGATTTCTAATGGGAGGGTAATGATGATATCAGATATAATACATAATGATATATTCCTTACTCTTGTACTATTTATTAACATAACTATAATGAATAAATACTTTGGAGATAAGAATCCTATAAAGATGCCTGCTACTATTACTACTACAGTAGTTATAAGAGCAGCTTTCTCATATATTACGTCTGATCCTATATTTGCAATGCAGATGCTTACAGGAGTACTTACATTCGTAACGGCAGTATTTATATTTATACTTGGAATTGCAAAGATTCTGGAATGGATTCAGAACCTAGACTTTGAATATTTAGGAACAGTGTGTATAATGATCACATTTGTATTATCTTTAATATTACTACAGGCTCTTAAGTACAAAGATTTCGTTAAGTTATTTAAACATACAGAGGGAGGATAATAAAAAAGAATGAGACAGCTTAATAATATCGATCCAGAAGAATTAGACCACGTCTTACAACAGTTTACATTTAAGAACTTTAGTAACGATATGGCTCTATTCTTTATGACGCAGAACGTTGACTACAATGATCTATTTAAATATAGCTCTACTTCTAATAGTAAGTTTTACAAGGATGTATTTACTTATATGCTTGCTTTTATGGTAGATAAGGCCAATACAGGAAGATTTACAGAATGGATATGGAATATTACTAGTAAAATGTATTGGACTACTTACAGAACTGATAATGTATATCCATTTGAAGACTATTATACTAGTATATTCTTTAAAGATATGTTTAAATATCTATTACAAAAAGGAATGGATATACTCGTAATAACTACTATAGACGCTCTTTCTAATAATCCAGAAGTAGATCCAAAGTGTATAGTAGATCTTATAGTATTCAATAAAGAGTTTCGTACTCGTAGTATTATTACATATATGATGCAAGTAGACAGACTTTCTAGTACTGATATACTTAATCTTATATTGCTTGAATATGATAGAAGTAAGAATCCAGATACTCTTATGATACTTATGGAAGAATATGCTCTTACTAAGGATTATTATATAGATTTGCTAGACACTCTTAAGGATATGTATACTGTAGTTATGAATGAAGAACACAATAAGCGTTATGTTCATATAGCTCCAGTAGTAAAATCTAAGTATAATAAAGCACTTGATTTAGTAAAGACTTCTATTACAAGAGTAATAAATCAAGATGCAGATCTAGATATATATCAAAAGCTAGATGAAGCAGCTCTTACACATGAAATGAATCATGATATACGTAGAGCACACTTGTACAGAAGTATTAAAGATTGGCTTGTATCTGAAGAAAGGTATAATACTAGACAGGCTTCTCTTATTTGGTTTGGATATGAGGATAACGATTTAATACTTACAGAAGATGAATACAAGCTTATAGCATCAGATATACTAATAAATGAATATATGCGTGATGATAGATATCTATCTGCGTATGAGATATTCCTGCGTGTGTATAATCTAAACAGATTTAGATTCCTACAAAACGAACAAATGTACACACTTAGAGACGAACTTATATCAAAGCTTTATCGTAATGGATATCCAGTATATATGGCTCTTAGAGAAGATATAAAATATCTCATAAATTTTTAACAAGTATTTGATATATTTTTTACGAAAGTAATAATTATATATCTTTACATAGTTCGTAATGCATTGCATTATAAATATAATATATTATAATCAAATTAAAAGAAGGAGGAATTTGGCATGTCAAAGAAATTTGAAAGACCTAGTCAAAAAGTAGTCACAGCTACTGAAGAAAAGGTTTCAGTTCCAGTAGCTAATGTAACTGAAACAGTAATAGTATCACCTGTGAATGATACTAAAACATTCGTAACTTACGAAGAAATGATGAATAGTGAAAGAGGACATAATTTTAATAAGAAAATTATACCTCTAAAATCTGAAAGAGGTTTCTTATCTGAATCTACAGATAGTAATGAAATCGTTAGTCTTTCTGTAGAAGATCTTACTTTTATCTCATTGAGTATTGATCCTAGAACATTGGAAAAATACTTAACAGGACTTGCAAACGATAGACTAATCAAATCTATCAGAGTGTATAATGGACCTAAAGGACCATACTTATACGCAAGTCTAGATAAGAACATAGCAATAGATAGATCTGAAAAGACAAACTTGCTTGAAGTTCTAGACAGAAGACTTAACCAAAGATTGAATGTGGATGGAGTATCTAAAGGACCTCTTAAAGTATTACTATGTACAGAATATAGAGCAAACTTAGTTGACAAGGGAGATGAAATCGGATTTATATTTGATTTATCTACAGCTATATCAATGTTCGTAGCTTCTCACGTATTCAGTACATATCAATTAGACAGTCTTAAATTGAATCAAGCTATCTCAAATCAATTCAGAATATCTGATGAAATAGTATTCGAAGGAGGAAAAATACAAGTAGCTTTCACATTTACTAATAAACAAGGAAGCACTTTATTGCTTAAACTTCCTATGGAAACTATAGTAGGGCTTAATTCATCTATGAGTCTAGCTAAGTTTAAAGACAAAGTAGATAAATATCTACAAAACAACGTAGATACTTCTGCAAGAGTAGAATATATAAACTTTGGAAAACTACTTAGAACTGAAGCAGTATCTGGACTTACTCCAGCTGATGTTGAAAAGGCTAAGAATAACCAAAGACTTATAACAGAACTTTCTGGAAACGCAGGAGCTACAAATGGACTAAATGTAACTTCTGTACCACTTGTATTACTTGACTCTGCATTTAGCCAAGATAGACAAGTATTCCATAACTCTACTCTAAATGAATTGCTTAAACCAATTCCATCTAGAGAAGGAGTAAAAAGAGAACTTGTAGCTAGAAGACTTGGAAGCTTACTTACAGATGATATTATGAGTTTTGCTATAAACGATACTGCTATAGCAATCTTAACAGATATCGTTAAACTTGTAATGACTGTAGAACTTGGTGGAATTAAAGATTTTAGAATGTCTGTTGTAACTACAGATAATTACCTAGCTTATAACTTCACTATCTAGTACTATATACCCCATTGATAAGAAAGTTCTTATTGATGGGGTTTTCTTTTTTAAACTAAAAAGGAGGAATGTATTATGAGTGAAACACTTATGATAAAGGTAGAGGATATGTGTATTGCAGTAGATAATCAGCTACCAAACTTAGAGAATAATGCTAGAACAGTAATACTTGGAATACACGACTACATAACTAGTCAAAATATAACTATAATATATCCAAATACATTCGTACAGACATATGCTGACTATCATTCATTTTTCAATAGACTCGTCTCTGCATTTGATAAAGTAGAAATACTTCCAAAGCAACGTGAGTTTATAATAGACTACTTTAGAAAGATATTATTCGATATAGATTTGAGCGTGATAAGATGACAGAAGAGCTTAAGAAAGATATAGTAGAAAGAAAAATAACTTCTGGTGATAATTATATAAAGGCACTTCGTAAAGTAGTGTATAATATGTTTGACCTAGATCCAGTTGCTATAGAATGTAAAAAGATATATATAGACGTTAATAGCTGTCTATCTATAATGTTTAGAGGAGACCAGTATAATACAGAAGAATGTACTAATGAGCTTCAGAAGATACTTGAGAAGTTTATGAATGAGATGATACTTAATAAAATACAACTAGTATTCTTATTTACGCTAGAACCTTCTCAAGCACACATCGATGTCTTTCCAGATTGGTGTAAGGAAAGATATTCTAGAGTAAATATAATGAAATCAGACTTTCTAAAGAAGTTTCTAGTGGCTATTAAGTCTTATAGTGAAAAGAATAACAGTATAAAGCTTATAAATACTCATAAAGTTCATCCTGCACTAGTAGTATATCAGAATGAGGTAAAGAATAAGAAGCGTTTCCTAGTATTATCTAAAGATCTTGTATTTCAATGTTTAAATCTTAAGAACTGCAGTGTTTGGAATGGAAGTAACTTTGTAGATATGGATAATCCCAATAGAGATCTCCCAGACTCTATAGAACTTGCAGAACCAGATATACTTCTACCATATGCACTAGCTCTTATGGGAAGTACTAGAGAAGAATTTAAGGGAATGCCTCTATATGGTCCGTATAAATCTTCTAAATATATTAATAAATACAAGATAGAAATAAAGCTAGGAGTAGACCATCCTCTCAAGGAACATCTCGACAAGTATTCTGTGCTATTTGACATCCATAAACTATTGGAAGTTAATAAGCAAGATATACCAATAGTGTAAAGGAGGAATAATATATGCAAGGATTTTCAGGAAAGAAAGTTTGGAAATTTAAGCAAAATAGTAATAAATCTATCGACAGCTCTTGGATAGAAGATAAGAAGAATGGAACTTTTATTTATAGAGACATAGATGGAAAACCTTTATATGAAGCAACTTATGATAATAATGTACTTTATGGAGAAGTCAAGGCTTTTAAAGATACAGGAGACATAAATTCTTCATATAAATCACAATATAATGGGTTGCACTCAGCGACTCATTTTTTTAACCAAAAAAAGATAGCAGACTTTAACCTTACATCTAAAATATACGTAGCAAATAAAGATCAAGAGCTTCCAGCAGTGGGAGAATATATACACATAAAACCTCAGGATGGAGTTCATCCAGCAGAAAAGTTCCCAGGAACAGTATGGGATCTTGTATCTTCAGACTTTATACTTACGTCTGATAAGGCTATGTATAACTTAGCAGAGCTACCTAATCTAAAGTTTACTATAGAAAATAAGAATGAAACAGATATAAATGTGTCTCCATTTACTCTAAAGATACAGACTACTAAGCCTATCGAGGCCAAGTATAAAGATCTTTACAGAGCAGTAGTATATGGATATGGAAATTCCGATGATGGTAAGACATATTATAAGCGTCGTATAATACCTCTAGATGATACTGGAACTGCTATTATAAATGATGCTAGAATATTCTTTCCTACGCTTATAACGCCTGGTGTGAGATATAGCATAGCTGGTTGGCTTATTTCTCCTTATAGTAGAAGTGACGAGACTAGAACGCCTGCTAACTTTAATAAGCTTCTTGCACTAGTAAACACAAACAGTGAGATATACTTTGAGAAATTTAACTGGGGAAAAATATCTAATCCATTTATAGAAGAACAGACTATAGTACATGATAAGGCAAATGCTATGTTTGGTAAGAGAGAAATGGTATACTTATGGAAGCGTAAAGAAGATCATATGGGAATAGGTCCGTATCTTTATACTAAAGACTTTAAAGAATATGATAAAGAAAAGCTATCTCGTAGTGGAAGTTATGTTGTAAATGTAAACGAATATGATGATCCTTATTGTGCTCTTGATGGAGAAGACGTTATATATAACCCAGATGCTATACATCCTATGATAAAGCGTACGTATAAAGCAGGAGTTCTTAATAATAAGATAGAGCTTTATAATGAAGCTGGGGATCTATATAATGAAGTATTACTGGATGAAGATAAGAATATCAAAGCAGGAAGGCTATCAAACTTTACTCCAGATGGCTGGGATATGCCTAACGATAGACTAGTATATAAGCAAAATGTACAGAAGACTTCTCTTATACCTGCGTTCGAGCCTTACGTAGATCTAGAAGAAGGAAACTTTACTACGATAAAGCCTTCTAAATTCGATGCCCCATTACATGGTAGTGGTACTATAGCAAACGTACAGGGTGTAGCAGACATGTATGATAATCTGCACTTGCGTAATATACACGGTATACCAGATAAGAATATTACCGTAAGAATACATTGGGGACATGATTCTACTCCTCAACAAAGAGACTTCTACACTACTACAGTTATAAGTAATAAGGATCCAGAGTATTTTCTACCTTATAGAACGTTTGCTCCTTATCCACTTATAGAAAAGATATATAGAACACAAATACACGATAATAAGAAACAAGTATCAGAATTTAAGACGCTTCCAGCAGATCTAGATCTTATACTTATGCTTAAATCTGTAGATGCTGTTGTAGATAGAGAGACTGGACACTTTATAAATAATTTATATCCTGGAAGTAAGTGGAAATATGGTGTAAATACTCCATTTGGAAATCTTATAGAAGGAGAATCCATAGATATATATCCAAGGTTCTATATAGATAAAGTAAACGTACAAAATATACCAGAAAACTTTGTAGAACCTGAAAAGACAGAAGAAGGACGTGTATTATTTGATATAGGAGTATCGTATAATGCATTAAACAATACAGCTTCGGACGTTCTTCCAAAATCTCCTGTAAATCTGTCATACGAAGTTCGTGGTATAGATATAGGAAATTTCTCAAATGAATACGTGGATAGAGCTCTTAGAACAGTTCGTATTGGAGCACTATTAGAAAGCTTCCATAGTAAAATGGGAACTGTTTATGCAAATCAATATCATGGTATACGTGGTCTTAATAGAGATCTTAGAGCTAAGATGCTCAATACTAATACTATTACTAAGTATATTCCATATGTATATATGTATATATCTTATAATGCAAATGGACGTAAAGTAGAAATGGAAACACATAAGATAACAGAAAATCCATTTACAGCTGTACTTACTGAAATGGAGTTTAATAACTTGCTTAACTATAATGGAACTATACACATTATTCCTATGTGGAAAGATCCAGAGGCAGCTGCTACTACTAATCCATATGCTTCTAACGATAGTATTAATATAAGTATAGATTGGGGATATGATGATAATAATAACAGACTTAAGACTATTAAGAATGTAAACTTACACGAAATGTGGGAAGATCTACATAATACTACAGATCTATCTATACGTATACCAGATTATACTAAGATAGGAACTAGAAAGCTTAGAAACTTCTTCTACAGACTTAATACAATACAGCCTACAGATGCTCATCTTAATGCAGATCAACTATTACTAGATGAAATAGCACAAACATTGATTAACGTAGATAAGAATAACTATACAAGTTCTAATACAAGTAGCGTCTATGATGCTAATAAGCGTCCTGATGACTACGTAGGAAGCGATCGTAGTAGATTCTTTATGAGACGTAACTATATGTTTATTTCTGATAATAATAAATATCTTAATAACTATAAATATAATAACGATATAGTATTTAATATAGATGTAGATGAAATCCTAGAAAGACCAGACAGAACGTTTAGTATCTATGCTCTTTCTACTAAGCCTTATATAGGAAACTTCCATTGGAATAAAAAAGTTCTTAATAATGGTAAGTGGGACGTAGTAGATCAAGTATCTACTGTAAAAGGATTGCAACTTGACGAAAGAGTGACTAATGATCCTACTATTCGTAATATAATGACTGCTATAGCAACTAGACTTAAGACAGAGTCTCATCCAGACTATAAGTACTTTACATCTAGATATGCCTATTATAAGTCTCTGGGAAGCGATATAGCAGCAGCTATTAATAAGACTATTCCTAAATCAGCTATAAATCACGAAAGTGCAATATCTGCAGACTCCTTTATATTCTCAGATCATATGGATAATTACCAAGTTATGAATGATAAAGAAGTATATGATTCTAGTTCTGCAAAGCAAACTTGGTATAACATTTGTAAGTATCTATCTCTTTATAGAAATAAACAGCTTACATATGCTTCTAAAGTAGTATTTAATCCAGATATACAAGTAGCAAATCTATCTCCAGATTTCTATGATCTATCTCATAATGTAGATCCTAATATATTATTTACTGGTGTAAATCACGTATTTGATCTATATTTGAATATTCCTACTCCTGATGATATGAGAAATATTAATCCTTATAATGATAACGATATGGTTTATATTAAATGGAGTAATTCTGATAGTAATGATAATGCTATAGTAAAGATATCTATGCGTAGTCTATGGGATTTCGCATATCAATCTAATCAAATAAGACCTAAACAAAAGCTTAAAGAAGCATTCCCAGAAGGTATTACTATAGATATAGCGTCTAGACTTAAAGAATGGGTTCTTAAGAATCCAGATGCTATCAGAAGTCTTATGACTAAGTTTATAGGAAATCCTAATAACTATTTAAAATGGCTTAGAGATAATGCACCAGATATTTATACGTCATATTTTAATGTATTAGACGAAGATGGTACAACTTATCTTAACAGCATTCCGGCTATAGATAACTCTCTAATAGGAACTAATATATGGAATACTTTTAGATATCTGTCTAATAAGCAGATTAGATTTAAAACGTCTAATAAGTATGTAGACTTTGTATATGTAAAAGACAAGACCTATCCTAATGAAGACAGAGCCTTTCTAAAGCTTCCTATTAGAATGAATCTCGATGATTATATAGAAAACTACCCAGATACTCCTATGACTATAGAAAATAACTTTATAGTTCCATCTATAAAGACTCTGGCAGTAGACATTCCTAATACATCGTGGGTATATACAGAGACAGCTCCTCCTACTGGAAATGGAAGACTTCTTATGAGTAACTTCTATGTTCTGTCTCCGTATAAAAAAAGTAATCATAGAGATTATAATGAAATAAAAGAACTTAATAAAGACTATGCTCTTAGACACGTATTCGACGTAAAGCGTAATACATTCAGAGCAGATCATATGTCTTATGTATGGGATCCTTCTCGTAGTTTCTTAGGAGAACTTGCTACATACTATAGAACTCTTGACGTAGGTTCTAAGACATTTGATATAGATAGACTAAAGGCGATAGTTAAATATCCAAACCCAGCAATACAGCTAAATGAAACAGACGATACTATGATAGTAAATGTTAAGTATGAAGTTCAAGAGCAAATTCATCTTCCAGATATGCGTCCTATGACATACATAATAGAGCCTACAGATTACGATAAGATTATTCCTATGATAGATAAATATAATGACTTGCAAAATAATAGTCTGTTAAGTTTTACAGAACCAGATGGAACGAAGTCTAAGCTTTCAGATATACTCGTAGCTCTACCAGAAGCAGTAATGTATGAATGGTATATGTGGACAGGTATTCTTTCACAATCTTCAGATCCAAACGGATATTATGCAAGAAATAATATAGATTGGTTTAATACAGATGCTCTTAAATATGGAAGCAATATAGTAGAGTTTATTACAGATAAGCTAGTAACGCTTAGAGCTAAACACGGACTATCTACTACAGATAAGTTTCCTCGTACTATAGAAGACTTTATGAAAGCTAAGTTTAATATCTATATTATAAGCGATCCTATTAAAGATCCTCCTACTCGTAATACATTGGACGAATCTTATGTATTTGCTACTAAGGAACGTATCTTTACTAGATGGATACATATGAAAGATAACTTTGCTCATATGAAGGATTATGCAGTATATGTAGCTATGAAGGTAAGTGGAGCTGATTTCTTAAATATGAATAACACACTTAAGATACCATCAGTAAGTATGACTAACAGAAATCCATCAAACGGATATCCAGCACAAGTACCAATGGTAGATTTATTTAAGGACGTAGACGGAGTAATGAGAGTTGGAACAAGAAGTAACCCAGTAATGATAATAGAGTTAGTGGTTGAGTAAAGACAAAAAAAAATAATGGGAGACTTTTGATCTCCCTTTATCTTTTTTATTCGAAACTAATCTTAAACTCGTCAAGATTAATTTGGAATACTTCTTCACTGTTTTTATTATAAGTTTCTAACTCCATTAAGAAGTTATTAAGATTTTTAAAATGTGATCCTGGCCAGTAACCAGTATCCACTTCATAAGAATTTTCTAGATACATTACTACGTGTACTTTACTTCTTTTTGATAATTCTCTTAAGTTATTTATTAATGACATACAAATCACCTCCTAAAGTGACACATCCTTATCCTGCCTAAATTGTATGTCGTGGCAGGGGACCAAATTTTATATTTTATTTCTATATATCATAGATATATAGTTAATTTTAGCTTATCTTTTTCCACCGTAATTGCTGTATTTTAGACAATCGCCTGTTAATCAACAATAATAAAAACAAAGGAGTGAATAATAATATGATAGGAAATATAATAGGACCTATATTTAACCTTTATTGGGATATTAGAGATACGATCGAAAACAAAAAGACTGGAACTATCGGATCAAACATCATAACTCTTCCATGTCTTGTATCAGAAGATCTTCCTCTTGATACGCGTAACTCGTATTGCAAATCCCTAGAAGTAGTATATGCTGCTGCTATAAAGTCTATTCTATCTATAAGAGAACGTTCTAGATTTGACAGCTCTGCTAGAGATATCTATAGAAGTCTTCCTATGCTTACGCCTTATGATAAAGTAAAGTATAAGAAAGATATGCAAACTCTAGTAGAAGTATCAGACTGGTTCTTTAATAGAGAATATACTGGTAAGCGTGCTATAGATGTGTTTACAGAATCTTATATAAGAAATGTAAATAACTACTTTAATAAAGAATACGATCTTGGTATGGAAGCATCTGATATCGTATATAAAGAAAGTAGAGCAGGAGTTCCTACTTATGTAGAAATATCTGTAGTTGTAGATAGTCTACAAGGAAGAGCAGCTGAAAAGAAAATTACAATAGGAGTAGAAGTTAGACCAAAAGTCGTTTCTAATGTAGAGCTTGTATCTATGTTTGTAAAGAGACTTCTACCTAAAACAGATGCTAAAGACGTCGGATTCTTTACTAGAATGAAAAACATCTTTAGATTCAATAGCAAAAGAACAGAAATGAAAGATGCACCTAAATCAGTATACGATATGATGAATCAAATCGAAGGTATTAATAAACCTTTCGTTTGTGTACTTCTTTCTGGTACTGCAAGAGATATGCTTTTTGACGCAGGAATTACAATAACAAATTCTGCTACAGTTCAAAAGATATATGATCAACTTCCTATAATGTCTATAGGAATATACGATACAAATACAGACACAATACAGGCAGCTCTTACTAGAGATTCTTATTTTGTAACTAGAACAGCTGGAGAGTTTAATAGTGAAATATCTAACTATGAAAAGCAACTTTCAGAAATGGTTAGAGTTAATAAGGTTTATGGATAGGAGGAGTCAGATATGAGAGGTAAATATGCACCAAAGATGTGGGAAATGCTTACTAAATATGGCGTAGAGTCAAATTGGGTAAAGCCTCACAGTAAAAACTATATCGGTATGGAAGCTCTTGAAAATGAGCTTGAAGCAGCCGAAGAAGAAGCAGACAACAGTCAAAATGAAACAGAGCAATATGCAGAAGAATTTGAAGGGATGGGTTCAGCAGGCGTTGACAATGATCTTCCAGACGCTGATACAGAATTAGATAATGCAGATTCAGAACCAGCTGAAGGAGAATCTGTACCAGAAGACAGTCCAAACTTGCCTGATGAAACAGGTGAGCAGAATGAAGATTATGGATTTGGATACGAACCAGCTGCATCAGAAGACGATATGGCTTGGGATGATAGTGTTAATAGTATTGATGACACAGTTAGTGAAGCAGATGCTATTAATATGGTTAAAATTATTACTACACATACTAACCAATATGTGTCGAACATTGAATTAATAGAAAAAGATAATCAAGGACTTATAGAAAGAACTGGAGACATTAAGCAGGCTGCTTTCTATAACGAGTTTATACAACCAGCTAATACTATACTTAATGTAGTATTTAAAGATACAGATATTATGCGTAAAGTTAATAACTTCTTACAAGTAATAGAAGATAAGCGTAAGATGAGTGCTATATGCGGTACTGCTGAAAATCCATTCTTATATGAAGGAATACAACTTCTTGCAATAGAACTTTATAAGTCTCTAATAGCTATAGTTCCTTTCTATGTAAAGAATGCTACTAGCTTAGAAGACACTATTTCATCTATGAAGCTTGAAACTGTAAATACACTTATACAAATGGCACAAGATATCTGCGATGTAGATAATCTATTTGGTACAAAGATATTCTATGTAGCTCCAGTTGTATCAGACGTTACAGGTAAATCAGAAGAACTAGCTGGAACTAAATATGCAAACTTAGAAAGCTGTATGTATAGACCATTTGGAAGTAGAATGATGTATGCTGGAGAAAGCATTATGAACTTAGTAGAAATTAAGAATAATAAAGCTCTTCCAGAATATAGTATCTTATCTAAAATGATGAAAGTTATAAGTGGACTTTGTGTAAATCTTAATATAAAAGAAGCTTATAATGAAGTACTTGAAATGGTAAAGAACGTTCTTAATAGCGGAGACAGCGAAGACGCAGAGTCTCTAGTATATGACGCTTGTGAAAATCTAAGAAAAATTGTATTCATTCCTCAAATCGAAAAGATAGCAGATATGAATAAACAAGAAGAAGCAGATGCTGTAGGTACAGATAATGCTGATGAAATTCCAGATGATATGAGTAATATACAAGTAGATCCTGGAGAAAACGGAGAAGTAGCTACATTAGAAAGCTATATGCCAGAAGTTTTTAATAGATATTTCAAATAAAAGTATAACAACTTCTGATGTGATAGAGTAAAAGGCATTCTAGAAGCAATCACTAGAAAGCTGTCTATAAGATGGAGTCCTGACGTCAATTTCATACGTTTCTTATCACCGTACGTCTAAAATTTGTGATCCTTATCAATAAGTGCGACGATATCTTCCGCGTGAGAGAAGAATGTCTTGATTGCCGAGGTAGATCACAGACTCCTGGCGAGTATAAACTTTTTTATAAGTCCTGCCTTTTGTTAAACTGAGAATGGTTATTGTTTGGGTAAGGTGCCTGTGTAGACAGGTGATTCGCATAAACGTGGGTAAAGACGTTCCTACATAACGCGCGTATTTTATAATAAATGTGATGCCCAGCGGTGTTAAGTTGGGTATTGCATTTATTTACGTCTAATACAAAAAAAATAGTACAATATATACATGTAATGTAATAACTAAATATATGGACGAATATTATGATTTTAAATGTATTTCTGTTTAATAGTTTTCATTATAATTTCGAATTCTCTTTTATAATGACTTCTAAACTCATTGATATATTTAATATTGATGAATTTATCATTATTAGTGTCCGCGAAATTACTAATAAAATCATCTAATATGTCTTTATCAATGATAGATACAAGTTTAGAATAGTTCACAGATAATCCGATACGTAAAGTATCTGCATCTATATAATAAATCATAGTATATCAATCCTCCTTTTATTTATAATAAATAGTTAAACCAGCTTTAAATAAAGGAAAGAATAATAGTTATTACATTACATCTATATGTATAGTACAGTATTATTATGATTATATCACTAAATATGTTTTACTTTAGCAATATTCATTATATGTTTAAATTCGTTAGGATAGCTATGTCTAAAGTCATTAACATAACTTATATTAACGAATCTATTATCTTTTGGATCAACACAATTATCGATGAATTCTTTAAGTACAGATTCATCTACAACTGATATTAGATCTCTATAATACTTTCTTATATTGATAAGAAGTATATCGATATCGATATAATATATCATAATACATCACCTCTTATTGTAAATTTTTTGGAGACGTTTTAAACAAATATTATTATTAAGTGAGGTGTAAATACTGTACTATACAATGTAATAATATATAGTTATTACAATACTAAAATACACAGTAATAGATCTCATTATTATAATTACAAATCATTCTTATTAGCCTTCTTTTTTATTAATTATTAAAGTAGTTATATATAGCTTTAATGCTAGCATCTTCTGCTAACTTAAGCTTTATTTGATATATTAAACTATCGAACTTATGTGGGTGTTCGATAATATATTTAACCAGATGTTTTATATCTGGATAATCATAAGCTAATTCTAATAAATAACGAATGACTCTGTAATTCATAGTTACAAACCTATCTTTCAATGAGATAGATTTCTATTACTGTGTACCTAATAATATATAGTTATCCCATTATTAATTTAGTGGGATATTTGCATTTATTTACGCCGTTTACAGAGAATTCGAAACAATGGCCTGTTTTAAAACAAATATGAAAGGAGATGTTATACTTATGTATTTAGGAAAAAATCTAGAGGCTTATAGTCAACTTATTAAAGATAATGTTTTCTATTATGCCTACGAAAATCATCTTCCTAGACCTGTTCTAAATGAAGCTATACCTCAGTGGGTTGGAGAAGTATTTAATACAGCCGACATTGATACAGAGCTACATTTAGATCTTATAGAAGATTTAAAGACTCTTGATATATATGATAAGATAAAGCGTGATACAGATAAATTCGTTATATTACCAGACGTCTTTAGTTCTTATCCTATACCTCATAAGAAGTATACAGACGATATACCTGTCGCTCGTAATCAATATGATATAGATAGAAAGAATATCGTAATTATAAATGGAAAGCTATTCGAGCTTCATAGAGAACTAGCAGAATTCGAGTATTATTATAATCATAATGGAAAGTTCTATTACTTTTATAAGAATAATCCTGATATGGGAAAGCTTTTTAATCCTGCTAATATAGGAAAGAATACTATAAAGAGTATTACTATAAAGACTACTGGAGCACTTACAGACAGAGTAAACTATAGAACTTGGAGTATGAGCTCAGATCCAGAGAAAGGATTTGCATTATATCTAGATAAAGATAATAAATGGATTAATGATAAAGACGCATTATCTACTAGAAAAGAGGCTGCTTGTATCTATATAAATCTACCATACGTAAGCCTAGATTATGATACTATAAATTCTAATCCTGAGGCAGATATACCAGGACTTATTAATATATCTCCTGATATGGGACTTAGACCTAAGTGGTTTAACTACGACTTCGACAGATTCTTTATACAAAATCCAGATACTATATTCTCTACTTCTGCACTAGTATTGCTTAAAGATGGAAGTTATCATGTAGAGAATCTATACTTGAATAATAAGGGTAAATACGTAGATCGTATAGATAAGCATACAGTAAAGTTTGCTAAAGATCCAAATATAAAAGAGATTATAATGTTTGCTATGCCTTATAAAAAGCGTAGTTTCATTTCTCCAGATACTGCTTATTATAAAGCTATAAGAAAGAATCCACTTGTATCTGAATTTATATCAAAGTATAAGTGCGATACTACAAAGCTATACGAACTATTGAAGCGTAAAATGTGTACTGATGTAGAAGATCTTATAGAATATGGATATAAATATGATCTAGATGTTCTTAAAGTAATACAAAACACTTTCCCTCGTGTAGTAGAGATATCTAAATATGACGTACAAATACACCAATATTATGGACATTCTACCAGAGAAAATGCTAGCTTTGTATACGAATATAATAGAGTATGGTATCGTAATATAGAAGAACAAGCTAAAAATACTATATTCAGCAATCCTGCTTTATGGGATGAATTCTATAAAAGACTACAGCTTTACAGTATGAATGAAGTTATATATCAAATACAGAATATATTTGACTACGCAAAGCTTCTTATAAGAAAGAAAGATAAACTTAATTTCATTCATAGCTTGACTAACTTCAGACATCTTTTAGAGAATCTAGTGAGTCTTATGAAGAGCTATACTGATAGAATAAATATCTTTAGAGACTTCCCAGAGTATCCGACTGTACTAGATTTCTTTATAAATCTTAATAAAAAGCCAGATGAATACTATTACGTAATGACAAAAACAAAGAGAAAGACTACAGAAGTGGTTGCTGATCATATATTCCATATGCCTAAAATACTTATAAATGTATGGAATCCACTACAAAAGTATCCTGCTCTTTTTATTAATAATATATTATATCCAATAGATTATAAGATAATTAAAGATCATGATATGGATATACTTGTAATAGATCCTAAGAATTTCTATGAGTTTTATGTAGATGATGACTTATCTATATTTACAGATGTAGATAACTCTAATCACAATGGAGCTCAAGTAGAAAACTATATAGAAAGAGAAGCTACTTATCATGGAGTAGGACACGAAGTTCCTAATGAAAAGAATATAGACTTTATCTATAGTGTGTGGCTTAAGAACGTTAATAATGTTAAAGTAGTTCTTGCAGACTTTACAGAAATGGTCGATGGTGATGATAATAAACATGTACACGGACGTATAGCCAGAGATCCGATTACTTCTTATGCTGTAGTAGATGAGTTTTCTTCTAGTAAAGTTAATAAGACTCTTTATAAAGGAGAGCCTTTTGTAAATGGATTGCTTTCTTCTGATACTTATAATAAGAAAGATAGTGAAATCCCATTGAACTTGACTGTTCCTGTAGCTGTTTATAACTACGGTCCTAATAATATGAATAGTGGAAAAATCATACACGATAATGGAGATGTCTTTAGAAATCTTGATACTTGCTTGGCCGTTACTAATGCAGATTATAAGTATCCAAATGGAGAATATAAGAGATTCTTTGGACTTTCTAGAATAAATCTTGGGGATAAATATAATATATTTGCAGACTATAGTCTAGCAGCTGCTAGTGGATATACGCTACAACCGCTTCCTAAAGACTTACCACGTGATAATCAGCTGGTATGTTTTAATCAATTTGGACTTGAAGTATGTGATGATGTAGACATTCTTTCTAGAAGTTATGTAGATCTTAATGATATAAGTTACGACTACGATCGTAATCATATGGATATGCAAACTGAAAATCAATGTGTTTCTATATTTGCTCCGTCTTATAAGTCTGTAGAATATGGATACGATCTTAATATAGATGAAAATAGAATAGATGCTGGTAATACTTTCTATAACGACAGAGTTATGGATAGTAATGAAGTAGTAGAGTTATTTGATCCTGTTCCTAATAATGCGACATCTTGGCGTCCATATGATTTACAAGATGATAATAAAGTATATATTAAGACTCTTGCTATCAGATATGGCTTTAATGAAAGAAATGTAGGAGCTCGTGACATTAGTTCTATTACAGAGACATCTGGAATCGATATGAGTCCATACTTGCGTTCTGACGTGTTTAGAGGCTATAATCCGCTTGATTTGCTTATCAGTGGACAAATACTCAAGGATATGCTTGAAACGTCTAAAATGACCTTTATAATCGATCATACGACGTCTCAGCTATGGAATCATAAATCTACACCGCCTACAACGTTAAATGATTGGCGTATAAGTCCACAGAGTGCTGTATTTATTAATAGTAATACTAAATACACATATCCAGATAATCCAGAAGATAAAGAAGTCACAGTAACAAACTTTAATAGAATACCAAAGAATACGCTGGTAGTTAAATATAATACAGATATTATGAGGAGGTTAAAATGAGTCTGAGAAATAGAAATAAAACTTATGACTGGGCTAGATTCGGTGGAATTGAAGAAGATGAAAGTCTTGATGTAGTAAAATACGAGATTGAAATTCAGTTTCCTATAAGATCTTTTGACTCTACTAATAAGATATATACGTTCGAGCCTGTTTCTATAGACTTGAATGATCATTTGTTTGTATTGCCTCCTGCATCTGTATACCACATTGATTGGGGAGACGGAAATAACAGAATGCTTAACTTCAGAGAATTTACAAACGACTGGAACCATACTTATAGTAGAGAAGACGGAGTTAATAACGATAGAGTAAGATTTACTGTCGTAATAAAAGGACATGATCTGATACAGAATAAGAATATAGCAGGAAATGACTTTATAAATCAATTTAAAGTCATGTTTCCTTCTACATTCTATAACAGCGAATGTCTGATTATAGTAAGGAGTGTAGAATAATGAGTAAAATAGGAAAACGTATAAAGAGCGTTATACTTAAAGGAAAAACGTTTTGGAATTGGAAGAAAGAAGACGATATAAACGTTAATATTCCAGTACCAAAAGATTATAGAAATAAAGTATCGTATGAAACAAATGTGGAATTTATTTTTAATAGAGAAGTTATCGCATCTTTTAGTTACAATGATCCTTCTCAAATTCCATCTATGGATGATCTTATACCAGCTGGATATAAGCTTTTATACGAGAATGAAAATACGATACAACCGTATAATAATAACAGATATGTATTAGTATATGATTATTATGATCTTATAGTACATTATAGAAATGCTAGTGATCCTAATACTGATATAAAGGTATATAAAGGAAGATATCAATACGGAACTCTTATAACTGCTAATATGATAGATTGGCCAGCTAGTAAGAACGGTAAAGAAGAATGGATAGAATTCCCAATAGGAGAGCTTACACCTGCAAGAGTTACGGATAAATATGTATACTTTACAAATAGTACGAGCTCTAGTCCTACAGAGCTGCCTGTATCTGTAAATATGAGACAAGGTACGAGTATTCAGTTAAATGTACATGAAAATGGACAGGAATATGATTCTTCAGCTTCTTTCGTAATTCCGCAAGGATATATAGATAACGCTTATTTACAGAAGTATATTAAAGGTAGACTTCCATTAGGAGTAAATCCTAATACTGATTTCTCAATAAATGTAAGAAAAGGAGAAGTGAATATATTCGACATATCTTCTAAAGTAAGAAGAATACCAGAAACACCTCAGGCTTATTATGTAGGAAGAAATGTTGATATCAGAACTACACAATATGTACATGCAGGAAATACTAGAACTAGGTTTGAAATAGTTCCTATTATATGGTATGATGAAGAAGATCCTGCTTTTAATGTATTTAAGACTAATAATATGAGTGAGTTGAAGACATTCTTTGATAATCATATTACTAGAATGAGAAATGAATATATAAATGGATATCGTATACCTGGTGGTACTTATGCTGCTCCTTTTAATAGTACTACTAAGATGAATAATATTCTTATGAATAGCTATAAGATATTTGAAATAAATGGTATGCCTCCATTTATATATATGATGAACAGAGGTATATTTAACTTTGACGAAGAAAGACCTTATCCGTTTACTCCAGCTATATTTAATATCGGAAATGCTCTTACTGACTTTGAGAATGGTGGATCTCCTAATATTGTAAACTATTATAAGAATGGAAAGTATACTGTTAATACAGATGTAGTAAATCAGAATTTTAGATATAAACGTATAGAAAATTTCTCATATGACGGAAAGTCTGGAGATCTTTGTGTATATTTAGTTCCTCTTAGAAGAATGAAATATATTGGACTATACCTTGGTGATAAGAATGGTAATATGTATAGAAACTACTATGCTAATGTAAGCGCTTCTAACCTAATTATCTCTAGTGAATTAATGAATGATATGTATGGTATAATCGTCAACGCTAATAACATAATACACGATGGTCTTAAAAAGACTACTTATAAAGAACTTAAGAATGCTGTAGGTAAAACAGGATATGATCAGTTTAAATCTGCAGATGGAGACAGATTCTCTCTTAGCAGTAATTATACTACTAAATACATACATAGACATAGGCCTAATGAAGTAAATACTACTCAGACGTTTAACTCTGCATTAATAGCTCAAACAGTTCCTATAGACGAGACATCTATACTAGTAGAACATAAGAAAAATACAGTTAATATAGCAGACGACGTTACACAAAAGTACAGAATTCATTTCTTTGATGAAACTGGATCTGAAATGAAGCATTACTATACAGATCAAATCATTAAAGAAGGAACTCCTCCTTCTCCATATCCGCCTAGAGGATATATAGTAGATCCAAATAAACCTTGGACGCGTAATCCTGATAATAATAAAGAGATATATGTGTATCTTAAAAAGAAGATATGTAGAGTTATAGTAAAGGCTACTGTAAGTAATCCGTCTAATATTAAGAATAAATATTGGAATGCTATACTAGGAGATAATATATTACTAGATACTAATAAATATGTAGGAGAAAAGATAAATCCGGCTACTTTATTTGAAGGCTTTAAGAATACTCATAGTGCTAAGCTTAAAAGTGTACAAATAGAAGACAGTATATATAACAGTATGGCTGAACTTGAAATAGAAGATAGTATTACGATTGCTTTTAATTTTAAAGTATTCAAGACTGATAGTATGAAGAGTGTGATTAGATTATCTGAAGCTAGAAGAGAGTTTGGGATATTAAACCCTTATTTTGATTACAGTCTGTCTCCAATATTAGTAAAACCAGAAGCATTAAAGCCTATAGAAGTTTTTGAACGTGAAGAAAAGACTCGTACTACTAATTTAATATGGTATAAGGACGACTTATCAAATCTACACTTAGATCCTAAAGCTGGTGCTTTGGAAACTAATATAGTATATGATCTGAAAACTAACGGTAATATATACCACGAAAGATTAACACAATCAGCGAGTATTAAAATATATTTAATAAAAGACGGTCTAAAGAAATTAGTGTACGATAATGACAACATTTCATTATCTGATATATATTATAGAGCAGATTATGGTTGGACAGGATTCGATGTTTACAATGATTCTTTCAGTGATGAGCTAGAACGTAAGATAGGGTATGGATTAAGCAATATAGGACATTTTTTTATAGATAGTACTGATATTATAGACACGCGTGATACATTCCGTATTTTCTTTGCTAATAGTCCAGACTTTTTAGAAAAAAATATTGATTTAGAAGTTGAAATAGAATGGTCTAATGAGTTATTAGATTATAGATATGATGGAAAGTATCCTATAGATATAAGGTTGATGCCTACAGCTATAACTCCACGAGCAAATCCAAGATGTAGTGTAGGGTTGTTTTCAAGAGATACTATGAATGTTAATACTTTAACAAGTGGACTTAAGTCTAACTCAGATATATGGTGGGTTTTAAAATTCCTAGAACGTAATACATTTAGCTATCGTAATAATCACGATGATAATGTATCAATATATATGAATGAGGCTAATATTTTAACACATGAAGCTGTGAAATTAACTAATATCGATATGTTTATCGGAACATCTGGATTTACTATGAGACTGTGGAGTATATTGCAATTATTACCAAGACCTATACCTATATTTAGTATATTTGATAGTTATACAATATTAAATAATACACTAAGTAATTCACGAGTTGCAGATTATAAGTTAGAAAATAGTAACACGTTTACTTTAGCAAATACAGATGCCTCAGATATATTTAATAACAAGATAGTTTATAACTGTTTTTATAATAAGTTCGGCAGTGAAGAGGAAGCTGTCTATGATAAATCTGTTATAATAAACAAATTCTACACTAATTATGAAAATTCATATATGATAAATAAATATATAAATGAAACTGTATTAACGATAGATAATCCTAGAATTAGAGACGTATTATTGAGACCAACTACAGGGAATAAATACATAAATCATGCGCATACTATATTATACGGAGCTACGTCTATTGAAGACTGGTTTAAAGTAATGGTAGGATTATCAACTCCTAATGTAGCGTGTACAGCTACTGTATACTCAGATACATATATGGATATGCTGACAGGACATAATAATTATGAAAACGATGAGACTTATATTCCAGAAGTTCATACTAATCCTAAAGGATATAAACTAGTAGACTTTTCTTATGTTAAACAGGATACAGAGCATCCTTATATAAATACATCGTTATTTGAAGATCCTGGTATAACGAGATATATATTTCATCCGAAGCCAATTTCTATGCCACTTAATACACATGATGGAAATGCATCTTTCGTAAGAAACTATCTAGAAGATGGGCGTGTTATGAAAACATACGTATCTAGAAATGGTGACGTGATTAAGAAAATAGAAAATAGTGCATATAAAGGATATCTTGAAGGTAAGTCTAAATTCGTTGATTATGTCGTTAGTGAAATATCTTTTGCATCAAAGCTGTATAATCATAAAGAATTCTATTTTATATCGGCTGGATTATATGAATCTAAAGAAGCTGCGCTAGCTACAAATAAGACAGAGTATATGCCTAACGATAGAGTAGGATATGTATTCGATAAATGGAAGACTATAAAAGGATATAAAGATCTAGTCGACAAAGGAGAAATAGTTAAGTATCCTGCTGATAAAGGCGTCTTTGATAAAGATTCTGTAATAAAGCTTATATACAGCGGAAATAACTATCATGCTATATCTGATATAAGACATCTTAAATGGCATGCTATAGAAGAAGATAACGCTACTGTAGTATTGGATTTTGAAAGAAAATATGCTCTTGATTTTGTAACGCCTTATAGCCGTAATATAATTATACCAGATCTAGATAAGCTAATAGACTATGTCTTTGATAGAGACAATTACAGTAGATTTCTTGTATCTGATTCGTCTACTTGGATGGAGCCTGCTCTGCAGATGTGTGGAGGATTTGAACAAGGTGAAGAATATATTGAAGGAGTCGGAATTACATTTTTTCCAGATAAAAACCCACAACCTCAGAATTCAAATATAATATACTATACAGATAACTTAAGTACTGAAATAACTCAGTTATCGCATCCTTACTCAAAGTATCATATAAAAGGTCAAGCATCTAAATTATACTATGCTCTTCTTATGCACGATATATATAATAATAAGAAAGATGATGGTTATGCTGTAAAGCAAGAATTGTATAATCCTGATGATATTATTAAATATAAATATGTTCGTTATCCAGATAATGATGCTATTGATAAGTTTGTAAATATACATATGTATAATAATACTGTAGTTAGTAGTGATGGAGAAACCGCTATACATCTTAAGGCTAGTAGATTTGACTATAGATTTCATCCTGGTAGTATACATGTAAAGATATTTGGATATAATATGTATGATTTATTATTTAAGGCTACATCTATAGTTGATTTACGTAGTAATGATCCTAGTATAGAGCAATATGCGAATGAAACGGGTGCAATGAATTATAATATAGTATACAGATGGAAACTTGATAATGACGTAGCTGCTAGAGAAGGAAGAAGATTTAATTATTCTATAGGACTTCTATTAACAGAGGAGCTTAAGAGTATTCGAAGTACTAATGTAACTGCATATTTAAAAGATACTAATAAACAGCTCAGCACTATAGCTCCAAACATATATCATAATTTTGGTATGCTTGAGGTTAATAAATATAGTCATTATTTAAATACTGGGGATATATATAGACCTGTAATGTTTAATGACGATGATATACAAGGATTGAATTTTAAAAATAGTCCGGCTAATACTTTCTATGTAAATGAAAATAGAACGTTTATGAATCATTCTACTAATAATGAAGCGTATAAGTTGATAAATCCATATGCTCTATTAGAGCGTAATGATGAAACTGGTACTGGAATAACGTTTGAGGATATATTTAGGAAAGCTTGGGATCCTTACACTGGTCATAGATTTACAGGGAAGAGTTTTCTTGCAGATAACTTAAAGTATCTATACATTACTAATAAATTTGAGCATTATGCGGATCCTTATAATATAACTACTAACTGGATGCTTAGAGTATCTAAAAACTCTACTCATTTTGGCGGTGCTTGGAATGACGATAGATTAGTTTCTAATCCTTCATTAATTTATAGTAGTCTTAATTTAATAGAGCAAGGACTTCCACAAGATCCTATATCAGCAGGAAAAGAAAGATATAATTCTGGACTAAACCAGAAACATCCAATTCTGATAAATCAATATACTGCTAGGAATCAGGCGGTTGCTGAGCATCCAATGGATATAAGATACATGTGTCATCCATTCCAACGTACGTGTCTGGTATTAATTAGACTAGTGACTGATAATCCTGCAGCTGGTAATACAAATATGGATACAATAAATCTTCCTGTATATATGGGATATGTAAATATTAGATATGAAGAAATCGATAAGAGAAAGCACGATATAAATCTTCTTAAAGCGTATATTAAAGAATGTGCTCTTAGAGAAGATAGTGGATACAGTTATTATTTAAAGAGCTTCAAATATCCATATATATTTAATAGCGCTACTAATAGATTATTTACATTTGAAGTGGTAGATAACGATCCTCTTGATATAGTAGTTACTTATACAGAAGATCATAATAGCCCTAATCCTAGTTATCAGTTCTCAGCAGAGTTTGTACTTAGAGCGCATATAATAGAAGAAGATGTAAGGAAGCCAGAAAATGCCGATATTTGTGATAATAGATCTTTACAACATCAAGGATCTAATGCTATAGTTCAATATATACATGGACTTAAAATGGCTGGAGCTATTACGAAAAGAGTTGGGGATAATAATCTTAGTAATGAAGAATTCTATGATGGAATTAAATTCCTTTCTACACATAGCTTAGAAAGAATAGAAGCTGCTCCTAAATATAATATACCAGAATATTTTGTACATAAATATAGTATTTTTAATGGAGTAAAACGTTTTGGATGGAGTGCTTATAATGGGCAATATCTGCCTAAATGGCCTGCTTTTATACCAGATAATGTTACTATGCTTGTATCACAAAACTTATTATTAATTAAGGATACTGTTAATGTAACTAGTTTAAGTTATAATCCTACTATTAAACCGTTTAGATTACTTAATACTAATATGATGTTACATCCTAATTTTATCGGTGGTATTAAGGATAAAAAGAATGAATATGTTAAATTTGATAGTACGAAGTTTTACGGAAGTATAAATGTAGCAGACGTATCTGAGCTAGGAGAAACATTTAATACAAGAAATCCTAAGTTAACTGGATTTGAATATTATTCTAATAGAATATATGATGTCCAACGTCCTGGTAAAGAAAGAGCTCATGCTACTATGACTGAAGTAAGTGGAATGGCTCTTCAGTCATACTATATAAAATATACTATAAATACTGTAGCTTCTGTCCCAACTAAATGGTTTAAACAGACGGCATACGATCAAATACACGAGGTATTTATGCATAAAGAAGAGTATGCAAAGCCAACTATACACGAGTCAGTTCCTGCTACTACTACACCTCAGAACTATTTAAATAAAGTATACGGAACGTTAGAACAACCATCTTTAAGTTCTAAAGGAGTATCAAACTTTAACTTGTGGGACGATAGTAGCTCTATAGGATTCAGAATGGACTTAAATCCATCATCAATTAATATAGTATACCCTAAAACGAGATATGCACCTACAGCTATTCAATGGAATTTTCCTATGATATTTAGAAGAGACACAACAACAGATTTCTACAGACAAAGAAAATATTGGACTGTGATGAAGAATTATGAAATAAATGAAATAGCATTCAATCCACATCCAGGGGATGGTGATTATCATATAGCATCCTACACTACATGGAAGTAACCTTCAGACAATTCACCTGTCTAAAATCAATTATAAAGGAGTGAAAAATTATGTCGCAAGCTAAAAGACAAAAAATAAAATATGGCGACCCTACAGATTATAACAAATCAGTTGAATCTGGTGCCATTATCCCTAGAACGCCGTCTAAAACTTCAGACGAGCTTAAAGCGGATATTAAAAAAGGGTATCTTGTTCCTAGACCAGGACAAGCAGATACACACTTATCACACTTAAACTTCAGTCATGAAGCTATCCTTAATGCAGCAGCACTTGATAGCCAAGAAAAGATCGCAAGAAGATATTACGAAGCAAATATCGATATGATCAACGCTACAAGAAAATCAGCTGGACTTGCAGAACTTACTGTAGATCAAGCTGTAGCAGCTGCAAAAGCAGTATACGATGTATTAAACGACAAAGGAAAGGAAAGTGACGAATTGAAGAGAGATATCGAAGCAGGAGTGATAATTTACAGAAGACTTAATAAAGATTTAGAAGAAGAAGTTCTTGCTAAAGACGTAATAGGACCTGGTGGGAGTTTATCTATAACTACAACAGTTACTAGTACTACTACAATAGGAACTTCTCCAGCAGCAGGAAGTGAACATAGCGGTCGAGTAAGAAGATCTACTACTGAAGAAGCACCAGCTCCAGAAACTAGTAGATCAACAGAAACAACACAAAATGGTGGTACACCAAATAAAAAAAATAAAGGAGATCAGTCTAGTGAAACAGTAGCAACTGAGTTACCTCACGTTGCACCTAACCACGGTACGACTGAAACAGGTAATGCTGGTGAAGGAGCCAGGTCCAGCAGTGGCAGAGGAAATGGGGGATCATCTGTAAACCCTAGTCAACCTGAAGAAAACAAAGGAGGGACTGAAGCACCAGCTCCAGTTCAACCTCCTGTAATAACTCCAGAAGCACCGGTTGTAACACCTGAGGCTCCAAAACCTCAACCTGAAGACAGTACTCAACCTCAACCTGAAACTCCGGTTGTGCCTACAGTACCAGAAACACCACAACCTACTCCTACAGTGCCTGAAGCACCTGCAGAAAGTAACCCAGTTCAACCAGAGGCTCCAGTAGAAAATACGCCTACTCCAGAACCTCCTGCTCATGTTGAAACTGAGGAAGAGAAATTAGCTAAATATACAGAGAATGATTTTGATGGGTCTAATGCAGGTTGGTATGATGTAGAGAATCCTGAAACATACTATCAATTATTACCAGCCGACTCTAATATGCGTTTAGAACATGGTAAGACTTATAGATTAGTAGCATGGAATACAGTTACTAACAGAGCAGAATATGTAGAAGTTAAACATCCTAAAGATTTATTAAGTGAGCATGTTCATGCAAATAGTACAGACTATGCAATTAGACCACAAGACAAACCAGTTCCAGGTGGACCTTATAAATATATACTAACTATAGACTGGAATACTTTAAATGAATTAGATGACAATGCTCAACTTCATGAATACACTAGTGGATTATATTATGTGTCGAATGAAGACTTAATTCCTATATTCCATCATACTAAAGGTTTAAAATGGTATGATTTTGATAATGTAGCAACTACATATGATGTAGATGACAGTCATGAAACTTCTTATTTGACTAGTGAGTTTAAAATAGATGTAAGAAAAACAGGAACTGAAGAAATAGTAATCTACACTATGCCTATATTATCAGAAGTGTTTACTCAAAAAGTAGAGTATGATGGTAAAACTTATTGGATAAGACCACAAGATAACTATACTGATGAAGAGCATGTTAAAGATATAGTAATGCTAGATGCATCTAAATTAAATCCAGCATTAACTAATAATATAGGAGCTGTCAATGAAGCTTTCACTGTAGTAAGCAATAGAGTACTTCATGTGGAAACAGATGAAGAAAAGCTTGCTAAATATCATCAAGAAGACTTCAGTTCTAGTCATATGTGGTACAACCTAGATAATGTTCATACTATGTATACGCTACATAATGATGACTTACATAAAGTTATTGAACGTGGAAAGACTTATAAATTAGCTATGTGGAATACAGAGTCTAATAAAGCAGAATTTGTAGAATTTAAACATATAGCTGATGTATTTACTAAAGTAGTACATGCTAATGAAATAGATTACTGTGTAAGACCACAAGACGTATATGTAGAAGGAGATGAAGGAAAGGATATCGTATTATATGAAAAATCTTCGTATGATACAATGTCAGACCAAACTCTAGAAACTATGGTAGGAATAGTATATCAAAGTCATACTGCTAATTTAGCTCCTACTGTATATGAATATAATAGTCAATTTAAATGGTATGATTTAAACGACACATCACACGTTTATCTAGTGCCAGATACTTATGCATATAATAACTTACTAGAAAACTTAGAAATTACTGTTAAAGATACAGCAACAGATTCTGAAACTAAGATGACTATACCTAACCCATCTACAGTATTTACTAAAGATGTAGAGTACGATGGTAAAACTTATGTAATGAGACCTGAAGATGAATATACTGAAGGCGGAGTTGAAAAGAATATAGTTATAGTAGATAAGTCTATGACAACAGGATTTGCTGTATATATGCAATCTGTATTAGGTGGTATAAAGATAGTTTCTAATAAGGCATTAGTACATCAAGCTACAGCTGAAACTTCAACTGAAGACCCTGTAGTAAATGGAAAGAAGCTTAGTGAGTATACAGAAGCTGAATTTGACTCTGCTACTACTTACTTTGATTTAGAAACACCTGCTGATGTAAACGGAACATTGTATACATTAAGAGTAGATGCTGATAAACCATTTGATTTAAATACAGCACATGATTTAGTAATGATGGAAGCAAATAGTAAGAAAGTTAAACTTGTACATATAGACCCAATTCTAACTACATTTACACATGAAGTGAAAACTCAATCTGAACTTGACATTATGTTAAGACCACAAGATGCGTACGTAAATGGAGTTACTAGAGATGTAGTTTATATAGATAAGGCTGTCAAAGATGAAGCACGTACTGTAGCTACATTTATGCACTATGTAAGTACAGATAGTATGACTAACTTAAAGCCATATGAAGCACCATCTACAACAGAAACAAATCCAGCTCCAGAAACAGGAGGTTCTGAAAATAGTAACGACCCAGTAGTTCAAGGAAAGAAACTAAGCGAATATACTTCAGATGAATTCTATAAAAGTTCTAGTATAAGGATTCCTGAAGAACCAGATGATGATTTCTTAATAAGAAATGCAGATTTCAATCTTGAAATATCTACAAATGGAATCATAGAAATAGCAGTGCAAGGTAGAACTATGTATGGAATTAAAGCAACTACTGTAGCAGATCCTAAGACTGTATTTACTAAGAAAGTGCTTTACGGAAGTGAAGAATATTATATAAGACCTGAAGATGCGTACGATGGACATAATAGTAAGAGTATCGTAATAGTTCCTAAGGAATTCCTAGATATCTGTCCTACTACACTAAAGAATTATATGGATCATTCAAATACGGTATACTCTGTATCTAATACTGACGTAACAGACCCAGATGCTCATACAACTGAAGAAGCAAATAGTGATCCTGTAATAAATGGTAAAAAAGTTAGCGAATACACATCTGATGACTTTGATCAATCTTATAACCTAATAGTTCCAGAAGATCCAAGTGAAGAGTATTTAGTTCTTGAGTCAGAATTAAATACAGTATTTGCTCCTGGTGAATCTAAGGAAATATTAGGAATGCCTAAATACTCAGGAAATAAGGCTAAGATGCTTACTGTAAAAGATCCTAGAGCTGTGTATACTAAAAAGATGAATGCTGGAGTCGCATCAGTATTTATCAGACCTGAAGATATTTATGATGGACATACTAATAAAAGTATAGCTTACTTATCTTCTACTCATCATCTAGGTACTGAAAACATTACTTTAAGAGATATTTTATCTGGAGACATATCTACTATGAATAATAATAGTTTAACAGATCCTGATGCTCCAGCACCAGAAACACCTAAGAATAATGAAATAGATTATTCTGGTCCTAACTTATTTAAGCAAGTTAACGGAGATTATGTATTCTTAGATGGTTCAGAAATCAATTATGGTGGAGAACATGATAATTTAGGTAATCTAGATAATCCATACGATATGTCAAAAGAGTACAATATAGCAACTCCATACAATAGCATACCTATGGAAAAACTAGTTAATAAAAATATCATAGTATATGGACCATCTGGCGAAAAAGAAATCTTTATGTTCCCAGATTTACAATATATGTTCGATACAGAAGTTAAAGATAACTGGAATACTACATACTTAATTAGATCACAAGATCTTTACACAAATAGTAGTGAGTCTAAACCTATATTCGCTATAGATAAATCATCATTAGGTGAAAGACCTTTATACAGTTTAACACCTCATGAATTATTATATAATGGACCTTTAGTAACTAGACAAAATGATGAATTTCATCAATAATAAAATGGGAGAGAAGCTTATTTCTCTCCCAAATCATTTAAACAAGGAGGATACGAATAATGAAACTTAGTACAAATAGAATTCTGCTAAGCCAGACAGATCTTTTTACAACTGTAAATAACAATAGTTCTAATAAAATAGATCTTTCTTTTACAGAAAAAAGATACCATCTTAATCCTGAGGATTTTAAGACAGAACTTGAGCTTATACGTAGCAGAAACTATCCGCTTCTTAGACAAGTGCTTAATGCCGTAGATACAAAGCAAATAGTATTATGTAATAATAATAATCTGAAGACTTCTGTAGTCTATGTATTTGGTACTGATAAGTCTGATAATATAAGTACTGTATTCATTAATATGGCTAGATATATTACTACGGCACAAGCTGTAGATCCAGCCACTGGAAATATAAAGATGAATATAAGTACAGCTGGTGGATATGAAGAGCTTTATAACTTGCTTTTATCTGCTTATATAGGACTTAAGGCTAAATTAGTATACAATAACAGTAAGGCTGTATCTATACTGCGTAATATTTATGCAGACATTTTTAGTCAACTTATGTCTAAATCTTATGGAAATCCGCTAGATGGAGAAACATTTAGATTTATAGTAAGCCACTTCTTCTATAATGGAGATATAAGTGGACAAGACTTAGGAATGCTTCTTAAATATAATCCAGATAGAGTAACAGCTCTTATGCTTAAATATCCAGGATACTTTGAAAGACGTGACGGAATACAACTATCAGAGCTTATAGATCTTATATGTAAAGAATTCCCTTCTCTAGCTAGAAACGATCTTAATACACTAGGATTTATAATAAACAGTGCGTCTAAGATAGGAGATAATGCTCTTTATATACTTGATAATAATGCTTATTTCTTAGCTATGTGTGTAGCAAAGTCTCGTAGATCTAAAGTATTCACTGGATACAGCTTAAAGCCGATTGAATCAGATAGTAGTACACTACTTGCAACTGTATATCAATCAGTAGTATAGAGGTGACATTTATGGAAAACGAAAAGAATATTCCTCCTGTAGGAAGTATAGTGTTTATGAAGGATGATGTAAATCCTGCTGAAAACTATCCTGGAACTGTCTGGGAAGTAGTAGAAAACAACATATACTTTATTAGTCAGGAGAAAAACGAAAAGGTTAACGATGGATGGAAATATCCATTTGAGAAACCTGTTTCATGGGTAAGGGTGAAATAAGATATGAAATATTATTATTTAGCAAAAGACAAGCTTATCAATGAAGAAATACAAGTATTAAAGGTATCTGGTTTCAGTTTATCAGATGAAAATGCAGATGCTCTTTTTGGAATAGGAAGTTGGGTATGTTATTTTGGTCCTAAACTTCCAGCTAGAATGAAATATGACGTTGCATCAGGTAATATACAAGTGCTTACAGACGATGCTCCTAAACAGCATCTTTATGCAGGTGTATCTCTGCTTAAAGGCGTTGTAACAGAAGATAAGTTCGATCCTTCTATGTTTGTAAACACAAATGATTTGAACTTCTTAGTTCCGCTTAAATTTGGTGGAACTCCTGCATTTACATATCCGCACAAGTCATATTTTATGACATTTAAAGCAGATGGAACTCCTGTATCAGAACTTATGAAAGTTATAAGTGATCAATATATACAACTTACTCCTGCTAATATAGATGCTCTTGTAAAAAGAGCTCTTAGAGTAGAAGGAAATATAAGTGCTGGTGGTACTGTAAGCAGTGCGTCTGATGTAATAGCAAACGGTAGATCTCTAATAGCTGCTCATGATAAAGTAAATGCACTAGAGCAATACGTTTATAATATGAAAGACGTAGTGCCTCCAGGTGTAATTGCAATGTTCCATACAGGATATATTCCATATGGATGGACTATATGTGATGGACGTGCTGTTGCAGTAGTACCTCAAACAGCTACATATAGACGTTATATTAGTAGCGTAACTCCTGATATGCGTGGATATTTTGTACGTGGATGGGATGGAGGTTCTGGTAGAAACTACGGAAGAGGACCTAGCAGTGTACAAACAGATGCTGGACGTAATGTAACTGGATGGTGGCTTGGTGCTGAAGATATTGATTGGCATGGTAGCTGGGACGGTGGAGGAGCTGTATACGCTGATCACTCGAGTGGTTCTTGGTCTGGTATTGGAGATGCTGATAGTGATAACTCTAGATGGGTTTTAGACGCCTCTAGAGTCTGGGGAGCTGAGCATACAGCAAATGAATTTAGACCTGTGAATTTTTCTGTAATCTACGCAATTAAAACCCACGAAACAGCCCGGAGTATAACGGACGCAGACTTCTTACAAGAACTATATGATAATCTAAGCGCTTGGAAAGTAAACAAGGCTGGAGATACTGTAAACGGATATGTTACAGCGAACGGAAACGTTATATATAGAGGAAGTCTGACTGCAGGAACTATTTTCTACGTAGGATATAACGATTATGCAGAATGGTTTGAATCTGATATTAAGAGACCAAACCACGTTTATGCATTTATGAAAGACGATAAATATAAACTTGCTCTACAAAGAGATAAAGTTATAGCTGGTGTTTATAGTACGTCTTGTATAGATCCTATTGGAAATCCGGAAAACGCGGTTCCTATTGCTCTTATGGGTAGAGTAGAAGTTATAACAGACGGTATAATAAATGTAGGTGATCTTGTGACAGTATCTGATAAAAAGCCAGGACATATAGTCAAGTTTGGAGGAAGTGGGGAAATCATAGGTATGGCTCTTACTGACACAAAGAACGATCTTACTAAAATACTTGTAGTATAACACATAGCAAAGGAGAAGTGAAAACTTATGGCTATAGATGTAGCTGCATTTATGAATCTTCTTAATTCAAAATATGATAAGACTGGTGGAGACGTAGGTCCTATGACCATAAATGGAGATCTGAGAGTAAATGGATCAGTAGTTCCATCTGGCGGTATGGCTTATGGAGTTACCTTTACAGATTATGCAGAATATTTTGAAAGAGGAGAACATACAGAAGCAGGAGATATAATAATGCTCAATATATATTCTGATAAAGAAGAGTATATTAGAGCTAGAAAGAATGGAGGCCCTATAGTAGGAGTTCATAATGACGACTTTGCTATGATAGTAGGATCTAAGGCAGAGTATGCTGATTATGAGAATAGAGCCGAACTTAATTTAATAGATCTTATACCTGTAGCTCTTAAAGGAAGAGTAATGGTAAAAGTAAAAGGTAAAGTAGAAATTGGCGACGTTATTGTAGCTTCTGATGAATATGGAATCGGAGTAGTCGATAATAGCGTCGTTGATAGATTTTCTATGGTTGGTAAGGCTATAGAAAGAAGCGATGATGAAGGAATAAAAAAGATAAAGATACTTATTAGATAGGAGGTGGGTATATGCCAAGTGATAGTGATAGATATAATAGTGGTAGAGGAGAACGCGATGATAATTCGTATTACAGATCAGTCTGGGTTAAAACGCCTACTGGAGATTATGGGGGAGAACCAAATTATTTATCAGCAGATGTATTCAATCTTCTTATAAATGAAATGCAGACTAATAAAGATAATCTTGTAAAACGCTCTACTCACATACTGCATAATCAACACATTAATACTAATGTATCGATACCTGGATATGTAGGAAGTGGTACTAAATTCTCAGCTGCTGATTGGAATAACGTATGCAATCAAGTCGCAACCCTTATAAGTGATACTAAAAGAATTCTAGGAAGCTCTATATATAAACATGGGCTGCTTAGTGTAGATGTTATTAATAGATTTAATAGAGAAATGAGTGGTTTAATAAATGTATCTGAGTCTGAAGCATATGCTCTTAGATATGGAAGCGGGGAATTGCTTAGCGGTGCTAAAACACTAACTCGTCTTATAAATATAGTAAGACGTGCTAGAGTACACTGTATGTGTCATATAGAAAACTATAGACCATGTAATCATTGCGAAGCATATAGATGTAGAAGAGATGGATTTGGTTGTGGAAGCGATAGATAGAAAGAGGAACGTTATGAAAGATTTTTTTAATAATGCAGTAGGTATTGAGCTATTTACTACTAGAGCATGTAATATGAGATGTACGTATTGCTATGAGAACAAGCCTAACTATTCTAAATTTAGTAAAGAGACTGCTGATAATATAGTAGAGCTTATTAAGAATCATCCAAATATAAAGCATTTAGACTTATTTGGAGGAGAGAGTCTTCTTCCTGAAATAAAGGATGAATTATTAGACTTTCTAAAGAGCATTGCTTCTATTAGAACAGACTTCGATATGTATATTACTACCAATGCATTAGAATCTGAGAAAGTTTTAGATGTAATTGACTATATGATGAATACATTTAATAGGATAGATCTACAAATAAGTCTAGATGGATCTAAGCAAGCACAAGATGTATGTAGAGTAGATAATGGTAGAAATGGGACATTTGACAGAGTATTTCAGAATACGATACTATTACTAGACAGATATAAGAATACACAGAATGTATACATTAATATACATCATGTAATATCTCTACAGAATATAGACTACATGATAGATACAGTAGCACTTGATAATAAGCTACTAGAGCTATATCCAGATTTACTCATATCTTACAATAGCGAGCATAGTATTAATACAAAGCCTCATGATATTAGAAAGCTTTTAGAAATATTAGACTTTTTAAATGAACTTTATCTAGATGGAAAACTACATCCAAGATTATGGGATAGATTTATACACGCAGATGAATTCTTTTATGAAACACAGCCAAGATGCAATCTTATGGATGCTGGAGCTATAATAGATACAAATGGCGATCTGTGTCCTTGTCACTTTTTTAGTAAGCAGGATAAGCACGATTTCTATAATATAAATACTAAAGAATTCGATCAAGAGAAGTATGACAAGGCTAAAGCATTTGCTACTGAAGTAGAAGTTTCTTCTGAGCTAAATATAGACTGTTCTGATTGTGTTTCTAAAGGATTCTGTCCATATTGTGCTGCAGCATCATGGCTTGCTACTGATAATAAATATGCTGGCTTAGTAGGAAGTACCGCTTGTAGCTATGCTCGTACTATAGGAGAATGGACTATTCGTATATATAATGATGGTATTAGAACAGCTGCTGATGAAGAGACTAAGTCTAATATGTTAATAGAGTATAACAGATTGGCTGATATAGTAGAAGCAAATCCTTCTAAGGATAATATCAGAAATCTTTTATTTTATAGAATAAAATGTAAACTTAATGGACTATATGAACCAGAGGAGGTGTAATATTATAATGAATAGAATACCTGTAAATATAATTAAAAAAAATAATGATAAATTTATAAAGAATGCTACCACTCCAATTACAGAATTCCCTCCATTTCTTCCTAGTATGAATATGAAGAAAGAGTTTGTGGACTTTGTTTCTAACGACGGATTATTACAAAAGCAATCTACAGCAGAAGATGGATATAAAAATGCATATGAAACACTTAAATCTATAGCAAAAGACTTCGGTAATCACGTAGGAGCATTTAGAGTAAATATTAATCTTATAGCTACTATAGTACCTAAAGAAGAAGCAGAACTTGAGTATAATGATGATTATGTAGAAAAGGAAAATACTTCTGAAGAAGCTGAAGAAAAGCCTGATAAGCACGAGTGTCCAGAATGCAAGGCAATTATAGATGCTATAAACAGTGGAAAAAAGATGATAGGAAATATTAATTTAGCTAATACTGCTATAGAATCTCCTTATGCTGTAATGGAAACTAAGAGTGCTAAAACAGAAGAAATCTCTATTTATATGGATAACTATAGCTTTAAACTTACTTCTTCTGCAAATCTAACAGATAACAAATATAAAATAAGCATGCTTAAAGTATCTAGTATAGAAGCAGATAGAAACTCTGTAGAAGATACTATAGAAAAGATTAAAGATATGCTTTATCCTAGAACTACTGATAAGTATAAACACTTTATACTAGAGTATAATGCAGACGGATTGCTAAATGAAATCGAGATAGTTTGTTATGGATCTGTAACTCCAGCAGAAATTAAAACTCTTATAGAAACAGAACTTAGAATAGCTCCAGTACATACTTCTGGAGATAACGTATTATGGATTCCTGTAAGATATACTAAGGAACCATTCTTAAACTCTATTAGAGGAAAGAATAGTACTTCTGATATAGCAGAAAATTATATAGATACTGTAGTAGGGAATATACGTATAAAGAAAGACGATAGAGTAAATAACAGAGAATATGTAGAGCATCATAATGAAATCAAATGGCTTGATAATGTAGTCTTTGGTGAAAATGAAATAACTCTGTATATAAAATAAAAAAAATATGTACAATATATAAATGTGTGTAATATGATGATATATTAGAAAGCTGGAGACGATAATAAATACTATAAATTATTATATCTATCTAAGATCATAATAATAGCATCCTCAGAGAATTCTTTTAGAAGCTTTGAAATCATCTTTTTAAATTCTCTAGGATTTAACATATATAATCTTATAAGAATATTATTATAAAGTAAATCTTTATTTATCATATATTATCACCTCACTAGTTAAATGTTTGCCGCGCATGCAAATCAAAGAACAAGGGGCATATATCATTATTACACACTATATAAAATATATAATTATCGTAAATGTAAATACACTCTAGAAATAGGGTGTACTTGCATTTATTTACGTCCTACATGGTCCAGATCCAAACAACAACCTGTGAAATTTGAACAATATGAAAGGAGGATTTTGATCATAAATGTTCGGTAAAAAGAAAACTGAAAATGAAAAACTTAATGAAAATATAAATCGTGAGACAGTTAATGGTATAAAAGCTTTTAAAGAACAGGAAAAAAATCTTAAAAAAAATAATAATCCTAAGATTAAAACTGTTATAGATTACGATGATTACAGTGCATCACAAAGTCGTAAAGATCAAGACGCTATAAATCGTAAGATTAATAGTGTGATTAGTAATAGTTATGATGATAGCTCTGACTATGGGAATCCGTATAGTAGCAAACCTGCTAATCAAAGAGCGTCTAAAAAAGACGTGCTTAGCCTGTCTAGTGCATCTTATGGAAACTCTCTTCTAGAAAAGCTTGTAGCTAATTCTAATCACGTAGAATATCAAAATGCTGTACTTAAGTTTCAAGAGAAACAAGTAGAGCTTCTTACTACTATAGCCAATAGTGTTGTGGCTATGGGTAAAGTAATAGTTACGTCTGAAGCCGCAAAGGCAGTTGGAGACACTCCAGAATATCAACGTAATGTATCTACTATGGCAAAAGCACTTGGAAGTGGAGACTGGGCTACTGCTGCATCTGAAGGATTTGGTTCTATATGGAAGAAAGTCGATAGAAGCGGATATACACAAATAGTTACAGGTGTTTTCGAACTTATGAAAGGTATGGTCGAAGACGGTAAAATCAAAGAGATGTTCAAGGAAAAGATGAAAGACTTTGTTCTTGATGCTTTACCTGGAAGTATGGGGAATGTCTTTAGAGATATAGAAAAAGACTCTGTAGGGGCTATTCAAAAGTATCTTAACCAAGGTAGCGTAAGTAGTGATGCTGCTAAAAGAATATGGGCTAAAGACTTTGCTGCATTTAATCCTATTGCATTTAAAAATCAAAAGGTTAAAGTAGACTATAGCGAAAAAGCTATATTTACAAAGAAAACAGACAAGGCTATTACTGAAATAATACCTGAATACTTGGCTGAAATCTTAGCAACTCTTCGTAATGATGAAGCAAAACTTTATGATTATAATGAAGGAAAGTATGTAGGACGTACAGAATTAGCATTTAAAGAGCAAAAGAATAACGACTCTAAATCATGGAAAACTGCGTTCCAAAAAGGAAACGATGACTTTAGAGATCTAGCAGGAGATGTAGCAGATGCCTATGGAGAGCACCACGCTGGATTAAAGCAGGCTTATTCTGTTCTTTTTAATAATAAAAAAGGTGTAGATGGAAAGTACCAATTCAAAGATGAAAAGTCTTTTAACTTTGTAATGAAAAGAATCTTTGAGAAATATGGTAAGGATGCTATAGATATACTAACTACTCCTGATATGGATCTTCCTACTGTAATGAAACAGCTATTTGGATCAGATCAAGCTATGATACAAATGTATGCTCCAATAGTAGGATCATTAAATATGATGTACAGACTAGGGGCTGCTGATAAGACTAAGACTGTTGATGTAAGTGACTCTTATTATCAAATATTCGATTGGTATGATGATGCTATCGAAGGTAGAAATGGAATTACATCTAATCATAGTGGAGATGGAAGTCTTGGAGGATATGGAAATAAGGCTTTCGAGAAAGGTATAAGAGATTATGCTGCTAAATCTAATATCTTAGGACAGAATAGTGCTGCTGCTTGGGGAGCTCTTAAGAAGATGTCTATGGGTAATAAAAACCTTATAGATAGTGCTATTAATAGTGATAAGACATATGTAAATACTAATGTCGTTTATATAAATGCTAACCAAGTTATCGGAGGCGGTAAGTTTAAGAAAGGCAAAGGTGGCGGAGGATGGAATGGAAACTTTCCTAAATTTGGTCCATCTGGAAACCCTGCTGATGATTTTAAGCGTTTAGTAAAAGAAGCAGAGTCTTGGGATGATGCTCAGAATATGAGTAGAGGAGATGCTACTAACTATTACGAAGGGCGTAATGTAGGATCTCACGTTAGTGATGGAAACTTCGGAGATGCATACGATCAAGAAGAATGGAATGCTGCTAATTATAAGAAATATGAGCAAATGATGACTAGCGAGCAACGTAAGGCTATGGGTGATTCTTGGAAAGAGATATCTCCTGATATGGAACAGGATGAAATAGATAAGATACTGAAAGCTCGTAAAGCAGTAACTGATAATAAAATTAAATGGGACGCTGCTCTCCAAGTCTATGCTACATTTGATCATGCTGGACTTACAGAAGGCTCATTTATAAAGAAATATGGAAAGAAACCATCTGATAAAATGATAGATAGTCCTATGTGGTTCTTAGACTGTATAGATAAAGATGGTAATATTGATGATAAAAAGATGGCTGATAAGGCCAATAGAGAGAAAATATCTCTAGGAGGATTAGATAATCCCGACGCTTATAAAGAAATGCGTAGAGAATATAATGATCACGTAAATGCAAATGTAAAAGGTTCTGGTCCAGAAGCTGCTCTTAATATGCTTCAAACTATTTATAAGAGTCCTAGATTTGGTAAGTATGCTGGTCGTGGAATAGCTACACTTGGTGGACTTGCTATCGGTGCTGTAATGAAAGATAAAGGCATCATAAAGTCTGATAAAGGCATAGCTGCATTTGGACTTGTAATGAATGCTCTTTCAGGTATTCCTGCTGTAAAGAATACTATGGAAATGCTTATGGGCCCTGAGGCTGATATTAAAGACAGTGCTGGATACTCTAATAGACAAAAAGCAATGGCTAAAGTCATGAGTAAGCTAGTTCCTCTTACTGGATTTGGTATGGGAGCTGGGGGATGGTTTAAGATCATGAGTAAGATGGGGCCTGCAGGAATGGCTCTAGGACTTATAGGAGCTCCTTTTGCTGGATTTGCTGGAATGGCTCTATCTAAAGGTATGAGTGGAGCCATGGGTCAATGGCTTTTTGGTAAGAAGGATAAAGATGCTGGATGGTTCAGTAAGCTTGGTAAGGCTCTAGGTGGATTCGTACCTGCTAAATTAAAGAGACTTATTACTGGTGGTGGAGCTGAAACAAGTGAAGCTGCTCTATATGCTCAATCTTTAAAAGGTATGCGTAAAAACTTTGAAAATCATATCAATAATAACCCAGGTCTTACTGATAAAATAAGAACTAAAAAAATGGCTGAATATGATGAGATTACTAAGAAGCTAGAAGAATTAGATCCTGATGATAAGAATTATGGTAGTGATTATGAAACTCTTAGAATGAGACTAAATAATCTTATGAAAGAGTACGGTACTGAAGCTATGTCTAGGGGTATCGCAGATGACTTTATGGAAAACGTTAAGGAAAATGACTTCAAGCTTAATAGTAACATAGATCTTAGAAACTCTGAGTATGTACATGCTGATGACGCTGCTCTTCGTGAACAGCTTGCTAAAGAACAAGCTGCTGGTAATCCAGATGTTAAAGATATGACTCTAGATGAGTTTAGCAAGTATAAGCAAGAAAAAGTTGTAGAAACTCTTCAAAAAGCAGGTATAAATGAAAAATACGATAAAACTGCTGAAGATATGAAAGGCTACTTTAATAAGGCTCAGATAACTGTAGGTGAAATAGATGATATAGCAAAAGCTCTAGAAGTTTATAATCAAATACCTATGAGTAAAAAGGAAGAGAAATCTAAAGCATTACAAAATTTATTAAATATGTATATGTCTCTAGATCCTGAAACTCTTGCTATGATAGGAAATGGACCGTCTGAAGGAGCTCTTGTATTAAAGAAAACTATAGAAGACTATGTGTCAAATGTAGCTCTTGGTGGAAGTACAGATAAAAAGGCTATACAAGCGTTTATTAGTGGAGATAAAGAATTATCTAAATTATATAATGCAGATAAAATAAAACCTAGTGGTGGATATTGGAAGAAGTTATTTGGAGATAAAGATGAATTACAAGGAGCTTCAGTAGCTCTGTCTACTATGGGTCCTATATTAAAGCAATTAAATGATATAATATCTAATCTAGACGCTCTTAAAAATGCTGGATTAAACACTACTACCACATACGATGGAACTGCTAATAATGGTAGAGGTGCAAGTACTACTGTAAAAGTAAGTGATGAAGTATTTGAAAACATTAAAAAGCGTAAGCAAGAAATAGACGATATGCAAAATGATACATATACAGCAGATCCAGCTTCTGGAAGTGGGTTTACTACTCCTATAAAAGATAGGCGTATACCTAAAGAACTTCTTAATATACTTGGATTTACTACAAAAAGTAAATGGGGTATGGATGATTTCTCTAAGACTACTATCGGTGGTCGTAGCGGAAGTGCTGTAGGATGTAGTGTTGCTACTATGAATAACATTCTGAAGTTCTTAAATCTGCCTGAGATAAGTACTAACTCTCTGGCTACTATAGCAAATCTACATACAAATAGTACAGGAGTAAAATTCTCATTCTTTAAATATATATGTAATAGAATGGGTCTTGCCTTTGCTGTATATAACTCTAATAAGAATAGATTTAATCATAATTTCTTTAAAGCATGGGAAGGTGCTAAAGACAAGGCTTATGCGGTATTACTTAATAACTATAACGGTAGTGGACACTTTGTGTTCTGTGCTGATTATAAAGACGGTAAGCTTAAAATGATAGATCCGATCGGTAAAGGTCGTGAAGAAAAGATATCTGTAAATGATATTGCTGTACGTGCTTCTATTGTAATAACTATTACTAAGACGTCTAATACAACTGCGGATCGTAATTTTGGAAGCTTTGGAACTGGTTATGGTTCGCCCGATACTGACGACTATGATGAAAAAGATATAGATGAAGACGATGGTATTATATCTGGTGTCGGAAGTGGTAAACATCGTATGGCACGTGCACATCAAAGAAAGCAAGCAGAGCAAGTTAAAGCTAAGACTTCGAGACAACGTAAATACGTAAACGATGGTCATAGTGCTGGTACTGCTGCCGTACTTGCGAAGCTTACTGCTATTCAATCTATAATAGCTGCTGCTGCAATAGTAAATGCAAATAATAAGCAACAGGCTAAAAAGATACAATCTACAGCTAATAAGATAGATCCAGATACAAAGACAGATGCATCTGCACTTAACAACCTAACAAACAGTCCAGAAGTAGTACAAGGACAAACTGAAGAAAACAAGGCAGAAGAAGCTATGGAAAGAACTGCTGAAGCTACAGAAGCTATGGCTGGAGCTAAACCTGGAGAAAATCCTAAGCATGCCTATAAAAAAATGGCTAAACAAGCTGGAGCAGGTATTTTATCTACGATAGGAGGACTGCCTAAATTACTTGCATCTTTAGCAATAGCTGGCGGTGGAATATATGCTGGATGGAAAGGTCTTAAATATGGAGCCAATCTAATTAAAACTGGGTGGAATAGATTCAAACACTTTACAGTAGATAATATGATGGAAGAGAGTAGAGATCAGCAAATAGATCCAGCTACAGGAGAAGTAATAGATAACGGACATTTTAAAGATGTTTCATCTGCTATACAAGGTGGAAGAGATATGATGAGATATGGCCGTGCAGGAGCCTTTCTTGCAAAAGGAAGTGCTGGATTTATGCTTAAAAGTGCTAGATTCGGTGCCAATGCTCTTGCTAAGTTTGGAGATAAAGCAGGTAAGATTCCTGGTGTAGGAAGTCTTATACAAAAGTTCTTGAGTCTTCCTGTTAAACTTTGTGATTGGATACTTAAGACTAAACTAGGTAAATGGCTTCAAGAAAAAGGACTTACTAAAACATTAGAATGGTTTAGAGGAAAGCTACATAAATTACTAGAAAAGATAGCTCCAAAGCTTTCTAAGAAGATAGCTGAGAAAGGTGCCAAGAAAGGCGCTACAGGGCTGTTAAAACGTCTTCCAGGTATAGGGCTTACTATACTACTAGTACAGGCTTTCTACGCTGCATATCAAGGTTATAAGCACGCAGGGCAGCTTTTAAAAGTAGATGATAGTAAAGTTGGCACTGGACTTAGAGTAAAGACGATGTTTGCTAAGTTACTTTATGACGTAGGTCCTGAATTACTTGTGGCTTTATTAAAACTTACACCAGGTGGATTCGCAGGATTTGCTCTAGATATAGCTATAATAGTTCTTAAAGAAATGATTACTTGGGACGTCTTAGTAGACTTCCTTGGACTTGGAGCAGAACTTAGAGAACAAAAATCAGAAGAAATTAAAGATAAAGCAACAGAATCTAAAGTATCTGCAGAAGTAGCTAAGGCAGAAAAAGAAGAGACTGCTGATGCAGATAGCAATGCTAAGAAAGAAGCACAAGAGATATCTAGATCTCGGGATAAAGCTTGGAGTGAGGACGTATCTGCTACTGGCGTTGCTGCAGCTGGTTCTACGGCCGCTGCTATAGCAAATAATGCAAGCTCTAATTTAAATCTTAGTGGTAATGCTCTAAGCGATATAGTAAGCTCTGCCACAGAAAAAGCTGTAAGTCTGGCTGTTTCTGCTGGAGTACAACTTCCAATGGTATCTACTGATAAAGAAAAAGTAAGTATGATAGTTAATAATGTTATTAAGAATAAGGTAGAGCAATACTCTGGAAGAGTTAAATATGGTATGGGATCTAAAGATCCAGATAGTGGTCAAGTAGACTGTAGTGGATGGGTTTCATATATATTTAGAGCTATAGTAAGAGAATTCCAAGCTAATAATATAGAAGTTCCAGATAAATGGAATAGTCTGTTCTCTAAATTAAATGGAGAACAAGGAGCAGCAGGTATTACTGCCTTTGCAAATATTGCAGGAGGACTAGTTCGTGCTAATGAAGTAAAGCCTGAAGAAGTAAAACCAGGTATGATAATAGGTCTTGCTCCTATTTATAGTGGTAGAGAGAAATCTCGTACTGCTGGAAGATTCTTGAACATAAGCCATATTGCTATGGTATATTATGATAGTAGTGGAGCATACGTAACAGAATCAGCTGGAAAGACAGGAGTACGTGGAAAAGTAGATATAGGAAGATATCTGCTTAATATGAGTAATAGATTCGCTTTATATATAGGAGATCCTTTTGGTATATATAGAGGACTTATGAGTAATGTAAAGAAATTCGATACTAATGGAAACGAACTTGATATGAAGCAAGTATTGGCTGGTAAGGCATTGGGTGTATCTGATGGAGATGCATTTAAAATGGTAACTGGCAGTGACAACGCATCTTTCAGTGTTCAAGGAAATGCTGCTAGAGCTGCAATGCAAGTAGGTGCTGGTGCTATGAGCTCTTTAACTGGAGCTGGAGCAGCAGCTGCTGTAGCAGGAGCATATTCTAGCGGTGGAGGCGGAGGAGCTACCTTAACAAGTGGTACTGGAGAATCTGTCTCATTTGATTATGGCGGAAGCGGAGAATTTAAAGCGAATGATCCGAATGGTAACTGGAACAAACTTAAAGGAATGTTCGTAGCTGTAAGTAAGTCTACTGGTATACCTGTCGAACTTCTTACTATGATAGCTGCACAAGAAAGTGGATTCGATCCAAATGTAAAAGCAAAGACTACATCTGCTACTGGATTATTCCAAATAATAGGTAGCACATGGTCTAGTCTTGCTCCTAGATTGACTAAAGAATTTGGAATACAAAATCCAAATATACGTAATCCATTACATAATACATTGGCTATTGCTTTATATATGAAAGATAATGCTAAGATAATTAAGAATGCTGTAGCTGCTGCTGGTAAGCCTTTGGATGCTGCTGCATTGTATAGTGCAAACTTCTTTGGTGCTGGTGGAGCTAAGACATTCTTCGAGGCTCTTGCTAGAGATCCTAATACTCCTATGACTAGTGTATTTAAACCTAATGTAATAGCTGCTAATAAATGGCTGGCTGGACATACTACAGGAAGTCTTTATAATTGGTTACAAGAAAAGATGAATCCTAATAATCCTAAGAACCTTGGATCTAAATATGCTAAAGAAGCTATGTCTATGGCTGGTCAATCATATAAAGGATCGAACTATAATATAAGCGCATCTGGAGTAAAAGCTCCTATGGGATTACTAGAGTCTGATATATCTACTCCTAGTGGAAAATCAGGTTATAGCGGAGTTACTTCTACAGCTAGTGCATCTTCTTATAGTGGAGGATCTGGTTCAGATAGAGGTGGATATGCAGCAAGTTCATCAGGAAGTGTAGCTAAAGCATCTTCTGGTTCAAACGTATCTAGTCCATCTGTAAGCGTTACTAATAATACAGTAACAGCACCACAAGATGGAGTAGCTAGTATTATGGCTAAGATGTCTACTAATCAAACGACTGCTATAGTCGGAGCACTTAATAACTTGGCTACATTATTACAAAATATACTTAAAGAATTATCAAATAATAATACAGAGGCAATGCGTCAAGCAGCTGCTGGAGCTAAATAAGGAGGTTGAATGAATATATGCCTAGAAATAAAACAGGTCAGCCACAGGGTTATTTTGATGTGGGTGACGAACTTATAGATGTTATGGGCGAAGGCGCTGGAACAAACGGCGCCAGAGTACCTAAAAGAAGCGTTCCTAGTGGAATTACTGCAGATGACGGAGTATACGGAAGTGGAGGACGTGTCAGTGCTGGTAGAAAAGATATTCCTACAGGACATGGGCGTAATAAAGGAAGCGGTTCTAGTTCAAGTACTAGTAATGTAGTATTTACTAAAAATAATACAGGTACTGGAGTAGGTAATGCTGTGGCAGGAGCTACTAGTAGAATAAATGTTAATACTAAAAATATGTTTCCAGATAAATCACCAGGAAATACAGGAAAGTCTGGTAAAGGGGGATCCTCGTCAAAGGGATCCTCTTCTGGAAAAGGTAGTGGATCTGGTGTAGGTTCAAATCCATTCGGAAATCCATTAGCAGGTTCTTCTAGTCATGGAGCTAATCATGGATATGCTGGTGGATGGAATGGACTGGCTGATGATACTAATCCAGGTGGAGTTTTTAATGGAGACATTGCTGCACTTGCAGAAAGAGATAGATTTAGTAATTATGTTGGTAAAGAACTTGGTACTAACGAATACAAAAAGAAAGCCAATATGGAGATACTGAAACATGCCGTAGACGATCTTTCTTTATTATCTGATATAGGACTGCTTCCATTTGATGATCTTATGGCTTCTATTAAGAATAAGAATATAAATGGATATGGAGATATAAAAGAAGTAGAGTTTAAAGATCATGGAGTAGATCTAGAAGGAGTTACAGGTATAATAGGACTTCCTTATATGGCTGATAATGTAGTCGATCCTCCTCCTATGTGGAATGCGTCAGAACTTTCTGGAGAACTTAATAGCTGGGAAAGTGGAAGATGTGGAAAAGACTTTACTAAGCGTGTATTAGAAAGAGGACAGTATTTAGTACTTATGCCTATAGAGCTTCGTCCTAATATCACAGATACAGTAGCACTAGGACTTGCTGGAGCTACAGGAAGTATTACATCTAATATAGTAAGTGGACTTATAACTAAAGTAGATAGCGTAGAGCAAAGACTAAACGTTACTTCATATGGATTTACTGCTAAAATAGCTGCAAAGCGTTATTGGCGTAGTGTACAAGCTCATGCTAAGGCTATATTATATGCTCTTGGTATAGATGAGTTTGGTGGAGATTTCTGGAAGAGAGATAATACAGATAAGAAGAATTTCTTAAAGATGTATATGCCAGATTACTTGGTAGATAATGTATACGCTACTACAGATATGGAAATGACTCTTAATAACTTAGCAGATGGTAAAGACGCGAGTAAATCAGAAATGGAAGAATATGAAGAGATAGCTCAAAAAGCCAGCGGTTCTGCAGAAGGTGGTGGAAAAGCTATAGGAGAAGGGCTTAAAGGAATAGCTTCTGATCTTACAAGTAAAATTACTCAAGGTATACAGTCTACAGGAGTTACTAATCTATTTGGATTAGGTAGTTATGACGATAATAGTAATAGTTTAGACAGTACTGCTGCGAATGTACAGGAATCTGGATCTGCTGTAACTTCTATGTATACTGGAAGTATGATGGCTAAACTTATACACTATATTATGAATATCGATGAAAAAGATGACAGAATACAAACTATGCCTTATACTGTGTTCTATTGTAATGGACCGATAGACAGATCTTATTCGTGGAGTATAGAAACAGGACCTTCTAAACTAGGAGAACATGCTATACTTGGTACAAAGCGTGCTGTTAAAAAAGGTATTGGCGGATTATTTAGTAGCGCAGTATCTACTATTACTGGTGGAGCTGGAGAAGGAAGTACTCAGGCAGAGTCAGAAGCTGGTAAAGAGGGAGTAGCTATGATTAATGAGGCTATGGATCCTATGCAAGATATGATGAATGAATGGGCTTATCATAATAGTGGAAAGACAATGGGGTCTTTCTTAATAAATAATCTGTATGTACCTAAAGTACAAAACGGAGGAAGTAGCCAATTTGCTTATACAGTACCTATAAGAGATATGGCTCTATCTTCTGATAGATATAGTCTTGCCAGATTACATTTTACTATGGCACTTCTTATTCCATATGTATATCAAACAACATATCCAAGACAGGCACTAATTATACCATCGTCTGCCTTATACTGTTCTGCTTTCTCTAAGGGAGTTATAAACTGTCCTAGAGCAGTAATCAGTAGTATGAGTGTAAAGACAGATAATGCATTCCAAACTACATTTGGAGTACCTACAGAACTAGATATAACTCTTACAATAGAACCTCTATATACAATGGGAATTACACCAGATTTTAACAAGTATTGGGCTGTACAAAATCATCCATATTATTTCCTTGGAGCTATGTGGAATCCTATGAGTAGTATAAATATGCTTGCTACAATGTGTGGACAAAACACTGTTTTTTCTAGGATGCCGGTAGGACTTTTTGAATTCTTTATTAAAGGTAATATAGGTAAGTTCTACGACAGTATCAGAGGAGGATATGCTTCATTCAGAGCGTCTATACGTGATTACTTCAGTTCGCTTGGAATGAGTCAAAATAACTATAAAATGATATAGAGGAATGATGTGAAGTGGGTAGTAGAGCAAAATACAGAAATAGAGATACTTCTAGAGATACGGCAGAAGAAGTATCAGTTCCTCTTGAAATTAAGAAGAGGTTTATTAACATTAATCTTAATAAAGGCCTTAAGATAACTCTTTATGGAGCTCCATTTACAGATAGTAGACCTCGGACAATGGCGTCTGGGGCTGTAGCTATGGTAAATATGGAGCTTATGAAGAAAGTATTTGTACAGCTATATGAAAGAAGTAAGCTTCTACAGAATACAGTTATAATAAGTCCTTATGTAATAGTAATGCATGCGTATAAGAAAGCAACACAAGAAACTGCTCGTAAATTTAAACGAGGAGATTTCGGTAAGCGTTTACATAAATTATATGTATCTGAGCAGATTCATGACATGAGTATAAATGACGTGGATAATATGATAAAAATACATAACGATATCTTATTTGAACCTGAGTTTAGAATATGTCTTGATGATGCTTGGAACATAGCTGACACAGATTGCTTTAAAGTATTATCAGATAACGAAAGAGTAGAGCTATACATATATTATACAGATACTATAAATGCGTATATGGAATGGAATATAACTCGTAGTGCTAAATACTATTGCTATCTGATATGTGATAAAAACAGAAAAATCAATAATAGAACGTTAATAGAACATGTTAAATATATGAGAAAGATATTTGACAAATACCAATCTGGTTATAAGAGTGAAACTGATATCTTAAATCTTATAAAGCGTACTCAAAAGGTAATACAAGAATGGAGTGCAGAAGATATTAAGATAATGGCAGATATGACTGAGCGTGTATATAATAAGCGTGATGCTCAGAATAAGGTTTTACTTCTTATAACTAAGGGTAATAAGGTCGCTACTGATCTAGTAAATAAATATATCATTAGAGAAGAAGAAGGAGAATCAAAAAATGTTACAGAACACAATGGACTATATACGTTCTATTAGAAAACCAAATGAATCAAATGAAGATCTTATTAAAAGAGTGCTTGAAGACAAGGTATGCTTTGCAGTTATAGCTAGTCTTACTCCTAGTATAAATTGTACGACTTTAAAGACTCTTTTAACTGATCCTGAATTTATAAAAAACCTATAAGGAGATGAATATAGAATATGAGTAATATGACTATAAAATTGGATATTCTTCCAGTTAGGGATAAGCTTACTACAAGACTATTTGGAGCTCTTGTATCAAAGTTTAACCCAAATACAAATGAAAGAGTAAATGCTTCTGCATTAGAGAGTCTTGGACTTAGCTATGATTATTTAAAAGAAAGTATGGATAGAAGAGGTAAGAATATACTTACTCCTGTATTACAAACTGCTCTTGAGCATATTGATTATATGGCAGAAAAATACGTTTTGGATAATAACTGCTCTTTTAAGACTACAGAAGCTAGATTTGAAAATGGATATGCTCTTGAAGATGCAGGAGATGCTGCTTTTGAAGTAGAAGACGGAGACATCACATCAGGTATTATAGCAGATATGATAGAAGATCTTTCTAAAAAGCATAGTACTGAAATAAAAGATTTGGCTAAGTATATCTTAAAGCTTGAAAAAGATAAGCAAGGTGACGATAGAGCTATGGCTGAAGAAGAGGATAACGAATATGTTGAAGAAGACGAGACTTTCGAACCTGATTCGGAAGGCAATGGTGAAGGTGGAGACGGGGATTCTGATAATCCTTTCGGCAACGATTCGGATTCTAATGAAGGTGAACAAGAGTCTGGAGAGGGCGAACAAGAGTCTAACGGTGATGATGCAAACCCATTCGGAGATGACTCTGGGGATAACAATGGCGGAGATGAGACTAGCTCTTCTGGCGACGACTCGAATCCATTTGGCGGAGATGACAATGAATCTTCGGATCAAGGTTCATCAGACGGTGGACAGACTAATGAAGGTGGAGACTCAGATGGAGGAAATCCATTTGCTGACTCTAGCGAAGGTGAGTCTAATGATAATGGTTCCTCTGATGGTGACTCTGGTAGTGGTGATTCTAACCTTAACAGTGATAATCCTTTTGAGAGCTACATGGCTAGTGTGTCTAAAGGTGCTCCTAACGCTACATTACTTGGAGCTGTAGGAATAGAAAGTGGAGACGTGCTTGCTTATGTAAATAATACTGTAAGTAAAGAATATAAGTCTGATATGCAAAAGCTATTTGAAGAATATGGCATGGAAAGCAATGAATTCAAAGCTAAGCAAAATGAATATGTAAAAGTATCTGAAGCTGCTGTAGAATCTATTTGTGCTTCTATAGCTACTATGTTTGGACTTGGACTTCCACTTGATTTAGGAAGACTTAAATACTATCAATAAGGAGAGGTGAATTCATATGTATATTCATACATGTGACGAGATAGTAGATGCTATTAAAAAGAAGTGTAACTTTCCAGCTAAGCCTCTGGATACTTATTCAGTAGTTTCGATAGGAGCTAATATAGATGATAAGTCTAAGTTCTTGGCTATTAATATAGTAAGCGGATGGGATAGAAGTGATGATAAATATGGATTTGGTAACTATTTCCCTTGGGTTCATAATACTTCTATGATTAAAGATAGAGGTAATCTTGGATCTGAAGTATATTATACTGTACTTGGAGATAATCCTGAAGACTTTTCTAGAGCATTTAATAAGCTTATAAAGCTGGCTAATAGTATTAAGAAAGATATAAAGATAGAAATAGAAACAGCATATAAATCTAGAGGAAGAATGAATCCTCGTGTAATAGGATATAAGCGTAGTATAGTAGTTCCTGCTGAAGTAAGTAGTATTAAAGACGTAAAGATTACTGATCACTTTGTAGAAAATAAGGCAGATGTTATGAAGATTATATCTAATAATAATACTATGGTAAGTATGCTGGAAAATAAAATGAATACGAGAGAGAATTGTTTTGATTTTCATGTTCAGTATTAGTGAATATTTATATACAATCAAAGATGTTCCTAGCCTAATAGTAAATCGCTATTAGACTCACATAAATATTATAGGGGAGATTAGATTCTCCCCAAACTTTTTTTGTATGCCTAATAACTATATATATTTAGATGTTATAAATGATGTAATAATTTAAAAGGAGGAATTGAGAAAATGGCAAAGAATTTTTATTTACCACCAGCAGTAGATAGTCTATCGGGTATACCATCGAATAGAGTAGAGCTTTATAAGGCTACTGTAAAACAAGTCCAGCTTAATAAGAAGAATAGTAATATTAGGTATGGAATGAATTTTACTACTGTAGATTTCGAGAAGTTATACCATAGCGATATGGAAACTGGTAAAGGATTTATAATTGATACGTCTATTAGATACGATAGTATAGATGATGATAGAGAAGCACTCCTATCTTCTGATAGTGTATTTAGTTATAAGTTCGGATTTAGAAGCGATGATCCACCTACTGTACAGGCTAAAAGATGTAGCTGTAAGTGTGGAAAGACAGTATCTCCAGTCCCAGGAGGACTTTGCGAGCACTGTAATTCTGTAATAGCACCTGTACAAAAGATAAGGGGATGGATGGTACTTGATAAGTTTAAAGTATTTAATCCGTCGTGGCTTTCTAGATTCTTTAAATATGCTAAAAAGAATGTCCTATCTGAGAAGGAGATTCGTAGAGATTTATATAACCACAGGCCTCTAGATGGAGTAAAGCGTAAGTCTTGGAATATATTCGAGCTTCAAGACAGAGTTACGCTTGCAAAGTTTATAGAAACTTATAGTGTTCCAGATATGAAAGATTATTTTCTGTCTACTATAAATCAAGCTATGACTTCATATATACCTGTATTATCAAAGGACTTCAGACATTATCAAGTAGTGGCGTCTATTAGTGGGAAATCAGACGTAAGAAGTCATGAGATGAATAAACATTACATAATAATAAGTGATAACGTATACAAGCTTAATCATATGAGCGAACATGCTCCACCTGGTAAAAAGGCAATATATATTTCAAATATAGCTAAGAACTTCGATATTATTATGAATATAATACTTGATGAGATCGGAGATGGTAAGGATTCTCTTATTAGAGGGAAGACTGTATCAAAGCGTATGGATAATAGTTGTAGATGTATTATAGAAGGTCTTACTTTTAATAGTAGACTGGATGTCTGTACTATTCCATATAGAATATTTGGAGAAATTACAATAGGTCCATTCAGATCATATTATGATAGACACGGAGTAACACCTGAGGCTATTAATAGAATGAAGAATAATATACCGAATGATGACGATTGTAGTATTATGTGTAAAGTCCTAATAGACTTGAGAAAAGATAAAAAGAATTTCATACTTGCCTACAGACCACCATGTATTTATATGCTTAGTCAAAACTCAGAAGAGATAATAGCTCTTACTAATGATAGAGAACAAGTGCTTAGATTTAATGCAATAAAAGTAGATGCTTGTGATCATGGAGACTTTGACGGGGATACAGAGGGTGCGTTCAATATACCAGAAGCTTCAATACTACCAACATACTTTGCATTAAATCCAAAACGTGGATGTTATAATCCAATAACAGGACTTTATAATAGTGCTTTTAACTTAATAGAAGGTCCGTATCTGGCTGTTTATAGAGTTCTTAATGTCGATGATCATGTAAATAATGAAGACGTTATGACGGAATACGAGTTTAATAAGCTTGCTATGTAGATTCTGTACCAGACAATCATCTCTGTAAATTAAAATACTTAGGAGATGAATAAATAGATGAGGAAAACAGTTATACTGAAAGGTATTCGCTATAATAAGTATGAAGTAGATGAGGACGGGAATATATATAGAAAAGGTTCTGATACTCCGCTTAAGAAGTTTGGAGATGGACGTGGATATCTTCGTGTAGATCTTATGAATGATAGAAGTGAAAAGGTTATGGCTAAGATACACCTGGTCGTAATGCATACATTTGTAGGAAAACAGAAAGAAGGAGTTATTATTAACCATATAGATGGAGATAAAACTAATAGTGCTCTGAATAACCTTGAATATATAAGTCAACGTGAAAACGTGGCTCATGCTCAACGTCTGATAAAAAACCTTCCATACTTAGAAGAAGAGCTTATACATAAGATACTTGAGCTTCGTAATGAAGGACTTACTCTTAATGAAATAGCTGATGAGCTAGGATTAAAGTATCATGTAGTAAGGGATATGCTTCAAGGAAAGACTTACAATTATGTTAAACGCTGATCGAATTAAAACCTCGATTGGCGTTTTGCATTTAAAAACGACGTAATTAAATGAGGGAGTCCGACTACACAACACACGATGGTATGTATAGAAGGACTCGATCTATATTTAAGTCAAGATAACTAATTAGAAGTACAATATGTAAAAAAATCTTTATTATGAACTTTTCAACTTAATTTCTTTAAAACAAGAATTGATTGATATTTTTTGGACATTACCAACTTTTAATCAGTTTAGAAAAAGAGCATGGAAAGTGAAAACCCCCAGTACTCAATACAAAATCTATAATATTTAATAGGAGGTACTCATTGAAATTATCTTGACACTGAAGATTGTTTAACAACGAGAAATGTTCATTGTTAAAATAAAAGGAGCCTATTCATATGAAAATTACAACATACAAGGGTAGTATTTCTGAATGGGATATAGTTACAGCAAACGTGAGCATTCTCGCTGAAGAAAGGCTTATAAGTGAGGAGACGTATAGAAATCTTAAGGAAGCAGATAGACGTGACAGAAATGTTATGATAGGAACTATTATGAGAGATTTAAGAGAGCAGGATAACTATGATCTCGTATCAGAATTTGATGAATATATGAAGAAATACGTTAATATGTTTATAGAAGAAAATGGTATAAAGAAAAATAATATATTAGAAATAGCCAAGGACGCTGTATTCTTACACAATTTTAATCCTAAGTATACAAAGTTCGGTGATTTTATAAAGTTCAAAAGAAAGCATACTTATTATTATCATATAATATTTCCAGCAACAGAAAAGAGTGGGAACTTTCTGAAGCTTTATAAGGATAATAATGGAGTAAAACTTCGTGGGGGTACGATCAATAAAGAGCATAAGGCCTATGACTATCTTGATAGACTTATGAGTGATTGTGTCAATAATAATACGAAGAGTTATATAAAGAATCTCTCTATGTTTACTAAAATAATGAATAATAGTGAGGAAGAATTAATAGTAGGAATATCAAATTCACACTTGGTTTCAGTTATGAAAGAAGTATGGAATATGATGTAATAAATAAGGGAGGAATTTAAGATGGCTGATTTAAAGACTAAAATAAAAATAGGAGATGTGTATTTAAAATTTATGAAGCACTCAGGATCTACTAGATATGAGGCTGTTATAGATAGTGATGATAAGGAAGTATTAAAAGTACTAGATTCGGATTCCAATAGGATAATTATGGATAATATGACTAATGATAAGATAAAAATAGTCAGAGATAACTACAAAGACGGTGATTTAAAAAGTATATCTATATATACAGATTACCCAGATTATAATCAAGATATAAATATTCTAGCTGGAGCTATAGCTGGGTTACAATTTAATAATAACTAAGGGAGGAATTAAGAGAATGAATAAAGCAAAAGAATGGGATATTTCGGACGAACGTTTGGAGTATATCAAGGACGCAATGAAAGAAATGAAAAGTATTAAGTCAAAGCCAGTTCACATTGAAACGGTTTCAGAACCACCTGTCGAGGCTCCGTATAAACCTCGTAGAAGATTTGATATGGCTAAGACAGAATTGGTTAAATATCAGACTACAAAGCTACTTTCACCAGTAGCAGATAAGAACCATAGTATGAGAGTAGATATGTTTATAAATCAATTTGATAATATGGTAATGCCAATCAAGGCTGAAGTTCCATTATTATCGTCTGCTTTCTATGGAGATATGCTTAGTAGAAGTAGTTGTATCTATAAAGCACGTGGTAAAGTAAGGCTTTTGTATAAGTTTATGTATCAACGTAGAAAGATTTATATATACGAAATAAATGGTAGATATGAATTACTTGATACAAATGGTCTGATAAATAATAATGGAGTCTGCTGTATACTTAATACAGACTTAGACTTATTAGAACCAAATAAAGAATACGATATTAGTAGTGATGATGAAAACTTCTGTATAGAATATCCAGAGCAATATGTTCCATCTATGGATATTGTGAAGTTTGGACGTAATGTAGTTACTATTAATACTATAGATAAAGATACTGCTGATGATAGTTGTAAGATAAGTGATAAGACAGCGGCAGATATGGGTTGTATAAAGATAAAAACTGTAAACATACCTCTTGATAATAAGATTATAAAATCTGAGTTTAATAACAAGATACCGCCTATAGGACAAATCTTAGAAGAATCTATAATATTTAAGGTATCAGAACAAGAGGAAGAAGAACTTTCATTTATATCTCAGTCTACAGATACGCCAGTAGGACTTGAGGATACACAAATAGTAATAGAACCTAATAGCTATATAGGTTATTTTGAAGTGACGTCTAACGAACCAATAGAAGATGATGCTGTACTTGAGCAATATAGACAGGATTATCTAGACTTTAGACATAAGGTAGCAGATGCTCTAAGACCACTAGTTATGCTTGAAAGAGATAAATGTAGCGATAAAGTAATAGCTTATTACGAAAACTTTATAATAAATAAGTTTCGTACTGAGAAAAAGGCTCTTACTTGTCCGTTTTTAAGAATGGAGATCGTTACGGTGGATTTTGCAGGTATAGCTACAAAGCTGTCTAATGGACATGGCTGTAAGGCAACAGTACAAGAGATATTTGAACACGGTACTTTAGTGGCAGAAGATGGCACTCCAATTGAAATGGTATTCTCTGTAAGTGCACACGTTGCAAGAAGTATTACAGGATTCCTATGGGAACAATGGCTTACAGGCTTTAGTATGTATCTTACAAAGGTGTTTAAAACTCTTAAGAATGATAAGGATAAGAGTCGTCTTATAAAGGATTATAGAAAAGTCTTAGATATATTTGATCTGCATGATGCTCACAAGGATTTCTCAGACGAAGACTTTGCTACTTTATTGACACATTACGATGCTCTTCCAATAGGTATCGTACCATATGAACAAAAGCTAGATATGGAAAGTGGTAATGAAGCTATGAAGATTCTTGGTAAGTGGGGATTTGAAGAACAGACTATATGGATATGTGATAAAGAAGGTAACAGAATCAGAACCTTTACTGATAAACATCTGGTAGGAAGTATATATACTATCAGAGACATACACGATCCAGAGTATCAAAACAGTTCTATATCAGAAGTAACTCTTACTACAAAGGGAGTTCCAGAAGAAAAGTCTAAGACTAAAAGAGACGCACAATCTGTTCATAGTAAGAAAGCTACTAAAATGGACGTTCAGCTTACTGCACATTTAACTGGAATGATAAATGATGCTGATCTATATCAAATGCAGATAGCTGGAAATCCAAAGCTTCATAGTTTGCCTGAATACTTAAATGCAATCGGGTTTGGAATAGAGTGGAAGGATAAGGATGATTAATATGAAATATGCAACAGTGGTAGATGGAAAAATAGAAGTAGTGGATAGTTATAAGCCACAAGATAAATATGCAATTGTATTTAAATACAATGATAAGCAAGATGTTCATATATTTAATAATTCTCCCGTAATAGCCAGTGGAGATAATATTATAATAGGAGAGAAGACTATTCCTCTTAAGGATGTGTCTGTAGTACCTATTGATGAACATTTTGAAGAAGTACTAGATATAATAAGAAGTCATGGCTCAAACGACATAAGTACGAGAGATATATCGGACAGATTACCAGATCCGCGTGCTGTAAAGATGCATACATTTACATCTGTAGTCTGTTTTGCTATACTTGCTAATGGACGTAGTGTTCCTCTATCTAAAAAGGATAGAACGCGTAAGGCAAGTCTCATACGTAATGTAAAGAAGCAAATAGAAAAGGATACAGAAATAAGTATATCTCTTGGATTTGAGCTATTGACTCTGTTTGGTATAAATCCTGAAGAAATATTTAATAATAACTACATAGTAAAATAGAGGAGGAATTTAAGAGAATGATTGATGATGATGTAATATTAGGTGATGTTCGCATTAAAATGACAAGATCTACAGTTGCTATAGGTCGTGTATCTGCTATATTAACTAGTAATAAAAGAGCTATTATGAATATTATAAGTGAGAAAATAGATAAGTTAATAGAGAATAGTGTTATGAGTATGACCGTATCTAGTGTCAAAATGAAAACTCATAAATATGATGATGGAAGCACTAATTATATAGAGTTAACATCAAATTCTAATAAAGATGATTTTGGGAACATTCCATTAGTAGCTGGATATCTTGCTGGATTACAGTATGATGATCTAGTATAAAGGAGGAATTTAGAATGATATTGTATGATCGTAGAGATCTGAATAGAATGAGAGAATTAGAAAGAGCCTTTGCAGAAAATCCACTATCGAATGAAAAGATAGTAGTAAAGCTTGAAAAGGATATATATCTGAAAGGTACGCCTGGTAGATGTATACTTAATACCTATCTATTTGAAGTCTTCAGTGATTTTAATATAAAAGATGAAGATAAGCGTAAGATGATCTATAGAGATAACTATTTTAAAGGAAAGTTCGATGATTATATGAACGCCTGTATAGATCTTATAAAAGACAAGCTTGAGAATGCTCCAGTTATGCTGGGGCACTTGCTTGGAGATATGTTCAGCTGTTTCCATAGACTTGCTATGGTTGCTAGTGAGACTCTTTCTATGGATCATAGTCTTATGGGATATCTTAGAGCTTATGATGAGAATAAAGAATTCAGAGAGCTGTTTACTAATCCTGTAATAAAGAAGACAGACGATCCTTTTACTGTAGAAGAGAAGTATAACTATATAAATAAGGTTATAACTGAAGCAGATGTGCATCCACTATCAGATTTTATAAAGTCTGGAGTAAAGGCAAATAAAATGCAAATTATGGGATTCGTACAAGTAGGTCTACAACCAGATCAACTTGATCCAGGTAAAGTAAAGAATAATACGATAAGCGGATGGCTAAATGGCTTACGTAATCTTCCAGATATGGTACATCTTGATAATCAAGCACTTGAAGCAGTTATAAAGGGTAAAAATGAAGTACAAGAACCAGGTGAACTTGGAAAACTTATAAACGTAGCTCTTACTGAAACTAAGATAAATAAAGACGTTACTAGATCTGTAGTGCGTGATTGTGGTGCGCATGATTATGAAATCGTTACTATTAAGAGTAAGAAAGATCTGAAGTTCTATAGATATCGTTATATAGCAGATCCTCTTAAGCATAAAATAGTGGGATATGTAGATCTTAATAGAGATGATTTAATTGGGATGACTCTACATTTGCGTATGCTTCATCATTGTCATGGAGTAGAATCTGTATGTGAATGTTGTGTAGGAGCTAATGCAAAGTTCTTGCAAGATACAGAAGTATTCAAGAATAATATATATGAATATGGAATGGATACTATTGGAGGAAAGTTCCAGCAAGTAATATCAATCAAACATAGTAATAATGCTTTCTTAAGACCAGTAATGGTACATTATGCTGGAAAGACATATGGAAATCTGAAAGAATGGGTAGATAACTGTCCTGCTGTATCGAGCTTTATGTTTGACAAGATACAATTCCATCCAGGTACAATATTAGAACTACGTAAGGTAGGAGAAAATAGATATCAAAAGCTATTTATAAATGGAGAACTACTAGATATAGTACAAGATAAACCTATAGATTTAGATGGACTAACTGCTACTATTTATATAGCAAATGATTCTGTATTACTTACTGCAAAAGATATACAAGTAATGCTACGTATGCACAGTAGTAATAGCCAATATGTATATCCAGAAGAAAAATGGGATAGATCGAAACTTCGTACTATGAGTAGAGCAGAGCAAGTAAGCTCTTTCTACCAATATTGCAAGACTAAAGTGAAGTTTGATCATTCTATGTATTATGAAATGATAGTACATGCTATGATGCGTGATACAGAAGATATGAGTAGTAAGCCGTCTGCTGAAACTAAGAATGTAGACTTTATACATATAAATCAGCTTACATCTTCTGCAGATAAGTCTAAGCGTATATCAAACAGAATACATCATGGATATATAAAGGCAAACTTAAATAGTATAATACCTGCTGTAGAGCCTTGTGAAGCAGACGTATTATATAATATAATAGGAGACAGAGACTTATCTGAAACTGCTATTACAAATGAATTATACGGTGTATTGCGTAACTATAACAAGGATACGAATGTACACAATGAAAATACATATGAACAGTCAGATCGTGTAATACAAGGCTATGACGACGATTATGATGAGGATGAGGAGGATTAATATAAAATGAATATTAGATTTGAAATTGCAAGTTCTAACTCAATAGGATATGTTTATCTTGCAGAATATGAGCTATTTAAGTGGCATGTTAGTCATGGAGTATCTGAGGAAAATTATGGAGATTCTGCTAATAATATCGGTACGTTTATGAATGATATAAAAATGTATTATGATAAGCACAAAGCTAAGTCTGTAGTTTGTATAGTAGACGATGTTCCTAGAGGTTTTGTCGGATATAGAAAAGATGCTGACGCTATTTATATAGTATCTTTATATGTAGATAAAGACTTTAGAAATAAAGGTCTTGCAAGAAAACTCGTAGAAAGGGTGCACAAGTTAACGAACTGTACTAAAATGAAGTCACTTATATCAGATCAAAATATAGAGTCTAAAAGATTCTTTACTAAGTTAGGATTTGAAAAGCAAGGAGAGTCTAATATTCATAGCATGAGTGAATATGTATTGAATTTAAAATAAAGGAGAAATGTAGATGAACTATGAGACTTCCACTGCTTGGTGGATCGATAAATCTTATATAGATACAAATACAAAGTTGAATCTCCGTAGTAAGCTATCAGTTTTGGACTTCCATACAAAAGCGGAAGTCCCGACTGCTTACTTTGAAATAGGAGATCATATATGTATACCGAAGGTCAAGATACAATCTCTGGAGAATATGATTGGCAAAACATTTATGAGAAAGTGGATAGCACCAATAGATCATAGACCGATCAAATATAAAGAGTTAGTCTATCCAGCATTAGAACATCAAAAAGGTGTAATCAACTCTGCTGTAGAACACTTTAAGAATGATAGCGATAAGCGTGTTTGTGTCTGTGCAAGACCTGGGTTTGGTAAAACATATATGTCTGCTGCTATAGTACAGAAGCTTAAGTGTAAGTTTATGTTTATAGTATATAGTAGTGATCTTGTAGAACAGACTTATGATGCCTTTGTAGAATATTTTGGAAGTGATGAAGGCTTTCTTAATCTGGAGAAGAGCAGAGCCTTTATGGAATATAATTGGTCTAAGGTAAATGGTCTTTTTCTTACCCATGCTATGTTACAGTCTCTTATACGTAACTTTGGACTAAATAACGTAGTAAATGTACTTCTTAATAAGTTCAAGTGTGATATGAAGATAATGGACGAATATGATGTACATGTAAAGAACTTATACTATATGGAATGTTGGGGTAACTTTAAGTATAACTTGTATTTGACTGGTACTAAGTTTAAAAATATGCGTCCAGATGATAATATATTCCAAATGATATATAAGCATGCTAAGACTCTGGGGGACGATATAAGGCTTCCAGTAGATAGAACGTGTTATGTAATCAATTATAAGTTCAGTCCTACTAAAAAAGAGTATTACTTGATGCATATGAACGATGAGAAGCTCTTTAAGACCCGTTATAACGATTATATAGCTCGTAAGGACCTATTACTCGACTATATCATGAAACACTTTTATAAGGCCTCTGAGAGCCTTATACGGCGTGTTGTGAATGATGGTGGTTCTGTAGTAATATATACAGGACGTATAGAGAACTGTGCGATAGTAAAGAAAAAGCTTATGGCTCATTATGACATAGCAGAAGACGATATAGGTATATATAATAGTAAGGTTTCTAAAAAGGATAAAGAGATAGCAGAATCTAAATCGTGGATAATTACTACTACTCAGTCTATGGGACGTGGATATGATAATAAGAGATTAAGAATACTTATATTCTTAGAGTTTAACTTTGGTATATCTTCTTATATGCAGAATATAAGTAGAGTAGCACGTATTGGAGGAAAGGCTGGATATGTATTTGAAGGACTAGATAGCAGTTTTCCTAAGGTAGTAGCTAATCATTGGAAGAAGAAGAAAGAAGATATTTATAGTGATATGTATAGTCATGTATATTATTATACTATACCAGAAGTTATATATACGTATTATTACTATGGATATAGACCAGATGAAGAGTTTGCTCTTGCAGAAAAGAACAGAAGTAAAAGGAGATAAATATGAATGAAAGAGAATACTTATACAAAAGGACAGCAGTATTTCCATTATTCTTAAGAGTATGGTGTATTATATTATTTACGCTATTGATGTTTTTAAGAGACTTATTTGGTAAACTTCTTATATATTGTATTGGATATCCACTTGTTATAGCTGGACTTATAATATATTTCATTATAATAAGACCTATTAAGTGGATACTTGGGCTGTTTATTAAGATAGAAAAGGTGGATATTTATGAATGATATGAAGCAAGTAGTCTTCTTGAGACCAAATGATGTATTATTTAGCTATGATCTTATAGCCGTAGATATCTATAATCAGCTTAGACAGCATATGAGTGAAGAAGATAGAGAGCACTTTCGTATACTGGTAGAATCTGCTTTTAATAATGATATGTATCTTTATAGTATGAAATATGCTTCTAATGGAGATATGTACTTTATAAGTGATATAGAACGTAGTCCAGTTTCTATAGACGATTATGATAAGCTTATAATAAGTAAGAAACACAGTCTTATTACGAATGATGCTTGGGAATGGCTATTTAATAGTAAATATGTAGATCTTATGTTTAGAGTCAATATATCTTTCTTTAACAGAGCTATTGCAGATATAGAAGATGGATTTAATCTATTTGTACTATCATTTGACGATAAGTATCCTGAGAGCTATTATATAGGAAGATACTTTAAAGATAAGAAAAAGCTGGAAGAAAAGATTATAGATATAAGAAAGCTTGGAGCGTGGTTTAAGTTCTTACTGGATGAGAATGAGAATGGCGTTATAACTACAGTGTGGGTAAGTGATTCATTTGCTGATCCATATAAAATAATAGAAGCTTGCGTAGATGTCTATGGTCTAGATATAGCTTATACTGAAAGAATAATGATAGAGGCTAACTTAGTAAGTCTTAATGAAGATAATATGAGAGCTGCTAAAGAGATAAGTGAGCAAGATCATATAGATGGAAATGTAGGAGTGATAAATCCATTTAAATTAGGATTACTCAATTCATTATATAATAATAATCAATAGATATAGGATCCCGATAAAAGGGATCTTATATTTTTTTTAACGAATTTTTAGTTATATATTATATAGGAGTAATATAAAATATAATGGAGGATGATCAATATGATTAGTAAACTAAATAATGTATTATTAGGGTTATTCGCCCTAATACTAGTAATAGGAATTGTAGTAATAGTTAAAGGAGCTGATAATATGTCAGTTCCTTTAAGAGCATTTGTTTTAGGAGTACTAGTAATGGTATTCCTAAGTTTTATAGTTGTAGCGTGGCTAGTAAGCTATGCTACAAAAAGAAGAAAAGGGAAGAAATAATCTTCTCTTTTTTTTTCTTTATTGTCTACCCTGGGAGATAGGAGACAATCTTTCTGTTAAAATTCGAATAAAAGGGAGGTATTTCCATGGCTTGGAAAAAAGTCGTCCTTAGTACTACTATGGACCAAATGGTATTTGTACAAAACACTTCTGCTATTAAAAACAGTATAGTTAGACTTGCTTTTACAGATACAGATGTAGCACCTACTAATAATAATGGAGTATTTGTTCTTAGTGGTCCTAACACTTGGAATGGTCGTATTAAGAAGGGAAGTTATCTGTGGTTTGAAGAACAGCTTGGTGGTGTATTTACTTATACATCTTTTGACGTAAATCCTGTTCATAATTATAGTATAACTCCTGTACATAAGGACATAGTTACCAATAACGATGTTATAGATGTTCCAGAAGGAGCATACTTTGTAATACAAAACAAATCAAAAGATTCTGTCTTTTTTTCTATTGTAGGAGAAGGAACGTTTGTGCTTACTGAAAATCAAATGCTTTCATTTTCTTTTACAAGAGATACACAAGTAAGAATTAAAGGTACAGGTAAAGATGTATCGTACTACTACAGTGAGGCACCGTCTATAACTCAGCTTAGTGCTGATACACAGAATATGATTGAGCAGATAAAGGCTTCTGTAGAATTGCTTAAAACAAATGTAGTTACTAGAAACGAATTACTTGAAGTAAGTAAAAAGACTCACTACGATAGATATAGTGAGGATGTGTCTGCTACTATAGCTGTAATAGATCCTACTGTACCAAATATAAGTGTAGAGCTTCCTCTATTAGAAACTGATAGTGATTTTGATAGTGAGCCTCTTAGGGAAAAAGAGATATTGGATTTTATTATAGCTGTAAAGTATAATAACGGTACTACTCCAGTAGAGGCTGTTACTAATATAAGTGCTAGAATAAGTAAAGTAGACTTGCTTCTTCCTATTATAGATATGGATACGTATGATACTGTACTTAGTATGATACTTGAAGAGATAAAGCTAGAGTGGAATGAAGATCAAGGTACGCTTAAGCCTACTATTATATTTGGAAACTGGATGAATACTAATACTAATAAGTATAAGAATATAGGAGAAATATTTAAGGCTCCAGTAGAAGTTTCTATTAGAGTAAAGAGCGAGCTTGCTGTATGGAAGCCTAGTAACCAAGTATTTACTCCAAAGAATACTAATAGGCTTATACATAGTAATAATAGATTCAATAAAAGAAGTCATTTTACTACAGAAGAAAGCTATGGTAATTTATTTGCAGACTTTAGTAGAACTCTTTATAGTAAGCATAAGAACGTTATATTTGATGTAAAGTCTAATATAAGATCTACTAAGCAAAATAACCCAGCTGATAATAGTGATGTCTATACTATAAGTGATCCTAATGAAAAAATCACTATTAGACTTATAAAGACTGCTGATATAAATATAGAAGTATTGCTTAAAGACGTTACTGCAGACGATGGTCTGGTTCTTTCTAGCGTTATAGTAGAAGATTTACTAGATCCTACTATAAGCTTTAATCTTAATATGGATTTATTAGAAAAGACTAAGACTGCTAGAGTTATAAATAAAGCTGGTAATCCATATACATTTGCATGCAGCCTTTATATTCCTAAAGGTATGAGCGGTGAAATATATACTAGATTATTTGAAAGATTTATAGATAACTCTAATAACCTAGGTGTAATAAAAGTAGTTACAAGAAAGGAGGACTAATAGAATCATGAATCCATTTCAAAATAATAATGGACTGCTTATGTCTGAAGAAGTAGTTAAGAACTATCTCAGAGATATAATCGTTCCATTACTTATAAATAAAGATTTAACTATCTCAGATGCGGCTATTATAAGTAAAATAGATAGACTAAATGACGATATGATAGATGTAATTGAGAAGACTAAGATAGAAAAGATATTTGATTGGCATAGTCCATTCTATATAAGAGTGCCTAAAACGTGTAGATATCCTATTACTGTAGAGATAGATGGACTGGATGCTGCAAATAGAAGTGTATCGCTAGGATTTAAAATACCTATAAGCTTCTTTAATAACGACGACAATGTTCCGCATATTATATATGCTAATAAATACAGTATTAAATTCGTTAAGAAGATAGGATATGATAAGAGTATAGCAGACAGTACTCTTAATAATATCTTTATTATAGAATGTCCTGAAATAGCCAGTGGAACTATAAGTACGAGATGTATAGACTCAGAAGTAAGAGAATACAAAACAGCTGATGATATACCTAATATAACGTTTGCTCCAGCTACTAGAGAGCTAGAACTGGCTCCAGACGTTGCTATAGAACCTATAGAGCATCCAGAACAGATCCTTAGAACTCGTAGTGATGTAGATTATATAGACTTTATTACTACTGCTATGATGATGAGTAAGACATTCTCTAATAGTCTAGATGATAGAACAGCGTATTTTACACGTGATGATGCTGATAGTGATAACTTGACATTTAAGTTTAATACGCTTGCAGAGGCTAAGGCTGCAATTCCTACTATATATGCTAGAATACCAGAACTATGGAGAAATATCAATATAGAATTCGATCCAGCTGTTACAGATATAAGTGGACTTTTTGAAGGCGTAGAACATATAGATACAGTAAAGACTATTACTGGACCTGGTGTAATAAATGCTAATAATCTGTATAAGAACAGTAAGATCAATCATATATCTCCTGAGTTGTTTGATGGTATTCCTAGAGTTAATAATATAAATGAGGCCTTTGCTAATACTAAGAACTTGACGACTGCTCCGTCTGCATCAGATCTATTTAAGAATAGTATAAACTTAAAGAGTGCTACTGGGATGTTTGAAGATAGTGGACTATTAGCAGATCCTGAATATTGGAAGCATAGAAACGCAGACTTTACTGGATATATTAAGAAGTCTCTTGGAGATCCTATTGGACCTGTTCCATATCAAGGATATGCTCTTAATAGACCTTATCCTGCTACATATGATGTAAATAGCTGGGTATTTAAAGATGTAAGAGCGTTTAAAGAATACTTAACTAATAATAGAATCAGAGCATATAAATCTACAGATACAGTAGACGCTACTGATTTAAGCAGATTTAGCGTTACTATACTTGAAGGTAATCTAGACGAAATGTTTATGGGAAATAATATAGTAAAGCTTCCTAAGACTATAGAAGCACCTAAGGCTGTTTCTGCTAATAAGTTTGCTAAGGATGTAACTACTCTTGTAAATACAGAAGTAATAGGAAATATCTTTACTAAGTGTCCTAAGCTAGAGTCTGTAGTAGAAGCTTTCTCTGGATGTACAGGACTTACTAAAGGATTTGAGTTCCTTGGAGCTAGTGATACTATTAGTAATTATAGTAAAGTATTTGAAAACTGTACTAATATAGATAAAGATACGCTTCCATATCCATGGAGATGGAATGGACTAGATGGATATCCTGATAATATAGTAGGTATAGATGGATTTAAGAATATTCCAAATCTACCTAATTGGGTTCCTAGAGAATGGGGTGGACCTGGTACTGAAGCAGATCCTAATGTACATACTGGAAGTAAGAGTCCTATTCCAGCTGTTTCTAGTTGCTATGTAGGAGATGACTCATTCAGTCTTACATTTACAGACTTAAGAGCTGGAGATCTGGTAGAAATTACTATGGTAGATCCTGATCAAAGATTTAATGTAGTAGGAAATACTAAGAGAGTGTATGCCACTATGAGTGGAGCTGGAATGATATTTGGTGTATCTGATATAACTGCCGATGGACATACTACTCTTCTAGCTACAGATTGTATTAGAGTAAGAGTAAGAGAGCAAAAACGTACTCCGATGAAGTTATGGAGTGAATACATATATCAAGTTCCACAAATAAGACTTACTAGAGTAAATCCGACTGCTTCTACTGCTTCTATATTAGGATTTATAACAGATGGAGAGGTGTAGGATATTATGAATAGAAATACATTGATAATTAAGTCAGCTACTGCAGTTACAAACGGTAGTGCTGCTATTAAAGTATGCAAGTATAAGAAAGACGAAGGCTTTGTACCTGTATATGGATGGCTACTTACTGGATTGACTACAGATGCTGAGAAAAAGATAACTATAAATCTAGATAGAGAAGGCGTTTTAGACACTATTAAAGGACTGCAAGATACTTTGCCATTTGGATGTACTCTTTCTGTAGAGTTTCCACTTGGTACTATTCCTATGTACGTAGCAGATATGTATCATACAAGTATGTCTGAAGCACTTCATATAATACAAAGAAGTAATCTAGACGTAAGTACAAATGATATTACAGACTTGAGAGTAGAAGGTTCTAAAGTAGTGGCTTCTTTTAGAGGAGTTAATACTGGAGAATTCGAGCTATATGAAATACGTAATTCTACAGATCTAGATAATGCTATTATAACCGGTAGACACGCTTCTACTATAAATGCAGGAAATACTAGGCTAGATATAGATCTAGGACATACTGTAGATAGTAATACGGCTGTACTTGGTAGATGGAGAACAAATGGTGAAATATTATTCAGTCCGTATATAACTGCAAGACAGGCTCATACATTGAAGTCTGCTGTTATAGAAAGACATGAAATACGTAATGGAAAACTTATGCTTTATATCTACGACAGAGATACTCTTGGAGCTTTCTATGAAAGTGGACTAGTAGTAAGAATTAAACAGGCTTCTTCTAATACAAACTTTATCGTAAGTGGAGTTTCTACTAACTTGCCTAATAGAACGCTTGTATCTATATTATCTATAGATACAGATAGAATAGTGGCTCTAGGAGGAACTGTAGATATAAGTGTAGAACTTATAGGAAGTACTATCACTTCAAACGTATATAGCTTTAATACAAATGGTGCTATTCCTGTAGTTCCTACACCAGGAGCAGGTGGAAGCGGAAGTGGAACATCTGCTAGTAAATACTTAAAGCTTAATGCTGATAAAGTAGCTTTTGACGAAGATGCTGGTATGATTTACTTGGCTTTTGACTCTTCTCACGATGCTGAAATAGAAATGCTACAACTAGATACTGCTGGAAGTACTATAAATCTAGATACTACAAGCTTTGCTCTTACAGATAGACAGATCAACGTTAAACCTACATTTGGTTTCTGGGTAAAGACATCTTCTAATATAAACCAAGTATGGAGTGGAAAGATATCTTATAAATACAGAATTAAAGGTATGGTTGCTAAAACTGATAGCGTTACTCTGTCTCCAGAAAATCCTAAAGTAGAATTAGTTTACAAGACTCATATTACTGGTGGAGTGAACCTTGATGGAATTTTAAAACTAGTGCATAATTTACAACGTGGAGAATACCAAAATATAGTTCTTAAAGATATATTTATAAGACAAGCTGGAGCTAGTGGAGGTTATGGATTCCAACCTATTACATTTAATCCAGGAGAAAATGAAAAGACAATAAGCAATCTAGATTTTAATTATATGCTAGATAACGGACGTGAGATGGTATATAGATATAGTGTAGCTGGAAGACCATTCTCATCGTCTGTACGTGCAACTAAAGGTAATGATTAAAAACTGATAAATAAGGAGGAATGATTTACATGGCTGGGAGCTTTGAAGATTTAGGCGAAGGCTTAATGTTTAATAACCCAGATTGGTCACCTTGGGTTGATAAGAAACATATGACCAAAATAATTAAGGATGTCGTTTACCGGGCTTGGCCTGGACTAGACGACTTCCTAGATACTCTTATAATACCACCACTTAAGCTGGATGAAGATCCACCTGATATATACGAAACGCTTAATCAAATGAGAGCTCCACTTGAGGCCATTATGACTATGGTATTATCTGGTGAGTTCGGATATTTCAAAATGTATCATGAAGCTATTAAGACTGAATATTATGAAGAAATGCTTAATGGAGACTTAGATAGACTATGCTTTATATTCTGTATGGGTTGTAGTAAGTATATGCTTTCTAAACTACTTTATCATATAGATAGAAAGTTTATACCTCAATTCTTAAAGAATATGCTAATAAAGCCTAATCTACAGTCTATAATAGATAAGTGTAAAAAGAGTATCTTTGTTAAGACTACTATGGAAAAGGAACAAGAAGGCTATGCTAAAATGAGTGATCTTATATTTACTATATGTCAAAACTATATGATAAACCAAGACTACGAGGCTATGGAAGTTGCTATGCTAGATCTAGAAAAGATAGAAGTAGCAGAAAAAGCAGAACACGTAAAAGCTATGGTAGACAGCTTGAATTTCTTTGTACCAGAATTCTTTGTAGAAGCATTACAATCTGAACATCCTAGAGATGTATTGATGTATGATGAAAGAATGAAGAAGTTTACTTATGATATGCTACGTGCTCATCATCTTAAGACACTTGAAGATCTATGTCTTAAATATGGAAATCCTAGAGAGCGTAAAATGGATATGTCTCGTATAGCAAATCTACACCTACAACGTAAGGATAGACATAATCTGATGTATTGCCCAGAAGTAGATGGACTATCTTATGAAGAACTACGTATACTAGATAGACTACGTAAGAATCAGCTTACAGAAAACGATATGAAAGTAGTAAATCGTAGTCAAAATATGCTTAATATAAAGGCAGTTATGGATAAAGAAGTTGCAGTAGGAGATGTCGTAGATATAGATGATCTTACTATGACTATTACTAAGAAAGATGGAAGTAAGAAAGTATATAACTATGGAGACAAGACGTTTAAATACAGATATAACGATGCTCTGCGTATGCTATTTGATGAAGAGACTGCCGTGGCTGTTAGAAAGATGGCAAATTCTAGTATGAAGAATAAGCTTAAGACTACAGGTATTACTATTAAAGAGCAAATGGATGCTATCGGCAATCTGAAGCCGTTTGATACGCGTGATATGAGCGTACAACAGCTACTTGATCATAGAGAGGCTCAGATAGAAAAGCTTATAAAAGAATCTCCTATAGCTACGAAACTACGTATTTTCAGAGATTCCAAACTCGGTACGCCTGAACATCCTAAGCTTGAATATTTGACTGTAAACGATCTGCTTAATGAAATGACTTATCTCGTAGAAGACGATCCTACTCTGTTGTGCTATAAGCTTATAGAACTAGAGCAGCTTGATAAGTTTGTGGCTAAGCAAGATAGCTATATAGCAGAAGGTATAAAGATGGATATAGAAAAAGCTCGTAAGATGGATAATAAAATTGGTAAGAAAGCATACGACGAAGGATATAAGAGACTTGACTTTGGAGATATAACATATATGGCAAATCCTGATCCTGATCCATTTGATATAGACAGAAAAGAAATTATAAAGCAATTGCAAGAAGAAAACGAAGAACTTAAGACGCAATTAGAAGAAATTAAAAAGCGTCGTACAAATTGGCTTAAAGTGCCAAAGATAACTGGAGCAAGATTATAAGGAGGTAATAACGTGTACGGTACAATTATGAATAATGAAGCCTATCTGAGAAGACGTGGGCTTCCAATTATAAATAGTGCTGATAAAACAAGTCCGACTGGCTTATTCAGTAAGGATATATTTGGCGTTACGGACGATGAGAAAGAGAGTAAAGCAGCTCTTATAAATCTACATTGCTATGTAATGCGTCCTCTGTTCGTTGCTATATTCAGAACAGTACAGAGATCTATTGCTCTTTGTGCTACTTCTAACAGCCGTAGTGGAGACTTCTATATACGTAAAGGTATAGTAGCTCCCTGCGACGAGAAATATGTACCAGAAGTAGGAGATATAGTAGGAGGAGGTCCCAGCTTCCTTTATAATAACTGGGATAAAATCGATACAAAAGCTTGGCAACAAGAGTTCGGTAAATATGCTAATAAGGAGATGAAATCTTCTATCAGTAAGTTTACACGTGATCAAATGTTCAAGCACCACCAATATGTTATACCAATAGCATATCGTAATGAAGACGAAGATAGTAGAATGCTGGTAAATGATATAAATGTATTACTTGCAGATATAATACGTTATAGTAATGTTCTTGCTTCTATAGGAAATAAACAGTCTATGGGAGCAGATATAAAGACTCGTGATATAGAATGTCTCGTGCAGAAAGCATGTAATGACTATTATAACTTTATGAAAGGAAGACATCTTGGACCAAAGGGAACAGGACGTAAGCAAATACTTTCCAGAGCAGTAGATAATAGCTCTCTTATAGTAATGCTTCCACACGTATGGACTAATAAAAAGCTTGGAAAAGGACTACAAAAGTATACAGATATAGGAGTTCCGATCCATTTACTATGTAAAATGTTTAAAGATACAGTAATCAAATTCAGCAAGAACTTCATAGACTATCTATACGATAGAAGATGCTTTCCAGCTGATACACAAAAAGACTTACTGGCTTATTATGACGTAGAATTCTTGTCTGCTTCTATAGATAAAATGGAAGATCCTTTCTTCCGTGTACAAGACTTTCCAGCTATATGTAAGAATGGAGCAGAATTCGCTTCTATAGAACTAGACTTCGATATAATAAAAGATAATACTACAAGTCCAATTAGAAAGACTCTTTCTTGGCTAGAGTTCTTCTATATAGCTTGTACTTCATTTGCAGACTTAAAGAATACAAGAGGAATAGCTACTACGCGTTATCCTGTTGACAGTCAATTGAGTCAGCAATATGTATTCCCGGTGCCTCTTACTTTATCACCTTATATGCTTAAGAGCGTAAAGGTATTAGATTTCACATTTGATGGAGTCTTTCCATTAGTAGACGACTGGGTAAAAACACATTATGATGAGAAAATATTTGAGCAAGGAAGCCGTGTATACGCAGGTATGGCGGTAGCCTTTAATGGTTTCTTATATGAGATTAAGTTGCCCTTCATTAGAGCGATCTAATGTCGAAAGTACGTTAATTGCAGGGAACTCTCTCGTAGACAATCTGCAGCGAAAGATTTGATTTAGATATCAAGGAAACGTTCAACGAATCAGGAATATTCCGTAGAACCCAAGCGGGAAGAAAAGCGTACCATCTCACTGAGATGTTGAAATGATCTGAACATGTATTACGAATAATCTCATATCTCCAAACGTAATACGCTTTGTAGACACGTATCTACATCGTGAGTAGCGATACTCAGACTGAAAGCTGAAACGCTTTGGCTATAGATTAGCGACCTATAGTTTAACAACACCTATCGAAAGATATTTGGACCATGATTAATAATATAGTCCTCTACTAGGGAAACTTAGTGGATGCAATCTGGTGAATTGCTGGGAAGTCCTAAAGCTTTATCGCCTATATGCTTTTAAACGCGTTATAAGGCATCTAGGAGACGAAAGTCAGAAATAAGGATAAAGATATCATATGATGCAATAAAACCTCTAAAAAAGGCCTATAAAAGCTTTAAAACGCATTTTAGAGACTCTAAGTGATATTATACAATGGATAATCAGCAGGCAAGCCTCAGGGGAGGAAGCCTCAACGATCAATATGTACATTCAAGCGAATGGAAGTGCCAGATACCTAAATAATAAGATAAATCTTCTTATTACATGGTAAAGATATGATCTGTACTATATAGAGATATATAGCAGTATGTTTAAATACATACGGGATTGAAAGTAGCGAGTCAATCTGAACATATTAGGGAGATAAAATATCTAATAAGCCACTTAATAGTAAAGAAGCAGTGGCTGATATAAAGAAAGCTCAAAACTCATTATTTAATATATTTGATTATGCTGGTAACTTTAGAAGAGCTACTGGTAAAGATGGAACACAAACTTATTATAGTTTTAGTAGAAATCCAAAGCCAAATGAAAAACCTAAGACTATAAGCAGTAATCATCCTCTTGTAAAAGCAGTTATGGAAGCTAAGAATGGAGATCTTGATATTGATTTAATCTATCAATATATGAGTAGCTTTGAAGTAGACTCAGAACCTGAGATAAATATTTATGATAAGGTTACTATTAAGAGATTTGGAAAAGAAATAAAGACTACAATAGGAAGATTTATAATAAATAAAATAGTATTCTGGCCATTCTGGGATAATAAGAACTTCCCATATCACGATATAGTATTTACTAAGAAAGCTATGGACGAGATCTTTATGGAAATCGGACAGATAATAATGGAAAAGAATGCAACTGTAGATGACTTGAATCAGGCTATAAATATGTTTACTGAGTTTGGTTTAAGATTGAGTACTATATTTAATAGCAGTATCACTATACATATGATGACGCCAGGTGAAGAATATAAGAAAATGCGTGATAGTATTATGAAGCCTGCGTTTGAAGAATATAGAAAGACTCACGATATGAGTGTAGTAGAAAAGGCTGAAAAGCAAGTTCTTGATAATGCTAAGAAAATGTTTGCGGAAGACGATATGATGGAAATGTATGAAAGTGGAGCTAGTGCTGATATAAATAACGACTGGAAGACTATGAACGTAAGTATGGGTAGTTTGCCTAACTTGGATGGTACTGCAGAAGTTATAGTAGAAGATGCTCTTGCAGATGGAATAGATTTGCATTATACTGCAGACTTGGCTAATACTGCTCAAAAAGGAGCTATAGATAGAGGAAATAAAACTGCATTGGCAGGAGTACTTTATAAACAGTTGGTAAATGGATTTGGTAATATATTTGGTATTAGAGGAGATTGTGGAAGTAAAGAAGGTATAGAAGTTAAGACTGGTAATAAATGGGATATATTAAACAGATATGCTATCGTAGGTGGAAAGTCTGTAAAGATTACTATGAAGAATGTGGATAAATTCCTTAATAAGAAGTTTATTATGAGAAGTCCTATACATTGTAAGCTAAAGGGAGATAACTTCTGTAGCTGTTGTACTGGAGACAAGCCATTTGATATAGTAGGACAAGACAAGATTCCAATAGGAATATATACTGCTGAAATAGCTACTGGTGTACTTAATATGTTCATGAAGAGTACACACGATCTGCATTTAGTACAATTTATAATAAAAGACTTAAATGCTTACGTATATCCTGAAAATAAGAAGAATCTGTTTGAAATAAAGACGGATCCTATAGATGGAATAGTAAAAGTATACTGTACTGAAGATATTACTTGGAGAGTTCCTACTAGTTCTATAGACGCAGAGTATAACTATTATAATGTATTGGCATACGGAACTATACTTAATACTAAAGACGAAGAATACACTCTTACTCTTGGAACAGAAGTAAAGACTACTCCCAGAGAGATTATAAGACCAAATGTAGAAGAAGACAGAGAACTTGAGGCTCACGTAATCTTTAAATATAATAAGGGTGACGTATTCTTAATACAAACTAACAGTTATATGAGAGAAATGACTACTGCTAAAGTAATGCAACTATACTTTGGTGGAAACGTAAGTAACTTGATTCCAATAAATCTACACTTGAATACTATATACAATGCAATGAAATCTAATAAGAAAATCAATGCTGCTCAGCTATCATTCGAGCTATTACTTGGAACTCTTATTAGAGATTATGATGATGTAAGTAAGCCTCAGCGTGAAACTGGAAGTAAGAAATATAGATTTATATCTGTATACGAAGTAGGGGCTACTGCAGGAATGTTTAACGGACTATTTAGTAATGATGCTAATAAGGCATTAATAATAAACTTGGCTAAGAATGAAAAAGATCAGGCTAAGAAAATCAGTCCATTAGAAAAAGCTTTAAGATATTAGGAGGATATAATAAATGGCGATAATAGAAATAAGAGATGTAAATGATATACCCAGAGCAATTAATACTGCTCAAATAGAACATATAGAAGGTACGGCTACTAAAGTTATAACTGTACCAGCTGGATCTTTAATAAGTAAAGACTATACTGGAAATCCAGTTGTAGTAAAAGAAGATACAAACTATACAGTAATAGACTGGAGTAAAGATGTAAAGCTTATAATGATGAATGGTGTAACGTACACAATAAAACCAGAAGAACTACAATTATTACAATCTCAAGGAGAGTTAGGACTTAGAAAAGCAAATCCACTTGGATATTAGGAGGAAATAAATTATGTCTAAAGTTTTAGATAGTAGATTACAACAAATAAGCAGATTGATAGAAGGTACTATCTGTAAACAGACTAAACTAGCAGAAGCCTATGAATACGAGACTGATCAAAAGGCCTCGTATCTTAGGTTTAAAGCCGCAGTAATGGAATATGATGTATTATCTGATTATGATTATATGCTTAATGATGATATGTTTGAGGCTATAAATCGTAGTTTACTTCCAGAAGATCAGATATCTAAGACAGATTGGGATTACTTGTATGCTTATAATGGAAAAGAACTTAGGCCTGTTCTTAAGAATCTTGGTATACTTGATAGTGTAATGAACTACTTGAGAAGTAGTGAGATATTGGAAACTTATGTAGAATATAATCCTTATTATAGAATGCTTCTTGGAAAGCCTCCTATTGATACACCTGATGAGGATTATATCTATATAGAGAGAACTACTGTAAGAGCCGGAGTATCGTCTACAGAAATGGTTCCTATACATCACTTGACTAAGTCTGAGATATTTAGGCTTAAGAAAGCTGGAAGACTTGATACTCTTATAGCTCAGCATCCAGAGAAAGAATACTTGAGATATCTTGATAAGGATATAAATCTGATAGAAGCCAGAGAAGCAGGTGAGTTTGAAATACTTTATACGCCTAATAAGCGTGAGTTTACTACTTATAGAGAGATGTTTAATAATGAGCGTAAAGTATGGCTTAAGACTTATGGATCTACTTATATGATAGAAACTACTGATTATGACGAGTCTCTTGAACTTACTACTATAAAGCTTCGTGCTATTTGTATGTTTTATATATTTACTTATAGCAATAGTCTTAATAAAACGACTTATACTAGAGAAGAATCAGAAGATAAGTTCCAAGAATTCGGACTATCGTTCCCATCTAGAATGCCAGATAGTTATAGAGATAGCTTGACTTTCGTACTTAGTTATATAAATACGTTTAAAGGAACGAACTTTGCTCTGGATTTTATAGCACGTAAGATATTCAGTGGACTTAGACTGTATAAATATTGGATAAGAAAGCGTGTAAGAGATGTCTCTACAGATGGATTTAAGTTTCCTATTGGAGATGATGGTGCACTTGTGGCTCCTAATAGAGAATATGAAGATGCTCGTGTATACGATATTGAAAAGATGAAGAAGCTTAATCCTGGCTTTGTAGCTGCTGCTTCTGCTAGTGGTGCTCAGAGTCCGCTTGAGACTACCCCTGAAAGTTTGTATCACGTAGACTTTGTACTTCGTCCTATTAATAGTACTAATATAATAGACTTTGATAATATGGAAGGTGGTACTGGAGATAGAACGAGCGATCCTAATAGTCTAGATGATCAATGGGGTGATGTAAACCATGCTAAATCTATTAAGTATATATTGCCAGAATACGAGGATTATAGTAAAGGAAAGTCTAAAGAGATAGTACTGTCTTATGATGAAGTAGTTGCTATGGATCCTAGATGGGAAAACAGTGCTCAAATGAAGCATGCTGTCTATAGTGAAGACTTCTCTTATGTAGAATCTAAATACTTGGCAGTAGATAATATCGTAAAGATAAGCGACTTTACTACAGGTATAGGAGTAATACATAGATATATACTTAAATATAAAGATATGCTACTTAAAACATCATTTCCTTACAGAAGTACAGGACATCAACATAGCTGGTTTGCTCTGTGGGTATACTTTATAACATTTATAAACTATAATACTACAAAGAATATAGATGCTCCAATAGGAGATACCGTAGGGTGGGTAGAAAAGATGCTAGATTTTAATACTATACTTACTCATCCTACTATAAGATTCTATTGGCTTAATGAATTTGCTCAGACAGGAATAGATATTACTCTAGAAGAGTTTCCTGATCCTGTAAATAATAATGACGATTTCATTAAGATGCTTCAAAAGATAGAAAGATCTATAGGACTTGCAAGATTTCTTGATGCAGTATTGCTACGTGCTAGAAATCATAAGGAAGTAGATCTTATATTAGAAGTATATAATTATGTAAGAATAGGAAATAAACAGCCAGATAAGTTTAATGCTACTGGTAATGAAGATAAATCTTGGTATAGATTCTTAGAAGAAGTAGATCCTAATCTTGCATATCATTTTGATCTTACTATATTACACGATGATGCAGATGAAATATCTATGGAAATGGATAATATAAGTACTGCATTATTAGATATAGTTAAGAATCAGGAAAGTGCTGCTAACGGAAGCTTCCCAGATATAAAGGAAGTTATATTCTCTTCTGGTATGATATATGGAGGTATGAGTCAATACTTACAATATATAATAAAGTTATTTAAAGCATGGAGAGTAGAGTTCTTAGGAGAAGGTAATGCTCTTATACTTATGGGAGACGACGATGATTACTTGCTTATAGTAGATCAGCTTACTCCTAACGTAAATATAAAGATAAATACTCCTAGATGGAACTACACTCAATATCATTGGGTAGAACCTGCTGAAGATAATAATGTTACATTGTGTGATGAACATGCTATTCATGATGACATTTATATGCATACTAGATACGGAGAAATAAAAATTAGTTAATGGAGGATATATATGTTTAAAACATTAAAAGATCTTTTAAAGAAGATATTCTTTAAAATAGAAGACGAATTCAAAATCTGGGATGGAAGACTTTATAAGTTAGAGACTATGCCTAATGGAGAATTTAAAGAAGTAGAACTTGGTAAAAACAAAGTACTTCTAAGCGGACTTCAAGCAACTTGTAAGCATCTGTTTAATAAACCATTTAAAATACAGATGAAAAGCTTTGAAGAAAACTTATATAGCGATACAGAAGTAGTAAACGATCTTGCTAATATTACTGCTGTACCTGATGATATTCCATTTATAAAAGGATATAACTTATTATACGATGGAAGTGTAGGAACAGACGTAGTACCTTACGACAAGCATAAGAAAGGATATACTTTTGATCAAATGATACCTTTCAGATGTATTAATATAGAGCTTGCTAAGGGAATGATGGGAGCTCTTATGACTAAATACGCTCACTACAGAGTAAAGACTTATCACTTGTCAAATGGACAAGACGTTCAATATGTAGAATTCTTTACTAAGAAAGTGGATATAAGATATACTGTAACTACTTCTGATGGAGTAGAAATTACAGTATCAGAACCAGATGAAAACCTTATAACTGATAAAGATATAAGATGTATAGCAAGCTTTACTATAAGTGTAGAAGACGAAGAGCTATCTGAATGGTTTAATCTTAATAATAGAGGTAAGTCTGAAGCATCTGGATATAATGCAGTTGCTACTATGTGGGGTACTAGTGCTACTACAAGTAAATTTGGTACTCAATTTAATACTATGATAAACTCTTATGTATTCAGTAGAGTAAACCATGCATTCGTTATACACGGTGTAGACGGAGCTATTACTTGTATATATAAAATGAGACTTATTTAGAAGAGGTGATACTTTATGGCTATCCAAGAAATAGATTGGTCTGAAATAATAAATCAGGCCCTTAAAAGTAGTGCTAAAACTTGGGAAGCTGAGTTTCTAGCTGCTAATAAGACTACAGAGGAAAGAATAGCTGCTCTTAATAAGCTTAAGAGAGAGGCAGACTTAGAGTGGAAGGCTCTTATGACTGCTAAAACAGAACCGTTTAGATATGCAGTGGATCCTAAAGATCTAAGAGATGACTACGAGCACTGGAAGTGGAGTTTGACTCCTCTTCCTAAGTCTCAATATGTATATACTACAGATAGATACAGAATTACTAGAGACGGAAAGATAATATGGAATACTCGTTACTTTAAAGATCATATGAATAGAGATGACTGGCAGTCTGATACAAAGCTTACTGGAGAAGATTTCTTTACATCTAGATGGAGTAGTAGTCCTACTGCTGTATTATATAAGAACTTACAGTCTACGTGGTTACTTGGAATGTTTAAGAAAGGCGAGGCTAATACTATAAAACAAGTTGCTAATGATTGGAGTAGTTGGTTTAAATCTCTTAAACTTGCAGAATCAGAAGCTTGGAAGAGTAGTTTTAAGGGAATAGTAGAAGGTACAAAACAGAAGTTATTAGAAACAGTCGATAGTATAGCTGGTATTAGCAGGGCTTCTGAGCGTTATAGACAGGCTGCTACTGGAATAAGACAGGATATATCAGACGCACTAGGAGAGCTTAGAGAGACTTATACAGGCCTTATAACTAGTACTATAAACGATACTCTAGATAATCTTAAGGAATTAGGGACTAAGGCTATAAATGGAGTAAAGGCTCAGGCTTATGATTGGACTGTAAAAGCAGGTAAACGTAGTCTTGCTTATCTTAGAGATAGATTTGGTAACGTAGCTGGTAAGCTTAATGGACTAGTACCTACTCCTATACTGAGAGTACTCGCTCCTGCTAATAAGATACTCGGAGGAACGCTAGGTAAGATAGCTTCTAGACTGGGGCTCGGACGGTGGATGTCTGATGTAAAAGGTACTAACTATGAGATGGATCCTATAACAAATTCTAAAAACGTACATAGCCAGGCTAAGCTACTTACTCAAATTACTTCTGTAGTAGAGAAAGAAGACTATGCTCATAAAAGGCTTACAGAGAATTTACAAATAGAATGGGAGAAAGATCAGCTTGTAACTATAGGAATGGATCTTAGAAATAACTTGGCTTATATGCTCGAAGACTTCGGGTATGTAAATACTATTATAAGATCTCTTAACTTTGCAAGAAACTTCCACTTTGTAAATAGACCAGTATTAGAAAGTGAAACTAATAGTTACTATAGAACATATGCTTTCTTTACTAGACCTAATTTAAACTTATTTATAGATGGAAAGCTTAATCCTTCTCTAGATCAATATCCAGAAATGAAGGCTATTGTACTTACAGATCCTGGACTTTATGCAGAATTATGTAGAGACGGAGCTTATAAGAGTAATCTATTTAAGTTACTTAATAATTATACTAAAGAAGTAGCTCCTCCTAGACTTTCTGAAACAAACAGAGAAGGTATAATGAACATGCACGGTAAATCTATGCCTACACCTGGTATACCTGAAATATATGGAGAAAACGATATAAGCGTAACATTTATGGATAATAACAGAGGAGATATAGCAAAACTATTATATTTTCTTTCTATGTATAAAGAATATACTGCTAAACAGGGATTTCCTATGAGATCTGAGTATATAAAGTATAAAGGACTTGATTATTTAATGAGTCTTTATATTGTATCTGTAGACATGAACTGGAATATGATAAACTTTGCTGTTGCTTATAGTTTGATTCCACCTGAACCTCCTACTCATTTAGCACAACATAAGCTAGATGGTATGAGTAAGAATGAATATATGGAAGATATTAATATGACTTTTAAATGTACTACGTTTATTCCTTATGCTCCAGATCAATGTGATGTATTTAATGTATTATCTGGATTTAACGTAAATGCTCTTATAGATACGCAAGGAGCAGACGGAACTACACTAATAGCTACAGGACGTAGTGCTAAAACTATATTATCAGAAGGTAAATCAGAAAGAAAGCCTCTATTTAGATCTAGCTTTAAAGAAAGAACTAGTGAGCACGATAGAGGAGATGAACCTGCATTTCCATTTAAAGGACTGTTTGAAATGATGGCTATATCTCCAGGTTTCTATAGAATGAGTCAAGTTAGTAAGGATAATATGAGAGATACGAGACTTAATATAAAGTTTGGATTTAGTTCTTAGGAGGAAGATATGAGTAATACTAATTTAAGAAAGCTTAATGTATCTAATAAGAATGACTATCCTTATGTAAAAGTAGGGTTTTCTGGAAGAGCTTATCCAAACACTAATACATTTCATACGTTTGACTGCGTATTTGGACATGTAGTAAAGCATATGGAGAACTGGGTAGCTATTCATACAGATATAAAGCTATTAGAAACAGAGATAGTACAAAGACTACCAGAGGCTCAGCGTACTAAAGATAGTTTGAGAAAGATGCTTGCTCGTAGTATCTTTCCTCGTGCTGTAGCTCTTTATAATATAGATCCTAACCATGAGAAGTTTGTGGACTTTGCAAATATGGATAGATTTGATAGAATAAATGGGAATCCTGCTATAAACTTACTTGAAGTTAGAAGACAGAGCTGGAAGAAGAATCCTGGTGACGTATGGGATTATATGAGAGATATAGATTTAATGCTGTTTGGAAGTCCAAAGTTTCAAACAGCTTCTATATTTTTTAGCGTACTTGTAAATGAAGAGGCTAAAGCATATGAAGTATCTGAAATGATGAAGTATATATTTCCACTTGAAGTTCCTAAGCCTATATTTTATAAGAAAGAAGAATTACCAGATGGAAAGAATCCTCTTATAATACCATATACTTTGGAGACAGTACTTCCAGATACTCTTATACACGATCTTAAGGTTATATTTAATATAGCTAAAGAGGGTACTGATGGAGATTTACAGCTATTAGAAATACTTAGACAGCATGCAAAAGATCAGATAGATTACAGAGTAGATGGAGGAAATAGACGTAGATCGTTTGTTATAAAGTATAGTGCTCCTATTACATTAATTCCTAAATCTATAGAAGAGATTAATATAGAAGAAAGTAATGTAAAAACATTTGGTACTAAGATAGAATTCTTGGTAAATTATCCTAAGTTTTTAGTATACGGACTATCTGCTACTATGGAAAAAATCAATCTGGATGATAAGGCTATACAACAAAAGATGGAATATGATCCTGATAAATTTACATTTCATACAGAGATCTACTCTGCTATGTTCACACAGTTTACCGACAACAAGCTGTCTCTTTTCAATATGACAGAAGTAGAATATAGTAAAGAAGACGAAAGAATAGATAATAAAGGAAACATATATACTGCTCTTGATACTATCGACACTGTATGTGAAGATATGATAATGGCAAAGTATGTAGAGTTCTTATACGAGTGTTATGATGAAGAAGATCTTAAAGATCTTATCTATATAGAATGTAAGCGTCAAAAGCTAGATAAAGGTATTAAAGACTATGTTCCAGGAATGGAAGCAGACTTTAGAGTAAATGCCGACGAGATAATAGATCTTAGAGGTAAGGAAGGACGTATTACTTATATAGCATTATATCTTAATAAAGAACACTTTGCTAGATGGAAAGAAGAGAAAGGATATGTTAATAGAAGTAATTTTAGTAATGTATAGGGAGGTATGAGAATATGACACCAGCTTTTATAGATTTTGATAAGCTAGGGTTTACAAAAGCAGCTGTAGAAGTTATATCTAGACACGAGGGATTTAGAAAGAAAAAATATAAAGATACAAAAGGTATCTGGACTATTGGATATGGATTCAATATGGAAAGTGGTACATTTTCTAAAGAACAAGTGGATAGATGGAATAAAGATGGAATAACTGAAGATGAGGCTAAATATATATTGGCTAAACATATAAATAGTCTTATACTTAAGCTTGATAGAATGCCTTGGGTTACAGCTATGAATTTTGCACGTAGACTGGCTATAGTAGATATGTGCTTTAATATGGGTATTGGATGGATAGATAGATGGGTAAATACCATAGGATTTATCAAAGCCAAGAACTACAATGCTGCAGGAAGGGCAATAAGAAACAGTCTTTATGCTAAACAAGTGGGAGCTAGAGCTATAAGAAATGCTATGGCTCTAGAATTAGGAAAGTATCCACTTCCTACGCTTGGAGCTAAAGAACTACTTTTATTACAAGGAGTAGCTACTTCAAATCCAATGAAGAATGCTCCTGGAAATAATATTAAAAAATAAGGAGAAGATAAATGGATGACAAAATTAGAGATAGAAGACGTTATCGTACAGGCTTTACCATAGATGATAAGAAAGAGTTTATGAATATTGCCGTAACAGAATTAGTAAGAAATGGAATAAATCCAGCCGACGTATCTCTATTATCTCCAGTTGCTATCACTATACAGGGTATGAGTAACTTTATAGATAGTATTTCTACTGTAGTTGGGAATATAGCCAGAGAAAATAGCTTGATTCATGCTCAACGTTATAGTAGTCTTATGAACCAATTGGCTCAACATACGAATGAAATAGTGATAGCAAAACCTTCTATGATAGATATGTTTGTAAGAATTCCTCTATCAGACGTGTTAATATATGGTAAAAAGACTCAGGCTAATACTTGGGAAATGACTTATACCAATGATAACGTGTGTATGATAGACGGACTTAAGTTTATGCCAGTAGAAAAAGAACATATAATTAAAGTTACAAAGAATACTGATGGAAGCTTGAGTCCTCGTGTATATGTAGATAGAGGTATAAGAAAAGACGACGTACTTGTGCAAATGGTAGAATTACACGGTGTAAAGATACTGGGATTTAAGGCAACGTTTAAGCAGATAGAAATAGATATAAAAGAATTTATATTCAGTGACGATCAGCTTCAAATGTTTCTTGTAGAAGAACCTATGCCTATAAGTGATATCTTTCTGTATTATAGACCTGATAGTGGAAGTCAATGGCGTAGTATAGGAAAAAGACTGTACTTTACTAGAGGAAGTGAAGATTATCTTGAATATAAGATAGAGGCTCAGAATAAAGTTCGTATAGATTATAAGTATGTACAAGGTGGATTTAAGCCTGCTATAGGAGGGCAGCTTCGTGTAGAAGTGCATATGACTGCTGGACGTGATGTAAGAACTACAGTGCCTGCAGAACCTCTTATAATAGAATCTCATCTTACTCATGTGGATTATGAGCCTGTAGGAGTAGATTACTTTGAATCAACTGGTGCAAAGCTTGCTGCTATGGATAGAGAACAGCTTAGAAATAATATTATAAAGATAAACGGTTCTAGACGTAGAATAGATACTGATAGCGATATGAAGACTTTCTTGCTTAATTATACTGGAGAAAGTAAGTTCGAGCCTAAGCTAGTACTTAATGACGTAAAGCATAGAATATTTAATGTTTATGCCACTCTTTCTTTTAGAAGCGATACAGGAAGTCTTAAGCGTACGTTTACAGTTCCTACTAATACATGTAATTTGACTATTAAAAAGGAAGATCTGTTTACTAAAGAAGTTAAAGGTACGAGATACTACTGTATGAATGATAGTCATGCTATTAAGAGTACACAGACTAGAGCTATGGACTTTAGTACGCTATTACCAGGATTTAATACTATGACTGATGCTATACCTCAAAACGTAGGTAATCTTAATGTTATGGATCCTTCTACTATAAGTATGAATTATTATTATATAACTCCGTTTATATTTAGCTATGATCCTAAGGCTAATTTCTTAAGATCTTATGCTATGGGGCAATACGATATTCCATACTTGAGTTTCTCTACATTTGAAACATATACTAATAGTAGTGCTGTAAGATTTATTAATACTTCTATAAGAGTAAACGACTATCTAGATTTTACAGATACAAGTAGAACATCATCTAGAAATGTGTACGAATTAAGAGCACAAATGAGATGTGAAGCAAACGAGGAATATACTCCTATATTAGGACAAACATTCCAAGCTACTCTTAAAGTAAAGTCATTTGATAGACAGAGAGATATTTATATATATGCTACTAGCATAGAAAAGCAAGAGGACGATAAATGGGATGTTGTATTTAAGATAGATACAGATAGAAAAATATGGGGAGATATAGTAGAAATATCATATAGAAACGATCTGGATAATCCTGGAAGTACTGCTACAGATATGATTAGATGTAAGTCTGAAGTAGAGCTAGAGTTTACTAAAGTGACTCCTAAGATACCTGCAGAGCCAGAAGAAAGAGATATGTATGGAACTGTAACTAAACCTGCTGTACCTGAAGTTCCTCGTAAGTTCCAAAAGATAAACGTTTATAGATCTACTGTAGAATTCTTTAAAGATATTACAGACAGTCTTTATATACAAACATCAATATCAGTGGATGGATTATTTAGATTTGTAGCCATACCACTAGTAGAAATGGAGTTTTGGAGATCTCCTAAGAATAGAATGAATATAATAAACGAGGTAGATAATATAGCCAAGTTTATTAAATCTGAAGTATATGACGAGCTTGATGAATACAGCTTGTCTAGTAGAACGCTACATGATAAGCTTGAAACACTGTTTAGAATAAGTATAAAGTTTACTAAGACGCATGGACTTAGCAAGTTCTTAGATATAGGAAATACTGCAAGAAGACCTATAATAAACTTACAAGTAAGTCCTACTGCATATATACGTAAGCTCGATAGTGATTTCGACGAAAGTGGTATAGCTTCACAATTAAATCAAAAACTTATAACACATGATTATATGATGACTGACTTCAACTTGAATACTATAGTGTTTAATACTATGGATAAGGCTGGAGATAGTGTAGATTGGGTGCAATTTAAGAACTTAGATAACTATCCGCCTGATCATTTGACTGTTATGAGAAATAATAATAAAGTAAATAACTGGGATCCGCCTGAAGTAATAAGTATTAAACCTGTATACGTACCTGAGGCAGATAACTATAAATTTAATATGACATTTATTGACGCATAGGAGGTATTGAGAAGTGAAAGCAGCAATGTTAATTGAGGGTGTCAAATCTACATATGTATTTGAAAGTGCTCTCGAAAGTTTAGAAAGATGGTTCGGAGATGGTCGTTATAGTGAAAATGGTATGAGTCCACCTATATGGGTTGAGAAGAGTGAAGATGAAAACGCTGCTCTTATAATCTATAATGGTGGAATTAATAATGGAAAGCATCCAAGACAAGAAATATACGATGCAGATTTCTTTACAGAAAGCTATAGCGATAGTAAGATTAATAGTATATTCTCTGCTTGTATGGATCCTACGAATAAATCTATGATGAGTGAAACAGAGGGAGTGTACTTTGTAAATGAAAATAGTACAGCTAAAGATATAAAGGACTTTGCTAATAAAGTAAAGATGTTTGCAGCTAGAACTATAATGAATCCTGCTTCTATTATAGCTATGGAATCTCGTACTGAAGATCTTACTATGTTTAAGATACTAGCGGCTGCAGCAGCAGAAAGTGAGAAAGTTGCATTAGAAATAGCTCTTGAAAATGCTAGAAAGCATAAGGAAGCTATGGGAGGACTTGAAGAATATAGTGACTTCGATAGAGACGACTTTGATAGAGAGCTTGATATATTAAATAGTAAGCCAGCTGAAGTAGTAGATCCTACTACATTTGAAGAGCCTGAAGGACTTGATATCGTAGCTGATAGTAATGGAGAGTCTGAAGTAAGACCTGAAGATCTAGATGCTAGTGACTTTAATCAAGTTCCAGTTATTCAAGATGAAGAGCCAAATATAGTGGAAGAAGAACCTAATAATATAGCAGAAGACGATTTAAAGCCTTCTGAGGTATCTATAAGCGATTCTGAGCCTTTAGACGATAAAGAAGTAGTTAAACCAGTAGAAACGCCTAAAAACAGCCTATTAGAGGCTCTAACAGCATTACAAGAAAGAATGGGAATTACAGAAGCTGAATTTATAAGTAGACTTGAGAAAGTAATGCTTATAGGGAAACTAGCTGGAGGACCACAATCTGCAGCTGTAGAAGAAGAGAAAGCTCCTATAGCAGAGAATGCTGTACCAGATGAAAATAATGTAGAAGAATCTCCTGCAGTCGCTGAAGGTAGAGGTGGAGACGGATTACATTATATAGATACTCCTGATGGAGTTATATCTAATATGGGTGAAGGTGACAACGTTCCTAATGAAGATTTAGAAGCTGTTAACGTAAACGATTTATTTGGAGATGATTATGATGATGAAGAAGATAAGAATGAGGAGATTGAAAAAGGGGCAGATGCTGAAGGGTATGATGACATGGATAGAAATGGCGAGTCAGATAAGAATAAAGCCAAATCCTCAGGTCTATCAGAAGATTCAGAAGATGTTGAAAGCAACCAAGAAACGTCCAAAGAAATAAATGAAAGTCTTCCTGCTGATGAGCTTATTAAAGAACTTGCTAATGAAAGTAAGAATGATGATGAATTCTTTGATATGCTTATTAAGAGAAGAACTAAGTTTGGACTACCTACTCTTATAAAGGCTGCTAATATAGATATGAGAAACTATATATTGACAGGAGTAGAGTCTGCTGTAGAAGCCGATGTAAAATCTAAGAGAGTAGCGTTAATATAGAGATAATTATATATCTTTAGATGTGTTTCACAATAATATAAATATTTTAAAGGAGGATTACAAGAATGAGAACACAATGGATTAAAAGCTGGAAAGAACGTGGGGTACAAGGAGTTAGTGCTGATAAGAGATTAGTACTTTCTATGGAAGATTACGACTATTCATTTAGAATAGAAGAACTTGTAGAAAATAAGTATGAAGAAAGAGGAACGATAGTAATACCACATCAATCTTCTGATGTTATGAAGCTGTTACAAGGATTCTTCCATAAGGCTCAAACACTTAAGTCTAAAGTATTTGTAGCCGCTGATAAAGCACCTGCTCCTGTATTATTTGATATTATGATGCCTATATTTAGAAATGGTACTGTAGATGCTCTTAGATTTACTTCTGTTAATAAAGATGACGGAAGTGGAAAGATCAAAAGAGAAAGTGTATTAGCTATATATAAGTTTCCTAGTTACGATGCTTTTAAGGAATATAATAGTAAGCCAGCTGAAAAAGGACAACTTAAGGCTATTCCTAGAGATTATGTAGTAGCTGGAATAAAGCTTAGTAACTTGCCTATAACAAACGGAAGCTTTGTATATGATGATTGCGCAGTATTAGATAGCATAGCTCATGCACTAGATTCTGCAGAAGCTGCTAGAATATGGCATCCAGTATTAAGACAACTTGATAAGTTAGGAGAAGAAAATGCAACACAACAACAATCATCTGGAAATTACACTAGCTCTTCTAGTGTGGCTACTAACAATCAGTCTGCAGATACGACTGACGTAAGTGTAGGAAGCGATCCTGCTCCTAAGTTAGAAATGCCTGATGATGGATATCCATTTTAATATAAGTGTGGGAGTAGAGATACTCCCATGCTATTTTTTTTAAGGAGGAATGATGTTTGATTTGAACTTTGGATCTGCAAAGCTCGATAAGAAATGGAATATAGGAAACTTTATTACATCTAGCTATAAGACTGCTAGAGGTATTTCTGTCAATGGAAACGAAGCAGGCGATGTAGATCTTAATAAAATTATAGCAAGTATTAATAGAGACTTCGGACGTAATGAAAAGGATTACGATAGTCTTTATAGAGAACTTATGCTTAAAAGAAACGAAACAAAAAAAGAAGTGGCTGAAATGAAAGCCAGTAATGCAAAATTTATGGATATCATAAGTGCACAAGGTAATGATATCAATATAATGAATACTCAACTTAGAGTACTTGAAGATAAGCAAAAGCTTACAAGTGAAAAATATAAGACTATACAAGCTGAAAAGAAACTATGGAAAGATATGCAGGCTAAAAATGACGTGGCTAGTGATAAGCCAGCTGTTAATAACTTTATTACTAATAGTCCGCTATCAGTAGGACAAATGGCTTCTGCTGCTGTTGCGCAAGTTCCTAGAACAGTTCCTATTGCAAGTATAGGAGCATTGCCTGTAAACGAATATAAGCAAAGTGAAGACTTCCTAAAGCCTATAGCTGAAAATGCTAATAAAGAACTTGAAGAAGCGTCTGCTAATGCTGAAAAGGAGTTAGCCAAAAGCAGCCAAATAATGAGTACTCCTATTCCTGGGAGTGATATAGCTGTAAGTAAAGACTTATTTGGTAATACTACTAAAACTGTGGCAGATCAGCTGGATGAAAAGATGGATGTAGTTCGTGCTAGACTAGCTAGAAAAGACGTTCTTATGAAAGATCATAATGGACTAGGACACGATTATACTACTTCTATAGATAATCTGGTAATGAATAAGACTCCACATGAAGTCAGACTGTTTGTAAATCCTGATACTGGAAGATTCTGGGAAAAGGCTTTTACGCGTGATGCTGAAGGAAAATATACTATAGAGGCTAAGGAATATCATCCTCGTGGTATAGTACATCTTGGAGATCTGCAGTTTGATATTGGTAGTAAGAAAGTAGTAACGTATTATGATGATACGCCTATAGATTTTGAGCTTGATAGAAATGAAAATCATATGGGAGAATTCTATATGAAAGAATGGAATGATCCTAAGAATGATAAGTTTGCTGTACCTACTGATTTATGTAATCAAATGGTAAGTATAATGGAAGTATAGAGATACCCCTCCTGATGTGGAGGGGAATGCATTTTATTACGACTTTGGTAAAAAAAAAATAAAGAGCTCACTAGGAGCTCAATATTCTTTATAGGTAATAGTGCCCTTGATTATCTGCATGATCAGGTCCTATCCCCATGATGCTATGATAGTGACCATCCCAGTCACGACACCAAGAAGATGCTACACGATCATACATCTTCCAAGCGATATTATATCTAGCTATCATGTTTTCAGTTGTCTGATACCCGTTTTCTGAAACAGGAAACAACTTATCGACGTTTTTCCAAAGAGTTCTTAAACCAAGCTTAGACTTTTTCATAAACTCTTTAACTCTCTTTTCTGCTTCCAAAGTGTATTCTTCATCTTCATCGTTTTGAAAATTCCAAATCCATTCATATTCCTTTAATACATCGAACCATTTGTTTAGTTCTTGTATTAATTTCTTTGGCATTTTTTGAGAAAGGTGTAATGAATACCACTTTTCTCTAGTAACTTCATCTTTTCTTCTTATGTAAGGAGTTTCTTTGAATTTTTTGGATCTATAGCAATCCACTAAATCTTTCAATCTTCTTTCAGATATATAACCCCATTTTGCTTTAAGATAGTGACTTCTTCTTTTCCTCATGACGTAAGGCTTATTCCAAGTCCCTATCTTTCTAAATAAGATTTCTTTTGTAAATGAAATAGGGCACCCTTTTACAGGTTCATACCCTAAAGTTCTAGCAACTTCAATCAACTCATTCATTGATTTATTCCAAAGATCTCTATCAGTTTTAGAAAAAGATATTTCTACATTTTGACAACCAGACCATCCCCCAATTGCAGGATAAACATTTTTCTTATCAATGATCCAGTTATTGTTTCTAAGGATAATCTTTTCTAAAATGAATCCAACATTAATGAATGTAGGTTTGTTAATTGGGTTGTCTAACATATAGTATTTTTTATCTTTACTATCGTCCCAGCCCATATCCCATAACTTATTGAAACCTCTGTTATAGTCTATAATTGTGTTACTAATTTCATACATTAACATATCTTTTACACTAAAATCTACTGCTTTAACTTCTTCTCTAAATTCTTCCTTTAATTCTCTATTTGGTGTCCACATATTTATTCCTCCCTTTTGCCCATCGTTCCCAAGTATAAATATGGTAAAACTTGGGTGGGCTATTATTTTTATATTACTCTTATATAATATATAGCCAAATTTACACTAATTATTATATCTATTATATCATCATTTTATCATAAATACTACTCATTTCAGCTAGAAAGAGAGAACATAGGAAGGAGCGGAGATTTATCTAAATTTTAGCTATATATTATATAGTGTATCCGAATATGTGTACATACCCAACCCCTCTCATTATCAACCCCTCGATAATGATGGGTATGTATATATTTGGATATGGCTCTCTAATAAAAAGGGAGTCATCCAATTATAATAAGGTTATTAAATTAACCTGTGATAATCGTCTCTTCAGTTATTACAGGGTAAGAAAGGAGAATTATGAAGAGCTACACTATAACACTTTTAGGAAAAACTTCAGGAGAGGTAATTCCTAAAAGTATGAATAACAGAATCAAAGCCTTCATTAGAAAGAAGTTTGAAGGCGGAGCTTCTGTTGAGTCTCTTAAAAGTTTAATCCTACAAGCTTTTGAGAGAGATAACATTGTAGGTACTTGTATTATTAATGTAAATGGTACAAGATACCTTAAAGTAGGAAATTAACAACATGACCTGGAGAGGTCGTTAAATATACTTTCGACGATCCTATAACGTCGTAAACAAGTACGTAGGAATATTGTATTAGATGCCTGAGAATGAAGAGGCTCTGATATAGTATTCCTATACTTTTGATGGAATACTATATTATGAGTAGATCGGTCAGGTGTCTTCGGATATCTGGCTGGTCTACTCAGGTATTCTAATATCAGTATTAATAATATTTTTTGTTGCATTTATAATAAAGGAGGAATTTGAGATGCTATTTAATATGTACGAAGCCCCAAGTATAAGAAGTATCGAAAATGCTTGGAATAAGGTTATAGCTCCAAAGTTTGCGGAGCTAGGGTTTAAGTTTGAAAAAGATTGGATCACTGTAAAGATCCAACATACTAGTATTAGTGCTTTAGCTATAACTCTTACAAAAAGAGTTAGATACTCTAAAGCAGTAATGAAGGAACTAGTAACTATAATGATAAGGGAAACTAGATGTATAGAAGAGGAATTCGATTATATATCTAACAACGGGATTAAAGTTACTGAAAGAGATATCTTAAAGTTTATAAGTAGCTTAGGATATCTTTATACAGTGATAGGGACAAAAGATTCTTTAGAACTAAAGAAAAAGTTATCTCAAGCTGATAAACTTTTAAAACCTGCAAAACAGAAGATCGTTAGCAAAACTGGTAAGGCTATAATGGCTGAAGAGTTTGACGATGAGTTTTAATTGAAAAAGACAATGGTTCTCGCACACGCGAGCTTTTATATAAAATTAAAAAAAAATAGGAGATGATTTAGAATGATTAAAAAATTTTATACTGAATACTTTTTTGGTTTAGTTAAAGACGAGTTTCCTGGTGACAGCTTCCTTAATCAATTTGTAACGTATGCTGCTACAGCTGAAGGTAACAAGAATCTAAAAGTTATTATAAGTCACACTGATCTTGATGGTGTGACATCTGCGGTAAATCTTGTAGAAGGAGTTAAAACTATTAGTGATTCAGATATAATAGTTTTCTTGGAAAGAACGTCTAGATCTGAGATGACTTCTAAAATAGCTGAGACATTTGTGCAAGAAAATCAAGAAGAATTCGAACACTACAACACTGTAGAGTTTATAATAGCTGACAGAATGTTTATTGATTTAAACAGAGACTTCAGCTATCCAGAAAACGCATTATTTAGCTGGTATGATCATCATGCCGGGAATGTAATTAGTGAAGACGCTATAAGGGAAAAATTAGGAGATAATCTAGTTGAGTACTTTGTGGCTACAGATACTAAACATTGTGGAGCTAGCATAACTAGTGAAGCAATGGAAAATAGAATTCTTAAAGCATGTGGTGAGGAAAAGGCTGCTGAATACAAGAAAGCTCATCACATGTTTTCCTATAATGTTAATTTATGGGATACATTCAGATGGAAGAATGACCCAGAAACTACATTAGAAGAAAAAGAGCTTGGAAAGAAGTTTGGTTCCATTGATAAAATGATGGAATCTGAAAAAGTATTATTTGAAAGGCTTATGTTCAAGGTGTTATATCATGGAACATTAAATCATGCTATGATTTATGCTTGGATAAATAATCTGAGTGATGGATATAAGTCTCTAGTAGAAGAAGAATATAACATATCTTCTAAGCGTGCTACTAGATACAGTAGAAACATAGTTATTCTTCCAGCTGAATGGAAATTTGCTAGTAACATCAAAGAGTTATGGGTAAACGACCATCCAGAAACAGACATGGTTATAACATGTCATAAATCTGGAGGAACGGTTTATACAAGCATTTCATATGAAACTCCATCATATGAAATAGCTAAGTTCATAGGTGAAAGCTATGGACTAAATGGAGGGGGACATAAAAACGCTGCCGGATTTGGATGTCTAGATTTAGCAGTATCAGAATATCTTTCTGAAGATGAAATGAAGTATGTCGTAGAAGACAGAATCATCAGAGCTTTAGATAGATTCTTTGAAAAATAGATATAAGAAATAGTTCCCTCACAAGAGGGTTTATTATATTATTAAATAAATGGAGGTATTGAAATGAAAATAAATAAAATAGATATGTTTAAAGTATTCGTTGGAGCTTGCGATACATATGAAGTTGATGATTACGCGTTCATCGGAAGCTGGGATGAATGCATTGATTATATAAATAAATATAATCATCAAAAGCAATCTTATGTTGAACCAGCTGGTTATAGCAGAACTGAAGCTGTAGCCGGACTATGTGAAGGAAGACATGAGATCCCTGATGTAGACGACTATATATTTGGGGAAATCGAAAATCCTATGGATTTCGCAGACCTTGAATATAGAGCGTTTACTTGGGTAGATGCTGCTGAAAAGAACGATGTAGATTTAGTGATATTATATGTTACTGGATTTACACCAGCTCTTACCTCTGTTATAAAAGCATGTAGTAATAGACATATAAGTCTAAAGCTTATGCACTATGACAGAGAGTCTAATACATATAAGGCCCAATATGTCTTATATGCGTAATTAAATGAAATAGCCCATATAACTAGTACGGTTTCTAATTATATGGGCTTATGGTGTAAAAGCTCTAATATGTGTACAAGACATATTAGAAATATCAAACCGGAAAGGAGTGATATCATGGAATTTGAGATTTCCAAAGAACAAATGGATGATCTTAAGAGAACACCAGTTCTCAATGACGGATCTGTACAAGATCCACAAGACTAGGTATTTAGTCTAGTCATATAAGTGCTGAGATAGTTTGCAAACTTACACCATGTAAACATAATATCTCAGTACCTATATAATATAATTAGATAAATTAGAAATCTAACTCTGATGAAAGGAGTTGATTTTAATGCTAAACCCATTTTATGATTGGTTGCAAGATTATTTTGATCCTGCTTCTTTTGAATGTATATTAAGGTTTCCCGACCGTTTTCAATATACTTTAAGAGAATTTTATAAGATTTACCTTAGAGTAATTCATAAATAACTATTATTATATGGGTTGACTATATTGATCTACATTTATATCAGAGATCTAGTTTATCTAACGTATTATATAGTATTTGTTATGATTTATTTAAAGAAAATTAAGGAGGAAATAAGAATGAGAATAAAAATTGAAATATTAAGTAATAAAATAAAGGAATACAGAGAAAAACACGGATTAAGTATAAATGATTTCGCAAGATTAGCTAAGGTATCTGGTGCGAGTATATATAGATACGAATCTGGATATCCATACGCTACTATACAAACAGTCAAGAACATCGCTAAAGCTTTAGGAATAAAAGAAAAAGATTTAGTAGTCAATCCTGAAGATTTAGAACCTGCGGATATATACAGCATTGATACTATAGGTAGTCGTGTTAAAGCTTTAAGAAACGATCGTGGAATGAGTCAATTCCAACTTGCTAAGAAAGTCGGTATTGCTATAAGTATAATATATAAGATAGAATCTGGTATTACTAAGAACTCTAGGTATATTGGTGACATAGCAAAGGCCCTTGGAGTTAACTTATTAGAGTTGACTAAAGGTTTACCGATATCACACCATAGTAATAAGAAAAAAGAAGTTAAAATAGATGATACACAGACAGCTTACTACGCTGATAGAATGTCTAAAAATAGTAACAGCACTTATTATAACCCACAAGTATCCTATAATACACGTGCAGTAGTTATAGGAATTCAATCTTTCGATGGAGATCTATTAAATGATATTAATCGTAAACTTAATATCATGTATCCTGAAGTAGAAGGGTATCTAGTAGTAAGAGAAGTAAAGAATTCATGGACTATGTTTGTAATTGGAAGAAAGTTATATGACATGGCTGTGAATGAAAAAACTATACTAGATGCTACTAAGTATCTATTAGAGGACATAGAAGTCGATTCAGCTGAACTTAATAGTATGAGTATATTTATATTCGGCGGATTTAATAATCCAATATTCCACGTGCATGGTATTGAGAGAGGTATAGAAGTTTCAGTAGTAGGAAATAACGGATACTTTGTAGGATATTATGATTTAAATGAAGCTATTGGTAGAATGAAAGTTGCGTTAGATAAATCAGTAGGTATAGGAAAACATCAGATAGCATTATATTCTAATATGGACACTATTGTAGAGATGTATGTTTCTGGAGCATCAAATGATATTACTAATAATATCTATGAGGCTGCGTATAGATTTTTAGATAAAAGAGCTGATCATAATCAAATAGTAAGTTATATAAGAGATATTATTATGATCAATTCTATTAATAGATCTATATCTATAGCTAAACATTTAGCCAATAATTCATTGGAAAATAGGTTTAAGAACATGTTTGGAAGTCATGAGTCACAAAATATATCATCTAAAATTACTGAATTATTTATAGTAGTTATAGATAAACACGATAGATACAATAATAAAAAATATAATTTTATAGTTTTATGATAATAAGGAGGATTAAGAAATGGAAGCAAAAATTATATTTAACGAAGTATATGGGGAAAAATTATTAATAGTTAGTAATTTATGGAATTGGATTCATAAGTACAGTATTTATAATAGAGTGATTGCTAGAAAGAAATACACTCTTATAAAAGGAACTGAACATTATGAGATCCTTTTAGAAGACTTCAAAGAATCAGATCTTGAAGATATAGTAAAGACTACTATGATGTATAGTAAGACTGATTTAAATAATTTCTTCGATAAAAACGAAAATATCGATGAGATATTAATTCCGGTTAATGTTATCGTTGACGGAGAAATGTATAAATACACTGTAGGGCTATACAGAGATGGGTATAAAGATATTTATCCCGTAGTTAAAGTAGGCTATACAGAAAAGAAAGATCTTGGGAAGGATTTAAAATATATCTAATTGGGAACCTAGACTATTACATAAACTTAGGAAATTAATATTATCCAGCTACTGCTGTATAAGATCCTGAGAGAGAGTATGTCTAGGTTTTTATATAAGAGTAGTGGCTGGATACCTTTTGGTATCTGGCTACTATAGACACTATAAGTAGTCAGAATAATGAACTTTTTTATATCGATGAAAAATATATATCTTACTGGAAGGAGGTAAGAGAAAAATGGAGGTTATTATGAATACACTTAAAGTAGAGCACAAGAACGGATGGCAAATTTATATTAATAGCTATACTGTTTGCAGTGCGGAGGATGACATTTCGTTCATCCCTAAAATAAATGAGGAATTAGGGAAATGGTGCGAACAAGTCATGATAATAAATGACTATAGGCACGTTAATTTATTATTGCCATATTTAATGAAAAAGTTACAGGTTGATCCTATGTTTCCTGTAACTGTAGAGATAATTGTGCATGATGGAATTAACAGTTATGTACACAGTACTACACACATACTATAGTGATAATAAAACCGTTTATTTAGGAAACTCTTTAAGCGGTTTTATTATACGAAAAAAATAGGAGGTTAGTTTATATGAATATGATAAAGAAATTTGTATGGAAGATGGTAAGAGGGATTTTTCCCTATATTGCTACTGTAGGAGTTTGCTGTAGCATTGTAGGGATTACAGTATATTTTAATTAATAATATTTAAAAGGAGATGAATTAGAATGATTAAAAAATTTGATTATGTTAAAATTGGAGCTGAATTAAAGAAATTCAGAGAAAATAATGGTATGACTCTACACGATGTAGCAGGTAAAATTGGAGTTGTAGATAACACTATATATAAGTATGAGCACGGACTTGTACCAATGACTGTAGATAAATTGAAAAAGTTAGCAAAAGTACTAAAATTTGGCTTAGAAGATATTTTTGGAGAAACTTCTTTTGATGACAAAAGTCTTACAATAGGGCAAAGAGTTAGAACTAAAAGAAGAGCACTAGGTTTAAGTAAGCTAGAATTAGCTAACATACTAGGATATAGAACTGAGAGTTCTATTAAAAACATAGAAGACGATAGATACGATATACCTGGTAAACGTATGGAAGACTTCTGTGAAGTGTTAGATTTAGGTTTAGCTGATCTTATAATAGGTAGCAAATCGAAACCAAAGAAGCAGTATCATTTTAATAAATCTTATCCTCCTGAAGACTTTTCAAATAAGGGAGGAGAAGAAATGAATAATAACATAAATAAGGAAGTAAATGCTATATTGAATGTAAATAAAGACAACTACACAGTTGACTTAGAATTTATAGATAAATCAAAAGATGGTGTAGATGTTACAGAATATGTAAGATACTGCACTCGTTTACATATTACTACTTTATCAGAAAAAGATATTCATACATCACATGGTAAAGACTGTGTTTGTAGAATATGCACTGCACTAAATAATCACAGTATTAAATGTGATGATATAAGAATGCAAATTAGAAATGCAGTTGATCTTTATCTTACAATTTTAAAGGAAAATGACATACAGTCATTGACTGCTAAAAAGAAATTACGTATAGAAGAAATATTTATAGATAGTATTACTATTACTGTAGAAGGTAACTCTAGTATGAATCATATAATAATAACTTCTAAAGTACAGAAAGAATACTATAATGGGGATATGTTGTCTATTGGAGATATATGTGACTATATAACAGAGACATATGGATATAATATAGATAATTATAAAACAGATATAGCTACATTCTTGGATACTATTTATAGTAATTTCTGTGATAAAGATTATAACTACAGTGTATCTACAACATTAAATATTAAATAAAGGAGATGGTAATATGAATACAGATAAAATAAAAATGCTAGTTGAAAAGATACATACTAAATATAATAGTGTTGATAATAGTATGCCTGTTGATTCTAGCATATATGAAAAAGAGTTGCACGAATTAAAGAAAGAATGGCTCGAGCTATTTACTGAGAAAGATGTGGGTGTTATTATATTAGATATGGCTATTAATGATTTTCTGGACGATTATTACCGTTTCGAAGATGATTATTACGATATAGTTATAGATCGTATCAATAAAGATTGCAAAGATATGCTTAAAAAGGATAAGTATAATATAAATAGCATACTACGTTTGATGCTAATGGGCATGATATTGACAGATTATCAATAATTAGGAGGGAATAAGAAATGAATATATTCAAAATTGAAAAAGCATTAAAAGGAATTTATTACGCTACAGAAAAGGAGCCAGTTAAAATAAAAGAGCTGGCACCTAATATGGCATTACTTAAACTTAATTGGAACAGTATGTTTACTACTGTAGAAGTAGCAGACGCTGTTTTAGACCATTATTTAAATGCTTATGCAGCTGAAAGATATAGTCCGTCTTATCTAGAGTTTAAAATGAATCTAGATGTAGATAGAAGCAGACTTTATGCAGCTGCAGATAAGCTATGTGGGGCTACTCCTGTTGATGATGTGATAGAAGCTATGGTACTTGGGTTCTATTACAGTAATTATAATAGATTTAAAAAGGAGATGATTAAATATGCTTAAGAAAATATTTATTATATGTGTATCAATATTTCTATTATCGGGTTGTTTTAAAGACAACCTGGTAGTAGTAGATAAACAAATCCAGGATCCTATAAGGGTGTTTGAAACAGACGACAAGCATCCTCAGGGATATATAAAAGAAATTCCAAGACTTTATATACTTACTATAAGAGACTTGGATTTGGAAGAAAATACTTCAGTTGTAGTTCCTAAGAAAGTGTTCTTTAAATATAATTTAGGATCAGAGTTTGATATAAAAGATCTTAAGAAGGAGTGATAGACATGATAAAAGAAGTTGATGTTTTAATATATAATGATAAGAGTGGTATTTCTATAGGTGTACAAGATATCCGTAATGATACAGTAGTATCTGTTATATTACGAGAATTAACAGGATCGTCATTTGCATCGGATGTAACATCTAAAATATGTGAAATATATAGTATAACAGATGATGACGATAATATATATGATAACATGTATGACTTCGGGAAAAGTATCTTAGCAATGCCTGATGAGTACAGATCTATGATAACTATCACTCTAAGTATAGATGTAGCTGAATTTAAAGAAGATTTTGGCTATAGGCTGAAAAACAGACGTGAGGCTTTAGGGATGAAGAGAGAATTTGTAGCGTCTAAAATGGACGTTTCTACTAGTATAGTTACTAAGTGGGAAAGTGGAGAAAGAAATATCCCAATAAATAGAATAGTAGAACTTTGTAATATATTGAAAATATCTCCTAATGAATTATTAGGATGGGAAAAATAGAGGAGGAATGTGCTATGGGTGATATAAAATATAGATTAGCATTTGATTACAACTGTGAGATGTTTGGAGAAATGAATATAGAGTTAGTTAGATACGTTTTCGATAAAGATGACTTTTATGAAGATGAGCGTGTTCTACTATACAGAGATACATCACAAGAACATATAAAAGAATTCAAAAAGAGCTTCTATAAGAACTGCTCTAACTATGAATATATAGAAGACTTATTAAGAAAGGACTTAAGGAAATTTGAGAACTTAGTAGATGATATAAATAATACTATTAAGAAATTCAATAGTCTGAAAGAGGATCTAGACATCGATGTATTTAGATGCGAGGCACCAATAAGAGTATTACATGAAATCGAAGGTAGTATAATGGTAGTCGTTGATGTATCTGTGGATTCTGATAAGCGTCCTCAAGTAGACAAGATATCTGCTATAGGATCTAACGTACTTGTGACTTGTGTCAATGATTACGAAGATTGTGTTTTAACTCCTAGGGCTATGTTAGATAACTTTCTATACGAACTAAATAAGGTTCCTAAACTTAGATTTATGGAGGCTGATATACAGGAGCTGAAGTCTATAGTTAATCAGGATATATATGATATGGTTGAAGACTTTAAGTCTAACGTATCTGGATTTAATATGAAGGTACGTATAAGATATGCTAATGAATAGGAGGAGAATATATGAATAAGGATCTTAAGAGTTTCCTAATGGTGTTTGTATGTGTGGTATTATTTGTATTTTTATGGAAATTCTTTATAGTGTCGTTTATAATTTGGTATGTGCTTAAAAAGGGTACTAGATATTATTTTGAACATAAGGAGGAATGGTTAAATGAGGATACATATTAGGTCTACTAGTAGCAAAGACGATGTCTCTATTCGTATAGAAATACGTGATTCAGAAAATGATGAAAATGCTAGCTTGGAAGTAACTCGTATATCACGTACTGACTTAAACACAACTCGCGAATACACTATCTTTAAACCAGCAATAGAGATAGCTAATAATATTTTAGAAAGAAGGGGGTTGAAAATAAAGGGTGATGTATACAAACATATACAAAATGCTGTAAATATTATAGCATATAGTATTAGTGTAGTAGGTGAAGACTGTGATGTATCAGTGGATATTCCAGTCAAATTAGTAAAAATCAAATAATAATTTAAATTTTAAAGGAGGAATTAGTATGAAAAAGTTTTTAGTTATGTTGATGTTTGTTATTAGTGTGGTAGGTTTTGGTGAAGAAGTAGTTGCAGCTTTTGGTAGGGATAACTATTCTGAGACAGATGTACGTCCAGGGGTAGCAATTATTTACGACGATTTAAGAGACAGATATACAGTTTTAAGATGGGATGGAGTAGTACCTCCAAAGACATTTTCTATTGGGGATCCATTCTTTGCACCAGAAATGATGAAAACTGAATATTATGGTAAGAAGTCTTTTGCGTATCTTAAATATAAAGGTAAAACTTATAAAAAGATAACAAAAGGTGAATTAATGCAACTTTTGAATCAAATAGGGTTCTACGAAACAGAAAGATAATAAATAGTATAATAATAATTTAATTAAAAAAAGGAGAATGATTAGTATGAAGAAATTAGTAATTATGTTAATGGTTGTGTTATCTATGGTAGGATTTGGGAAAACTTTTAAAGAAGCTATGAATGAAGACTTAACTGGTAATGTGTGGATTACAGCTGTTATAAGATATAAAGGAGAATGGTACTATACTGTAACAGACAGAACATACATTGGACTAGTAGCAATGGGACCTAATGATACTCCTGTTGTAATGAAATCAACTGATCCTACTTTATTACCAGGAGCTGGAAAAAGAAAATTTATAGGTTGGATAAGCGCTGGTAACTTTGAAAGATGGATGTATGAGTCTGCTGCTAATGGACAATATCCAGAAATAACTTTACTAAATGATTATAGAGCACAAATCAATAGAAGTGGGAAGAAGAACGCGCAAAAATCTAGACTATAATTTCTAGGAGGATTTTTAAATGAAAAAGGATGTTCTTATGTTGGCCGCGGTTGCAGTTTTGTGCGTATTTATGATTTTAGGTGTATCAAGAGCTTATGCTCATACTAGTAATGATGTACTTATGGCGTCTACAGTAGAATACACTGTCATAGATATGAAATATAATGAACCAGTTTACTTTAATAAGGGAGGAGCACTTGTACTTCTCCCTAATAATCAAGCAGTATTACTTTATAATAAGATAGAAGTAGAGGAATATGCTAAGATTAAAGAAGCTGCTATTTATAGTGAAACATATAAGTCAGAAATAGGAAGTGTTTCTGATTTGACTGCAAACGCTTTTATAATCAGATACGAAGAGCTTGGAGGTAAATACAAGCTTAAGGAGGTACATATCGATGGGGATATGTAAAGCGATTAAATTTGCTTTAGTTTGCTGTGGGCTATATTTAGCTATAGCCCCAGTATATAAAATAATAGATACTAATGTTAAGAATATAATAACTAACAATGGTACTCAAATGTATAAAATCAAGGAGGAAGCATGAGACTTGGGGAAAGAATGAAGATGTATGAGCATGTGTGGAGGCAAAAACTTATAAGAAGAATGCCTATTATAATAAGGGTAGATGGAAAAGCATTCCATACATTTACAAAAGGATTGAATAAACCTTTTGATGATATATTTATGGATGCTATGCAGGCTACGGCTGAGTATTTAGTAAGAGAAATACAAGGTTGTAAGTTTGCATATGTGCAATCTGACGAGATATCTTTATTATTAACAGACTATGACACATACGATACTGAAGCGTGGTTTGATAATAATATTCAAAAGATGGTGTCTATAGTTGCTGCTAAGGCGTCTGTATTCTTTAACCAAAGATTCAGTCTTAATTCTATAGATTATAATATAAGATCTAAAGAAGAAGGAACTTATGATAGAGTCTATAGTAATAAGCTTCTAGAAGCTGGAGCTACACTTCCTGTATTTGACGCTAGAGCGTTTAATCTAGATAAAGACGAAGTATGTAATTACTTTATCTGGAGACAGGAAGACTGCATTAAAAACTCTATTAGCATGATTGCTAGAACATGCTTTTCAGATAAAGAATTGCATGGTAAGTCTACTATAGAAAGAAAGAAGATGATCGAAGAAGAAGATATCTACATAAATGATAAATTCGAGCTTTATAAGCTAAGAGGAACTGCTATATATTATCCTATGATAAGCGAGCCTTATGATTCTGAAGCTGATAACTTAGACAGTATAGGGATTAAAATATCTAATGTTCCTGTTATAGATAAAGACGTTCCAATATTCAAAGAAGATAGATACTTCGTAGAAAAGTATGTCTTTATCGAGGATGATGATGAATAAAGAGTCTTCTCCTATTCCTAAGATAATAATTCCAGCTGATATAGGCCTGGAGTCTGATGAGGAATTTGTCTGGCTTTCTAAGCTTATTGATGAGTGGGGATGGAATTATGAAAATATAGTTAATAAGCTATTTTCTGGGAATAGAAAGGATGACTTTATTATTACTAGGGAAATAGTAATCAAATATAAGAGCGTGGATTAGTTTCTGCGCTCTCTTATTTTTTTTACGTCTTAATTAAATTTCACAATGAGGTGTTCGATTTGTAAAACCAATAATTATATATCTTATGATGTTTCACAATCAAATTTTGAAGGAGGAATTGAGAGAATGAATAGTTTAAAAATGTTGGAAGGTATCCACAAAGATACGGTTTATATTTTAGAAAATAGTACTATTCAAACTATAGGTATGAATATTACTAGCTATACTAGGCATCTAAATGAGCTCTGTAAATTTAATGCATGGACTTATGCAGAAATTATTAATAATGAGCCACTTACTGCCTGGGTTATAAGTACTATGATGCCAGAAGTCAATATAAGACCGCTTATAAGATTTAGTAGAGAGTTTATGCTTAATAATATAGAACTTTACGAACCTTATCTATCTAAATGGTTAGACTATATTATAGCGGTTTGTGAGGATCTGGCTAACTGGTATTATGATGGGATTACTAATGCAGATATGGTGTATCTTGATAGCCTTAACTTGCCATATTATATGAAGAACAGGATTGCTGATGCTCCAGAGCAGGGGATATATAGATATGTATTTGAAGATATATCAAATGCTCTAGCTAGAAATGACTATGCTTCATATATAGATATGTGCTTGGAGGTATCAAGATGTATAGAAATATCGTCGACAGAGTCAAAAGAAGTGATATGATCTTTGCTAATATAGATAATGCTTTGAGTTCTGTATATAATAAAATAGTACACAATACAAGCGGAACATATGAAATAGATAATATTACTAGAGTAGTAGAAGATATATTGCTTAATTATCTTGAGTTAGAGAAAGATCAGAGAATGGAACTCAGTGTAAAGCTCGTAAATAAGTATATAGTATTATTTACTAAGCTTCTTACTATGTGTAATATAGAGACTACTGGATATCTTGTAGAAATGGAGATACCTCAGCTCGTAATAAGCACATATAAAAGTAAGAAGATAGCACCTCAACTTCCATTTAATTGTAGCTATACAATACCAAAGGTAGAAGATATAATACCTGATAACGAGTCTTATATGAATGAATTTATTAGATGCTTTACTATTATATATAAAGAATACTTTTATAATAACGATCCAGAGGAAGAGGTGTTTGCTATTCCTATGTTTATGGCATATCACGTGAGCTTTGTAGACAAGACAGTTCATAGTGCTGTAAGCGACTGGTTTAGACGTTATCTTAAAGGAATTAGTAAACCTCTTAATAATATAGATAGTTATTTAATAGACTGTATTACAGAGTTTATTCATGAGCATATTCTTAGAAACTTTGATATGAATATGACGCAGACTTATATAGATTTTAAAAACATTGTAGGAAGTGAGATAATGCCTTATTATTATGAGGCGTCTCTTGATAGTTTCTGGTTGCTTGATCAGATACTTAGAGCAGTGTATGATGAGCTTACGACCCATTTTGAAACATTGTTACTAGGGTTTTACTATAACCCACTAATGATAAGACTTATAATAGGAGTTAAAATGCGTATGTTTAAATCATATGCAAAGAAAGTAGGTAGATATTATGAATCAATTATTTGAGTTCGCAATTAATACAAGTCACAACGTAACTGAGGCGTATAACAAGTTATGGAGTAGTACGGCAGGATTTACACTTATGACTATAGATGATATATTGCGAACGCAAAAGCATTACTTGTACAACTTGAAAGGAGTTACTAGTACGAAACTAGTAGAGTTCCTTTGTATAGAAGGAAGACTTCCAGTATACGATCCATCTATAATACAGGATATATTTAATAGAAATACTGTATTATTTCATAATCTATGGCACAATAGCATAATCAATCTTATATATTTTGATTGGTGTAATTATGAATTCAGTAGTATAGATGATAACGAAGTAAACTTTTTAATTGGTATGGCTGAAAATAAAGAGGAGCTTGCTAATTATATTGATAGTAGTATAGATAACTGGGTAGATAGAAACGAGTGTATTATGAACTTAAATACTAATATAAAGATATACATGGATAAAATTAATAGTGTTCCACTTAATACTTTACCTGGAATGAAACATAATAATATAAGTGAAGAGATTATGGAGATAATAAGAGAAGGATTTCTACATGATGAATTCGTTATGAAGGGTGTACATGAACCACTTAACTTGCTTAGAAATCCTAAGCTTCATTCTGATATGATATATTATTTATCAGGACTTCATCAATATTATAATGAGTTTATGTTTAAACATCCATACTATTATTCTGTAGAAGAGTTTATAAATACAGTTATGGAAGATATAGAGACAGGTATAAAATATGGAGTATTAGAATATTATCTGGATGATACTGAGCGTAGAAGTAGATATGATAAAGAGATAGATGCACTTATATATGCTCATCTTACTAGTGTAATAAACAGAGGATAAATCTGTTTAAATAATAAATAGACTTAAAGGAGGAATTTAGAATGAACAAGAAAGTAAAAGGATGGTTAGAATTGGTATTAGGAGCAGGAGTTGCTATGAAAGGAGTATATGATATTTATACTGCCGATGAGGAATTGGAAGAAGAAGTTCCTAAAGCACTGGCTTCTAAATCTAAGTATGCTAATATGAAAGAAGTAGTAGAGGTTGTAGAAGAAGATAAAAAGGAGTCTTAATATGTTTACTATAATAACTAAGAAGCAAATAATAAAGAAGCAATTAAATCATGACGATTTAGCCGATGTAATTATGGAATACTCAAATGGTGATACCAATATAGCTATGATAGATGGGCACATTCCACATAGATTTAACTTATCTAAAGATGACAATAGTAGCACTCCCAGTATAATACTGGGAGATGTCGTGTATTACTTTATACATGATGAGTGTATCTGGATAGTATATAATCACGTAGCTGAAAAGATTCTTAAAGGAAATACTATATTAGTAGGATCTTGGAGTAAGGAAGCATTTGATAATAGAATTCCTACAGTGTATTTCACGGAACCTATTAATCATCGTATTTATAAAGATTATGAATACTTATCTGAGAATGATATAAAAGAGATGATGGATTCTATGAAAGAGCTGAGTGATAAGATGAATCTTCAGACTAATATGGATCCTCAATGGCATTTTAATGCTATACATTATGTCTTAGAGTATCATAATATGAATGTGTCTAAATATAGTAGGTTATATGATCATTTAACTTATATCGATTATATGGATGATAATTGGATTAATAGTAGTGATAATAATATAATAGTAGGATTCATTAATATATTATCAACTGAATTAGCAAGACATGGATTTTTAAATATGGATACTGAAGAACACGACTTTTTCAGAAAGTTTACGTTGACTGATAAAGGTAGAGTATTAATGAACGCTCTTAGACTAGAAGGTTTAGATTCTGATTATTCTGAAGAATATAGACATGATTTCTGGGATAGAGGCGGATGGAATGAGGAGGATCATGATGAGCAAATATAAATTATTGATTCAATACGATAAAGATATGTATGAAAAGTTGATAGTATTTGTAAATAGATTTGAATCTGATATTGAGACAAAGTATCTGGGAAATATGATGATAACTACTGATGATTTAAAAGAAGTAGAATACGGATCTGATTTGATCCCTACTATAGATAGAGAGCTATATGCTTATCTTGATTATAATACTAGATTACAAATAGAAGACTATGTTGTGAACATGTACAACACTATGGACCATGTATACTTATGTGGAAATAAAACATTTACAGGAATAGAAATTATAGAAATAAAAGAGGAGTAGATAATAAATGGCAAGATATGCAAGTTTATACAAAGGAAATAGTAGACTTAACATAATAAAAGACGATCCAGATCTATTTCTTTTACACGCTTATTACCACAGATATATAAATAAACTATTTATACTTTATAAGCGTTATAGTGATGGGAAGAAGATTCTAGACGTTATAGATAATCCATATGTACCTATATATTTGAGTAAGACTAATCTTAAGGAAACACAGGAAAGTATTCCTATAAGCTCTGCTCATTGTTATGTAGTTCCTTTTAAAGAGAAAGCCAAAGAAGCTATAAGCTTGTTATTCGAGCCTAGAATACAAAGATATAAAGATCAATGGGGGTTGTGGGTAGAGAGACCAATCTACCCTGACATTCCCTATAAAGCAGAGGGACTTCATCCTCGTTTATTTTTATATGATATACCATTACCTGAGCTTGCTTATATGGAATATGGACTTAATCATATGGAGAAACACGGAGAATTAATATATGAAAACATTCCAATTCCACATATAAGTTATGCTTCATTCGATATAGAAACTAATATAAACGAAAATGGAGAATGGATTATAAATACTAATACATTTGTAGATGAGGATAGTAAGACTGCTTATATTGATTTTTTAAAATCTGATGCGTATAGTAGGCAAGATGAGATTATAGATGATCCTGAGGCTTTTAAAGCTGCTGTAAAGGAAGCTATGCGTGATATGATTGATAGATGTATTCTTAATGGGAAAAGTAAAGAAAGCGTGCAAAAGCTGTGCTATAGCTTTATAGACGATCTTAATATAAATGTAAGATGGTTTGATACAGAGTCTGAGCTTATAATGAAGACTACTGAACTAATGTTTACTACATTTAGTCCAGATATACTTATGGCTTATAATACTACATATGATACTGGAATGTTTGATGCTCGTATACAAGCACTTGGGCTTCCAGCTGGAACATTTAACCAACGTAATATAGGATATAATGATATAGTACCTCCACTACATTTAGAGATACTTAAAGATGGAAAGTTTAAAGGAGATAGTATAGTTCCTACTAAGCGTGTAGTATATCTTAATAATATAAGTCATACTGTAATAAGTGATTTGCAGACTTGTTATTATAGTAATCGTAGCCAACTTCAACCAGAAAACTTTAAGTTGAATACTCTTGCTGAGAGCGTATTAGGATTTGGTAAATACGATTATACGCATATAACACCTGATATCACAAAGCTTGCAGAAGAAGACTTCTGGTTTCATAGTATTTATGCACTTACAGACAGTATCTTACTTATACTTATAAATAATATAGGAAGTGAATTTACATCTAAACTTAACTTCTGTATGAGTAGTAAGACTAATCTAGAGGCTACTGCTCAATCTAATACTGCTACTACACGTGGAATTCAAGTAGGAGAAGTAGTAACTGGACATCTTCCAGGAGTTAATATAAATGCTATACTTAAGAATATGACTAAGGAAGATCTTAATAAGATGCAGCAATTACTGGGAGTTGACTTTACTCCGCTCTGGCATAGTATAAAACATAAGCCTAAGTTTGGTGGAGGAATAGTAGCTGATACTAACCTGTATAACTTTGACTTTAGAGATCCTACATATTCAGATCACTATTTGTGGAGTGAGGCTAATATAACGCTTTTCCGTAGAATGACTTCACTTGCGTATGATGATTTGAAGTCTCATTATCCGACTACTATCGTTACCAGAAATCAATCTAAAGGTACATTATTTGGAAAGATTGTAGGTATTAGGTATGGAAATAAGCTTATAGCTACTATAGATCCTAGTAAGGTAGCAGATAAATACTATGAGAACTTTGGTTCTGTAAACATGAGTATTATTAATAGAGACATCGTTTCATATGGACATCTTTGTATGGGACTTCCTAATATGACTGAGCTTATAGGAGAATTTATTAGTCTAGATAGTGAGCCTAAGTTTAAACCAAATGAAGTTATAAGAACTGTATTGAGTCCAAATAAAGATCAACTGGCTTTCTTTAAGATACTCAAGACTATAAATAATAACAGTCTTACAGATAGTGAAGAAGGATACCAAGTGTCTGATAGTGGAATGTTCTTGTGTAATAATGGATTTATAAACTATAAGGGTACTGGTGTAGTCTATAAATATCTTAAAGGCATGGAGCTTGGAGAAGAAAGTCTATATGGAGAAGTAAAGAAAGACGAAATTCATATTGATAATGCTTATATTAATAAATGTAAGAGCGATCCTTTTGTTCCAGACAACACTTGGAGTGAATGGCATAAGATTCCTTCTCAAGAATGGAATAATATGATGGATCAATCTGATATATTCAGTTATGAAATGAATCTTCATGGAGGCATAAAGATAAATGCTAATAAATGGCTGTTCTATTTTCCATGGAAATACTGGGATACAAAGCTAAATAGAGATATAGAGATCATTCCTATATATAGATATAAACACGAGGCTAATAGTACGAAAATAGTATTTATGTATAATATAACTCATAGCGGAAAGATTGATACTATGTCTGTTAATATAGAACAGCATATGCAAGTAATAAAATATTAAGGAGGAATTATGTATGTTATTGACAAAACACATACTTGATAATAGAAATAAATCTTCAGAAGTAAGTAATTTAAATGAATCTGTATTTAGATTACGTAAGAATTATGCTGAATTATCTGAGAAATATGATAAATTAGAAGCAGAAAATAAAGAGTTGAGAGAACAAATCTCAACTCTAATGGCTACTATAAATATGCTTGAGAAATCTTTAGATGATTGTAGAAATAAGTGAGGTGATATATCTATGAGTAGTAAATTAAAACATGAGGCTAAATTAGCAGCCACTAGAAGTATATGTCATATATTTCAACATAAAATACCTTATCTTATAAAGGCTGGAGCTAATGATGGTCTTAGTGGAATTGCTTATGAGCTTTTCTATAGTGCTGGAAGATGGGGTACTAGTTATGTATTTGACAGGATTTATAAGAATATAAAAGGAGATAATAAATGAGAATTCAGCAATTTGTATTTGGAAATGTTTCATTTAAAACTAATGGAGATCTTTATAAAGATAAAATAGATGATATATTATCTGAGGTTATGACTGCTATACGTACTACTATTACAGAAGCCTTTCAGAATATAAAGGCTCAAGCACGTATCAGTAAGAATAAAGATGGAAATAAAACTATCTATTTTGCTGTACGTTATGAAGATGTAGATAAAGATAAGAGTATCTATAACATAATAAATGAAACACTAGATAAGAAATGTAAAAAGGTGTATGATGATGCTGTAGCGGCTGCTGCTACTCCACCTACTCCGACGCCTGGAAGTCCGAGTACGTCTACACCATCTGTACCTACTGGAACTATAGACGGCGTTCTTTATGCTCAACATGCTATAGTTAGATATACAGCAGAAACAGTATGGTCTGATATGCTTGAGGATCCTATGTGTGAAGTTAGAGAAGGTAATACTGTTAGTTATCATGTAAGTGATACTGGTGCATCTAGTATGACTTCTAGTATGGCTCCTATAGTATGGAGTAAAGATAAGATGAAAATGATACGTAAGACAGCAGATGTTATGTGTAATTATTGGATGGATGCTCCAGAAGCTATATCTGATTATCTTACTATGAACTTGAATATTAAGATAATTGATTGGCAAAAGAGCTTTACTAAGAAAGATCTTGATCATCCTGATTGGTGTCTAGATAAGTATCTTCCACAGCTTAAAGAGCTTGTTTGTAGCTATGATAGTATGTTCAATATGGAACTAGTTATTAATGATGATTATAATGCGTCTACAGGCTCTATAACGGGTGTTTTACGCATTCCAGGAGCTATAAGCGATTACGGTATCCAACGTAGAGTAGAAGACGTTAGAACGGCACGTCAGAGCGTTAAATTGAAGGATCAAACTGAGATAAATAAATATAGAATGTTAGACTTAGATATAGATCTTGGAGATGGAAGAACTCTTGAATTACGTACAGATAAGAATGCTCCAAGTATGAGTAAGTTCTTTTATAAGAAATAAGGAGGAATATGAATATGTATACGAAGGATGATTTATTGAATATAGTTAAAAGGATCAATGAACTAAATGATATAATAGATAATGAAAATACTAATAAAGAAGTATATGATAAAGCTATTGATGAATTTGCAGATATAAAAACTGATCTTATGAGAGATTGGAATACAAGATTTAATAACTACGATACAGCTAGATTTGCATTAGATAGTACATTAGACTTCTATGGCGTTATGGAGTCAGAAGGAGACGATACTTATAAATTAAATGTATATATGAAGAATCGTACTATAGATATGGACACTTATGATATGCTAGAGTTTGAAAGCATTATACTACATCATTTACGCTGGGTAGTAGGATATGTGAAAAAAGAGAGTGATGACTAATGTATGAAATAGGAATGAGTACAGTAATGAATATACTTAAAATTGCAGGTAGAGCTGCTGCTATTATAATGCTAGTATTAGGAATAGTTTCATTTATAGGACATATAATAGATAATGTATCAGATATAAGAACATATGGAAAGTATTATATGAAAGAAACTAGACACGAAGAGATATTTGCTATAATTGGATGTATTTGTGCTATATGTATGTTTGCATTCTTATTATCTATAGCGTGCGGAATAGTAGTTATTAATATGAATAAATAGGAGGTTCTGAATGTATAGAATAGAAATTAGTAAATATATAGTAGATAGGTTATGCGAAACTACGTTTAGAAGCATACTAATAATAGCACTCACATATATAGCTTACAAAATGATTCGTGCTGCTATACGTGATTGGGGTATAGAAAATGAGATGACTCTTAACATATTATTTATCATAACGTCAATAGTATTTATTATAGGAATTATATGCAATATCGTTAGAATACTTATAGTATGGAATGTAATTAAAATAGTAGTAGTATAGGAGGGGAATAAAATGATTAATCCTGATAACACTATCATAGCTGGTATAGTTATGGTAGCTATAGGATTTGTAATAGAACTTACTTTGTTTGAGTATTTTACTGATGCGTGGGAATGGTTTGACGAAGATAAAAGAGATCTTTATAAGTCAGCTGCTCTTATATTTAGTATGGTGATGCTTCTTGCAGGTATAGGTTCTATAATAACTGGAGTATTATTCAGTTTGTAAATGACGTAATAAAATGCTTTCCCGGGAATAAACCCCGGGTTTGCATTTATTTACGCTATGTAAATACACACCAAATTTAAACTCTGATGAATTGGGGTGAAATTTATGAATAAAATATTGACATTTAATGATTTTATTTTAGATTGGTTTCAAGACAAAGAATTTGCAAAGTACGTCTTGAACCATAAGGATAACTTCAAAAATTTAATATCTGGTTTAAAGAACGCATATGCATTCTATTTAAACGGATACAATATGTTCAATTACGTTAATAATCCAGCAACGGCTATTATTAACTAATTAAATATCAAACTATATAAACATAAAATCAGAGACTGGTGTGTATTTTACACATCTTTTTTTGTTAATATTATCCGTAGTATTCTGTTCCTTTATCAAGTTCAGAAAGTTTAAGTCTTCTTTCTTTAACTTCTTCATTTATAAAGAAAGCGAACTCTTTAATATTATCTTTAGTAATAGGTCTATTAAACCAATATGTTCCTACATACGCACTGTGTTTCCAGTATGCGTTAAATCCTCTTTCTACTACTTCGAATAATCCATCCATAGTAAGACTAATCATATCTATTGGACTGAACTTTTCTAAATGATCTATTACCATAGCTCCAGTAAGTCCGTCTACACTATACCAGAACATATATTTTGGTGCTTTATCCCTGGCTAATTCTCTTTTAGTTTCTCTATAAACAGGTTTTGCCTTAGGAATTTCTTGTTTTACAACATTTGCTTTCTTAAGATCCTGTTTATTTTCCTTTATTTCAGATTCAAAGTTATTAACTGGTGTTTGTACTGCTGCGTCTGCTGATAATGTAGGAGCTGTTTCTTTAGCTTCTACTACTTCTTTTTTTAATTCTTTATTTTCTGCCATTATATTATCCTCCTAAATATTTATTTCTTCATTTTCTCTTCTGTCTAATTCGTGTTCAGCTATCTTAGCTAGCTCTAATATTTCCATAAGTTTTTGTATTTCTTCCATTATACTTTCCCCCTTCTCCATACTGATGAATTTGTATCTTTATTAAGCTCTTTATATATAATATCAAGTACAAGTAATAGCATTGGTATACCCATATAATCGTCTATATTATCCTTATCTACCATAATATCTTTAAGTTCATTCAGATTAGAGCATATACCCTTTATATCATTTTCCATCCACATATCTAAGAATTTAGTTATTACTGGATGAAACATTTGATAAGTTACATGTACTGATTTAAGAACTGGATCTATAAACGATGCTGTATTAAGCATATCTACAAGAGTTATACCAGTATTAAACATAGTAGTAAGTATTAAATGATCACTCTTTTCTCTAAGATAATACTTCATATCATAGCTATATCTAGGCGTGTAATCTATTCCATATTCATCATTTATAAGATTTCTTAGTCCTAGGCAATAATCAAATATAACAGCTCCACCTGTAGTTATAAGCATTTCATCTCCTTTTGGAGTGGTTTCGCTTATAAGAGTGAACTTTCTACCTAATAGCTTTTCATATATAGAAGTCTTATAGTTTATAAGAGCTCTATCAAATCCATATGTATTCGTTAAGAATAATGTATTTCTATCATATCCAAACTTAAGTATATTCTTATTCTGTTGCATAAGATCGTTTGCATAGTGATTAAATATAAACTGAGCATGATTGTATATTTCTGCACTGTTATTCTTTGCATAGGCTCCTATATCTCCTATAGTAGGACTAAAGCCAAGTATATCTAACTCTGTATTATAGAATGCTTCTACATATTGATTTTGCAAGTCATCTATAATTCCGACTAAATCTGCATTAAGATTAGCCTGAGCCTCAGGAATTATAGTCTGCATTCCACTTCCTACTTTAGAAGCATCGAATACGTATTTATTTACGACACGTTCTTCAAGTTGCGGAATTTCAAACATACTAGTTTCTACATAATCTATTAGAAAGGCATCTCTATCTACAAGCTTTATAGGCATTACTTTTGTAACCATAAAAGGTTTTGCTAGATTTCCTTGCGCTAGTATTACTATATGATCGTGTTCTTTTGGAACTATAGTATTAGGTAGTATTACAGACTGTTTATTAGTAAGGTTTAAAGCAAGAGCTCTTTCAGGATCTCTACCTCTATCGTCTATTTCAAGATCGTCTCCACGTCCGTATAGTGTAAAGTTAGCTATCTTATCGAATCTAGTAGTCTTAGAATAATCCTGAGTAAAGTTAAGAACGTCTGTATATGTGGTTTCTGCTTCATTTATTTGATAATAATCAACGAGCATACTACCTTGGTTTATAAGTCTTGTAAAAGGACTATTCGTCATATTCTTATTAAATAGTCCAGTTATAAGTTCTTGTGTCTCTCTAGATGGTCTATTCGTATCTAATGCAGGAGAAAGGTTCTTATTTATAGTAGTAGGTTGTATACCTGATATTCTATTTATCTTCGGCATTTATTCTCTCTCCTTTCTTCTTAGGATCTCCTCCACGGCATTGGTTTACTACGTTTACAATAGATTCTCCGTCTTCTACTATAGCATAAGTAGCCATAAGAAGTCCTTGTACGAAACCTTGGTAGTTATCTGCAAGTGTTCCAAGTATATTATGATAGCTTCCTACAAAGGCATTAAGAGCGTCTACTTCTGTTCTATAAGAAGTAATTTCTTCGTCTCCATCTGGAACATTATTATTTATAGTATTATTAGATGTGTTATTATTTTCTTGATCGTTTCCAGTATCGCTGAAATCTACACTACTTCCACCTGCTCCACCAAGACCTCCGCCAGAGTTATTATTCTTTTGATCGTTTATATTCTGGTTTCTTTCTTTTAGATTATCTCCATATTTCTTATCATTGATTTCTGCAGCTTTATACAGAAAGTCCATTTGACTCTTAAGCTTTTTAAGTGTTTTATCTACAGAAGTCTTACAGCTATTACCACCGGTCTTTATAGCCTTTGCTAGTATAGATCCTCCTTCTGTACCTTTACCAAGAAGTTTACTACAGTTAATACAGTAATCTTTACAAGGATCGTTTCCTTTACCTTCTATCCAAGCTACGAATCTATCACGCTCTGAACCAGCAAAGTTTATCTCTACAGGTTCGAATCCAGTCAAGATAGATTGTACTATTTTAGCAGAAGTGCTTCCACTACCAGCTAGTTTCTTCATCTTTTGCTTATTATTAAGTCCAAATAAATTTGCTGCTCCGTCACTCATCATAGATAGTGGTAATACAGCAGTATCTTTAACAGCACCTAATATATTTCCAGCAGATTTAATCCAATGGCCAGTAAAGAAGTTTTTAACAGCTCCTTCTGCGTGTCCGTTTGCTCCTTTAAGTCTATTTACAGTATTAGTAAAGTATGTTTCTCTACCATTATATAATAACTTAGCTATAGCAGTACCAGCATTATATCTTGCAAGTATTAGATTATTAGTCTTAGCAGCTTCTCCTATTACGGCTAGTCTTTGCTCTCTATCTTGTACTCCATTAAGACGTTTTCCAAGATCTGCTACAGATACTATTCTAGTTCCTGCTGTTATAGCTTGAGCTGCTTGTGATCCTAAACCTTGGTGCGAATTAGCGCTCTTCTCTATTTCTCCAGTAGATGGGTTCATTCCACACATTTTCATTACGAAATTATCCCAACTTCTGATATAGTCTAGAGAAGTCTTAACTCCTTCCCAATCTATAGGATATACTTTAATAGTAATATTACCCATACGATTTACTTGCTGAGCTCCTCCAAGTTCTGTAAGCTCACGCATATTTTCTCCAAGCTCTAAGAAACGCTTATCATATTTCATAAGCTTAGCCCATATATTCTTTAGGTTTTGTCCAAACTTTTGAAAATTCTGTAATAGAGCAGGATAAAGCGTACGCCACTGAGACTTTACCATACGAGCTGCAGATTTAATCATACCTTTGGCTTGTTTGGCTGCTCCTACAGTAGCTCTAACACCCATAGCAGCTCCCTTAAAAGCAGCTCCTACTACTCCTTCAGTACCTATAGAATTAGCATATGAAGTGATATCGTCTTCGAATGGAGACTCAATAGACTCAAGAGAATAGTAGTAATCTTCAAGAGAAGAAGTATCTTTATATTTATCAAGATCTATTCCAGATATCTTTATCTTAGGCATATGTATATTAACCTCCTTTATATTGTTTTATTATACGTAATTTAACAGGGATTTGTTTGAATAGTGGCTGGATAGGTGGAATTAATTAAGCTAAAATTAGTTATATATTATATAGTAGATAATAAAAAAAATATAATATATAACCCCCAATCATTTGACATATAGGATTGGAACAAGGGTTCACTTGAGGAGGTGGTATATATGTCATTCACATCATTATCAATAGGAACTATAGAAAATTTGGATATATTATCAATATATGCAAGACAAGAAAAGGATCATAAAGAAGTGATTCAAAATAGAGAAAATATTTTAAAGAGTGAAGGAAGATACTCTGACACTCTTTATAAAACTTATATAGACATCAATCTAGGAATAGGTGAAGGGTCTGTATATAGTTCTGAAGAAAGAGATCTATATCTAGTATGGTATAGAGAACTTTGGATGAACTAAAAATTAAAAATAACAGGACTGTACATCTTGTTATTTTTTTTTTATAAATGACGTAATAAAATGCAGCTATCCCAATACTATAATTAGTATCAGGATAACTATATATTATTAAGAGATTCTACACACCTCATAATATCCATGAATTGCCATAATTGGTATTCCTCCAGAAAGGAGGTTAAATATGAAGTATGTAGAATGTACTGCTCTTAAAGAACTATTCGAAAAGACTTTCAATAATTCAGTTAAAGGTAATAAAAGACTTTCTGATATGTTGAACTTCTTTCATTTCAAAGCATTTAAGTATAATCATGACGCCGACGAATGGTATCTTGATATCGATTATTTAAATAGCTTTAAGAAGTCTAATAAAGCTGGATATGAATATATCTGTCTTGAATTAGGAATAGCTCTTTAAGAATAACTAAAAATAAATAGGGTTGAATTTTAGCAGCTTTAACCTTATTTATTTTTTTTACATCAATTGTTGTTACTATAATTGTTCGAGACAAACACCTGTTTAAAATAATAGCATTAAAAAGGAGTGAATATATGGCAACACAAAATTTAGATCAAATAAAAGATAAGCTTATGTATATTGATAGATATATGAAAGCCGGTCGTTTTACATTCAGTCTTCTTACAGCTGATAATAAGAATTTGGCTACTATGCACGAGCTTATACTCGATTATGGTACAGATAATAATGGTAATGCGTATGGAACTACTAATGGATTTCCTACTGATAAAGATGGTAAAGTTAAAGTTCCTAGACCGTCTGTCTTTGTTATAAATGAAAATGGAGAAAGAGTTAATGTAGAGACAGAGTCTGCTATACAAGTAAGAAAGTTCTTGGATAATTTCTTTGAGGTTAGTACTCAGAGAACTAAGTTTGGAGAACCATCTATGTGGCTTAAGCTTATTGCTAATGATGACGGTACTACTACATACGGAGAAAAGAATACGAGAGATTTCTATGAATACGTAAGAAATAATAAGGATCAGCTTGTACCTTATATAATGCAGACATTTAAAGATGGGAAAAGAGATATACTTATTCCATTTATTACTGCTGATCACGTATTCTATGATGTTAGTAAGATTATAGCTGGAGAAAAGATAAGAAGTATAGACGATGTCTTCAGTCTTATTCATAGTATGGTTAATAGAATAGGAGAAAATCTAAGATTTAATATAGCTACGATAGAAGAGCGTATGAATAATACACTTGAAATGCTTAAAGAAAAGGCTGATATACACGATAGAGCTATAGCTGCTTTACAGAAGAATATAAATGATATGGAATCTTATTATATAGAACTTAAAACTAAGATTACAGATATTATGGATAAAGTAGGTAAGACTTTTATAAAGAAAGGTGTATTTGTAAAGCGTGGGGAGATACTTAAACTAAAATTCAATCCTTCTAAGAAAGGATTTAAGCCTGCTATTGATGGATTTGAGAAAGCAGCAGATATCTATAGTAGCTGTCTGTTTATTACTGGACAGATAAATACAGCAGAAATATTCGTAGAAATAGGACCAGGTTCTCATATAGGATTCGATAAGATAGCATTCTTTATGGATAAAAATACATCACACGAGTTCAGTCAACCTAATATGCGTATAGCTCAAGTAGGAAGTGCAATGCCGGATAATATTATATCATTCGCAGAACAAGCTGCTACTGGGGAATATATTATACAGTTTAACTACGATATAGGTATAAATGTATGGACTAAGTATATAGATTATATGGAAATAGAAACCGCTATTCCGCCTGAAGAAGCAAAGCGTATTATGAATACTGTACAGGCTAATAGAAGTAGAATGAATGATATAGGCGTTCTTCCTATATATAATAGTGTGGTATGTAGAACGAGTACTACTTTCTTAAATAAAGGACTGGCACTTGGAGATAATTGTATACTTGTAGCAGGGGATCATAAGTATAATAATCTTAAAGAATTTGACTACAGAAAGACAGTTGATAGTAGCTGGACTCCAAATAAGACATATGAACCTGTTCGTGAGCAACTTGCTATAGCTACTGATAATATAGTATATGATCAATTTAACCGTAGATTTGAAATAAGTTGTGGATATTGGAGACCAGGAATGTCTTTTGACATTATGGTATATAACACTACACATAGTAGTACAAGACTTACTACAGCAGATGTTCCTAATGGAATATTCAAAACAGCATCTAAGCCAAAGCTTTCTGCTGCAGAAGTAGCCAGAGGTATAATGACAGTAGAAGTAAATTTTGGTACGCTAATAATAGAAGAAGGATGGTTATATGAGCTTGTAGCTAGTGCTCCTGGATATATAAGTAGTCTTGCTACGAGAGGAAGCTTTAAATTTAAAAGATAATGGAGGTAATATAGAATGGAATATAGAGTTGCAGTAGTAATACAACCGAAGAACTCTACAGATTTAGCCGGAACTATTGTATTTGGCGAACACGTTAAAGATCTTGGCACTGTAATGTGTATGGTAACTCCTGAGCACGATGTTATTCCTTTTGCAGATAATGATCAGCCTATGATAGATAGAAAGATTAATAATATCTTGACAGAAGGAGATCTTACTGAAGAAGGAAATAGATACATACACAATTTGCCAGATCTTCCTAAGTTCGATATAAGTGGAGATGCCTCAATAATGATAGTTAAAAAAGGTGGGGAATCATTTGTACACAATGATATAGAAAAGTATATAGAAACTCTTAATGGAATATATGAAGAGACTGAGCCTTATGTAATGCATACTAAATATAAGGGTGTAGATAGAATTCAAATGCCTTATATGACTGATGAAGTAGTATTCTGGCGTATGAAGACTTATGCTAACGGAGAGAATAAATATCATAGCTTAGAAGAGCAAATAAGACACCTATTAGACGTAATATGTAGTGAATATAGAAATGATACTGAAAGATTCTTAAATCTTATTAATAAGTTCTACGCTTGTGGTTGTGATCCTAAGATACAATCATGGCATAAGTCTAACTTAGATCAAATAAATAGGGACGATAAGATACTTAGATTATTTGGAGAGCTTTCATCTCGTAGACATAATATAGAGAATATAGAAGATATATTAAATGGACTTAAAGACGATATTACAGAAGGTTGCTATATACAACAGCTGAGCCTTGATAGAGGAGCAGATAGATTCGTAAACTTAAAGATCTATAGTAACTTCAAGTTTCCTAGAGTTCGTGGAATAATACTTGGATATGATGGAGCCAATATATGTGCTGGAAGATTTGACTGTACTTCTTCTAATGGAATACCTTTGTATGTGGCTGTCGATACTTGGGTAGGAAATGAGACCAATCCTCCTATACTTATAGCTCCAGCTGATAGTGGATATACTATGACTGTAGATACTCGTGCTAAATTATATCTTATAACTGATATACCTGAATGTGTATATGAAGTACTAGATGACAGACGTATGAGTCTTGAAGAGGCTATGAGATTTCCTCTATCTACACAGTTTAATGGAGACTTTATAAAGAATACAAAGAATCATATGCTTTATAATATAGGAGACGATACTGTAATAGCTCAAGAAATAAGTATAGTAGGAGAACTAGAAGAAGACTTACTAGAACCTTATTTAACAGCCTATAGAGTATCTCATAGACTTCCTCAGCTTATAGACGATATAGATGATGAAATGATGTATATAATAGCTTCTGTAGCTAATATAAATGGAAATCAGCTTATGCGTATAGTAGTAAAAGATAACTATGATAATAAGAATGTCATTTTAGATAAGACTATGACTTATAATGAGTATAAGGCTATGGCTGGTGGATATGCTTTTAGATATCCTAATGTATATCCTAATGGAATAGATTATAATGTAGAGATTACATTTGTAAAGAGAGATGGAAATATTATACAAAATACTACTTTATACGATCTTAGAACGGCTGTAGTTCGTAGTGATAAAGTAGGACTTCTTACAGAAGATCTAGAGTTTACTAGAAATGAGCTTCATATTAGAAAGTATAATGACGAAGTATTTGAGGCTGGAACTATAGTAAAGGCTATTATTACTAATGGAAACGGAGTAGTACTTTATAATGGAAGTATAACTGCTAATGCTTCTGATGTGGCTAATAGATATATGAAGTTTGAGCTTCCTATGGATTTAGAAGGCGTTGTAAATATGAGTTTTGAAATAAAAGAACCTAATAAATTCCAATCATTAAAGCAAACACTAGAACTTGATATGAATAAAGTGTTGCCTAATAACTACTACGAGATTACTAATATAGAAGTAAGTAGTGGAAATATATATTTAGATCGTAATGTACTTAATAGACTATTATTACAAGATAAAACATATTATAATAGTAGCTGGTATGATAGCTTAGGTAAAATCTATAGTGAGCATCCTACTTCTATATATTTAAAGTATAACTGCGGAGCTCCTAAGGTAGAGGTTATTACTAGAATAAAAGGTATACCTAATCTAGAAGATTTAGAATGGACTCAAACATATGAAAGAAGTCTTACTGATGTAAATAATAATGGTATTATAAGAAACGATAAGATCTTACTTGATATAGAGACTAACACGCTTCCTTATAATATATACTTTGATAAGATACTTAGGGAAGGTAACTTCGACGATGCTTCTAGAGATGAGTTTAGAGCTGTTATAAGCGATCTTATAGCTACTTATGGTGGAAAGTATGAGATTACTATAAAGACTTATGATACTTTTGATAAGCCTAGAAAGACAGTTACTTATTTATATGATAGTCCTATAAATAAAAGAATAGAAAATGCTGCACTAGATCCTGATGATATAGTAAATGAGTTATTTATTACTAGTCCTACTGAAGATAATATGGTATCTGCTATAAAGCTTAATCCTGGTATGACTTATGCTAATATGGAATTTATGCTTATGATAGATAGTGAGGATAGTGCTCCTTCTAAAGATACTAAGTTATATAGATTTTATATAGACGAAAATGGACTAGTGACTAAAGTAGCTGATATAAATTATGATAATGTAAATAGAGACGGGAATCAATATACACTGTTTACTAACGAAGATTTAGAAGATATAGCTAGTAAGCAGAATATAGTTCTATGGGTAAAGCCTAGAAATATAGATAACTTGATATTCCATAGATGGTATACTGGAGGAGATGTTAATAATACATTCTATAAGATAGAAAGAGAGATAACTAGAGCGGTATCTAAGGCACCAGGTGTTACTAGGGTTTCTGCTAGAGCTAATATAACAGATGTTATAGACTATGTAAACGACGAGTATATTAGAGTAAACTTTACTCATAATATAGCTAAGAGTAAGAGAGATCACTATAATATAAAGGTAGAACTATTTGATGATACTGGAGCTAGCGTAGAAAGTATAGAGAAACTTGCTAGTACTTGGGATGATGAAAATAGAACTGCTCTGTTTGAAACAGTAAGATATCCCAAAGATGTTAATAAGTTTAAGATCAAAGTAAGCGTTACTAATAATAATGATCCAGGCTTTACTAGTATTAATAAAGAGAAAGAAACAGAAGTAATAGTTTATCGTACTAAGCAACCATGGTTTAGTAATGTAGCTCTTGCTAAGCTTCCTCTTAATAATCTAGATATAAAGCTTGCGGAAGGAACTTCTTATCCTATAGATACTAAGTTCTGGGTAAAAATAGAGAATGATGATGGAGAAGTTCTATTTGAATATAACGGAGCAGTTGATATAGTAGATATTTTAAATGGATATCATCGTATTTATATATCTAAGAAACCAGAAGGAGTATTTACTCTGTCTGTTATAGCCAAAGAACTTGGTAAATATCAATCTCTTATATACAGAACTTCTGCAGAATTCGTATTAGATCCTATGAAATACGGAAGTGTTTACTATGATAATGATAAAGAGCTTAGTGTATTTAGATATGTTCCAGGACAGCCATTAGGAGAAGAAGTAGCTAAACATATAAAGAATATGATTAGAAGAACAGAACCTGGCAGAGAAGTTACAGCTGTAAAAGTAAAGACTGAGACTACTTCAGATACTTATACATTAGATAATCTTAAAGACGCTATTATTCCTGAAGGTGCTAATATATTTATAGAACTTGAGGCTATTGCTGATAATGAATATAGATATATAAATGTATTTCTGAATGGAAATAGAGCTGGTAAAATAGTTGCTAGAGGTGGAGTTGTAACACAAGACAGCTGGAATGAATGGTCTGATGATTATAAATGGGTTTATGATCTTTCTATACTTGATGATGGATTTGATGTGAAAGAGATTAATCCTGAAGATAATAGCGTGGCTGCTACTAAACACGTGGCTAATCCTGCTGCTATTTTAGGTATGAACTTTGATATAAGTAAGATTAAGAATATAGAAATAGATGGAGTTAAACCTAGAGAAGCTTTTAAAGAAATGAAGCTTAAGATAAACGATACTAGACTTGCTGATTTTGATAGTCAAACTAAGAGAGAATTGGATTATAACGATGGAGTTTATACATATAAAAGATCTAATATTAGAGAAAATACACAAGAAGACTTTGATAACTTCATAAACTTCGTTAAGCGTGTAGTTACTATAAAGAGTCCTACTTCACATGTAATATCTAGTATAATGGCTGATGGAGAAGTAGTATGGAGTGCTGAAGATCCTTATGATGCAAATAAATGGATGAAAGGTAAGTTTGATAATAAAGAGCTTACTATCGTAGTAGAAGCTGTTACTAAGATAAGATTTAATGTAGAATACGTATTCCCACAAAATACAGCATTAAATCATACTAAATCAATAATAGTAAGAAAGCAAGTAGGAGAAAAGATAGACGGACCAGAAATAGATAGTATACTAAATGATTTTATAACTGAATATGGAAACGCTATTAAGAATGGAAATAGATTGATACCTAATATACGTAAGGCTTATAAAGTAAAAATGTATTATAATAACGCTCCAATAGAGAATAATTATGAGATGGATTGCTTATTTAATAGACTTACTACTAAAACTGTAGCTCAAACATATGCAGAAGCTTGGAGTACTAAACCAGCTATTGATGGATTTACTATAGATAATGTGGCTTATACTATAAAAGTAGAGCTTATATTTAAAGATCCTACTATAGCTAACCCTAGTTTGAGAAATCATACTGCTGTAAATATAAGAACTACTAATGCTAATGTAAGTGCTTCTAGTGGATTCTTTAAGGATTTAAGCAAGGTATACGTATATAGAGGAGAAGACTTAGAGCTTATAAGTGGAAGTACTTTATATAATGACGTATTCTTATATATTCCTAATGGAGGAAATCTATATGATTTAATAGATATAAGTAAGGCTGTAGTAGACGCTGGTTATAATTCTAGAGTATATGAGATTACTTGGAATGGAAATACTAAGAATAATGGTGAGGCTAGTTGGGATAGCGAATACTATAATCGTCCTATAGCTTATACTGATAAGAATACTAGAGTATTTAATATAGCATATAGTAATGCTTCTAGAGCTCCAGTAGTACAGGCTATAAGAATAAAGCGTAATTATAATGGAGATGTAAATAGAGTAGACTTTGTACATGATTCGAATGATAACTATAATACATATATGGTACCAATTCAAGTTACAGATGATAGTACTACTGCTAGAGATTTGGTTGCTGATATTATATTGAATACTCCTGAATTAATAAAAGCTGTAGCTAATTTATCTGATACTGCGTTATTTGGTGAAGAGAACGTTAAGCATATTACTAAAGATAATATATGGCAATTACTAGAATATCCTATGGTAATTCCTAAGTATGTTAATATGGATATAGAGCTAGAGTTTGATAGAGACTATACTGATACAGTAGGTATGGCTTATTATCCTGGTAGAGATATGTCTGATAGTGATATGCTGAATAATGCTATTGATGTTCTGCAACGTGGGAATACTTATCGTAGATATAATCTATCACTACCTAATATATATGAATATAATGATATACTATATGATCCTAGTAGATATTATAAAAAGCATAGGACTATAAATACACTTGAACTTAGAAATGGAACTAAAGTGTCTGAAAATAAGCTTAAGTTTAAAATAAAGGTATTCGATGAGAACGTTTCTACAGATAAAGATATTACAAGTACAAGCTATGTTACATTAGCAGACTATGTTCTAGCCTATAATATGATAGCTAAAACGTATGTAGGGTATAAGGCAAACGAATTAGGTACTAATGTAGATGATATAGTATTGAGAAGTTATAGAACTAAACAGTTTAATTATCAGACTCGTACTCCTAGAAGATTTTCTACTGATGCACGTGCATATAATTCTAGAAGCACTACAAGGTTCCATAATATATTCTTACAGGCTATAGAATTAAGACGTGCTATAAGAGCTATTAATCCGATTAATCCATTTTTAGCTTCATTCGATGATGATAATACAGACGATGTGAACTCTGTATTACCTTATGTAGTTGTGGATAATAGACTTAATATTAGGAAAGGTTATATAACTATAGATGGACGTAAGGTTGCTTTAGAAATTAAAGATAGTACTATAAATGGTGATGTTTTTGATGCTATAGATACTTTGAAGGCTACCGGTGTTAATAAAAATATGCATAAGATGATTAAGCATATGCACAGTCTTAGAAGCTCTGCTAAGTCAGCATTAGCGAGTACGTATATACATACAGTTGAAGGAAGTATCGGAGACTATACATCTATGACTATAGTAGAGCCAGCTCAATTTGTTGCAGATGCAGGGCAAGATCGTACTGTATATAATCCAGTTAGTAAGAATAATGTGATACAATATAGTCCACAAAATGTAGAAGCTGTAGAAGCCCTAAGAAAAGCATATGAGCATAATAATTTATTCGACTTATCACAATATTCAGGATTCAGAATGTTAGGTGCTTTTATAAACGATCCTTTATTAGCATCTAAGAATAGGGATCTAGTTAGAGATACTATAGTTCCGTTATTTAGTATGACTAATGGAATATTCTTCCCATTACCATCTAAGAGAACTATAAATCAACTTACTAAGCAGAACTTATATGATGCCACTGCTCCAGATATGGAATTGATAGTTAGAATTGAGGATTTCTATACTGATAAGGACGCGTTTAATTACAGAGATAGTTTTGAGGTGAAATATAAGCCTAATACAGAATTACCGAATGTACTATATGATACAACGTCTGAGAAAGAAGTTATACAGCTTGCTTTATCAGGTTCTGAGATAGATGTAAATGGAGACTTTGATGCATTTTCACATAGCGGATTAAGTAGAATTACACTTATACCTAGAAGAATATCAGATATAGATATGAATCATTCAGATATTACTAGCTTTGTAAATTCAGGAGCTATATCTAATGTAGTATCTTCTAACTTAGAAAAGTATACTGATAAAGATCCTGATTATAAGTTTGAGCAATATGCAGGTATGTTTATTACACCACAAAAGAGTGAGATTGATGGAACTATATCTTATGCGTTATCTAATAAGAAGTTTAGTAACGATAGAATAAATAATATAGGATTTACATACTTCCCAGTTAGAGGTATGATGCAATCTATACTTAAGTCTTCTATACCGTCTAATTATAAACAAAATGGAATAATGATATTAGAAGTTAATCTAGAAGTAATCACATCTATAGGTAGAACTAGAGGTAAAGTTAAGTATTATATTCTACTTAATACTAATAATGTACAGACTAACTTAAATATCTATAGTAATAGCCAAGGTTCTTGGAGTAATGATCTAGAGTTTAAAGTAGTTCCTAAGAAAGATAATCCATTTGATAGTGAGTATTCTATAGGTCCTGTATTTACTACTGGAGTGGCTAATGAAAACTACTTGTATAAGACTGATAGTAACACATTTACTATTAATATAAAGAAGAAACCATTGTATAATGAGCTTGGTGAGACTATGTACTGTTATGTTCCGACTGAATTAGTAGGGCATGCTGTAGATAGATTTGGTAATACAAGTCCGAAGTTATCTAAATATGAATATCAACTTGACACATGGAATTATAGATACGTTGCAAAACTTAGTATAATAGAACATGAAGTGCCTGGAATTGATGTTAATTCTGAAGATAGAAATACTAATATTCTATGGTATGAGGATAATAATTCTGTTTATGGTTATCCTGTATACTTCCCAGTAGATGACTTTAACAAGAGTCTTTGGGCTAAGCATTGGTTTAGACGTATTTCTTATGTACTTAAAGAAAAGAGTAGTGAAAATGTATACTTCTACGATAGCACATTTGCTTCTGCTAGACCTAAGATGTTTAATCCAATACATATTAATAATCCTAGAACTATAAGCTATGACTTTGATAAAAATGACAGAAGTGATGAATACTTTATAAATCAAAGTATTGGTGATGGATTTAAGCTCCCAGTTATGTCTTTAATAGACTTTAGAGGTAGCTACTTTAATGTTAATCCTAATGATATAACTAATACTACAAGTAATATGCCATTCGACATGTATAGTATACTATATCAAAATATATTTGATCGTAATATAGTTCCGTGGAGAATATTATTAACTCAGTTAATATATATGTTTACTGGATTCTATAGTAAGAGATTTACTCTAGATCAAACTAAGCGTATATTAAGTAAAATGTTCCAATTCGCTAGAGAATGGAATAAAACTGCTGGGGTTACTATAGGAGCACCGAGCATTAACATTGAAAATCCAGGAGCTACAGTAAGAGGAGCTAAGTTTGATGAATTCTGGAATAATTATATACATCTATTTAATAAGGTGTACGATAATGATAACTCTCCTGGTAAGGCTATAGTAGTAGAGCCTCAATTAGAAAAAGAAGTATGGACTAATATAACTCCTCAATCGCCTAATAATATATATTTCCGTTCTCGTAGTACTTCTAGTATGAGACAGGAAGAAAAAGGTATAGATATAATAAATGATTGGATGGACGGACTTGATGATGCAGCTCGTACTATTATTACTAGAAATCCTACTAAAAAACTAGTATTATCTGCTGATATAGACAGTCCACTTAATCCTACATCGGCTAATCCTAATATACTTGCTAAGACTAAGGTAGGAAATACTATAAGACTTCTAGTAGAATCTAGTGCTCTTAATCATCTATATAAAGTAGTAAACTATGTAAGACCATCTCTAGTAACTATATTACAACCTTCTAATGGATTTATGTCTAAATATATTACTATAATAGATATAGAGCTACAAAATACTAATAGCGTAGTTGCTATTGGTAACTGGCTAGATGGATTTGATTTAGGACGCCCTACTTATATTAGATGGAATGACTCTGGATACTTGTCTGAAGCAGACTTTAATACTGTTGCTAATACTCATACTGTAGTAAATAACTTAGTAATAGGTTGGTATAAACCTGGTATAGATCCAGACTTTACAGCATATACTAAGAATGCTAAGAAGAGTGGATTATATCTAAAGGCTTATACTATGCTTACTAAGCAAAATGCTACAGAGAATATAAACAGATCTGAAGAGTTCTATTATCCTCTTTTTAGAACTATTACAGAACACGTAAATAGAAAGCTTGATCTAGTATATGGAAATGAAACATTGCACGCCAGAACTTCTGATTGTGCAGAAGTAGTTCTTCCAAACGGAGCTACATTTATATTCAATCCATTATTAGATTATCTGTTATCCATAATAGATAATACAAGCGAATCAAAACTTCATAGAATTTACTAATTTTTTTAGTAAACCGATAAATATATATATTGAAGTGTCATTTAACTACCACAAATAAAGATCACAAGCAAATAGCTCCACTCAGGCATTAGGTGTTAGTGGAGCTTGTGATTTTTATACGGCAAATATAGTTTACAATATTTTAATATGTATATGGAGGTAAAAATGGATAAAATGAAAACTGCAGCTGTTCCTATTAAGGGATCTGAGATTGGAGAGTACATTACAAAGTATGGTAAAAATAGCAAGACATACAAAACTGTACTTAATAAGCTTGAGATGGACTTACATAGAATGACATATGAAAGGCGAGCTATAACACTGGAGAAGTCTAAGAAGCTATTTGATGATAACTTAGAGTATTTTAACGGAGATACAGACGCTATGTTATTCTATCTTCGTGCTAAAACAGCATTAGAAACAGGAAGTAGGTATAGTACTACAAAGTATCAATTTTATTACATATTTAGAAAAATGGGTTTATAATTTAAAAGGAGGAATTTAAGAATGAGTATTAAAGAAAGAGTTATTGGGATGTTGGCAAAGTTTACAGGTGTATTTACAACTCAAAAAGAGTTGAAGGACAGTAGTATGAACGAGGATCTTATTAGAATGATATCTAGAATAAGATCTATAAAGGATAACGTATTAGATCTTATAAGAATAGAGGATCTGGCTACTACAACTAAGTACGATATATTAGATTATCAAAAGGAGATCGAGGATTTTAGAATAGCTGCTCTAGATAGTCTAGGACTTGGAAATTATGACGGGAGAACTCAATACTTATTAATAAATGAAGTATTAAAGAATTCTTCAGAAGTAATGGACTTAATGTCAAATTTAGTCCTTATTGGAGAAACTGATAAGGAAGTGAAGAGAAAGTGCTTAGTGTTCAGTGGTCAAAAGTTATAGGAGGACTATATGAAACACTTGCCATGGATAATAGGAATAGTGTATTTTTATATACTATTCTTTTTTATACCAAGTTATACAAGAAAATCAGGTAATAAAGTTCCAGATAATTATTATAGTGGAGCTGTAAAAGAATTTGTAATTTATCTAGTTGCGTATGCAGTATACACTTATGTGTATGATTGGCTAGAAGGATTTTTCATAAAATAAAGGAGGAATGTATTATGAGTAAAGTAGTTGGAGGAATATTATTAGGTGGAATAGGAGTCGGATATCTTTTATGTAGTAAAAAAGGACGTAAAATATTATCTAAAATGCACGAGTCTTATAAAGCTAATAGAGAAAGAAAGGCTTTAGAAAAAGAACAAAAAGCAATAGAAGCTGAAAAAGCAAGAGAAGAAGCAATTGCTAAAGAAATCAAGTTTTTAAAAGCACAAGGTCTTAAAGATAAGAGTATTGGTATAATAATAAAAAGAGCATATTATTAAAAATTTTTTATAAAGGAGATAAGGTTAAATGACAAATTTGAAGGATGTAGTGTATGCAGGATTTGCACAAATGGGATACTTAAGCTGGATGCGTATACCAGAGGGAACTAATGTGATGGATGCTCTGTTTGATGATGAGTATTTTAAGAAGATACCAGAGGACGTTAATGTAAAATCTAGATGTCTGTTTGGGTGTTATACTGAGGATGCTGATAATCAAACACCTTTGTGGGGTGATATATTTGATGATTGGGAACTTTATTATAGCGCTAACGATCTAAAGCTTATGAGTGATTTGTTTGGAAGCGGACTTATTAAAAGTAGTGTTACTAGAGTGGATCTTAATGCAGAAGACTATAAGATATCTAATGGGTTTTATGCTTCTGCTTTTATAAACAGAAAGACTAATCAAGTAATTATAAGTTATAGAGGTACAGATGATATAGCTGATAAGCTTACAGATATAGATATATGTCTGTTTAATAAGTACAATCCTCAGCTGGTATGTACACATTGGTTCTTAAGACATGTACAATGGAGACTTAAACAAGATAAAATAGATTACAAGCTATATTTTACTGGACACAGTCTAGGAGGAGCTCTTGCTCAATTTGCACACGTTATAAATGGAGATAATGATATTAAATCTTGTACTTGGAATTCTCTTGGTATAGGAGTTTACTTTGTAAATAACTATGCTACAGAAGGTATTATTAATAACTTGACTATAGATATCTGCAGAAATACTTCTATAAAATATGGAGCAGATTTCATAAAATTTATTAAAGATATCTGGAAGAAGGAAGAGATACTTGATAATACAGGTAGTATATACGATGATGTATATAATTATCTTATAAAAAGCAATGTAAAGAATAGTAGTGATCTTTTTAAAGTGGGTATTAATATAAGCTTTGGATTTAAACCTATAGACTATAGTGAAAATGTAGCTATGAAAGATAAGCTTAATATTGAAAGAGTAAAGATGGCTACTATGGAAATAGTAGGAATGGTAAAGGCTGTGGCTCTATTTAAGAAAGGTATGCAATATAGTAGAAACATAGCCGATTATAATATAGTAAATTATGTATTTCCTGATGACTGGACTGTAAACTTACAGACTAAAATCGGTAGAATAGTAGACGTAACTAAGAGCGAAGACTATTTTATAAAAGAAAGAATAGACGACGGAGCACTTAGAGTAGTATTACAAACGTTTAAAAGATTTGGGTTTGCAAAACATAGTGTAGGAAACTTTCTGATGTACTTGAGTGATAAAGGAGATCTTGTTCCTGGTAGAATAAGAAAGGTATTTATTGAAATCATGCTTAGACATATGTTTGATTATTGTATGCGTGAAGAAGGTTTTGATAAATATGTAGTTAAGAAAGTACATAGCAACGAATACAGAGTTAAATCTACAGAATACTTTACACCTGATAGATTGCTTAGATTTGGTGGGAAATCTATTAATAACCTTGTGCATAGGGACCTGTTTAAAGCCGCTATAGAGCTTTATAAGCCTAGATACATTGGAAGTAGTCTAGTATACGGTGGGTATAATAATATGACTTTAAACGGCATTACAGGCGATTCTGCAGTGGTATTGGGTGAATAGTATATGAGAATAAGACATAATGTATTTGATATATGTATTTTAATGTTTTCTGCTGTATTAGTTTATTTATATGCAAGAAAACAGCTGGAAGTTCAGGAACTTATAATGATGGAGCAAAAGGCTAAACTAGAGATGCTTTCTAAGATTAGTATATCAGACTATGACATAGAAGAGGTTAAAGCTATAGTCCAAGCATTTAGAACAGAAGTTCCACCTGAAGAGGAGTCTGAAAGAGTGAGGCTCCCTTGGAACAATGTTTACATGCTAGTTCCTAGAGGTAGTAGTGTAGACGAGTTAAGGAAACTTGTTCATAGATGTCCAGGGGTAAGGATAGTATTAATAAATGAAGATGAAGGTGACGATATAAAAGAGCAGTTCTTTAAGAGATCAGTCACTAGTTTTTAATAAAAGGAGAATGATTAGAATGTCAATATTTTTAGTAGTGGATATGAAACATGGTGAACGTAATACTAGAGCAATAAACGATGTATTTCAAGTGCAATTACTTAGAGCTTTGGAGAGTATAGATACAGAATTAGCGTATGAGTATAATACACCTACTCTTATAAAATTAGAAAGTAAGTCAATATTCTGTTTATCTAGATTTATAGAAGTAGAGGATACTCTAGAAGAATTGATGAATGCTTTTATAAGCGGAATGAAATTTACAGAACTTAGTAATGAAATTGAGGTTTTATTTATAAATTGGGATGAAGGAGAACTATATGGAGAACTATATCGTGCTGCAATGAGTTCTGATCTGATTATGAGAACTAAAAGTAGACGTGTAAATAGTACAGATTCAGCGGAAGAAAAGGAAAAGTTTATAAAGCATATATTAGACTATGGAGAAATGATTGAAGGAGTTCTTGAAGAAGAGCTAGAAAACTCACTTGATAAACTATTAGGATCTTCGAATACAGAAGAAGTAGTAGAAGAACCTCAATCTAGAAGTAATGCTGAGGCATTGTGGATGCTAAATGCAGCTAAAGTTATGGTGTCTCTAGAAGAAAAGATAAATAAACTTACTGAGAGTTTGGAAAAGATTGAAAAGAAAGTATTTAATGACTAAGGAGAAGGATATAGAATGAATTGGAAAGAATTAATTTCTTTAAATAACATGGCGGTATTAGGATTTCTTACCTATTTCTTATCTACAATACGGGGATGGATATTTTCATTATTTAGATTTGTAAAACGTAGATTTATTATGGGTGTATCTGTAAGTGGTCCTTATATGGAAGATAAGGTAAAGCAATGGCTTGTAGATAACTGCTATAGTGAAAGTAGTAAGAAATTACTGCTAAATAATAACATGTATCTTTATAATGAGTTTAATAAGTCTCTTATGTGGGGTAATTATCTTATAAGAATTAGAAGATTTTGCTGGGCATATGTATATAGTTTCCAAATAAAGGATACCTTTAGTGGAGAAGGTGTAAAGAATATGCTTGGAGTAGATGTATATGGAGTCGGTAGAGATAAGATTATAGAAGAGATTAAAGCTACATTTGAATCTAGACAAACGACCGACAATATGCTTAGATTAGTATGCAAGACTAATGGTATGTTTCACTATAGTTCTAAAGAGCCTAGAAGTGGTAAGAGAATATTTGGAAGCTTTGTAAATAAAGTGGATGATGCCGTTGATAAGTTTATAGCTAGTAAAGATATTTATGATAAGTTTGGTAGAAAGTATAAGACGTCTATCTTACTGTATGGACCGCCAGGAACTGGTAAGACTTCTATAATAAAGCATCTTGCAGAAAGACTTAATATACAAAAGATATTCTTTATAGATTCTTTATTTACTGGAAGTGATTCCGCAGCTGTAATATCTGGTATGGTAAATGATGATACTATAGATCATACTGATCTAAATGGTAATGATTGTCCTGCTATATGCGTTATAGAAGATATGGATAAGTCTATATTTGGTGTTGGAGATGGAGAAAGTAAAGGTGCTAAGGATATGATATCTAAGAAAGGACAAACTATAGATAAGCTTATGCAATTCTTAGATAGTAGCGTAAGTCCAAATAATCTGATACTTATAATTACTACTAATAATCTGGAGTTATTACCAGAGCCTCTTATAAGAAGTGGACGTATAGATCATAAGATATACGTAGGACCTCTTAATAAAGAGGAAGCTCAAGAAATGGTAAATTATTATGTTCCAGATGGAAGTTATGGAGTTTTGGAGAATGATGAGTGGAATCCAGCTGATTTGGAAAATGCTCTATTTAAACATATCATGGATAAAGGAGAATAAGTATGCACATATTAAAAGAAGGCGATATCAAACTAACATACGCAGTATATATACATCCAGGAAATAACACTATCTATATTAGTACTAATGTAGAATATAAGGCTGAAGACGAGAGTTGTATTATAAACGAAAATATAGAGACTCTTGTACTTGATTATGATGAAAAGATCGATCTACATAGAATGCTTGAGTTTGAACACTATATTGAGTCTACTGCTTTATATAAAATGATACCAGGTATTAAAGGATTTATAATAAATAAAGCAGAAGATATAGTAGACTACATAGACGTACTAGGGGATACTAAAGAGTTTACTACTATCAAAATAGAGAGTGATTTGAAGCTTTATTATGATGGTGAGAAAACTATAATTGAAAAAGTATAAGAAATATTGAGCTCAGAAATGGGCTCTTTATTTTTTTAACGGCATTTTTTACTAAACAGATAAACATATATCTTTTTATGATGTTTTCATTAATACAATTAAAAATATAAAGGAGGTTTAGACTATGATAACATATGCGCTAGTAGATAAATATGATAAAAAAGATCTATTAGAATCATTCAGTATCAAGAATGATGAAGGTGATGTTAGGACTATAAATCTATTTAAGGATATAGATGGAGTCGAGATATCTATAAATATTCATCGTTACATGACTGATGATGAAGGTTTTAGAGTAGACACAGGTATTATGGATCATATTATAGTAGGCAAGGCTGAAAACATAAATGATGGACTTTGTATTACTAGATATGCTGAGGCCTGTAGAAAGGATGATAGTAAGTTTAAAAGACAAACTATATTAGATTATATCTTTTATGGAAAGAGTAAAGAAGCTGTACAAATGATGAATGTAATTGAAAATAATTTATAAAGGAGGAAATTAATATGAGTAATTTAGCACCAGTAAGAGGAGATCATTTTAAAATTATTATAACAGGTGACATATTCCCTAAAAAGGATTGGATTAATGTAAAGATTGAATTCGAATATAATTCTGAGGACAGTAATATTAAATTAAATGAGAACATACTATACGCAGGTAGTACTATAAAGGAAAGAACAGAAAGGGCTACAGAGGAGCTTATCGAAAGTGTAGAGTCAAGTACTCTTGTAGACGAAACTGGAAAATGTCCGTCTAAATTTATAAATGATAGCTTGAATGATTTATATAGTAAGGCTGTAGAGCTTAGAAAAGATTTTATAGATGGTAAAGACTATATGGATCATAGTATAGTTACTATAATAGTTGATACAGAAACACTTGAAGATAGGGGGTTATTAGATGAGTAAAGATTATACTCAATATACTGCAAAAGATATTGAGCTTTTGGAAGGACTTGAGGGAATGCGTGAGAGACCGTCTATGTACATTGGTAATAATGGAATAGAAGGACTACACCAATGCCTTACAGAATCTCTTACAAATAGTATAGACGAAGCTATAGCAGGCTTTGGTAATACTATAGAAATAACTATAAAAGACGATGGAGACGTAGATACGTTCTCCATTCGTGATTATGGACGTGGAATACCAGTAGACATTCATCCAGTTCATAATAGACCAGTGCTAGAAATACTTTGTACTGATATGCATGCTGGAGGAAAACTTACGGCTGAGTCTAACTATAAAGTAAGTGGTGGTAACTATGGTATAGGACTTAAGGTAATGAATGCTCTTTCTGAGAGACTTCATATAGAATCTTGGAAAGATGGCTATCATTATACACAAGATTTTAGTAAAGGATTTAAAACATCTGATATACAAAAGCTAGAAAAGACTAAAGAAACTGGAACACTTATGACTTGGACTCCAGATAAGACTATATTCGAAGTTACTAAATTTAGTAAATCTAGAGTAAAAGCCGCTCTTAAAGACAATGCTTTCCTTAATCCAGGTGTAAAGTTCATTCTTACATACTATAATGATAAACCAGAGACATTCTTTAGTAAGGCTGGTTTACTTGATATGATGGATGATATGATAGATAAGAAGGAAACTCTTCTTAGTAAGCATATCTATATAGAAGAAACTGGAGAAAAGGAAGTACTTAAAATAGTATTGAATTATACTAATGGACATGATATGCTTCGTAGCTATGCTAATAATCTTAGAATGATAAATGATGGTACACACGTAACTGGATTTAGAGCTGGGTTTACTAAGGCTATAAATGTATTTGCTAGAGAAGCTAAAGTACTTAAAGATAAAGACGAGAATATCAGTGGTAACGAGCTTAAGGATGGTATGTGTGCTATTGTAAGCATAATGCTGCCAGATCCTCAATTTGAGAATCAGACTAAGACTAAGTTATCAAATGTATACTTGACTACTTGGGTAGCTTCTGTTGTGTATAATAACTTATTAGAACACTTTAGAAAATATCCAAATATAGCTAAAGAAATAATAAAGAAAGCATTGGCTTATAGAAAGCTTAGAGAAATAATAGCTAAGACTAAGGAAACTATATTGGGAACTAAAGAGAATAAGAAGTTCGGAGCGTTATCTGGGAAATTGAGTAACTGTAGTAGTAAGAAACCAGAAGAATGTGAGCTATATCTATTAGAAGGGGAGTCATCGAAAACAACTGTAAAGACTGCTAGAAACCCTGTATATCAGGCTATATTTACACTTAGAGGTAGAGTTCTTAATACAGAAAACCTTACTATAGATAAAGTGTTAGAAAACTTAGAATTCAGAGAATTAATCCAAGCTTTAGAAACTGGTATAGATGACGAGTTTGATTTAAAGAAACTTAGATATCATAAAATAGTGATAGCTACGGATGCTGATGCTTTTGGCTCTGGGATTCGGCTAGGACTAGTATCGTTTTTTGTTAGACATATGCCAGATATAATAAAACAAGGGTATTTATACTTTGCAGAAGCTCCACTATTTAAAATAGTAACTAAAAAAGAAACTATATATTGTAAGAATAAAAAGATATTAGATGAAACTATACCTAAGGTAAAAGGAGAATATCAAATAAAACGTTTCAAAGGACTTGGAGAAATGAATCCTGAGGACTTTAAAGACTATGTTATGAACCCAAAGGCTGATGCACTGGTTCAAATATTACCAGAAGATTACGAAAGACTATCTGAAATAATCAGTAAGCTTCAAGGTAGTAGTTCTGAACCTAGAAAGCTTTTTATAGAGAAAGGAGAAATTTAATATGTTAAATAGTGATGTGTTTTATATATGTGTTATATATGTTGTGAATGTATTCTTATTATTAGTAATTGATGCTATTATTGCAAATTGGTTAGATGATAAAAGAGTAGCTGAGAAAGAGAATCCACGTATAAGACTTATGTGGGCTCGTAGATGGAAGATTTGTGATAGAATAGCAAGCTTCCTTATAATTATATCTGTTATATTGCCAGTGTTATGGTTATTTAATAAAGCTGTAGATATTATGTGTAAAAAGATAATTGGATTGGTGATGCGTGATGCGTAAGATATCTGCAGAAGAGTTAGCTAAGAATGACTATCTAGAGTTAGCTACCTACACTCTAGAAGATCAAGCTATTCCATGTGTATACGATAACTGTAAACCAGTGCAACGTAGAATATTATATGATATGTATGACCTTAAGGTATTTTCGTATACTAATACAAAAAAGAGTGCTAGAATTGTGGGTGACGTAATTGGTAGATTCCAGCCCACAGGAGATTCAGGGTGCTATGGAGCATTATGTACTATGGTTAGGCCTTATATAAAGAACATTCCATATATAATAGGACAAGGTGGATTCGGTACACAAGATACAAACTTCGCCAGTGATAAAAGATATACTGAATGTAAGTTATCTGAATATAGTGAGAAATTTCTTTTAGCTGATTTAAAGAATAACTCTGTTGAATTTATTCCTAATTATGACGAGGAGGAGAAGGAACCTAAATATTTGCCAGCAGTTATACCTGATATACTCATTAATGGTAATAGTGGTATAGCTACACCTTATATGTGTTGGATACCACCTCACAATGCACACGATGTAGTAAAACTTTGTATAGCTTATGTAAAAGATCCTAAAATGAGTATAAAAGAGATGATAAATATTCTTAAAGCTCCAGATTTTCCTACCGGTGGAATAGTTAGTCAAATAAATAACGTTTATAGATTCTATAATACCGGTAATGGAGCTTGTACTATTACTGGTAAATGGCATAAGGAAGTTCATGATAGCAAGACTTATATAGTTATAGACGAACTTCCGTACATGCGTACACAAGATACATTTATGGACAAATTATCTAAAGTTAAGGCTGATAAAGATATAGGTTATTTAGTAGCTGGTGTAGATGATTTATCTGCTGATGGAAAGATATGTATTAAAATAAGAGTTTCTACTGGTACTAAGTATGATGAACTTGTAGAGATTTTATTGAAACAAACATGTCTTAGATATAGCCAAGTAATGAATATGATGGTACTTCTTGATAATAAAGAGTATAGACTTCTTAATCTTGCAGAAGTTATGGAAGCATTTGTAGGATTTAGAAGCAAATGTCTTTATAATAAGTTTAAATATGAGATGGAAACCAATGCTAATAGACTTCATATACTGGATGGACTCATAGTAATAAATAAAGATATAGATAAGGCTATAGCTATAGTGCGTAAGTCATCTGGTAAAGAAGATAGTATAATTAAGATTATGAAAGAGTTTAAGCTTACTAGAGAACAGGCAGAATATATAGTAATGATGCGTGTTTATAGACTTAGTAATCTTGAGATGAAGAATGTAGAAAAAGAAATAGACGATCTTAAGAAGCGTGCTAAAGTATTGACTAAACTTACTTCTTCTGAGAGAAATAAGTATCTAGATGAAGAAATGCTTAAAGAATGGACTGAAATACTTGACAAGAAGGTATTTAATAGTAAAAGAAAAACAGAAATATTAAAAGGATAAAGGTGATCGAGTATGAATGCAGTGTTGAAAGTACAGGGTAAGTTAAAGAATAGTAGAGAGTTATCTGTAGACTTATTAGTTATAGATAAAATGGGTAATATAGTATTTCCTAGAAGTGCTATAGACAGCAAGGTAATCAATAGAGGATTGCTAACTTCATCAGAGATTGCAAAAATAACTAGTGAACGTAATATATATGATGTCAATCAAGTTCTTAAAGATAGGGACTTGGCGATAGATGGGGATATTATGGACGATATAGTTAATATAGTTATGAAAGTAGTAGATATATACGATGACTATGAGTTAGAACACATCGTAATTAGAAAGTTAGTTAAATTAAAAAGTATATAAAGGAGAAGGGATGTAAAAATGGCAACATACGTAGTAATAGGTGTAATATTGGCAATTGCTGCATGGATGATAATAGAAAGTATTATAAATAAGGATAAGATGAGTAAGTCAGAGTTCTATATTACTACAGGAGCTGGTATAGTCGCCGGTTCCTTAGTTTTGTTGTCAAGATTACTATAAGGAGGTATATGATATGAAGAAATTAATATTAGGATTAATGTTGTGTATATCTATGATGAGTATGGCTGAAACTTATGTAAAAAGTTATGATTTGTCTTCTTCTATTAGTTGGGATAAGAAGATGAGAACTAATGAAAAGATTATAAATGACGCTATTAAAGAAGAATACGATAGATATAAAGCTAAAGCTATCAGCATTAGCGTAGCTGGTAGATTTCAGGATAGTGTGTACATATTATTTGAGAAATAATACAAAGTATATAATTATATATCATGTATCGTTTCAATAAAATAATTTTATAATATTTAAAGGAGGAATTTAAAGATGAGAGAATTTAAGAAACATGTTGAATTATTGGGGTATTATATTGACAAGTACAATGAAACAAAGAAAGATGAGTTTATAATTGCTACTTTCTTAAAGATTAAGGCGGTACTTAACTATGGTGATAATATGCTTTACAGAAGAACTGAGGAAAGTGTAAAGACATTTATGGAATCTAAGGATATTATGATCAAAGGTATCGAGTTAATTAAACCTAAGGTAGGAGGAGTCTATAAATACGGTAATGAACTATTAGATATATGTATAGATGCTATGTGCAATATAAAGCATATAGAGGATGATACAAACAGTGTTATAAGTATTAAGACTTCTATTAAGGGAATAATTAACATAACTAACGCATTAGCTAGCGTTCTATTAGAACCATTAGATGAATTAAAAATGTTGCAGAATGATGTATATGAAACAGAACCTAGTACTGAAATTTTGAGATACTTAGCTAATTTAACTTATGCTGGTTTGACTGATGAGAATACTAGATCATATCCAGATAGAGTAGTAAACAAGCTAAAAGACTTCACGTATAGATATGTAGCATCTATAGTTGAAGACGTTAAGGATAATAAAGCTATAAAGAAAGTTCTATTTGAAAAGCATGATACGTTACGTGATGAAAAGGCTTCTATCTTTGATCTGATGGTAACTAAGGGTGAATGTATGGATAAGGACTATAACGTGACTAAGAGAGTTAAAGATGATAATCTGAATGAGTTTAGAGAAATACTTGCTGGGTATATAGAATATAATAATAAAATAGAAGAAGTATCTGAAAAATACATGAGTATTATGAAGAACTTCCCGGATGCTTTGAGCGGAGAGTTCTATTTAGACGCAAGTGGTTGCAACTATAATGAGCTTTTAGATTTGTGGCCAAGTCCTGTAACGTTTGTTAATATAGAAGCTTTGGAAAAGATGAAGGATATATTAGATAAATCTATAGCTGTTCATAATGTATACACTGATCTTTTAAAAGGCTTTGATAAATAAGGAGGTTCTTATGCAAGTAGTAGTAATAGAAAAAAGAATAATTGATTATGTGGTTAAGTTAGAGGAAAAGAATCTTAAGGCTGAAGATCCTGTACATACTGCAATAGTTTGTGAATTTACGTATGATTATGAAAATGATAAGATTAAAGTACTACGTAGACAGCAACCTGATGAGATGTATGTGACTGAAGGTTTAGCTAGAAAGCTTATTCTACATCCTTTATTCTCAGAAGCTCTTAATAGGATAATATACGATAAGAGTGGTCAAATATTAGTTACAGGATTTAATGCAGACATATATGTCGAAGGAATGGAGTTAGAAGAAGCACTAAACTTTTCACTAAGTCTAGATATAAAAAGAAAATAAGGAGAATGATATAGAATGAACTTTGATAAAAGTAAAATAAAGTGGAATGGAACTAAAGTAGGGACTATGCTTATAGATATGTGTGATCTTGCTAATGGTGGAAAGATAGTAATAGTAAGAGATCCAAAGATATTAAGTTTGAGCGTAAATGTTAGATTCCACGTATCATCATTTGATAAAGCGCAAGGAGTTCCTCATTTAATGGAACACTGTTTATTTAGTAATGTATATGAAGGGAAGTCTCTATTTCAATGCAGAGATGAACTTACTAGATTAGGTATAGAGCTTAATGCTCAAACTAGTCATAAGGATATGAGTATAATAGCTAGTACTGCTTCTTGTATGGATATAAACAAATATCCTCTTGATAGATACTATACTAGCTTCTGTAAAGAATATGATTATAAGACTCTACTTAAGAGACTTGGGGATATATGCTATAATCTAGTAACTACAGATGTAAACGAGTCTTATTTAGAGCAAGAAAAGAATGTTATATTTGGAGAAATGCAAACTAGATATCCTGGTGATTCGCAATCTATTAGAAAGACTTCTGAATGGGCTGCTCTTCTTGGGGGAAGATTTAGTAGTATAGGTAATGCTTATAATCTTAAAGATATAACTATAGATCATATAAACTATATGAGAAGTAGAACTTTCTCTTGTGAAAATATTAAGGCTATAGTTATAAATGCTCCTGAATTTGTAGATATAAATGATATAGTAGACTTCTTTATATCTAGATTTTGGGATGGATTATATGAAAACTGTAGTATTATAAATAGTAATCTTGATAAGTTTAGCAAAGAGGCTGTGGAATTTGTTGATACTTATACTGCTTCTAGATATAGACCAGATCCTAAGAGCTTCCTAGTTAGAAGTATACAATCTGGATATGACGGAGCGGAGTTTGAAGAAAGTGTTTATATTCATAAAGTAAAACCATTTAAGAATGCAGCTACTATTAAAGATATTATTGTAAACTTACCTACAATCAAAGTAAGTTCTAATACTATAACAGAATGTACTGCCAAGGCTATGGCTCAAGACTATATATTAGGAAAGCTTAATGAATACTATAGAGAAAAGCATCCTGTTACTTATGGTGTAATGAAATATGTAGGAGCTTGGGCTTGGAAAGATAAGAATTATAATAATACTGCGTTTATAATACAACTTTCTACAGGAGCTTCTACAGAAGATTTCTTAAAGTCTATTCCAGAATTCAAGCAATGGGCTTTTAATCACGAGGAAATAGATAAATCTATAGATAGTTGGACTATAGCTCATAAAAATGATTGGTATCGTTTTATGAACGGAGATATAAATCCATATGATCCTCTGTCTTCATTTGAAGATATTAAGATTATATTACTTGGAAGTCTACAAGATTCAGCAGAAGATAAGATACATTTATTAAATGAATACTCAAATACATTAGAAGAAGGAAGATTATTTCCACTTCCTTTAATGATGAAGTTTGAATATATTATTAATAGCAGAAATCTTATCCACGATTATGTAAAGATGTATTTACATAATTGGAAGCTAAATGTGTTTGATTCTAATAATCTTAGAGAAGAAGACAAAGCTAAAATAGATTTTAAAGAAAAGAAACCTTTTAAGAAAGAATATAAGAAATCTTCTTTTAGGAAATAATAACCATGGGCTTGGGTAGATATTTATCTATCTGAGCCCAACTATTTAATCACGACAATTTTTACTGTGGTTTACTCCACTTAATTAAATTTACAAAGGAGAGATAGAAAAATGAGTTACAGTGGTAAGTTTATGACAATCAAAGATAATTATATGCTTAATTTTAATAAGTTTCTTTCTTGTCTTACTAAGGATTACTATGATCCAAAATTTGCAGTAAATACTGTATTAAATTACGTAAAGAAATTTGAAAAGGATTCTAACCCATACATTGAAGAGATGAAGCAATGTATGACTTTTGATAACTTATTTGATGAGTTCTGTAAAAATAATTTATCAATAAGCTGTAGATATGAAGATAATCTTTTTTTGTTTGTACAGAGATATGGTAAACTTCAAAAGATACTTAAGAAGATACCTGAGAAAAGACATAGAAATATTTATAATTTAAGGCAGTGGATATGTCAATGTAGGTATATATGTAAATCTTTGGAGTGGGGATCGTATACAATGCATTTAGAAATGGCTTTTATAGTATATTATATGAAGGCTAATGGTAAGATGAGTATAGATGAAGCATACGATATAATTCTTAATGAAGGGGTTTTTCCTGATACTAGAATCAGAAGAAATGAATTAAGTTATATAAAGGCTATAATAGAAGGCGGAGTAGAGAAATACGAGCTAGAGCATAATATCTTTAAAGCGTCGATAGTATTACCTCCTGCTTCATGTGCATTAATTTTCCACGGAGTAAACTGTTTTATAAATAAGCGTAGTTTAGAAAAGAGTAATTATATAACATATATACATAAGATATCTAAGTATGGATTGCAGAAGAATCAAGATAATCCTGTTTATAAGGCTGTATTTAACGAAGAGCTTCGTATAGAGCAGAATATTATATCTAGAGAAAGATATAAGGTTCTTAATCTGAGTAAGAATAAATATGGATATTGGCTTAGTGATAGTCACGTTAATAATATATTATTATCTAGATACAGTACGTCTGGTATAGATAATATGCAGAAGAGGGTTTATAATAGACTTATGAAAGCTAGAAAGCTAGGACTTGCGTCTGAGTCTGGGTATACTCCGTTGATGGAGTTCCTTTGTATTCTAGATTGTATGAACGATATGACTGATATTCATTATGATACTGTATTTGAAAAGTTTGTAGATTCTGATTTAGCTAAGTATGGATTTGATATTAAAAAGGATGTTGTAAAAGACTATCTAAAGAAAATGAAATCTGGTAAAGTAGTAGATGACGTTAGTGAAGTGGTATATTATAGTCAATTTGACGTACCGCCTATAGATCTTGAAAGGTGGATAGTTTATTATAGAACTCATGCAGATAATGGTAAAGCTATTCTATATAAAAAAGATAGATTCTTAAGAGAAATAGAAGAAGAAGCAAGACTTTATGTAAAGGGAAAGCATCCTGTACAAAAATCTGAGCTTTATAATAAAGCATATCGTAAAGAGCTTGATAAAGCTATGGCTGATGTGTGGAAACCTATGATATATAATAAAGGGGTGATGGAACGTGTTAGTAGAGAAGTTGATAGATTCGATAGTCAAAGAGCGTCTAAAAAATAATGATACTCCAGAAGATGGAATATATGTTTTAGGTATAAGAAGAAAGATCAGTATCTCTTGTATTAGGAATGTATTTGATATGGCTATGCTCATTGCTGTAGATAAGGTAGAAGATGGAAAGCATTATTTCTATATAGATAATAAGAAAATGGAGCTTTTCCCAGAAGTAGAAGAAAAAGATGGTAAACAAATAGTACATAAACCAATTACTATGAGATGGGATAAATGGTATGATGCTTTCTTAAGTACTAAGGCTATAGATAGAGTAGTTAATAATAAGTTTAGAAAGAATATTAAATATATAAAGCGTGGGAATAAGTTTCATACTTTATCAAGACTTAGTAGAATACTTAGAGATCGTATGGACGATTATGAGTTTATATATATTCCTATAGATGAAATTGGGGTTAAAGTTATAAGAGATAATCCGTATACAGAATGGATTAATATGAGCGAGGGGATATAAATGATACGTAATTTAATTAAAATACTTAAGAATAAAATAAGTAATAAGTCAACAGACTTTAAAATTACCTATGTAGTTCCACAGCATATAAGTAATATAGATGCAGACGATAGAATGGGCTTTGTAGAGCATCATTTAACTAAGGGGAATTGGGGTATTTTATCTAAGACTAAGCATTATAACTATATAAAGAAGCCTAATGCTATGTCTATAATGGAAGAGAATACTTATATGAAGGCTAAATACTTCTTTGAGTTTAAGCTTACTGGAGAATATAAGAATGTTAGAGGAGAGCTTGTAAGACTTCTTACGAGTGATTTGAGCATACTTAGTCTTTCTAGTATTAATAATAATAACTTCTTTGATCTGGCGTTTGCTATTGAGACTCCAGAAGGAAATACGTGGATAGTATTAGAGTTTGTTAAAGAGAGAGAAGTGTGGTATCTACATGGTGTAAATACGAGAGGGTGGTAGTATGATTAAAAAAGTTAAGGAATTGTGGAATAGTGTATTTAAAAGAAAGATAGTTTATAATAAGCTAGTGCTAGAGATAGATCCATCTATAAATAATCTTATAGCTAGAGAAATAATATTAGATCTTAATAATAGGATTATTATAGATAGAATGAAGATGTGTAGTACAGTTAAAAATATAGATTCGTTTAGATATGAATATATAGTAGATGCTGCTAGTATAAGCTTCTTTGAATATAGATATTGGCTTATTAAGCTTACGAGAAAGCTACAGGACTATCATCTTGAGAAACATATAAGAATACCATTTAATATAAAGGTGTTCTATGATATAGATGAGGTTGATTTAGATAAACCTAATATGGTGTTTAAGATAGAGCTAGATAGAGTATATGGACATCATGATTGGAATGTTATAAAAGCAGATTTTGAATAGGGGGTAGAAATACTCCCTTTTACTTTTTTTTACGCCAAATTAAATAAGCTAAATTTAGTTATATATTATATAGTAGATAATAAATAATAATATAATATTTGGCCACCCATCATAGCATACAATAAAAGATGGGAGAATGGTGTACACTGTAGGAGGTGGTATGTATGCTAAAAAATATAAATAACATAAGAAGAATTGAAAAGTACTTAACAAATCTAGGAAATGAATCTTTTAGTAAATTTTTCCTATTAGAAGGAGCAATCAAAAAAGCTAAAGAACTAGAAAACAACATGATCAGATCTCGTGAATTATACTTCCACAACAGAGATTTAATGAAGTATGAAACAGAATTCTACAAAAAAGAAGTTATAGAGTTCTATCAAAAAGAAGTATTATACTATAGATGGCTATTCGGTAAAATGGATAGAATAGCTGTCTAATATAAAAAGAATTTCTAGGATAACAACCTAGCATTCTTTTTTTTTTGTCTATCCCAGTTCCAGACAACTCTTCTGTGTTAAAATATTAAAAAGGAGGTAAACAAAATGGGATCTATTTATGATCTACTTAATATTAAGTTACCAGAAGTTCCAGAGCCTAAACAAGCTGATACTCGTAATATATATGATCAAATTAATAATGTTGAAGTGTCACTTGAAGCTCGTAATATACTTAAAGATAAAACGTTTAAGCTTAATAAGTCTTCTTATTATGTAGCTGAGAAAAGTATAAATGAATCTGCTCTAGTGTTTTCTTTTTTAGATAGTTATAAAGATAGTCTGGAACTATTTAAGTCTATTAAAGATAGAAAGAATATGCTTCTAGTATCTAGACTTAAATATTATTATATGCCTAAAGTTATAAAGCAAAAGCTTCCGTCTAAATCTATTATAGAGAATCTATCTAAGAGTTATAACCAAATAATGAGAATAAAGAAAGATTACGGTGTAATGCAACTACTTTCTAATGCTAAAATGATAGATGGAAAGTCTAGTTGTATGGTAGATATGAGCTGGATTACGAATGCTATACGTAAGCAGACTACTGATAAAAAGATGAGACTTCAGCTTCCAATGAGAACTGGTATACTTGAAATGTATAAGAAACAGATAGAAAGCTTCACTTCTCATAAGAATAAGATATTATACTTTAGAAGTCCTTTTGTAAGTGATACTAATATAAAGCTTACGATAATGGATAGTGCTGTAGCTACTAAAATGAGACCAATCTTATTATTTATGAAATGGTTTCAAGATGATCCTGAAGGATTTAAGGAATGGCTTGCAGCTTATAATGTCACTATAGTATTAGAGGGTACGAGCAAGACTAGCTTGGTTCTTAGTGGAAATAAGAACTATATGGGTATGACTATGTTTAAACCTAAGGTAGTACTTAGACAGCTTCATATCTTAGATAGTATTGCTGGTAAGCTTGATCCTGCTAAAGAAGAAGAGCTTGCTAGTGATGTAAAACCTGGGGAATTGGGTGATAATACAAACTTAGATACAGATGAGGATATGTTTGATAGCTCTAATCCTAATGAAGTTATAAAGCCTGATACTGATGAAGATGAGGATATAGCTGATATATTTGAGAATGGATCTGATGATATAGATGATGTAAACTTAGTGAAGCCTAAAGAACTTGTAATACAAGAGAATAAAGATTTATCTGATGATATAGCTGATATAGAGATTATAGAGGCTAGTAATGCTGGTTCTAAGCGTGGATACAGCAAAGACTATTTTAAGATAATAGAAGATAGTAATATGAAACCTGCTGAGAAAGCTGTAGAAATTATAGAAGAACATAACTATACAAAGCTTAAAGAGAACGTAGAGACTAAAGAAATACAAAATATGCGTAAAGCTATTGTAAAGAAATATGGTAAGAAACCAGCAGAAATGGTAGAAGTTATAAAGAAACACGAAATAAAAGATCAGGATATAAATATAGAGACTTCTACTCCTACTTCTTATAATAAAACGTCTGTAAAAGATCTTGATACCAAGTATAAGAAACAGCTGGGAGACGATGACTTGGCTAATATATTGGCTGCTCCTGCTGGCTTAACTTATCCACTTATACTTAAGGGATATACTAAAAAGGATATAAGTGATAGAGAGTTTAAGGGATATGAGCTTAAAGTTCAATACGAAACTCATAATGGAGATCCGCTTGAGATAGTACTTGATGTTCCAGAAACATTTAACTCTAGTGGTAATATATTTCTTGGAGGTTCTGCTAAACAAATAAAGCTACAGAATGCTGCTAAACCAGTTATAAAACAAGATGAGAACGTTATTATTACTACTGCATATAATAAGGTTATAATGCGTCTTAGTGGTAAATATATAAGTATGAAGGATAAGATCGTAATATCTCAGATAAATGCTTATTATAGAAATACTAATCATACGCCTATACTTAAGGTTAAGACTACAGACGATCTTGGGTATTTTATATATGAAAACCAAATCAGCTTTAGACTTACACACTTAAATCGTCATTTCGTAGGACTTATAAGCAAAGACTACGATATAGACTTTAGAGGTAAAGGTAAAAAGAATGGTATGACTCTTCTTGGAAGATTCTATGATAAAGATGTATTGCACGATCCAGTACACGATAAAATCAAAGTAGGAAATAAGACATACGATAGTATAGACTTTATCTGTAGTATACTTCAAAATGAGAATCCTGAAGCTTGGAAGAAATCTGAGCCTTCCTCTGCTATTACAACTGCATCTTTATATACTCCAGTGGCTACTATTATGGGTACAGAAATACCAGTAGTTCTTATATTACTTGTGGCTATACCTCTTAAAAAGCTATTAGATTTACTTAAAGATACTAATAACTTACAGTATAGAGTAGTAAAGAATACAGAAACTATAGATAAGTTTACTAATAATAATAAAGACTATGGTATTATAAGATTCAGCGACTATACTATAGTACTTAAGTATAATAATGATCTTAATAACTTATTATTAAACTATTTGACTACTATGGATCTTTCTGATAAAGATACATTTGATATTACTAATATAATGGAAGAGTTTGCTGGAAACAGTAATACTGCTATCTATATAGAAAACTTCGCAGATTTATTTGTAGATCCGATTACTAAAAGAGTATGTGAGCTTTATAATATACCTTCTGATTTCGTAGGAATGTTTATATATGCTGTATCTTTATTTACTACGTATAAGACTACTTATAAAGGAGACATTAGAAGTTACAGACTTATAACGCCTTCAGAAGTTATTAATCGTTGTGTATACGACGTTATATCTAAAGAGCTATCTAATAACCAAGCCAGAGTAAAGCGTGGTTCTAGAGCCAAAGTAAACCTTGCTAAAGATGCTGTAATACAAAGACTTCAAAGTCTTCCTAATATAAATGAGGCAAATGGACTGTCTGCTTTCAGAGAAATGATGGATAGTTCTCAAGTATCGTTTAAAGGGCATAATGGAATAAATGAACCTAGAGCATATACTAATAACGTTCGTATGTTTAATAAAAATAACTATGGTACTGAAACTTGTGCTACTGCCTATAGTGGAAATGCTGGAATAGTAAAGTATCTTCCTGTAAATCCAGTAGTAACTAACTTGTCTGGAGACTATGAACATCACGATAGTGCTAATGATCTAGAATCTTCTAACTTAATGGCCTTCTCTGATGCTTATATACCTTATACAAGATTCAACCACTGTGCTCGTAGACTAATGCAGTCTGGACAATTCAATCATATATTACCTGCTGCTGATAGTGATCCTATGCTTGTATCTTCTTATGTAGATGAGGCTGCTATTAAAATGACTCCTAAACATAGTTACATAGCTAGAGATAATGGTAAAGTAGTAGAGATGAATAAAGACTTTATTATAATTCAATACGACGATAAGACTACAGATGCTATATCTCTTATAAATGTAGAGCGTAATGCAGATAAAGGATATTTTATAAAGAATGACTTTATACCTAATAAAGGAATAGCTGTAGGACACAAGTTTAAAGAAGGAGATATAATAGCTTATAGTAAAGATAGCTATAGAAGAAAGTCTAATGGACATATCGGACTTGCTGCTGGAGCATTAATATGGGTATGTACTTGTGATGGAGAAGCTGTATGGGAAGATAGCTGTCTTCCATTCGAAAGTTTATCTAATAAGCTTGCTACTCGTGTAGTTAAAAGAGTTGCTCGTATAATGGATCTTAATACAGAAGTAAGAGATTGGAAAGCTAAAATAGGGGAAGAAGTTAAACCTAATGATATATTATTTAAGTATAAAGTACTTACTGATGACGATACTATTAACGAGTTATTTGCTAATATGGATAGCTTGTCTCTTAAAGAAGTAGAAGCTCATTATAAAGGTAAGATAGTAGATATTAGAATATATTGGAGAGATGCTCAAAATATGAGTCTTTCTAAATCTATGAAGGACTTTATACGTGATGTAGACGATGCTCAACGTATAAGTAATAATATGAGTAGTCTTGATAAAGTATCTGATCAGTTTACACGTAGACTATTAGATAAGCGTCCACAAAAGCTTACTAGAGGAAAGAATAGTAAGATAAATGGAGATACTATAGAAAACGGACAAATATTGATAGAATATAGTATAGAGATACTTGATAAACTTGGACCAGGAGATAAGATAGTAGTGGATAATGCTCTAAAGGGAGAGCCTACTATGGTATTATCGAATGAACTTAGACCTGTAGGAAGCCTTACTAGACGTACTTGTGACTTGTGTTATAGTACATATAGTATAGTAAAGCGTATGACTCCAGGTATGATACAACATGGTAAACTAGTAAGTATCTTATTACATATAGCAAGAAAGAATAGAGATATACTTGGTATTCCACCTGAACCAGGGTCTATTCTTGATTATTATAGTAGTGAAGATATGGTTAAGAAATATAATAAAAAATAAAGGAGAGTAAATTATGAATTACATGGATTTAATTAATTTAAATGCAGAGAAATATGAAAAGGAACTTGCTACAGAAGCATTCATAGACGAATACTTTGATATGATTTCTACTGAAAGTAAGCTAGACTTCGGTTTTATGACTTCTACAGCATCTTTAGAATCTTATGGAGTAGAGTCTGCTATTGATGGTGGTAACTTTGGGAATAAGTTTATGTATTACTTTAGTAAACTTGGTAATATATTTACTAAAAGACAGGCTGGATTTAACCAAGCTATAACTCAAATGCAACAAATTAATACAGGAAAGATTTCACAAGGAGCTTCTGTAATAGGACTTAATGCTGAAAATGCGAAAGAATATGCTAGAATTACTGAGGCTTTTAACCCTAAAATAGGAAATACTAAGACTGCTAAATGGCAATCTCTTATGAATGATATGGATGCTATGATGGAAGATGCTGCTTGGGAACCATTAAGACAATATTGGCAAGGATTTAAAGAAAGAGTATATGCTGCTTTATCTTTTGCTACTATTATATTATTCCCACTTGGAATATATTTCTGGTTTAAATCTCTTGTATCTGAAATCAGATTCTATATTGCTATATGGAATTGGGGAGTAGATAAGGCTCAAAAAGACGTTATGCTTGCTAAAGGAATAGAACTTGTAAATGCTATATGTGTTGACTTGGCTCAAAATGTGTATTTTACAGTATGTCCAGAAAACCCTGCAAAGCTTTCTAGAGACTTCGGACCATTAGATATTACTAAGGCTACTAATGCAATAGTACAAAAGCTACAAGATCTTAAGACTAAACTTGGTAGAAAACTTCCAGTAGAATATAATGAAAAAGTACAGGCTGCTGAATTAGTATACGCTGCTGCTTCAACTGTATATAAAGAAAAGCTACATATGGTATCACCTGGTGCTGTTAAGGCAATGACATCTGGTGCAGAAGCTCTTACAGATAAAGTATTCAGATCTGTGGAAGGTTACCAAGATCTTAAAGTATGTCTAGATGGATATAAAGGACTTATGGTAGCAGCTGAATTATACTTTGACGTTACTAATAAAGTATTACTTGACTTATATAAAATGTAGGAGGATGTGTGTATGGCTAAAGATAGAGGCCAAAGAGTAAAGAAAAACATAGACTCAGTCAAGAATATAATACAGCGTGATATAAAGCAAGATAGGGAATCATTTATAACTCCAGAGTACTTAAAGCGTGCTCTGGATGCTCTATCTGCATTTACTCCAGATGACGTAGACAAGAAGTTTATTCATAAGGCTATAGACGTGGTATTTACTAAGAACTTCATTGTGAAGTATATAAATCAAGCCTATAGATTTATCTTTAATAAACCTGAGGATTACTTAGATGAAAGCAAGGATGTAAAGTCTCATGTTAAATATATAAGTAAAGAGATAGGTAAAGAAGTAGATACTCTTATGGAAGATACTAAGCAAAAAGGAAAGCTAGTAGCTGCTAATGAACAGATTAAGATTATAAACTATCTTAGAACAGAAGTAATGCCTGTACTTGAAAAGTATTATAAAAAGATATTATTCTTTAAATCTGAAGAAGTAGAGACTACTCCTGAACTTGTGTCTACAGTAGTAAAAAAGCTTGAAAAGACTAAAAGAAGTAAAGTAAAGATGCTTAAGAAAGCTGGAGTACAGAAAGATATATCTAAAGGAAGTGCTGGCGATTATACTGATGGAGCTTCTTGGTTAGAATCTGCTGCAAATGACTTTAAAATGCTTACTCACTATGATAAGATATTTACTATATGGGATAAGATTATAAGCGAAATAGATAAATGGAGTTGATGATGTATGAATTTAGATATTAAAGAACTACAAATGAAACTCAATGAGAAATATAGTGAGCCTGGTATAGAATATTTTGGTGGTAGACTACCTTCTGATAGTGGACTTCTTATAAAAGAACTTCAAGGTATGTTTCTATCTAGAGAAAGAATGTCTATTAAATATATAAATGATCTTGATAAATACTTGAGAAAGACTACTATGAAAGATGGCGTACAAGATTGTTGCTTTAATAAAGAGCTAGTAGAAAGACTTGCGAAGCTTCTAGATATATTTCCAGAGTTTCAGAATACTACTATAGATAATAATAGTATGACTATTAAGAAGTTTATAGACTTTATGAAGCTTGATATGGATAGCGACGCTACTAAAATAGGACTTACTATAGTACTTGGATTATGGTTTCTAATGCCTTTTATAGGACTTCCTGCACTGGTTCCATTACTTGCTATATGGAATGATAAGAAAGATGCTATAAATACAGATGATCTTTCTGATGCTATATCTATACTTATAGAGTTCTTAATAGCTGCTTATAATAAAGCCTTTGATAAGAATATTACTTATGATGAAAGAAGATTTGATGTTGATTCTAAGAAGATATTGGATGACTTTAATAAGCTTTTACAAGATAAATCTTTATTAAATGCTTCTAAAGGGAAGAAAGTCTATAAATTGAATAATAGCGAGAAGTTATTGCTTATAAATGCCGTTAAAACGCGTATAAGCCTGTTTAAAGCGTTTGTAGGCACTAAGCCTAGTAAGAATATCAATATAGCCAAGAAACTCTCTAAACTGCTTACAAACGATTCTATTGAGAAGTTAGGTATTGAGTTCACTTCTAAGATAACTTGGTGTATAGATATAATCGGACTATTAGATAATCTTCAAGATATCATTCACGACTGTATTATAAATATGAGTAAAGATGTGTTTTTAATAATGGCGTAATTAAATGTAAACCCCTCCGTCAATAGGAGGGGAATGCATTTAAACACCTCATTTTAATATAGATAAAACTATATATAATAGTCAGTATAATAAAATTTATGCTGGAGAAAATGAGGTGATTTTATGAAGATGAGTTTTGATAACTTCATCAGATATTGGGTTAACGATAAAGCTTTCGCAGAGCACATTATCAATAAACCTGATAACTTTCCAAACATTATTAATGGTTTGTATAAAGTGTATAGGTCTTACGATTGGATAGAATAATTCTATTCATTCATCTATTTATTAAATATATCTCCAGCATTATTATACTTTTAGAGGTAGCTACCGTCCTCTATTTTTTTTTACCACAATACACTAACACTAAACGCAAATAAAAAAAATGATAATTAAAAAAGAAATAAGGTAATTAAGATTAAAAAATTATTAGTTCGAATATATTCCAAAAGAATGTGTTAGTGTAGCTCTAGTAGCCATCGAGCATAAAATTTTGAAAGGAGGTGAAACTATATGCTTCACACTCTCATTTGTTATCCTGTAGTGCTATTCTTCATCATAGCATTTATAGCATCCATTCTATGTGTAGCTAGAGATGTTTGCTTTGTAGCTTCCTTTTCGCCAGCCTCTTGTTTGTTAGCCTTGTTTTGTATATCTTGTATAGATTTATATTGCTTTTCTTTTATCTCTCTACGTATATTAAGAAGACTTACCCATTCGATAGGAGCAAGATCGTCATAATGTACGACGACCTGTCCTTCAAATTCTCTTAATACAGTTTCTTTAAGAGCGTTTAGTTCGCTTGTTTCGGATACAATCTGCTGGCTATAGAGAAAAAAAGTAGCTGAGGATATTCTATTGAGAACTCCTTATGTCCACAAACTGGACATTCTCCGTTATTCATTCTAGTACGCATAGCATTTCTGTCTTCTATAAACTTATTTCTTCTAGTTTCTGAAGCGTCTGGATTATTAGTATCAAATCTTTGAAGTGCTTCTTCATCTGTAAAGTATGTTCTATCGAAGTCGATAAAGCCTTTAACAAAAGCTTCATCAAGTATTACAGAAGAATTTGCAAGTCCTTCTAAATCAGTCATTTCATCTATAACTTTTACACATTCTCTTATTATTTCGTTAGGAGCAGTAAGTATAGATTGGAATAATTCATAGAAGTCTTCATGATTGAATTCTTCTGCTTCAAACTTAGAGTCCTTAGGAGTAAGCTTAAACGCATCTATCCAAGTACACAAGTTTATAAGTCCATTATTATTATTTTCAAGAGTATCGATCTGTTCTCCCATATAGTTTATAGCATTATACGTAGTCTTAAGATCTTCTGTAGCTCCTGTTTCAGAATAAGCTCTTATAAATTCTCTTGTATATTCTTTATAACTATTCCAATCAGGACATTGTGCTATAATCGCATCTATAGTACTTGTGTATGGAAGTTCTAATACATCACGCTTTTCATTAAAGCTTTCTACTAATAATCTATATACAAGTTCGTCTTTATTTCTATCTTTATTTTGTATCTTTCCTACAGTAGGCTTAGAGAATATAAGCTTATAATCGAATATATCGTCTTCTGCAGTAACTTTATGAAGTTCTCCATAAGTACCAGGCTTTCTGTAAGCAAGTACGATATTAGCAGGCTTATTATTTATATATGTATTATATCCAGATAAGAATTTACTGAATGGATATGATTTAGTAAAGCTTTCGTATAGATCTAACTCTGTATCATTCTTAAAGAATACTTTATTTCCACAATTTGTACATCCACATCTATCTACTTTAGCCACAGCATGGTTCTTACTATTTACTTCTGGGCTATTTATAATAGCAAACATCATTACTAATAAAGAGAAATCTCTTGGACTTACGTTATATAAGAATTCATTTTTATCAGGATTTACATCAAAATCAAAGTCCACGTGTTCTGCTACTATTCTTATAAGTTCGTCTATTTCATATCTTTGCACTACTTCAGATCCATATCCAGCTTCTTCAAGTAATAAATAGATATAGTTTAGTTGCTGTCTATCTCTCATTTTAGATATAAATACTTCATATCCACTATCTGGTAAATATACTTTACGTCCAGATTTATGAGCCTCAGCATAAGCTCTGATCTTTTCTATTCTCGTACCTCTGAAGTTTTCAAGCATTTTCTCAGATGGAACTTTACTTACAGCTATGAAATTCTTTTCAAAGTCTTCTACAGGCATAGTATCGTGCTTTATATTCTTTACAGAAGCATTTTCATCTACTTCAGGAACAGTTTCTTTTTTTATCTCTTCAGAAGTCACTATAGCAGTTTCTACATTAGAAATATCTATAGGATCCTTATATTCTACTTCTACAAGCTCAGGTTCTACATCTACTACTTCTTCTTTAGCAGTCTTAAGAGCTTCTTCCCAGTTTATCTCTTTAGCCTTTTCTACTTTAGGTTCTTCTTTAATAGGAGTTTCTTCTCTATCTAATTCTGCAAGCTTTCTAAGAAGTTCTTCTCTTTCTATTTCTTTTTGAGACTTAACTGGAGCTTCTTGCTTTACTTCTTCTATAATCTTTTTAGTCTCTTCTTCAGTAGGAAATACGTATTCTTCTACTTTAGTTTCTACCTTAACTTCATTCCAATCAACAGGAGCTACAGTTTCTGTTAATTCCGACTTATTATTCTTTACAGATACTCCTAAATCGTTATTTAACGCGTTTATAGCCTCTTCTGAGAGGTTTAAGCCATCTAGGCTATAACTTGTATCAATATTAGTCGATTCTTCGTTTTTAGGGGCTGTAAGAGCCTCAGGATTGATTCCAGCTTGTTTAGCCATTTCTTCGATAGACTTCTGTTTAAGTCCAAGTAAGTACGATAATTCCTCATCATCTCCATCTGCAATAGCTGCTTCTATCTCTCTATCTAGAGCAGTGTACTCATTTGATTTAGTCTTCATCGGAGCTTGTATAACTGGTCTTCCATCTGTATCTTCTGTTATAAACGTAGGATCAAGCTGTTTTATAAAGTTTTGCATAGTTCTTACACATAATCTAGTTTGCTCTTCTTCTGTATTTCCTCTTGTTTGCAAGTTGTATAATTCAGATTTAAGCTCTCTCATTACAAGATCTTCTTTAAGCGGATTCATTCTTACTTCATTTACTAGCTTAAGTAAGATATCGTTTACTCTGTTTATATTTGGTTCTGTAGTCAGAGTGTCTCTTAAATCATTAATTAATGTGTTATAGTCCACTGCATTTGCCTTTGGTGGACGTGGTACGTTATTATTCGTGAAATCATTCATTGTATTTCCTCCCTTTTATATTAAGTCATCCAGACTTGTAATTACTTTCTTCTTTGGTTTTATATCTTCTATTTTAACAGTGCTACGATCTATTGTGACAGGAGTTGAGTTAGTTAATGGTCTTGCATATTTACTCTTATCAGCTCCAAGTTTAAATGTAAACTTCTTATTATTCGTAGGAATTATAGTTATATCCGTTTCTTTATTTACTTTAGCTATATTATTTCCACTGATTTTATAGTCAAGATCAGCCTTTATACCTGTTTCAAGATCCTTTCCCTGTATTCTGTTTATAGATTGGACTTCATTTATTTCATTAAGTTGATTGTATTTTTCCCATATATCGTCATAACCAGTCATCTTTACTACCAGATTTCCTGTACTACGAGCTACATCTTGGTAATCAACAGCATCTATAACCTTCAGTATATCACTCACATATATAGGTTTATCAGGATAAGGATCGTTCTCTACAGGTACTAATAAATGAGCATGTGCTCTTACTATTCCATTCATAACGTCTATATTATAAAGTTCTGTAACTCCGCCAAACATAGTCGGAACTTCCTTATCTCCACTCAATTCTACGTCATTACTTATCCTACGTTCTTGCTCTGCTCTTACTGCAGCATAAAACTTATCAAAGCTTTCAGGCGTCACTCTTGCAGTATTACATATTTGCTCTTTAAGCTTCTCAAACTTATACTTCATATTGACACTACGTTCCATCATCGTGTCATGTATCTTAGCAAAATTACTATTTGATTCATTCATACTACGTACTATCGGATCTGTCTTTATTATTTCATCTGCCAATATATTTACTTCTTCAAGCTCATCACCACTCAAGAATCTGTCAAGTGTACCATTCGGATTCAATCTGTTACGTTTTTCTACATAACTATTCATCACATCACGCTTTATACGCTCTATAGTGGCCTTATAACGCGTTTTAGATGCTTCGACGATATCTTTACCCACTGATTTCTTAGAAAGCGATTTAAACACGTCTGAGAGCGTTAAATCAAGTACGTCATAATCTTGCTTTATAACGTTATACTTTTCAAGTTCACGCAAATCATTCAAAGTATTTTCAGGCAGACACTGTCTTTTACACCATTCCGATACTTCATAAGCACGTCCACCTAATACCAAATCAGCCTTTTGTAGCAATTCCTGTACATCTATTTCCGTAGACTTTCTATGTTGACTTATAGTATAATATAGATTAAAAGCCACATTAAGACGTTCCGTACTCTTTTTATCTTCATCATCACGTATTCTAGACATAAATTCTCTTTGTAGCTCTATTATCTGTTCTTTAGTCATATCCATTTCATATCAGCCTCCTTTTTATTTTAGTGTTATATTCTTAAATATGATTTGATTCTTCTCATTTTTTTCTGCACTCATACCTATACTTGCCATTTTACCATTCAGAGTATACACTATTTCAAATCTTATAACTCCGCCAGCCAATCTACGTATAGAGCATTCTACGTTTTCATCTCCTACTAGCTTACGTATCTGATTAATGAATTCGTTTGATAAGTCAGTAAAAGCCTCAGATAAATGAGATAGTCCAAAGAAGTGTTCCATTTCAAATCCAAGATCAGGAAAATCAGGTAGATTTCCACGTGGCGTTGTAATCATTCTGAATATAGATAATTGAACAGCTTCTCCTCCACGAGCTATTTGCTGTTTACCATTCGGACTCTTATCCATTTTATCAAATATTAATGTTCCCATAGTTATTTATTTCCTCCTTTACATGTATATTATCCACATATATGTATTGTGAAATGGCGTACATAAAAACCACTCCCGGTTTCCCAGGAGTGGCAGATTTTAATTTTATGTATTTTAAGAGATAATATAAAAAAAACATTATTTACCCATACTAAGAGAAAAAATTAAATACTTGAAGCTTAAATTTTGTTTATTCACACACATATTTTTTAATTATTTATATTTTTTATAATATTATTTATTTTCATTAATTGGTTAGCATCATAGCTAAAATATTTATTTCATTTATCCAGTATTAGTTTAGTCATACACTTGAAACTTGAATTTGAAGTTTCTTAAATTATTTGTACAACTGTTAGCTCGTTTAATTGAGCTAATTAATTATTCATGATTTAGTTTGGATTTTGTATTTTATCCAGCATGAGTAATTAATTAACGCAATTAGTTTATTTGTGTGTTACGAAGTTTTGTTATAATAAATTCACAAGTTTCACACTTTTTGCACTTCCAGCTTTGATTTTCAAGTTTTCTGGAAATATTTTGATTACGAAGCTTTGTTTATGTTTTATTTCACATTTCACAAAGTTTTTAAGTTTTTGTATTTTTCCAAGAGTTTTTATCTTGGAGTTTGGCTTACGAAGTTTTTGTTCACGTTTTGTGAAGTTTTATTCAAGCTGTGAAATTATTTTGAGTTTTGATTTGAATTTTTAAATTTCAAGTTTGCTCGATTTGATTTATTTCACATTCCAGCTTGTTCACGAATTTGAAATTATTTTCACACTCGGTTTGATTTCTTGGATTTCCTGAGTTTTGAATTTCTAGATTCCAGGTTTGAGTTCGAATTCAAGATTTCACAAGTTTGTGATTTTTACATCGTCGGTTGTTCTCGAAAAAGAAAAAAAGAAAAAGAAGCAAAAAGAAAAAAAGAAAATTTATATTTAATAAATTTATTAATATATTTATCCAGTATTAGTTTAGATATATACTTGAAATTTAATTTAAGAAATTAAATTATTTATATATTAAATATTATTTTATATAAATATATTAATTAATTAAATAAATATTAT